GGATCATGAAAGCGCGGAATTGGACATCACTCTCACGTTAGAAGATGATGGATTAAAACCAGTATAATAGTCCGCTTATAAAAAATATTGGGGGGGGGGTAAAGCACCTCCCCAGATCTTTTAGCTCCCGATAGAGAATTAAATATCATGGCTAAAGCGGTAAAGAAAATTCGTTTACACGATTTACGTCCATACACCGGGGATATAGGTGAAGGCGTTTTACTTTTTTCGAAAGACGAAAAAGATTATAAGTTACCCGTCCGCGAAATTGTTGCGGATATTGACACTGTCAGAAACGCAGTTGCTGATGCACAAACAGCTGCAGCCAAATCGCAACAGTCTGCAACAGAAGCTACGCAAGCAAAAAATTTAGCAGAAACCGCGAAGCAACAAACTGACACGTTAGCTTCTACAGTTAGTGAGCAAGCGGGAACCGTTGCCACTAAAACTGCTGAGGTTAACAAAAAACACGCTGAAGTGTTGGCAGCGAAAACTGCCGTAGATACTGTTTCACAATCAGTAAATGAGAAGGCTCAAGCTGTCGCTACAAGCGAACAATCGGTGACGGCTACAGCGGCTGATGTAACTAAGAAAGCAGAAACGGTTACGCAACAGGCCGGGCAAGTTCAACAAACCGCTACCAGTATCGCAGATACCGCAGCTTCAGTTGAGGCCAGTAAAGGTGCAGTGGAGAAGATTGCTGCACAGGTCACGAAAGATAAGGAAAGTTCAGAAGGTGCAGCAACACGATCGGAATCAGCCGCTTTGCGTGCGGAGAAAATCGCTGCACAGGGTTTAGTTGACGCTAGTACGACCGGTAAAGGTATCGTTAAACTTAACAATACCCTGACTAGCGAATCCGTGACTGAGGCTGCCACACCATCCACGGTTAAACAGCTGAATGACGAATTACAGTTAAAAGCCAATAAACATTCGCCGAATTTTACGGGTAAACCGTCATCCCCAACACCCCCGAAGGACTCGAACGACACGAGCATCTCCACAACGGCCTGGGTGCGTGACGCGATTGCAGAACTGGTTGGTTCTTCACCCGAGACGTTAAACACCTTAGCGGAATTAGCTGAGGCGTTAGGTAATGACCCTAACTTCGCAACAACGATTACTGAGGAACTTGCGCAGAAACAACCTCTCAGTCCGTTACTCACCGCTATTGCCGCAGTCACCACAGCGGCAAACAAACTCATGTATTTCACCGGCAGTAATAAAGTCGGATTAACGGATTTTACAGAAACGGCCAGATCCTTGTTAGCGAAAGGGTCAACTGCGGATATCATCAATTTCTTGGGATTAAGAGCCACCGTAGATAAAGCGAATGGTGCGTTACAGAAGAACTCTAACGGCGCTGATATCCCAGATAAAGAAACGTTTGCTCGCAACATCGGTCTATCTCCTGACACCTATCTGCGTTTCCGTGGCGAAATGCCTGTAGATGCTGATATTAACACATTTGCTCCAGATGCTAATTACACAGGAACGTGGGCTAAGTCGACATCAACCAATGCGTCGATGGCAAAACACTTCCCAGAAGACGGCGCAGTCGGTTATCTGGAAGTGTATAAAGCGGGCAACTACAGCGGCGCGCAACGTTTTACCTGTCGTAATGGTAACGTGTACAACCGTATGTTGTCAGGTGCGTGGAACGGAACTAATGGACCCTGGTCACCGTGGAGAATGGTAACTACTGGTGTTCGTCCACTGTCTACCGCTATAGACTTGAACTCTCTGGGTGGCGCTGAGCATATGGGTAACTGGCGGAACTCGTCCAGTTCGTTAGCGGTGTTCGACCGACATTACCCCGAAGAAGGCGGTGGTGCGCAAGGCGTACTAGAAGTAATGGAAGGTGGTCTTTACGGACGGTTGCAGCGATACACTACGCGTCGTGGTACAATGTATGTCCGTGGTTTGACTGCAACGTGGGATTCATCAAACCCGCAATGGGAAGATTGGATTCAGGTTGGTTATCAGACTGACGGTGCTTTCTTTAAAGCCAATTTTAACGATCTCGTTAAACCAGGACGTTTCAGTGTCACTGGTGAAGCAACTAATGGTCCACTTACCGGTTCTTCTGGTGAAACCATATTAGGCGTTTGTGAAGTTACCTTACGCTTAGACGGTACAGGGGTCGAACAGAATTATACTACATACGGTACGGGTGTAGAAACTAAAGGTCGTAAATTCCAACGTATCCGTACGGGTAACGCTTGGAGTGATTGGCGTGAGATTTTCACATCGTATTCGCTTCCGTTAGTATTAGGGGTTGGCGGTGAGCGTGCGAATGTTGATCCTTTAGACTGGCAAACCTATGACTTTAAACCAGGTGAGTTAATCTGTACGCCACTTAACACCATGAAAAACATTCCTGCGGGAATGGATTGGGGTGTTATTGACGGTAACTTAATTAGCATCCTGGTTGGACCATCAGATGGTGCATCCTCGGGTCGGAGCATGTTGGTTTGGCGTAGTACGGTGTCTACTGCCAACTATCGATTCTTTGCCGTTCGCCTTGCAGGTAATCCGGGTAATCGTACTATTACTCCTCGACAGATGCCTGTATTGACCGCAGCACACACCTGGGCAGAAAAACAGACCTTTGCAAAAGGGTTAGCAGGTGAGTTAACAGGCAACGCTTCAACCGCCACTAAATTAAAGACGGCGCGTAGAATTGGTGGGGTCGCCTTCGATGGTAGCGGCGACGTTAACCTCCCAGGTGTTAACCAACAAGGTAATCAAAACACCACGGGTAACGCCGGTACAGCCACTAAACTTCAAACCGCTAGAAATATTAACGGTGTGAGGTTCGATGGTTCTGCTGACATCAATATCAACACCTTGGTGGGTCGTGGTCGGGTTACCGCACTAACCGGTTCAAACAAAGGTACGCCTGGTATTCAGATGTACGAAGTTTACAATAACGGCTATCCGTACGCTTATGGTAACTTACTCCATTTGGGTGGTGCTGCTGCGCTAGGCGAAGGCGAGTTGTTAATTGGTTGGTCGGGCACGAGTGGTGCGCACGCGCCAGTTTATATTCGTAGTCGACGTGATACGGCAGATGCGCCGTGGTCAGATTGGGCACAAGTTTATACTACACGTGACAGTATCCCTGGCGTAAATACCACAGGTAATCAGGACACTACTGGCAATGCCGCTACCGCGACGAAACTGAAAACCGCTCGCAGAATCGGCGGCGTTACCTTTGACGGTACTGGGGATATCAATTTACCGGGGGTTAACCAAGCCGGTAACCAGAATACGTCAGGTAATGCTGCAACAGCGACTAAACTCCAAACTGCTCGAAGTATCGGTGGTGTGGCTTTTGATGGTACTAAAGACATCAGTTTACCTGGGGTAAACCAAACTGGGAATCAGTCAACTACGGGGAACGCGGCCACTGCAACGAAGTTGCAGACAGCGCGTACCATTAATGGTATTGCTTTCGATGGCACGAAAAATATTGAACTGACCCCAAGAGCCATAGGCACGATTAACTCAACAACCATGTCTTTTAATGGTGGTGCCGGATGGTTCAAGCTGGCAACTGTAACTATGCCACAAGCCAGTTCCGTGGTTTACATAAGCATGATTGGTGGCGCAGGGTTTAACGTTGGCTCCCCGCAGCAAGCTGGCATTTCTGAGCTGGTACTGCGTGCTGGAAATGGTAACCCAAAAGGTATTACTGGCGCATTATGGCGACGGACATCGGTTGGATTTACTAATTTTGCATGGGTGAATACATCTGGTGACACCTATGACATTTATGTAGAAATAGGTAATTACGCCACAGGGGTTAATATTCAGTGGGATTACACCAGTAATGCAAACGTAACAATCCACACAACACCAACTTATACAGCAGATAAACCAGCTGGCCTGACTGATGGAACGGTATATGTCGTTTACAGTTCACACATTAAACCTACGGCGGGTGATGTTGGGGCGTTGCCATTATCCGGCGGCCAATTGAATGGAGCTTTGGGTATTGGAACCGCCAATGCTTTAGGTGGGAACTCCATAGTTTTAGGGGATAATGACACCGGCCTTAAGCAGAACGGGGATGGCGTTCTAGATGTTTACGCCAATAATGCTCACGTTTTACGCTTTACGAGTGGGGCTGTTCAAAGCAATAAACCTCTCAACGTTACTGGGGATATAAGAACCAATACTTGGGTTTATGCAAATAGATATTCTATTAACAGCAACTCAGGTTCTTGGATTAGCATGAGAGACCATAACGTTATTTTTGGTCTTAATGCGGTAGGAACTAGTTCTGCTCAGGCATTGTTAAGACAAGACCATGCTGATAGGAAATATTTTGTTGGTGGTTTAGGTAACAGTCAATTCGGCTTTTACATGATAAACAACTCACGTACTGATAATGGCACCGATGCCAATGCTTATTTGCAAAATGACGGTACTTGGGTTTGTGGTGGGAACGGTAACTTTAACGACGTTTATATACGTTCAGACGCCCGGCTGAAAAGTAATTTCTCTCCAATAACTAATGCATTGGAGAAGGTAAAGGAATTGTCAGGTTTAATATACGACAAAAAGGAGAACTTTAAATCCACTAATGTTCATCGTGAGGCTGGTGTTGTAGCGCAGACCTTACAAAAAGTGTTACCTGAGGCAGTTTCTACTTATAAAGACGCTAATGGTGAGGACGTTTTGACGGTCTCTAATTCTGCTCAAATAGCTTTACTTATTGAGGCAATAAAGGAGTTGGCGGAGATAATTGAGACCAAGTTATAATTATCAGTGAGGGGTTCCCCTCACTGACTCACAAGTACGTTATAAGGTGGTTATTTTGTCTGTATCAGCGACTCCCGGATGGATTGGTTCTTCAGCAAAAGCTGAAGCTGGTAATGGTTGGATGTCTGGCGCGATGCGCACACTTGGTGTGCCGGTCCCAGGCTGGATGTCGCAATTGGCGGGAAAATCAAAAGAGGCTCAGTATTCGATCGGGGCTAATCACAATTACAATAAAGATACGCTTATTAACTATTTACGTTCCATAGGCTCTACTGCTGTCGTTGTGACCATTACAGGGGATTTAGTGTCTTATAGTAGCGGGGTTCCTTGTTTAGAGTTCCCTAGCAATCTTCCAAATTCGTATATTACCCTCATCATCAATCCTGGGGTTACAGTATACGGCAGAGGAGGCAACGGCGGTTCTAACTCACCAGGCGGTGCAGGTGGAACCGCAATACAGAACGGAATAGGAAACAGACTGCGTATAACCAACCGTGGCGCTATTGCCGGAGGCGGTGGCGGCGGTGGCGGCGGTAACAGGGGTAGACTAATATTTGGTGGTGGCGGTGGTCGCCCATTCGGTGCTGGTGGGTCTTCCTCTCATATGAGTTCCGGTGCGGCTGCTGGTACTATTTCCGCTCCTGGTAGAGGATCTGTTGGTGAGGGGTCTCTTAGTGCATATACAGGCGGTTCGGGTGGTAATGTCGGTGCTGGTGGAGGAAGATGTAATACTCATGGTAACGGTACAGAATATAACGGCGGGGCAGCTGGTGCTGCTGTTACTGGTAATGCGCCAAGATGGGACGCAGTAGGTGCAATATACGGTTCACGTGTTTAATTAAAAAAGGAGGGTAGATGGGGGTAGCGTCAGGATGGGTCGGATCTTCAGCTAGGAATGAAACTGGCCAACAATGGATGAGCGCTGCGGGTAGTAAATTAGGATTGGGTAGACCTTTTATGATGAGTCAAATGGTGGGACGATCTATGGGCTGTAAAATTGCAACCGCTGCATATAGCGATTCTTTAGGTAAGAAATGGGGCGCAGTAGGACCAAGCTGGCCGTTAAACCAGAAAAATCAGGGAACCATTCAAAACGCGGGTAACTGCGGGGTGGGAACTTTAGTAGGTATTGAGTTACAGTTAACAACGATAGTTGCCAACGCAAAGCCTACTTTAGCGGTTTACTTACAAGGAGGCAGAGCCTCTAACATTACCGTAAATTTAGGTGGTAACACCTGCGCGCTGACCTATCAGCAGGTTATTAACGGACAGCATTATTACTGGACTAATAACATCAGCGCTGCGTTCCAAAACGTGATGAAATCAACCGGTACACTGAGAGATTTCAAAATTAGTTAATTATTTTTCAAGTGGAAGCGCTTGAAATCGTAATCGGGGGGATGTTTTAAAAGACTTTCTACGTCCCCCTAAACTTAAAGGTGTGTTATGATGTTGGTGCGCGATATTAAAGATTACACCGAACTAGCAACATACGCGTTAAATTCGTTGTTAACGCTTGACAAACCAGAAATACTCGATGAATCCGTCACGATAACGGTAGACCAGGAAACGAACTATGATTACGTTGGTCAAGTTACTGGTCGTGTTTCTGTAGCTAGTCCCACTGAATATAAAATTGCGATGTATACCTATACAACGGGAGAGTACGCGCAAGGTGAATCAGCATTAAACGAATCGGGTGAGTTTAATTTTAAACGAACATGGCCGGGGACAAAACAATTTCGTTTAATTAGAATTGCTGATGGCAAATGGATTTCTACGTTAGAGTTCCCATTGTGCATCCGTAGTTACCATATGCCAGAAAACGCGGACCCTGAAACGATCAGGATTATGAAAGATCGGTGTTATACTTACGATCAGGCTGTTGCTGCTCTTGCATTAATGGTATACGGTCATGAAAAGGTAGAACAGTTTGTAAAAGGTCTTTTAGCGCTGGTCAATGAAGACGGGGGCGTTAAATTCTACGTAAACCGACTTTCAGCTAAATCTTCGCGAAATTATTACCGTATGGGTAACGTCGCGTGGGTACTTTACGCTTTAGCTTTTTATCTTGAAAAATTTCCTGCCGGAAATCTAGCGGCACAGGTTCGTGAAAAATTAACACTTTCCTTAACCTGGCTGGAAACTTACAAGGTAACGCAGGAGACAGATCGCCGCAAAGGTTTATATCTTGGTGGAAAGGGTCGTTTTGTTACTACCGAATCAGGCGAACGTGTTTTTGAAGAAGACTACGTTGCACCTTTTGCGGCTTTAGAACATCAGGTAGATATTTGGTTCCTGTTCGAATTACTAGGGCGCGTCGGTTTTGATGCATACCAACAAAAAGCAGCGGACTTCGGTAATAGAATAGTAGAAGCTTTTTGGATGGAAGACGAAGGACGTTTTCGTCAGGGTGTGAGAGAAACAGAAGATGATAACGCAGCTGCGTTAGATCAGTCCAGTTGGGGTGGGCTATTTGCGGCCAAATTTAAACCAGAGTACGCCGAACGTTGTCACGCTTTTATGGAGAAATTTCGTTCGGAAACCTCTGAGTGTCGTGGCTACACACCATACAAAACCGAGTTTGGTTACCCTAATGCTAAAGAAGGGGTGTGGGTTGAAGGTGCCGCCGGTGTTGCATTATTCGAACGTCAGTTAGGAAATGATAAACGTGCTGTTGAGATCATTAACGACTTAGATGTTCTTTTATCAGAATACGGTTATCGTGATTCTTGCGATGATCCTACCTATGATACGCTGCCGCCGTGGTGGTCAACCACAAACACTGCATGGGTGCTTTTAGTCTGTAAGCCAAGTAATTTTTGGCTTGTAGATAAGTCTCCTTTAACGGAGAGATATAATCCGCAGAATAAATTTTTACCAGATATTTCATTAAACTCTTTAAATCTTGTAATTTCGTTAGTGAATCACGATTTAAAAACAGATTACACGGAGTCTGATGTTGAAATCAGCAAGATTTCACTTAGCACGGAAGAAAATCGTGACACAACAGCGATAATGGAAATAAAACGTCCTAATAAACGGTCGTTACAGATCTATTACAACCGTTTAACCGCAGCGCGGTGGTTAAACCAGCAACCTATTCTGGTAAAGGTCACCGGTAATGGTTTTACTACTCGCGATCTGATCGACGGAATTAACGCTGTCTGTGGTAGTAATTTACAAGCCGACGATCTTACCGATAAAACATTTACCGTAGGGAGGGACGCTGTAACATTACAAGTTTCACCCAACTCGCTAGGTTATAAAGGCCAATTCTCCGTTCTGGTTTTCGGTAACGACGAAGAAGCCGCTGTAGTAAAAGACAACGATTTAATCGTTACTGCAGATAACCGTGTCTTAACATTCGGAGGTCACTAATGGCTGAACTGGTAGGAAAGGTACGCGTTCACGAACTACCGACACTTTCAGATGACGTCACAGGTGTAGTCGTCTTAGCGTCTAAAGAACAAACTGAATACCAACTCCCGATTGAGAACTTAGGGGGTGGTGAGGTTACAGTGAGTCCGTCGGCGAATAACATCCTTAAGTCTAACAGTGATGGGTTGTTTGTTAATGGTGCACATCCGATTGTACCAAAAATGGATGCAAAAACCGTATCGGGAAATATGGTAGTAGAAAAAACGTTGACGGGTGGTGCGGTAATCTGCAAAACAACGGTTGACGTTAATAACAGGCTGGGTGTTACGCAATTATCAGGGGTATCAATTTATAGCCAGTGTCTGTTGGAAAATAAATTGGTTTACCTGGCAGCAGATGGTGGTATTATTGATGCGTACTTCTACGTTAGTGGTACAAAAACCACAGCGAGTACAATAACCCACACCATTCGTGTTGTTTTAGCGAAGATACCCTCTAAAGTTATCGATATCACCGATTTGTCTGAAACCGAAGTACAATACGAGAATAGTAATTTACCTGTTAAGATCGTTATTAAACATCTTGCAGGGACAACACTTTCTCAGAACGGAATGAAATAATTTTTAGGTAGTAGGGGCTTAGCCCCTACTACCTTTTTTATTTTTTCTCAGATATATATTACCTAGAGGAGAGTGAAATTTACGTTCACTCCATTAGTTATAGCCGAAAAGGAGGATTAGATGCATTACCCGTATTATCTCCCGCACATTCTAGCAAATAGGGACCCTGGTTATTACTACGAACAAACAGAAGGATCTTTTAATCGACTATACATTCGTGAATTTGATACCGATGAAATGACGGATGACCAGTATCTGGAGTATCTAAAAGACCTTTACAGTTTTTCAAAATCGAATAAAGATGGCTTTGGACGTCTCTCAGTCATTAGCGATGGCGAATATCGTCATTTAGCTAAGCCTGTTACGTACCCTATTATTACGCGAGCTTATACATCGGATAGGCAATATCTTGCTGAACTAAAAATTCCTCTACGGATAGACGGGCCCCAAATTAGCTGTATGGAAGTAGAAATTCAACCGATTGCTGAAGACTACATCGAAGACTACTTCAAGAAAGCTAAAGACTTACTCGACGAGGGTTTAAGTTTCTCTGAAGAAGGCACGATTTGTCTTCTCTCGCTACTCTCGAAGACTTATGTCACGGCAAATTTCCGTGTCTCTGATTCCAGTAACTACAATACACTTACTCCCTCTAAGACAAAACCGGTTTATTGGGACGATCGGTTAGTCGATAGACACCGTTGGCTTACTATCTTAGATAAAGTAAAATTCGAACCCCCTAAACACACCGAAGACAATTTTACTTTATTACACAACTTCGACCCGATCTATATCCCGACGCATTTTGAACAAGCCTTACGTCATCGGTTGAAATATGTGTTGGAATTACGGTACGGGAAGATAAATGGGCTAACCTGTTCTGGTGAATTGGGAGAAGAAGAACGCGAGAAAATAAAAATCGTGTTTGATAAGTTGGTTGAAGATTACATTAAGAAGGAAGGGCAATTATGAAACCAAATACTACTAACGGCATTATGCTACTTTGTGATTCTGAAACGTTAGCAAACCGTATTCGCGGTTTGATGCAAGTACGTTGGCAGCAAAAAGTTCTCGTGGATTACGATGCACCGTTTGTTCACATTACATGGTTGCCAGAAGCTAGTGATTTCAAAGAACGTATAACCACAAGAAGAATTAAAGAATGGTTATCGGCGATCATTAATAAACAGATTACCGTCATCAATTTCCAGTTGTTCGGTACCGCTGAAGAACATGAAATCTTAAAACAATGTTTAAGAGCGTTGGCTGTTTCCTTTTCTGTTCGTGGTAGCTGCTATACGGCTTACTTTATCGGTTCACTTGAGCTGTTTAAGAATACGCTAATGCTTCAGCTAAAAGATGACTACAAACTTTTAGATAAAATCGATTTCGAATTCCCAGGTATGATTTAAGGAACTATAACATGTTACAGTTCGAACTCACCGAAGAAGAAAAAGTCATCACCAAGTTTAAAATTTCCCCTATCCCTACTGAAGAACAAATTAAGGAAATCGCTGAGCTACAAAAAACGTACACTTTTTACTATAAAGTTAAATCGGAAACATTTAACATTTTCTGGGTAGAAGGTGATGTCGATTTTCCTAACAAACTCATTAGTGCGATTACGGATATTTTAGTACGGTCTGTTGAGGTGTCTAAAGATCCAGAATTACCAGAACAGTCGACTTGTGGGCTAATGGACAAGCCAACTATGAAAGACACCGCTCGTTACACAAGCGAGTTTCCACTTACCCCTAAACAAGCAGATAAAATTGAACCAATACTACACCATTTTTTCAGCGATAAATTCACGTATGTGATTGAAGACAACGTGCTTAAAGCGAGCTATAAATATACTGGTTATCGTGCTCTTATAGATCAACTATTGAAAGATATAGAGGACGAGAATATTCTGCTATTTACCGTTGAAAATATCACAGAAGCCGATGCTGATGAGCTTATTATCCGAGCCGTGGATGTTGAAAAAGAACTCGGTGGGTTTATAATTTGTCAAAGCAAGTATTTTAAAGATAATTTACATCTCCTGATCAGAAACAAACCGCGGTTTCTTAAAGCTTTGAAAACTCATGTGCGGGAAATTAAGAGATGTAATGAATCTTTTAAACACGTTTTCGAGAAATACGAAAAGGAAGTCAGCGAACGTCTTTCACGCCACCTTTTTGGGGAGTTCGAAAAACACGTTGACAAATACGCCCAGTTGTTTGATAAGTTTTGTAACGAGATGAGAGAAATTCGAAATCTTAAATAACGAAGGCTTAAACACCACACCATCTACCTAAAGGAGCATTAAATGTCAGTAAATATTAACATGAATCTTTATACTAAACGTGAACGTCAGATTCTGGCGAATCAACCTGGCGTTACTGCCATCGACGGTAAACCTATTGACCGTTTAAAAGTTATCGTTGCGCGAAATTGCCATGAACGCGATTGGGATATCACCTACTTCCGTTGCTGTTCGGTCGCAAACGCGCTTACCCAACTCTCCAACTATCACCCAGGACCGCTATTAAAAGACTGGGTTTGGTTAGTCCCTAAAACTCCCTCAGCAATTGAGTATCCCGCTGGGTTAGTCTATATTCGACCTGTCGCTTACCCAGAACGTCTGAAAGAGTATCTTGAAGTTATCTGGAACCGCCCTCGTAAAGAGCTGGTGTCGATTATTAATTTACTGCAACAGATCGATATCCCCGGTGTTTTGAATTTGAAACTCACGTCTCGCGATATTAACCAGGCTTACTGGGAACTGGAGTGGACTGAACCGAAATTCGAAAACACTAACCGTATTTTCTTGCACCGGGGGTAAAAATGTTAGATTGGTTGTTGGGGTTAATTAACTCACGTCAACAGGAGCTTTATAAAGAAAACACGCGATTACGGCAGGAACTTAGTAACAATCGCCAAACCAAACGACAATTAATTCGGATGGTAAAACAACAGGCGCGTTGTATACGGGATATCGATTATCAGTATCACCGTCTGAATACCTTAGACCCAACAACAAAAGCTTTAGGCAGTACGATTGGACATGCACGTAAAGTCAGTCACGATGCGTTAGTTCGATTAGATACAATAGAAGAGAAACTGTGATTAGCTCTCCCTCGGGAACGCCGAGGGAGATAAGGTGATTTACATGATGTGTTTATTTTACTTAAAAAGGCGTTTGTCATTAAAAGCCCAACTGTTTGTTAACGGGAAAGTTAAAAACTGGCTGTGTGGTAAAAGAGTACAATATGTCGTTAAAGAAGGCGACTGGTATACGGAGGTTGTGACTTCCCCTAACGGTGAACTTATAAACGTTACTATTCGTGACGTTATGGTTAAGGTTGGCAGGGGAGGCGGTCGGTTGTTTGAATCGGAAACTATAAGAGTCGCTGCTAAACAATTGAAAGAAGGTCGAGTTATATTCAACTCTACTGCCCAGAAATACTACGACAATTTATTCGAGTGTCAACGAGCAATGGAGAGAATGACCCGTGAGATGCGAAAAATGCACATCACGGAGATCACTATAGGAGTTTAACGATGGAAAGTAAAATCACAAACACATCGGTACCTGAGAACATTGTCAACTATATTCTCCGCGGTGGGTTGTTAGAAGACAACAAAGAAACGTGCGATAAACTCGTTTCTCAACTACTGCCTATTCGTTCAGAATACTGCGAAATCGTTATCTTAGGTTCCGAGTATTGCGTACGCTCTTACTGCCGTCGTTTCGAAGCCTTACGCGTACCTCGTACGTTAGGCGGCGTGATCTTGCTGATTTCGTCTTTTCAAGACGCTCATGTGCGTGTGGCGACCTGGATTGCCAAAGGAGGCGATAGTGGTTTTTAAATTGCTAGGTTTTGGAAAATGCAAAGCGTGCGCAGAGCACGAAGAATTTATCAAGCTATTAGAAGAAACAGTTGAAACACAACAAGAACTTATCTCTGAATACCGTGCGAAAACAGGTTCAGTAGAATATTTGACTGTTCTCGTTTGTGCTATTGCTGAATTGGGTTGCGAGGGTAAATTGCCTAAAGAGGAGATATTAAAACTATTAAAAGAAAAAACGTCGTTTTACCGTAAAGATATTGAAGACTGTAAACGTGAGATTATAAGAGCGAATTGGGAGATTATCAATGAAGCGTGAAACTATTGTATTTTGTCAAAACGGTGATGTAAAACAGTACCGGGGTAAGAAGTTAATTCGTACGTTAGATTATCGTGAAGCAAAACGTTTCGTTGAAGAGTGCGCGTGGTTAATGCATTACGAAGGGAACTATCGTGCCATCTTAGAAGCGCCGCGTTTAGAACGTGCAGTTGCACAGATGGCAATAGGTAATCCTAAGAACTGTTACCTGGCACGCAAACCAAAATACCTACAGCGTGTCTCGCTAGGCAGTTTTATTGCGGGATTTTAATAAAAATAATTTCAGATATATATTACTTAGGTGAGAGTACAAAAGCTCTCACTTAACGAACCATTTTAGGAGAATATACCATGAACTTCACTAAACTTGATTACACTAACGAATTAGTCGACAAAGAAAAATACAAATTCACAGTTGACTTGGGTTATGGGCTGTGGGACGTAGAAAAAGACGTCCTATACAAAGAATTCCGTGAGCAGTTCGGTGCTTTGTTCTGCGCAGGTTTCCGTAGAAACTCTATCGATGTCGGTTATAGCGCAACACCGTATACCGACGAAGAAATGTTTAAGCTGATAACAGAGATTGTCGGAACACGTGTAGCCAAACGTCTTAACTATTCCAACGAACTTGTTTCGAAAGACCATTACAAATTCACCGTTAGATTACACGTACCCCTCACCGAAGAAGATAAGAATACACTCTATAAAGCCCTACAAACCGAATTCGGTAAAACACTCAAAGTCGGGTTCCGTAGTCGTAGTATCGACATCGGCATTAGCGTAGACTTGTGCAGTGACGATGACCTTTACGAATTAGTTTCGGAAGTTATCAGAAAACATCTCTAAGCATAAATCAACTCATTATCACTTCGACATGTAAAAACTAAAAAGGAAGATAAAAATGAAAACTGTTGAGTTTAAAAATAACAGTCTTTGGGCATACTCGCACATCATTACGAGTTTCCTGAAAAACGTTACTTCGCACCTCGCTTATCAGTTTTGTGGAAATGAGCTCACTATCGGTGGTTTTAACGAGGAAGAATTAAAACGTGCAAAAGAGTTCATTGACGATGTTCTTCATGGCGACGCGACGTGTTTAGTTGCGAGTTACGTTGCTAAAGACAAAGGAAGATTAAACATCATGGCAATCTTCAGGGCACACTCCGAGAAAGTATACGAAGTTGAGAAGGTTAGTCATGGTGTTTATATTGTTTACTTTAAACGTTCAGCGGAGAAAAACGCTGATAAACTTCTGGAGTATTTCGACTGTAACCCAGGGGAAGGTATGGATGTCTATACGCTCGGTTATGATGGGGTACCTCACCGGAATAACCTTATTCGTATTGACGAACCTTTTTCAGTCAATGATAGCTCCACGCCTATAGAGTTGGTTCTGGTATACAAAGATCGTTTCGCGCATTACGATTCTGATACTATTCAACGTGTCCTGAACAACGTTAATATTCAGTTTTCACAAACCGAGCACCTGGTACGTGCTTGTGTTAGGTCTAATGGCACAACATCATTTTTCCTCGAACGTCAAATCGTTTGGCAGACTTATCTGGCTTTGATGGAAGAACTCGATAGGATCGAACCAGTTCAGGTTGGTACAAATTGCTTATATTGGATAAAAACAACGGGGTTCAAGAATGAAAATACTCAATTCAGATTTGCGTGATTATATCCGTAAGTACCCAGCCAGTATTCCTGTACTGGCTTCACTTACGCTTTCAGGTACTGACGTTAACGTCTTAACTGTGGAACAATTTCACGAGATAATAAAAACCGCTTATAACTCCATTACCGCAACCTCAGTACGTAAACGTTGCGATTATCCCGACGGTCCTTTCGGGACAGAGATGTTCACAGACTACGCAGTTGCGTTTCTGTTAGGACGACACTGTCTCGATAAACTTAACACTGCTGTAGAAGGGGAAACAGTGACGGAAATAGTCAACGCTTGGCAGCAACGTATTCTGAGCGACCCTTACTGCCGCCAGGCGTTAAAACGAATGTCCACAACGGCGATTACAAACGACCAGCGTGCTTTAGAGTTCTTTAAGCACAATTACAGCTAATTTACCAAAAGGAAAAAATGACATGTTTAATATCGAAATTACCCCGCTCGTTAAAACTGAAATCCGTCCGGTTCCTGAAGCACAGTTACTTGATCAACTTTATCGCATATTCCTGGATAAAGGTGTACATTTCCGTGTAGAGCAGGTCAACGATGAAAGCATCGTATTCTACTGGACTCACACCAATGATTACCTTTACACTATCGTGAAAGAAATCGGTGAGTTACTCAACCCGGTAGCCGAGAACGCCAAGGTAAAAGCGACCGAGGCTGAGCAACCGAAAGTCGATGGCCAGCAGTGGCCTGGCAATGATGACACGTCATACGTAAATCAATATGATGTCGAAACGATCGAGAAAATTAAAGAAGCATTAAATATCCTCTATCCCGACGCCTTATACATTAGTCAAAAATACGACATGTTGGCTTTCAGGATGAAGGAATTCGATCCTAAGATCATGAAAGCTATTCGCATCATCGTTTCTCTGATCGTCAAAGACGCCGTTCGCCTTATTTCGGTTCGCGATATCGGAAAAGAAGACGCAGATGAAATCATGCGTGGTGCTGTTCACGAATACCAGGGGAAAATTCGTGGGTCTAATTATGTCGACGGCACTCTAACTGTGCTTGTTGATAATGATCCTGACGTTATTAAATGGTTCGAAGAACTGTATTCCTTTACTTACACTGGCCCAAAGGCCAAAGTGATTAATGATACATTGACAGCAATCTACTCTAGCAGGGTAGAAACTAAACTCGAGAGCGAACGACTCACCATTAAGTTCCAGTTAGGTGACCTTTCCTTGCAAGATGAAATTCATAGCCTCATTGATGAGTTTGTTAACAACCGCCTACGTCTTCTAACGATCAATACTATCGGGGAAGAAGATGCTGATCTGTTTATGGGCGAGATTCTTCACACGTTTCCTGAGAAAGTCCGTCAGTGGACTTACACAGACAATACACTTACCATTCTACTCAACTATGAACCTGGCCTTATTAAAAATTTAGAACGCCGTCTAGAGGATTTGTCGCTCAAACGTTTTCTTAAAGATGGCGCGCGTTCAGTCCTTAAAGGATTATTTTCTGATTGCAACTGCCCTATTTGCCAGAAGCATCGCTAATTAACTAAATTCGTACAAGGGGTGGTTTACCACCCCTCTATTATTGTATTTACCTAAAGGAGTATTAAAATGTTTTTCGTATTAAATGATGAAATCCGTAACTACATTCGTAACAACCCTATTGCTCTGGGCGTTTTAGCAGGTTTCTGTCGTCCAAATACTGATTTCGATTTAGTTAAGTTAGAAGAATATCAGGAAATTGTGAATACTAACTACATGCACATCTGTAGCTGGGGTAAACGTCCTCGCGAAGAGTACCCTGTAGGTGAGTTAGGTGACACTATGCATCGTGACCAGAATCTGATGCACGAATTCGTTGAATACACACTGGAAAATCTTAACTATCCGCTTCTGGTCGACACTGTACCAGAAATGGTTGACGAATGGTTAAGTCGTGTTTACAATGACCGTACTGCCAGCACTCTACTGAGTCAGATGTCGCAAACTTCTCGCGATATCGATACCCGGACCCTGATGTACTTAGCACACAACGTTCGTTAAGCTCTCACCGCTATAGACTTCGGTCTATAGCGGAATTAATTTTCTTTCCCTTTTCTTTTTTGTTATTTTGACGCTACTTTGCTTACCCTCTACTCGACTATTCCTATGCTGGCTGAGGGATGTAAAACAACCTCTTAAACCTTTTTACTTATTGTGAGTTAACGCGATGTCTCTTACGTCAAAACAGAAACTGCTAAAACTCATCAACACTGAAAACAATATTGTTCCGCCATTGACCTTCAGTGATGTTGATATCGGCGAACCTACTGGTACTGGGGTTGATACCCAGGTGGTTCTGACTTCTAAACTCAAAGGCGACGAGTCTACTACTTTAACGGTGACTTACCATCGTCGTAATTTGCCCGAATACCTAACAGGTGAGTTGGTATTCGGTAACGACGGTGTTGTAACCGCTGCAGATTTGCTTAATGCGATCAACGCAAAATACGATTTAAATATTCTGCCGTCGGATATCGTTGATGCGAAAGTTGAAGGTAAAACCCATCAGCTTACCGCTAACGAGAAATCCTACGAGTGGTGTGGCGAAGTAACACTTACGCTACGCGATCCTATTGATCTGGCTAAACTGTTACCTGTTACTCAATTAGAAAACCTGGTAGAGTATCCGTCCACTAAGAAAGGTAACGCGGCAGTTTATTCTTATCCGATTGATTTCACCGCAGAAAAAGATTACCTTGATCCTATTACCATTAACGACACCGTCGACCTGGCCGAGTTAGCCACTAAACTGACTAACGTCGTTGATGAGAAATGGGTAAGTGTACCTAAGAACGCTGCTAATAACCTGTACGGTGCTAAGGTTATCTACGATGGCCCTACCGCAGGTTTCGAAGGTGCAAATACGAAGTACACGCGTGTGCTGGTACTCACCCTAAGCGGTATGTGTTCTAACCTGACCGGTAAACTGTTAATTCACTTTAACGGAACCGATCGTCCGAAGTCGAAGATTGAATTAGCCAAGACTAATTCGGTCTTACCGGGATTCTTAGATTAAGAGGATTACAGTAATGACCAGTCAAGAAACTATCTTCGACCTTATTAAAAAGGCTAACCCAGACGCTGAGTTCGACACCGCCAAAGTCACGCTGGGCGATCCGGTTGTGACCACCGGTACTTACAACACCGAAATTACGGTTGCGTCAATTAAGAATCTCGGTTACACTAACGAACAAACGTTCCAGTATAACCGTATTGACGCAGGTTTATATTTCCTGAACGTATTACCGAAGCTGTTGGTAGAATCTGCAACGACTACCGCTGACTTACTGCCCGTCATTAACGAGCAGTACAGCCTAACCCTTACAGAAGACGACGTGTGGGTAGAGCAGGTCGGCGAGTTACCGTTAGACGGTAGCGCAATCGAACACGGTATTTTCTTCCGCCCTGAATGTTTAACCTGGGTAGGAGGTTTTACGGTGCGCGTTGCACGTAAAACTGCTGAAGATGCTGAACCTGCGCCAAAAGCAGCTAAAGCACGTACAACTCGTGCACGAAAATCCAAGTAAGATTTGGGTGGGGTAAAACCCACCCAACGTTTTTCTTTTTTGTGTAAAATGGGGGTTAAACAAAATGGCTGAACGTTGGACTAAAGAAGGTATTATTGAATCCAAAACGGATTTAGAAGGCGGGTACGTCAACGACCCTGACGACTTAGGTGCAGAAACGAACCACGGTATCACGGTAACGACTGCACGTGAGTATGGTTATAAAGGGAAAATGAAAGACCTTACCCGTGCTCAAGCTTTTGACATTTACGATCGTGGTTGGTGGAAGAAACTCAAACTCGATGAGATTTTTGCTATCTCGCCTTTACTGGCTGACCGGATGTTTGATTTCGGAATTAACGCAGGTCGTGCCAACTGCGTGAAATCGCTCCAGCGTATTCTCAACGTGTTGAACAACGAAGGTAAACTCTACGCGGACATCGATGCTGACGGTGGAATGGGGCCTAAAACGCTGGGCGCGTTGAACGCGTATCTGAAATACCGTAAAGATAAAGGGTTAAGCATTTTAATCTTTGCGTTAATCTCGCACCAAGTAACTTACTACACGGAAATCTCCGAAAAACGTAAGAGAAACGAGAAATACACCTACGGCTGGTACGGCCGCGTGTTCAGAGAAATGGCAGATTATGCGGTGAAAGCGGGGTTAGTAAAATGAACTGGTTTGCTAAACTCTTAGTGTTATTGTGGAAAGCGTTAACGTTTGGTCGAAAACGTAAAGACGAAAAACGTGGGCAAGAATTCTTCTGGTTTTTGTAAGGAAAGGTGTGGGTAATGGAAAAGCTTCAATATAAACGTTTAGATAATAAGTGGTTTGTATTAACGGAGGATTACCATTATCCGTTTACGTTACGTGAGATTTATCACGACCACGTACACTTAGACCGTGCGGTTTATTTAACCGGTGTATTACCTGACACGCAACTGTGGTTAACCGCTCCGAAAGGGTTCGTAACGGACTTAGCGTCGATACCCGAACGCTTACAGGGAATTTTCCATCCTGACGGGCCTTGGGCACCGGCTGCGTGTATTCACGACTTACTCTATCAAAAATGTAACACGGAGCGTAGCTATCCCATGACACCGGGTGGTAACGTTTCACGTATTATCGATAAAGAGTTCTCTGACTTAACATTCCTGCGTATTATGCAGTCGTTGGAAATCTCGCCTTATATCTGCCAAACATTTTATAAGGCCGTTGTTGAATTCGGCTGTGATGCCTACGTAGATCCTAATGCAAAACCATCCTACAGCACTAACGCGTTTCGTACGTTAGATTACAATCGAAACTATTTATTCGTTCGTGAGTTTAGGGAACCTGCAATCCCTAACCACGAACGTATTGATATCACCACAGAACAACCCGTTAATGTCAAATACCTGAACATCAAACGTGCTTTTCTGTCTGGGAGGGAAGATGTTTCATCCAAATCCGAGTAACTTTAAACTCAGAGAGTTAGTACCACAGTCCTATATTGCCAAATACGGCGATTCTGCAATTCGGTTTATGAATCCGTTGCTAATGATTTCACTGCAACAGATTCGTAACCGTTTCGGTAGAATGGTGATTAACTCAACCGCCTCACAACAACGCGGACTAAGAACCTTAGATTTCTTTATTAATCAAGAAAAGCCTAAGGGCGGTAGTTATAAACAACGTGCGTTACAGCTTTACGCCGATTCAGGAAGTCAACACAAGTTCGGTAACGCCATTGATGCAACGTTGTTGGACAGTACCGTAAAACAGGTTCACGACTATATCGCTGCTAACCCTGATGAGTTTCCGTTCATTCACTTTATTGAATGTGACATCAGTTGGTTACACATCGACGTTCGTAACCAGCCTAACATTACTTTCTGGTCACCAAATCGTGGTACTGTGAAAGTGGTTAAGCAAAAACCAATCGATTGGAGCGCCTTAGTCGAGATTTAACTATTTCTAAGGCGTTTATACCTTATTTTGTATAAAGACGCTTAGAATGCGTTTTACGCACGATTTGGCGGTTAAAATGAATATACCCTACTCCTTAATAGGAGTAGGGTAGTTTTTATTGTTCCGCAGGATGGAGCATTGTTCCAGTGTCAGGCGCTACACCTTCAATACAGCGGAAGAACGTAATGCCTTTACCATCACCCGTTTTATATTCTAAAGTAGAATACGCAAACGTTGGTGTTTTTGAAAGTAAACCGTTTACACGGTAATAACGTTGTCCTGTGATAGGATCAATATTCCCATTGACTTTACCTAATAAATCTTTATAAAGTTGGGGCGACTCAATCTTACCATTTGGCCAAGTGGCTACCCAATTAGCACCAGTATCGACTACGGTTACTGAACCTAACATGAGGTTAGTCGAACTGACGACAGGTTTGTAATTTGCAAAATCTTGCTCTACGCCCATACAGGTGTAAATAACCATGTCGTGTGGTTCCACCGGCACAGTCGAGAATTGACCGTTAGCGGTGGGTTGTAAAGCACATCCTGCTAATGAAAAAACACCAACCATAACGGTAAGAAAACGCTTTATCATACTTTTCACCTTTTTTATAAAAAGTTAAAAAAAAATATTTTTACAGACAAGCCTTACTGCCGTCTGTCATAACAATTAACACCACTTCTATAATCCGAACAATACTATGCAATCCACCCTGCCAACCACGAGGTAAATACGATGGCTAAGGCTTTTCAACAGCAACTTATTGACGCCGTTAATGCCAAAAACGGTTCCCTGGAACACCAACTGACTGTTGGAGATGTTAATTTCGGTACTGTAGAACTTTATAGTCCTTCTGGCGAAGACGACAACCGTAACACTAAAGTTGTCCTGACCGCAAAAGACGAAAGCGCTAACTTTACCGGAAGCAAAGAGTTCCATTATATCCGTCTGGTCGCTGAATCTTTAATCGGTGTGAAAACCGTTACCGATGCAACTACAGATGTCGCTAACGATGTTATCGTAGCTGCTCTGAATGCCGACATGATTACTAAAGGTTATGTCAATGATGCCTTTACCGCTGAAGAACTGGAAATCCAGAAAACTGATGCAGGTGAAGGCGGTTTCAACTATACCGTTCAGGTAAAAGAAGGTCATATCAAGTTCCAGGCTGGTATGATCGCAAACTACCAGTACCGTGTACCGGCTCCTCCGAAGGTAGCTCTGGACGGCCTGGACGGTGAGCTTGACGGCTTCAATGCAGAAGCGGTTATGTAAGTTAAATCGGGGGGGGGGGTAACCTCCCCCGATATTTCTCTAACTCGTATTATTAAGGACCTAAGATAATGGCCGCTACTAACCAGATGATGTTGGTCGCGCTTTATAATGCTGCTAACACTGAGCTACCACATCAGATTACTGATAAAGAAGTGTCCTTTGGTCTCCCTACTGCGCTGGAGGGCGAAAGTAAGAATACCAAAGTTACCATGACTGCACTACCAGGTTCTGAGAATTTCAAAGGTGCAATCGAACTGCATTACGATCGTCTGGAACCGGGTGTTGTAGGACGTATTGAACTAACTGACGATCTGTCTCGTTGGGAAGATCAAAACGAATTGCGCGCATGGTTACAATATTACATCAACAAAGTAAAACCTGACGATGCTATCGCACCAGCTGACGTTTCTTATTCTACCGAAGACCAGAAAGACGAACATGAAAACGTCACTCTGCGTACGGTAACGTGCACCGTTACTGAAAAGAACCTCCGTTATAAACCGGGCGTAATGGCAACTTTCGTAATTACACCGAAAGTTGTTGATAATCGTATTGACCTGGCCACCACCAACGGTGAGCTGGACGGTTTTACGTCCTAAGAAAAAATAAAAATACCTACCTCCCGTAATAGGAGGTAGGTATACTTTTTTTTCGCTGTCGATTACAGCCCTTGCTCTAACGCAAACGCTTTTATCGAATCGTAATCACGTGCTTCAGCCCAAGCCCTGACTTCTCTCTTCTGCTCAGACATTGCGTGGTGTAATCTTTGATCGCGCTCAACGATTGCTGCCAGCAACGTCTTGCACTGTTCTAACGTAAACGGTTCGATACGGGTGTTGTTAGCCGTTAACCAATACGCTGGCGCAGTTTCTGACTGGATATAACGACTCAGTGCTACCTGTGACTTCTCATCTGCCTGGAAAGTGAAATCACCTACCTGAATCTCAGCATAGCGCGCATCCTGATAACGGAATTCCAAAGCGCTTAGAATTTTCTGAACATCGGTAAAGATATACCGCACCGTGGAACGTAAACCTGTACGAATTTCTTCCAGGTCAATCCCCAACGTGTCGTTAACAAAGTCTTTCGCTTTCTGTAGCGTAAACCGTGCTTCGATTTCAGACATGTCGTAGTTACGCATTTGTTCCAATGCTTCGCGATCAGACATCCCATCAATCAGCTTATAGTGCAGTAACGCACAAAACCCTGTACGGCCGTGATCTTCGCTACCGATTTTCTCCATGTAGTTACCATGACGGTCAATCGGTAAATCATGCGCAAAATAACGGCGACGGATTTCTTCTTTCGTTAAGCCTTCACCAGTAGCAGACATTCATCGTCTCCTTTAATCAACCCTAATTCGATTAACAGTTCAAAATCGATATGACGGAATCTTGTGTCGAAATCCGATTCCCAATCGATACGGATACCCTGGCATTCTTCTGGCGTTAGCTCAGGAAAAATCACGGTATTAAATTTCTCTCGCTCATCGTAAAACCCATCAATCGGTGAGTTCGGGTTACGTGTTGCGAAGATAGTAATGCCGGGGAAGGACAATGCCAACACAGTGATAGATTCTGCGCTGGGTTCGCTTAAAGAGCGGCGTAGAAACGCAATTTTGTGACGTGGGAAATCCAATACCCGTTCTTCAAACCCTGGGTTACGTTTTTCAATTTCCGCGACCGACAGGTCAGTAAGTTCGGTGCAGTACATTGGGATGATTACAGTCACGCCGTGACGAATCAGTAAGCGTTTTACGTCATCGGTAAAATCTTCACCGTTAATCACCGCATAGCAACCGAATAGCTTACTGTTTTCCAGAAACTTATCCAGAAGTCGAATTCTACGCTTCGTAATATTGTTGATCAGAATTGGTTTCATCTTTGGCTTCTCTTAATAATTTTTCCTTTTGGGCACGTTCACGAACACAGCGTGGGCAATAACACATACTCGTGTCGTGGAACGCTTTTGCTGACGTCGTACCCATCTTCTGTTTCCAGTATTCCGCCACCATCAGTTTCGCTGTCGTCCAGCCGCACTGGCGTCGTTCAGCGTGATACGCTTTACGGTCTTCTAACGTTCCTTCCCCGTTCTCGTAAGAAGCCGCCGCACAGCTACCACAAGCGTGTTTCATCGGACAACCTAAACAGGTTTCTGGGTAGTTGGTATATTGCGTTTGAATCTCTTCTAGCAGCTTACCGTTGTCCAGACTGACGAATTCCCGACCTACCAACTCAAACACCGCAGAACGCGACGTTACCGTTGACATAAAGCGGTTACAGCCAAAGATCTTACGGTCAAATCCTAAGCACGTCATGTGCGTTAATGTCCCACAGAACGGACGTAAGCGTTCTGGGTTCAACCGTACGGTGTCATTATACAGTAACTGGTCACGCCAGTTCGGTTCCCAAATCGTATCGAAATCCAACCCTTCTGGAATGATGTGCGATAAGATATTACGTGGGTTGGTGTGTAATCCTTTCTCAACCCAGTAATCTATCACATCCATCATCTGTAAAGCGATTGACGTCGCCATGCTACGTGGCATAACGTCTTCGAAAGTTACGTTTCCAGAAATTGTCCCACCGCCAGTAATGTCAATTAATGACTTCATCCCCGCAGCATAGAACGGCAGCGTTTCTAACGTAAAGGTTGCTTTTACGCCGAGCTCTGCAATGCCAACCTCTTTTAAGTAGTTATAGCCACGTACTGCGGCTTCGTAAGAACCCTGGCGTGTTGTTGTGAAGATACGATAACGGTCATGGGATTCAGGTAAGCCATCAATCGAAACCCCAACCGAAAGTTTATCTTTCCAACGTTCTACAATCTCACGGTTCAACGGACGATCTAACAGCGTTCCGTTCGTGGAGATACTAAACATAAACGGTCGGTTGTGTTCTTTACACAACTGCTCAGCGGTTTCAAACGCAGCCAGCAGCAGTTTAGGCTGCATGAACGGTTCGCCACCGATAATGTCGATAATAACTTCAACATTCGGTTCGTTTTTATCGCGTTCAAAACAGGCGTGCAAGAAATCAACAATATCTGCCGCTTTGTTGTTACGTGGGTACTTACGTTCGTAACAATATTCGCAGTCCAGGTTACATGAAAGGTTGGTTACGATCTGATACGTTAACTGCTTAGGGAATTCATTTACTTGACTCATTTGCCGCCCCTCTATTACGCCCTGCCATCACTACGCGACGAATATATTCGTACGCCTCTACACCGATAGAGAAGGCCAGTTGGTTACATCCCGATTCCAGAACGTTAGGTGCATTCTGGAGTTGGTGCTCACCACCGTCTGCATTAATCCAAAGACTTTCGCTGCAAACGTTACACCCTTCTTCAAACACTTTACTTACCGTAAAGCCACATTCACGACTATTTACTACATTCAGTCGTTCAATGTTGTCCTGAACCTGATAGTAGCCGTAAATAAAGTTCATGACGTGGTCGGGCGATAAAGGTTTTGGCATTTTCGCATCTAAGAGTAACGTCATTGCACGGAAACCGTAATGGTAAATCGCGCTGTGCAGCTGAATAATATCTTCGTGCCAGCGTTTGTCCCCTAAACGGTCCCGTGTCAGGACACCCCAAGTCTGGACATTATCCAGCTCGTAGATCGTTTCCAGTGCTTCGTAACAGCCTTCGTCAATAAAGCGCATAAACGGGCGCTCAGACGACTTAAACCCATCGATGCTAACGTAGACATTGTCAAACTGTTTTAGCAACGGGAGATGCGATTTACGCATCTTTAAGCCATTGGTATACAACTGGTGTTTGAGTTCTGGACGAATCACTTTTAATTCGTCAACAAACGCCTCAATTTTACGGGTTGCCAGTAATGGCTCACCACCCGTCCACTGAATTTCGGTAATGGTTGGATTAGCTTCCAGCGCTTCCAAAATTCGCTCACGTTGAAACTCTCGCGGAGAATCTTCACGATTCATGTAATAGGCTCCACCGCAGAAGCTACAGTCCAGGTTACACTTGGACGTAGCGACTACGGACAATACGGTGGGTTTATCGTATAAACGATTCGATAACCTTGGTTCTGCATTGGTTGTCATTGCAGGTGACTCCGGTCGTTTTTAAATATAATCAATGGCGAACAAAGGATCGTCGTCTACGTTAGCACCAGGGGTTAACAAGAATGGAGAGTTATACGCTTCCAAAATACGGTTAAGGTCTTTATAACGGACATTTAAACGTTCTAAATCCGCTAACGTTACGTTACGGTCCAACACCGCCGACACTGCTGCTTTCTCTTCGTCAGTTAACGTGACTTTCGTCATTAAGAAACTAACGAGTTTTGCCAGATCCGCTTCTGTTGACGGATGCTCGCCAATACGCGTTTGAATCAAATGCTGCATCCAAGGCTTACGGATGCGTTTTGTGATTTCGTGTTCATCCGTCAGGGCAACCCACACAGAACGTTCACGATCCCACACGAACTTATAGCTATACGCCATTAAATCCGCTAAGCAATTAATCCCTAACGCTTCGTACCCTTCAATTTCGATATACGATTCCGTATCGAAATAGTTCTTCGTTTCTGGTGTTACCAGGGTAAAGAAATACGGGAACGAGCCTAAGTAATCCGGTGACCACCAACGACGGGCAACCGGTTTTGCGCCCATTTCTTCAAATGGGGTAAAGAACAATTCCATATCTACGGAGTTATTCAAAATCCCATCACTAAAGAAATATTTACCCGCAACCAGTTTACCACGCAACTCGGAGTCACCGGTAAAGACCACTACACTTTCTGCCGACAGATCACGAATCTTAAACGTATTTTCTACACGATAGTTTTTACGATCGGTAAAGAAACGCCCGCGCACTTTAGGCCATTCGCCCGGCAACTGTGTCAACAGACGAACTTCGTCTGCTAAGTGTGCACGTACGGAATCAGGGGAAGAAATGTGAAGTGGATGATTGAAAATTGTTTTGTACGCTAAATGTAAATCATTCTTCATTGATTGCTCCAATTATTTCACGGTCAAACGGGCATTCAGGGTATAGAACCCACCGCGCCATTGCCTACCGGTAACTTGAAACTCAGTAGTAAACCCGTACGATTAACTCGGTTATTGCGTAATAGACATACTACCACTGGAGGGCTTAGTTACCTTCCCCCCGCACCTTTACTACAGCTACCACTGCACGACCAGCTACATCCGCCGTTACAGTTATAATGGCTTAAAGGTAAACCGGCAAGGTTATTGGTTGAAGACACAGTGCCTTGGTTTGCAATATAGTTGTTTGCGTTAGCGGTCGTAATATACCCTTCCGCTGTTACTAACCGATCACGAAGGTTCTTAAGGCTAATCACAATTACCTCCCAGAACACCCACCAGAACAACTACCTGAGCAGCCTGCAGAACAGTTTCCTACACACGAGTTAGAACAACTCCCCGTACAGCTTCCTGAACAGCCACCAGAACAGGTATTCGAACATCCACTACAGCCTGCACTACAACCTGATACACAGTTTGCAGAACACGAAGAACCACAGCCGCCTGATGCGTTCCCTGTACAACCACCAGAACAGCTCGAACAGGTCCAGCTACAGCTCCCACCACAGTCGTAGTGGTTGCGAGCTTGCCCACCGAATAAGTCTGCGTTGTTCGTCGCTTTCCCACGAATATAGTTTTGCACTGCACCCGTATTCTTCAATGCAGTGTTGTCAATGTTATTTAGCCGCGCTTGTAGCGCAGGTAATCCAATTGCCATTTTTCACCTCTTAGGTTGGGCCAGAACAGCCACCAGAGCAAGCACCAGAACAACCCGTAGAGCAACGGCCCGAGCAAGCACCCCCACAGGTCCCACTGCAACCTGAGCAGCCACCGGAACACGTTGAACTACATCCAGTACACTGGTTACCGCACGCAGAGGAGCAGCTACCTACACACACTGACGTACAGGTGCCCGAACAACTCGTACAGCCATGCGTACAACCGTTTGAGCACGTCCAGCTGCAGCTCCCCCCGCAGTCTAACCGACTTGGCGTCCAACCCGAAAAAGTGTCGGCGGCATTATGTGCTTTCGACGCAACTTGCGGATCAACACGTGGGCCAGTTGCCATTTGGTTCTCTACGTTGGTGATTCGGTCACGTACATTTTTAACACTGATCGCCATCACGTATCCTTAAAATAAAAAAGAATGGAGGACTACGCCCATAAGCATAGTTCCTCCTGTAATAAAGTTATCGCGTACCCGCTTCTGCCTGAACGTCATCACGGGACGTCAAGTTAGCGTTAACGTGTACTGGAGCCTGAACCACACCACCATATTTCTTGTGGAGATAGCCCGTATGTGGGTTATCCGCCGCAATATGGTTTTGCAGGTTCTGATTCGCCTGACTGATTGCGTTCGTGTTATTCGCAACCTGTTGTTTAAGCGCATCCAGGTTTTGTTGCAGATTATCAATTTTCTGATCGGACTCATTACCCCGCTGTTCTAACGCAGCAATGCGCTGAATCGCTTGGTTGAGTTTGGTGCTCAGATCGTTGATATTTTTCTGTAACTGTAACACTAGCGAATTTAGGTTCGCCAATGCCAATGCCATCTTCTGGTAGTTTTGTGCAACGATGTTAAGTTGGTCGTTCCACGCTTCCAAAGATTTGACAACAGCATCAATACGTTTTCCTAACGCTTCGTCTGCTTTCTTCAACGCATTAATATCAGTAATGGTTGCATCGATGGCAGACTGTACGTCACGGATAAGTGCACGGATCTCCGTTTCTGTTAACCCGTTAACCTGGTGAATATCCAGATGGTGGACGTTACCCGTGGCGTTAATGTGCGCGTTCAGCGCGTCCAGGAAATCGTTTTTCAGGCTTTCGAGAATCGCTTTGATGTTCTCAAGCTGTACAGCATCGCCCGCCGTTATCGCATCTTTGATGCCAGCGAGCACTGTAATAATGTATTCGAAGCCGTAAATATCGCCGACGTCTTTATACGTCGGTGCCGACGGAAATGTATCAGGAACATTTCGCAAGTCTTTAAAGCCAACAGTTCGATTATCGAGATTCAACTCAGCAATCGCCTGTTCTATCGCAGTCACGTTTGCCGACTGCGGACCCCCGACTACTTGCGCCGATACCGTGATATCGGTCGGAATCGCGGTGTTCGTTACAACAACCGCCATTACCACTTCCCGGTTCTTCGTCAATTTCTCGTAAGCCGGGTGTGCAAAAATCAACTCATAGTCCGTTCCGCGCTCATACGTCGCATCGGGGCGGTTAGCAACCCGCAAGCGGAACGTATCAGCATAAAACGGTCCGTCAGGAAAAGCAAACGCACGGTTAACTTTACCTGTACCTAACGTAACCTGACGCTCCACGGCGTTAGAGGTTAGGCTTCCCGTTAAATCTAAAGGGTATTGGTATACAATGGAGGCCATGGCCACTCTCCTTAATCCGAGACGTCCTTGTCTCGTGGCGTTAAGATGTAAACATAAGATTGAACTGGAGCTTATCGATATCGCGCGTTTGTGCTGGGTTAACCGCGTCGTACGTGGTTGCCACGTAAACCGTTAATGTCCCGTCAGCAAACGAGGTTTTCACCGGTGGTGTAGTCCCTGTTTGTCCGTCGGTTACAATGACAACAGGTTGAGCTGGAAGTTGATGGAACTGACCCTTAACCGCTTTGTACACCAAACCAGATTGCGCTGCTAACTCCGTGTCGGTATACACGATAAACGGTGTGTCGATATCTGTCTGTTTAATGACAGTGTTCGTCTCAACGTCAATCAGCTGAACAGCACCGAACTTCATACGGTAGCTATCGTATTCATTTTTTGGAATGACAAACGTAGCATGTACACGGACTTCTTCGGCGGGTTTAAATCCGGCGTGTTCTTTTTCCAGATAGCTGTTAGCAGTTAACGTTACTGTCTGTTCAGTCATCGTACCACCAGACTGGTTTAACCCGTAACGAACTTGGGTTATACCTGTCGGAGCCGCAAGCCTGATTTTTAGTCTACGGTTAGCGGTGCCGGGATTACCAGGCACTCTAACACGCAGGCTCAAAGCCAGATATGCATTCGTACCGGTAGTCGGTTTCGTATACGCACCCAACCACTTCATATTCGCGGTTGCCGCTTGACTGTTCTCAGAAGCAGTAGCCGCTACAACGTTTGCAGCGACCGCTTTCTGCCAGAACTGGTCAGCGCAGTTCTCATACGCTACTCTACCGATACTTTTATAACCTGCATAGGTTTCCTGTATCGGCAGCTTGGGGCGTGTTGTGATCCCGCTCAACGCATTCCATCTCTGACCATCGACATACCCCGCACCATTGCTCGCGGATGCCGTGGGGGCTTTCAGCGGTTGGTTAACCAAGGTTTGGAGTGGACCCGTTTTTCGATCGTACGCCGCTGCAACGTCGTGCTGATCTCTAACAGCAGCGTGTTCTTCTAATTCACGAACCCTGCCTAACCGTTTCACTTTATCGATGTTAATAGCAACTATACGCTTTTTATCGGTTGTAACTGTACCAACAAATAATCGCGAACTCGTATCCGGCAGCTTTTCCAGACCGATCTGATATTGAGCTTTCGAACCTACAAGAGCAGCATGAACATAGAACGTCTGGTTAGCATGGTTTTCTGGGAATTCGTTGCTTAAATCCACCGACCACGTCGGTAATGTATAGCTATTACTACCGAAATCTAACCTGACCTCTTCCGTCAAGTATAGAATCCAACCTTCCGCGGTTTCCACGCCTGCGATAATAACTGCCTGCCCCGCTGTTGAGAATGTGGTATCATTAACGAACTCTTCGACTGTGTATGCGTTACCTGAACAGAAAACGCGGTCAGCTTTAGAGAAAATTCGTGCCATCTTGTCCCAATTACCCGCACCCATGTAACAACCAGATTCTGGGTTGTGGGCAGGAGCCATCTGACGCAACTGTGACTTACCGGGAACTCGCGTCCAACCCGACCCAGGGTTAAAGGTATACTTCGCAGCGTAACCCAAAGCATTTAGGTCCCCGATATTCCGTATTGTCAGCGTATAAGGCAGCCATAGACCGAAGTTTACACCGTCGGCAGAAGCAAAAATTGGCTGGCCTACACGTCGCGTTTTATTACCCGCTTCTTCCCTCAGAGACTGATAACTTAAGCCGTAATCAAGGTCTAAGAACCAATCAACGAGTTTGAAAGTAGCCGAGTTAAAACGTAGATAACCATTTTCTTTAGTCGGACTTACCATGAAGTAATAGATGTCGAGGACCCGACGTCCGTTACTCAAGATTTTCATGCATGAAACTTGTAATAAGTCGAACTCACAAACGGTGTTAATACCTAACATCCAAAGAGCAAACAATGCATTGCCGCTTTGGTGTGCTGCACTGATGCGCTCGTTCGCGTAACCATTTGCCTGACCAGATGGTGCGCCATCGACAATCATCCTAATCATCTTCTGGCGATCCGCTTCCTCTAACGTCAGCCGTTCTGATGACAGGGCAAAGTTACCGTAGATGTTTCGATATGGGAAGGTTTCCGCTTTCGTCAAATACCAACCGTTTAACTGACCGTGACGCTCCTCTGGAGTCATACATGCAGCCATACAGCTTAACTGTTCGTAAAGCGTCGGATCAACTTCTCGGCGGTTGTTGTTCGGACCATAGCCGCTATATCCGGGAACGTCATAAGGTTTACTTGGGTCAACTTCTACTTCGATCGTATAACGGTTACGTGGATTGGATAGCCATACTTTGTTTGAGCCACCGATACCAACAGGATGAGAAAGACCGATGGTATAGATAGAACCACGACCTTTATCCCAAGTAAATGTTGCTTCGCCTGAGGTATTGTTTGGGTTATCGTAACGCAGATAATCAAAAAACTCTTTGCCTTGCGTACTTTTAATAGTAACGTTCGGCATCTGGTCCGCATCGTTAATCTGCCAGCAGGAAAGCATCATCCCTGAGACATTAGGTTTAGCATACATCGCAAAACAACGATTGTTTGCCTGTCCACCGCCCCACTTACGACTGGTTTCTACAGTTGAGCCATCCGCGAACGATAGTCTGGTAGCATCAACCTTAATGGGGAAACGTTCGGCACCCTCTAACGTAACTCTGCCCGTTAACGTATCGATTGTGAAACTTGTTGACCATTGACGGAAATTAATCGTCGTACCGTCGGCAGCCGCAAACCACACGCTGGGCACATGATTCACACGAATCACGCTGTCGCGTACCGCACAAGCATGGTTACATTCTGGACCGTGAACAAAGTTGTGACCGATTGTCCATTTAGCCCGTGCCTCTGGCGGGTAATACGTAAAGAACTGACCAGTCTGCGACTCTTCGGTCTTCTGACCAATTCGTAAACAGAGGTTATCTCCGAATTGCCCCATTTCTCCGGTTAGGGTTACACGTTCAAATTCTAACTCAGTATTAGCAGACAAGTCGGCTTTACGTAAACGCCATGCCGCCACGGCATAAGCAGCGTTATTTACCGTGGAGCGAAGAAGATAAACGTGGTCGTCAACTAACACAACATCGTCAGCTTCTGGCCAAGGATTCCAGGTTTGTTCCACAGTACCGCTGGGGTTGCCATTACGGTATTTAGGCATTGTAACACGACATACCACCATGTGTTTACTGTGGTCCATTGAACCATTGAACAACACCAAATAACGGTTATTGTCAGAACCCAGACAAATAATCGCTTCCTGACCACCGATCAATATAGCTTTTAAGGTCACTCCAGGATATTTACTCATCCCAACAGGATGGTATTTCACCGAAGTTTGCTGAGGGTTCACAAACACATTCGACGTATTGATATCAGCATAACCGTAGTAAATCGCCTCTGTACCAGGTACACCATTAGAAGCATTACGTAACGAATAAACTTTACCTTGTTGGAATCCTACGACACCTTTCTGATAAGACTGATTCTTTGTAAAACCTGAATAATTACCGAGTGCCGGGATGGGTAAGAAGTTTTTGTTACCGAACTTCGCCCCACCGACAGTCCACGCAGGTAAGATGGTATTCAGTTTATCGGAAACCTTCTTGATCTCTTTTGCGAACAACCACCCTTGACGCGACGTGACAGCTTTGTCGTTCGTGGCATCAATCGCATCCCACAGCTGTAAAATACCATCTACAGTCGCACTACCAATCGGGACATTATCCAAATCGGCGGTAGTGTGCGTGTGCTCCTTCACACTTTTATTTTTCAGCACGTTCGCTAACGCTTTTGTTACCGGTTTAGCGATCGGCATGGTGTTATCCATCTTATCGATACCGAAATCGGTTTTCGTTAAGGTTAACACCATTTTATCGCCCGTCTTAACAAACCCTTTACCGTTAACCGTGTAGTCATCGTCAACGTACAAGTCTAACCGGTCTTTTAATTCGGTCACCGCCTTTTGGGAAATAGCAGTGCCTAGTGCTACGGAGGTTGCGATATTCGTAATCGAAAACACCCCATAAACCGACTCGGTTGCTGTGGGAATATTCGCGTTCAACGTTAGCGGGTTAGACTGCTTCGCTGTACCGTATGGTTTTACGGTGTCTGATGGTTTGAAATAGGCATTTGCTTCAAGTAACGTTACAGACGTCAGGTACATGTTCACCATTTCTGGTGTAACCAAATACACGGAGTTGTAAACCGGGGCTAATACATCTTGTTCTGTCCCAGAGTGTACCCAAAGCGTATTCAGGCCCGCACTAAATTCAACCGCCAAACCCGATTCGTTGTTGTCCTGGTCCGCTTTAATCACTAACGGTTGTGGTGAGGTAATTAACCACTTATCACCACGGATACTGATAATGTGCCCGCCTGCGGTTTTAAACGTCAGTTCGTTACCATTCGTGCTCCCCCATCGACCGTAAACAGTACCGAGGGCTTCACCCATTAACTGATCGACGTCTGACTGCTCAATGCCCGCCGAACCCATCAGCGTAGCCAATTCGTCAATCGTCAGTCCAAACGCTTTTGTCGCGTCAACAGCACGTCCTAAGACTGGAAGGGCACCAACGTCAGTGGTCGTATACTGGTGTGCGTTAGGATTAAGGTGGTGTTGGTATAACCCCTCGTCGAAAACCTTTTTACCGTTCTCGTAAATCAGGTTAGTGACTTCGGTAAACGCTGCATCTAACTCTGTTGAACGTTGAACGATTTTCTTACGGATGTCGTTTAACGCTTTAACAACCTCATCCCTCAGAATAGCTTCTTCTAAGTTAGCAGGAGGATCGATGGGTTGAATAACTGGCGCATACGCCATTAACTCTGACCAGTCCACGTTACGTGGGTCTTTCAGGTCAGTACGAACTAAGAACTTTCCGATTTCAGATTGTGGTACACGATACTGGCGTGCTACCCCTAAAATCTCATATTCGATTTCTGTTGCGGTCAGCAACATGAACCCGCCGTAGATCTGATCTTGCTCAGCTTCTGCGAGTTCTTTAAAGTAATAGCCTAAATAGTAGTCCAACCCCTCAATCAGAGTACGACGTCCGTTAGGCGCGGTATCGTCGGCTACTGTGAGTTTTAATCCGATACGATAAAAAGGTCCTTCAGGCGGAATGACCACATTAAATCGGTTAGGGTACGTCGCTGTGCTTAACGTACCGTTAAACTGCGCCGCGTCTTCTCTCGGCATCGTAAAGACTCCTACTTTTAAATAAAATGGATACCCCTCCCCATTACAGGGAGGGGTTACCTACGGACACACAACTGCCCGCAGGCAGCCTGTCCTAAGTACGATCCCCTAACTGCTTCCCGTTAAGTTCTCGTTTCAGTACAGCCAAAATCCACTTCCACGCTTTACTCGTGATGTGGTACGGATTGCGTTTCTCCATTAAGAACTGACTTTCGCCGCTACGGAGTTCGAAGCTCTGCGCATTGAGTTGGTCTTGACGAACACCGTTCTCGTCAGTGACATCTAACGAACAGGTAAAGTTAAGCTCGTAGCCTTCAGGATTATTACCCGGTGGTTCTAAGACAATATAAATGTCCTGCCCTACACGTTGGTCCTTTGGCGTAAGGGTAACTGCTTTACCTGTGTCCGCGTTGGTCGAAAGCGCAAACGGTACGCTATCGATAGCTGATACATACGCGTCCTTCCCAGCATCACCGATAATCACCTTACCCGGCCAGTTACACTTCACCGTTCCTGTCACTTTTGCAACACGGTACTGCTGTTTATCAGCACCTTGTGCAAAGCGTAAAATGAGTTTATGCCGATACCGGTTTGCGGCAACTTTGGATGTACTCCACTCATTGTTCCAGGAGGCATGAAGTTCACCTTTCTTGGCCATCAAAGCACCACGAGACAGCTTACGTGGGAAGAATTGTGCCGGAAGTTGCCCTTCGTGGGAAATCGCTACACTCCCTTGTCCGGTTGGAAGTGCTATTGTTTCCGTAGGGCAATAATTTAACTCGTACACGTGTGTTGTAGGATCGATCAATTTCTGATAGTAATCACCGTCCTTACTGTCCGCTAACCAACCAACGGAAGAATCCGTATACGATTCAAACAGTGAACGTAAATAGTGATACTTATCGATATCGATGTTGCCCGTTTTTGGATCGATCAGTGCATGGTTAATAGTGAGGAAACACTTCTCACTCAAACCATTAAACGCCAGCCCCACACCGTCACCGGTAAAATAGTCTACCAGGTCAAATGGAAGCGTCATTTCTATTTGTCGCAGGTTGATAGTCGTTGAACCAAACTGCGAAAAAGATAGCGCTAAACGAAGTACACGAGTATTAACATTATAACGATAACGAATCATCCCACGCGGCGCATGGTTCGCGGAGATCTTATCACCGTTTGCACCCCACCCAATTAAATCGAGTATTTCGGCGTTTGCTACTTCACCATTAAACAAAACGTCTTTAGTCGTGACTTCAACTGACGTTTCCCTTCCGGCATCCATCAACATCGAACCGTTATTCAACTCGAAGCTCTTGTGCCAAACTTCAGAAGTCGAACCAGCACCTACACCCACCTTACAAGTTTTACTAGTAAGGTTAATACGCACATAACGGCGTCCCACTGTACCGCCCTGCGAGCTTGCACACAAAATAAGATCAGGTGCCGCAGACAGTGCCTTGGTCCCTCCAATGTCATCAACATCGAAAACGAATGAACCTTCGAACGTTGGTGCGTTATTTTCCTTCGGGTTAAATGGCGTAAACCAACAATAAGGCGTCGCGCCCTCGGTTGAGAAAATCAACTCTAAGTCAGATTTAACATTTAATCCGTGGGAATAAGAAAAAAGACCGCGACTTAAGGTACAGAGCGTTCCACCGCTTCCGCTACCTAACGTTTTTCGATATATTAAAGCGCGGGGTTCTGGGATAGCACGGTTTAATAACGGCAACCGTGGGTTATCCGTTAACGCCCAGTCTACAGAACTGAGTCCGTGCGCTTTGCGTGTGTCAATATGTTCACTAACCTCGGTACTTTTCCCGAAATCAAACGTGGTTTCAAAACTCACGGTTTTATTCGAGTAAGATTCACCGGCAACAATATCAACGTAGCCAATATATCCGCGCTCAGGGTCAACTGCAATACTCTGAATTGGCTCAGTACGCGAATACAGAGAGCCTGTGAGCATGTTAACGTACAGATAATGACGAATGCCTACGTGTGTTGTAACGAACTCTTGGAGAAGCTCTACGTGCGTTTCAGGACCACTGAAATAAACGGGGTAGTCACCGTCGTAAATTTCGAATTGCACCGCTGCGGATTTAGCCGTGTCGCTACACTCAGCTTTAACCGCTACGGTGTAGTTTTCAACGTCTGCTGATGTTTCATACACTGCAACAAGCGGAGACTGGCCTGTGGCTGCCTGGATACCGTTAATGTAAACTGTAACCGGGCCACCCCCTGCGGCATAAACCCAAAGCTTCGGCTGGCGTGCTCTTACCCGCGTTTTTGCCAACACAGTAACAACTGACTGGTCACCCATCTGTGAGGCAGTTTTACCTACCGGAACAGATTGGAAACCCATTAGTGGTGGTTCTTCAATACCTGTCCAGCTAATGCCCTTACCAGCACTCACTTTCCCCGTAGGCCAAGTCGTCTCAATTTGGTTGTTCGGTGAGAACCAGTTAAACATCGGTGTAGTTTGCAGGTCAATCGAACCTGTAACGGCGCTATCAGCTTTCGCGCCGTTCAGCAAATAGAAATATTTCAAATCTTGAACGGAGATTGCCGTACCCTGGCTATTAAAGCGCCAGTCTGCGCCTTTTACCGCAGCGAAATCCGTTACCGACCCTTCTTTCGCGTTTGCAATCGCCGCAGCAACCACATCTAAACGCGCCGAAAGTTCTTTTAAAATGTTCGGCACCACTGCACGGTTTTCAACCAAACCGTTCTGGTTAGTTGCGTAACGACCGATACCGTAAACGGATTGCGAGGCTTTATAAATGCCTAGTTCCGACCAATCGTGGTGGTGGCCTGCATCCGCTAAGCCGCTAAGTGCCGCATTTAACTCGGTAGACAACGGCTTGTCAACGTCTGCGGTGTTATCCGCTTGCCCTAACCCCAGATCAGCTTTCGTGATTGTCCTGGAGCCGTCGTTCATCGGCTTACCGTTAATCATGGTCGTTTTAGCCACATACCCCGATAGGTCGGTCGAGTATGGTGCTAACGAAGCCGGAGTTGCAGCAACCCCAGTCGTTTCTGTACCTTTACCTGTTTTAAGTTTAGCGACGCCTTTTTCGGCGGTTGTCGCTTTTGTTGGGTCGATAGTCCCCACGATAGGGTCGGCGCGAGAACCTTTACCGGTAAAGCTAATCCCATTACGGCCTTCAATGTACACCTTCGAGTCATCAGGGTCGCCACCGCCACCAGAACCCGCATCTGGATCTTGTTGGTATTCCATCAATGTCGTGGTAGTCAGTAACGGGTTACCGTTCAGGGTGAGTTTGTTCATCCCTAAAGCATCGCCTGTTGACTCGATGCGTAATGTGTTTTTACCGGCACGCCAATTAATGTAACGTCCTGCACCTGTGCCTTCCAGATGTCCTACCGCTAATACCACAGAACCGTTGGATTTTAACGTAAAACCATCGTTGGCAAAAATGATTTCTGACTCACCGTTTTTCGAACGGAACTGTGCGCGGTTTCCTGACACCGTACAGTTAAACACGCCCCGTACTTCCGAAGAAATCCAGTGAGAGATATACGTGTCGATAACCGACTGCGGTAAACGAAACGCTTTCAGCTCATCCGTCAGTGCTTTCAACTTTAACCCGTACGCCATAAAGGTGTCGGGGGTTTTCAAGTTAACAGGATGCGCGTTAATCTGCGCGGATGTGGTTTCGTGCGGGTTCTTCGCTGCGATGTGTGCCGGGTAGTTAAATGCTTCGATTTCTTTACCCAACGCAGTCACTAACGCTTTAACTTCAGCTAATTTGTCTTTAATTAACTGGTTAGCGTCGTCGGTTTTCAATTCAATATCGTGAACTGCCGACGCTAAATATTTTTTGTTCAGCAAATCCGCCCAGGACGTTGCTGCTGGCGTCGCTGGATATAACGATGGTCTACCGTCTAATAACAACCAGTCAGCACTGACTGGGTTATTCAAATATTTCACCAGTTCATCAAGAATATCAACGAACGGGTCGTAGAACGTACCACCGAGCATTTGTCCTTCAAAGGTTACGATGCCTTTGATGGATGGGTTGATAAGGTGTACCCCACAATACACGTTGGCTGCTACCGAGTCATCCAGTTCCGTCAGCTGATATTGCAGTTCGTAGTCCACCCCACGACTCAGTGGGGTGGTTGAACCTGGTTGTCTGACGACCAAATCTTCAAAGAACGGGCGGTGGTCTAAAATCACCACCCGATCGTTGTTGTTCTCTGACCCGATGATACGCTCCTCTAAGAAGTGATTCTCGGCTTTCGTCCCCCGAGGATCGTAAGGATACGCTTTCATCAAAAAAATCTCCTTAATCGCGAATGATTACCGCCTGCACTTTATTGTTGGTGTCGATAAACGACATTACGCGCTCCTTGTTAAGATAAGGAGGTATCGGTAACGCAGCGTAATCCGCCAGGTTGTTATTAAATTCAGTTGCCACTAACGCATTAAGCGTTTCGGGGTCTGAACTGACACCGGTCAAATCCATAACGCGCACACGATTTAATGAGGAATAGTTGCTAATATAGTCTAACAACGTACCATAGACTTTATTCGCGGTTGCGCTATCTGCCGTAGAACGGATGTTGGCACGAACCTCATCCTCATAAAGTCCCCCTAAACCGTAGTAAATAGGGGTATACGGATCGTTAACGATAGGTGCGATATTGAACCCTGTTAAACGGTCAGTTAGAGGGATTTTCTGCGTAGCTCCCCCTGCTGCCGTGCAGCTTACGTATTTATCTGTCGCAGATAAAAACACCACGATGGTATACGTAGTGCCCGCTAAGGTCAATGTTGCGTTAAACGTTATTGCGTTATTTGCAGCACGGGTGTGGGTAAACGTTACGTCAGGTTGTAACGTATTCCACGGCGCAGGCGTAACACGCTTCGTTGGTGTGAAACCTAACACTACCGATTTCCCGCTACCGAAGTTCAAACCGAACCCTGCGTAACAATATTCACCGTTGCTGTCAGTTAAACGATAACCACGAGTGATAAGTAACGACAACCGCATAAACTCGCCGTCGGTGTTTTTCCAACAACCTAAAACAGTTTCTAACACCGTGCCAGTTTTTGCGTTGCTTTCTGTTTCCCAACTTACCCGCATTCCTGCGTTCTTAAAAGCTGGGAACGTGTTGTGGATAAACCCGTGTAGGTTATCGCTTACTCCTTTCGCGTCAAAAATCCACTTGGATGCAAGCTGGTCGTATTTCACCCCGTCTAAAGCTTTATACTGCCCCCCGGCAACATAACGCCAATCTGCTTCACCGCGTACTACTGCCTGGAGTCCAGAAGCCCAGCAAGGCGCGCCTACCGTTAAGTTAGCTAACCCAAGCGCTGCACGTGACGCGGTGCGTTGAATGTGTGCGTTGTCATCGGCCTTATGATCTTTCAGTTCACGGAAATCACCCAACCGTGTGACATTACGCATCTCCGTAACGAACACCTCAGAAATGTCGTTAACACCAATCAACCCTACACGCGTCATGGTATCCGTTTCAGCCTGACTGTAGCTGTCGTGGACAATATACTTCGCTTTGTTGTCAACAATATCAACAAAAATCCCTGCGTAGATTTCTGTATTCAATTTCGGAAAACGTTCACTGACGTTAATCGTCATCAACGGAACGTCGTATGTTTCACCACCGATAAAATACGTTGAAGCTGGAAGCGTGACCAGAATTTTGTCTTTGACCGTAAGGTCTATTAAGTCGTTACCAGACTCACCAAAACGTATAATGTCAAGACGTGCCTCCGAGTCAACACCGCTGACAGCGCGCTCCAATTTTTCAATCTGAGAAGTCTGCGCCATTACCACACTCCCATCGAGTGCTAAAGTCGCATCATCCACATCCAGACCAAATTTAATCAGACCACGTTTCGCGGTGGTTGCGTTTCCAGTACCAAAAGCGGTAAACGGGTGTTGGTGAACTTTAGGCGAGTATTTATCTAACTCCGCACGTTGTGCTGTAGAAATCGGTAAATCGACATCGGGCGTATTCGCAACATTACCTAAACCAAAGGTAATCTTATCGATAGTAACCGAGCTGGTAAGTTGCATGTCGTTAATGTACGATTTAACTGCAACTAACTTACCGGTGAACTCCGCATCGAGTTTTTCAATCAGTGCTGGCGTTGCTGCAAGGTTTTCAGCGGTACCGAACTCATCGGTCAACTGCCAAGCTGCCAGAGTTGTTGTATCGGTCGCGGTAGGAAGAATAAAGGTCGCTACGAACGGCGAGGCTTTTATCCCGCTACCGGTGATCGTAACCGTTGTTGTCGAGTTTGCGTAGAATAAACCTGTACCACCTGCGGTATTGCCTGGCAGATACGGGGCTACGGTGGTGGGGTCTAAGAGTTTTTTACCACGCCACAACAATCCTCGGTCATCGGGGTATAGCACAAGCTGGTTAGTACCTGCTTGGAACGTTACGGGGTTGTTACCCACGTTAACATCAGTTGAACCTTGGCCAATAAACTTAATGGATTTCGGATCAACAACAAACTGAGCGCCTAAACGTGTCTCGTCAACAACATCCGGTGCTTTCTTAATGGTAACCGTGTTACCTTTGTTTTGCGAACTAATGGTAACGGCGTCGGCAACATTATTGATCAGCGATTTAAAGTGGTGCTGATTCTCTAATGCTTCTAACGCAGCGTCCATGTTATTGAAGTTGATCCGACCGCTATACGTTTTACTGTTTACGGTAATAACGACGTCAAACACATTCCCTGTACGCTTCAGTTGAAAACGTAGCGTAAAATCCCCATCCGGTATTGCCGGGTTAGGAGCTTGTGAAATATACCGAACTGCCGGTACCGGACTACCGTAACCGTGCAACGCCAGTTCGATAGTAAGAGTACCGGACCAGACTTCACCGGTAATCTCTACGTACTTACCGGAGTTACTACCAGGATTTTCGTAGAAACGTAAACCAACCCTACCGACCGCTTCATTACCAGACGCTGTTTTACGTCCAGTAACAATAAAGTCAATATCTTGCAGGTTGGCAGGCACCGCATTAAAGTTAGCACTGAAACCGCTTTTCGCTCCTGTATAACGAAGCGCACCGTGATATCTGTGACCACTACTAACATAGCTTTCGCTAAAATAAGGACTCACGTATTTCGACATCGAGACCGGATCAACTTCCGTCGTGAACGAAGTAAAACCCGGAAGTGTGGTAATCGTGCCGTTAACGTTCTTGCTCGCCGATTCACGAAGCAGTTTTTTCTGTGCGGTTAACGTTGCTTGTGTTGGGTACTTAGCATTAACGTAATCCGTTAACTGCTGTTTCGTTTTCCCGTAAGCTAACGCGGCATCCGACGCAATACCATTCAGCTCTAACGCACGGATCGGACCCCACGTATCGGTGTGCGGGTTGTCCTTACGTGTAACGTGTTCGTGTGCAGGCGCGTTACGATACAGCTGCTCAACTAACTGATGGTATTTAACTATTAACTGGTAAACATCGTTATCGACGTCAGGTTCTGGTGCGCCGGGTAAAGAACGAATTTGAATATAATCATTTTCGGCCGCATACCAGTTTAGATTAATGTTCGTTTTAAACTTCAACCATTTAGCAACATCCGTTTTCGAATACCCTGCCGAGAACTCATCAGGCGGCGTATCGACGTTGAATGTGTAATCCATGGTCTGTTTATTTGTTTTTACTACGATGACGTAAACACCGTTTCCGGGTTGACGGGTTACACTAAAATCGATATCGTTTTTTAACTCATCGTCAGTTAAACCGTTGATTAACGTATAATCGTAGTTTGTTGAACCGCTACCAATAGCGACCGTTAAGACCAGTGAGATTTTGCGCTGTTTTAGCTGCAGCCGTAGAATACTTGCACCGCCGTTAGCATAACAGAGCATCCAATCGATCTGTTCGTTTGGATTCAATTTCGTCATGTCTGGCAGAATAGCAGGAATTCTGTGTTTCACTGACAGGACGTAGTCGTTAAAGGTTGCAGTTTTATAACTCAAGCTATAACGATGACGGGTAGTGTTGTAGGTGAAGCCACCTTTATTGTCGTATACGGCATACTGCTCGGAAGTGATAACCTTGCTATTAGCACGGTATTCCAAATCCAGGGTATTGCGTGCGATGGGGTTAAGCCGACTCACGACTTCCCCTAACGAATCGCCTAATCCAGCAATAGCCTGCATTAATTCCAGTTCACCTTTCCAATTCTCCCAATCGAACTGGATATCAACCGGCGGAAAGTAAACGTCCCCGATGACGGTGTCCCACTGACACGCAGACGGGTATTTATCTTTATTGAGTTCGCGTTCTGCGGTAATCTGTTGTTGGGTAGCCTGACCGCAACCAACGGCGTGGTAATCTACCGTAAAATTCGATTTGTATTTGTCATTAACAATCCAAATCATCCCGTGAATGAGATAGGCTGTGCGCAACATACCGGTCTCGTACGGGTGTGTAATAATGTAATCGTCGCCTAAGGTCAGTGTTTTGCCGCCGCTCTTGACCACCAGGGATGTGGTGAAAAAAGGGGCGTGGGCAGGTACCAACATTCGGTATTTCGTACCAATGACGGCGACCGCTTCACCGGTTATTTTATTCCCCGGTTTTTTGAAGTGTGGGTCTAAGACGACAGCCATTCTCTACTCCTATAATCCGTGGGCGTCGAAGTTCATACTATGACTTGAATCTATAGAGGAAAAGAGCTGTGACTACTGCTTATCAAGTGCGGCCCGACAGCGCTTTTGGCTTCTCTCGAGAGTCCCGTACCTGGGGAGCCATCGATGTCACGCAACCCTTAAATACGTTGTGTTCAGACTACCACACCTTTGAGATCGGTTTAAGTGCACTTGGTAAAGACTATACGTTAGTCAGCCAATACCATCTTGCCGAACTACAAAACCGAACAGACACTTTACAAGATTGGTTAAATGAAAAAGCCGGAAACGTCATCCCCACTCTAAAAGCCGGATTGCCGAAACTGGAATTCAGTTGGGCGCATTACCAATCAATTAATGCCGATGTACCTGTCGAAACGTACCTGTGTCCGCCGGGGTACCACCACAGTCAAGATTTCAGCTTAGACGATGCTGATGACGTTGTCGTCGTTTGTGAGGACAAGTGGAAGGACAAATACCGTAATAGTGTACTGTACAACATTAACGGTCAATGGGTACCGCATCAGACAGATACCGTAGGTGTCCGATTACCCGGGGCCGGTAAAATCGTACGGAGAGCCTGTACGCCTGATATCGGCTGTATGGTTTTTGGTCAGTTAGGGAATGTTAAAACTTACCCCATTGCCAACCTTACCCTAAACAAGCTCGACACTACACGTGACTATTACTCCACGTTAATGATTTCGCTGCCCGAATCTATTACGGGAAAAACGGTGGGTTTCGTCATCGGTGGACTGTTACGTTGGTTGCCTCCGGGCGGTTATTTCTCCGACCGTGCGATCATGATTTCTTTGCCGAATTTTGATCTTGCTCGGACCGTTCTAGAAACCCGTCGCTATTACGACTGGGATGCCATCGGTGTGGGGGATTTATCAACGCCTACTAATGTCCAACGCATTCGCAACCCCGAAACATTAAAGGCGCTTTTACTCCACGAGTCTTCGTTTATCTTTACGGTAGATAACCCGTATTTAGAAGAAGAGGTTGTGGGTGTATCGCATAACGCAGTTTGGGGACGTTGTTATCTCAAGGACCCTAGCGATCCTGATTCTGAAAAACCATTAGGGTACTTAAATAATCGCTTCGGGAAGACGGTGGGCTATTGGCCTACATGGGAGGAGGGTGAGTGGGTATTTAACACCACCGAATTCGACAGTCAAAACTACGTCTTTCGTGAAGCCCGGTGGTATAATCAGAAGAAGATTAACGACGCGCAAGCAATCGTCGGTCCATTCGGTCCCTGGGAAAAAGTGTATTTAGAAATGCATCGCTTTAGAGCACGAAAAAAATAAAGTAACCTCCTACCCTCTAAGAGGGTAGGAGTAGCACGTTTTTTTTTCGCTTAGTCTTTTTTGTAGACAATTGCGTTACCGTGCAGTTTGTTGTTGCCGGAAATACCGATAACTTTGAATGCGTCGCCGCCAATTTTTTCAGCTTCAGCAGCCAGCTTACCCGTTACATGATCAACGGTGTCGCCGAAAGCGCTAACGTTACCGATTTTCTTAAACTCTTCTGGAATATGCTCAGCAGAAGAGAACTCTTTAATAGACATAACAGCTCTCCATTTCAAAAGGAAGGTGGTCTAAGACCGACGTGTGTTACAACCGAAGCATAAGATAGCTCCTCCCCGTAGGGAGGAGTAGAGTGCGCGAAAAAAGTGGCCTGCTTAACTAAACGATGGGTTTAAGAAAAGTGTTGATAAAAAGCTTTACCAACGTCAGGTCACAATATATAAACACAACGTAAGAAAAAGGGGAATTATTGCGGAGGTGATGTCGGACCATGTTTACCTTGGTGAATGTGAACGCTAAAGGTAATACCGGAAATAATGGCATCTTTAACCGTAAAGACACCCACGCCTTCACCCGTACCACCGTATTTGAAGTTCTTAGCGACTTCCAGATTACCGGTGAACATCGCTTCCTTCCCTTCTTGTTTAAAGTTCGGCGTTTTGAACGTTGTCGAACTGCCCGCTTCTGTTAACCAGGTTTGTGTTTTAAACGTAACGGAATTCGCTGCTTCCGTATTGCGGACTTCACATTTTTCATTAATCGTTTTCGTTTCCAGGTTAATAGAACGCTTTGAATAAATGAACGCATCTTCTTTGTTGATGTTCACTTTTGAAAGCATCGCATTCTCAAACCCGAGATCATCTTCAACCGAGTTAATGTAATACTTGTTTCCTTTATGGTCAACGCACTGCCACGTACCGTTTGCATTATCAAACTGAAACAACCACGCCGCTTTCTCGCCATTCACCATACTCGTTCTTAGCGTGATATGTTTGTCAATCGTCGAAACGTTCAACACATACGCATTGGACAAGTCATCCGCCATTTGGTTTTCAGGGTCAGCCGACCACGCATAAACCGCATCTTCTAATCGCTTAACGTTAGCGAAGTTCAGATCAATCCAAAAATAAATATCGGTTTTCCCCAAACGTAACAAGATAACGTAGTCTTCTCGTTTAACGTCAGGGGAATTAATTCGGTTGGAGTTAAACTTCCACCACTTTGCTGTTATCGTGTTACCCGTCTTAATGGTTAGGTTATCTGTTGCACCAGACGTTTCATGCGTCTTTTCAGTTGCTGAAGAAACAGATTGTACCACGGTAGGGTTAGCAAAGTTAGTTTCAATTGGTATCACTTTTACCCGATCTGTACCACGGGGTTTGTCTTCCGCGACGATACCAATTGAGAAAAAATCAACACTGGATTTCTCCATCGGGACGTTCCTTAGATCGGAATTGATTTCAGATATATTTTACTTAAGTGAATAGGGACTGAAGTACCAGTTCAGTCCCTACGGACACGTTACCCTTTTAGTACCTTTCGTTAAAGGTTACTAAAAAATTACATTATGTCCCTTTATTCTGCTACTCGGGATACCGGTAGGGGATAGGGGGCATTATGTATACGGATATAAATAGCGGAGGTATACGGAGTATACCGACATACTCTTCCCAGAGGAACGTAGTGACTTCCTTATACCTCTTTTACAATCCATAATAATAGCCTTCCCTTCATTGGGATTAGCGAGTAAATCATGAAAGAATTATTAGACGATATCTTTACCAATACCAGTTTAGAACTTTCTTCTACGGTGGTTAACGAACTAATAAAACAATCGCAACCTGCTAAGTTAGGCGCTGCCAGGGTAGTTAACCCTAAAGATTATCTAGGCTGCGATATCATAGGTGGTACGATCGATGAGTACGCAATTGGTATTTACCCCAACTGGGTCTTCTTTGTTCTTAATACCGAAACCGGTGTCATGTTAACCTACACGATGAGTAGTGATGCCGAACACGAAGTTGTAGCGGAACATATTCGCCACATCGCCAGCACGCCTATCTTTTCCGACGTTACGTTTATTGGGGGAAGCACTATGCTGACGTTATTCTCTTACTTCCCACTGTTTAGACATGGGGTAGGGTTAATCAAGCATGTAGAAAACCTTCCCGATAACGTAGAGTTATCACTGCTTGGCCCCGGCATCGATCTTTATCCATTAAAAGATAACGGTAAGTTATACGGTTTACGTATCTATGTTTCTTGGTTAAAGGGATACCGCGTTATTGAACTGATTGCATCAGACTTAACAAAACAGATCCCAGAAGTAGAAACGATTTCTAAAGCCACCCACCTGGTTGAGATTAACCCAGACGATCCGTTTTTACAGTACCACAAAGAAATTGCCCTTCGTGGTATCGCGGCCGTAAAAGGGTGGGGCTGTGCTGAGATTACGAAGGGCTATCTGCTTCTAATTAAAACCGCGTAATTAAGAAAACCGAAAAAGGAGAATATACCATGTTTCAAACTGAACTGAAAAATGAAATTATCCAAACCCTTGAAAAGGGCGTAGGCGAACATTTCTTTGTCCGTCCTTATACCGTACTGACCAATACCATTATTCAGCCAGGTGCGATGATAGTAGGGGTGAGTGTACAAGCTGTGGAGGAAACCCCACTGCGTCGCAACATCACACGTAAAACCCATATCCCGTTTAGAACAGGTTTTACAGATTACTTTCAGAGCTTACTGAAAGATAGCGTTTGGAAAACAGGTAGCTTCTTCCACGAAGGGAAGACTTCCACGCTGGTTTATAAAGAGAACACCAAGTATCTGGTCGATTTTCTCTTAGCGCGTCAGTATGCTTTCTTTCCAACCCCTACTGACTGCACCACAGACAACCCAGGTAAGTTATTAAACCAAAGCGAAGCCGAGGCACTCTTTACAAGACTTCGGAATGAGCAGTGCGATGTTGACGACTGGGAAACATTGATCGCGGTCGCTAAAGCCCACGGTTGGTATACCGTACGTAAACTCGGTCAGCAGTTGTTGTTCTTAGCTTACCCTGCTTAAGTAACGAAAAAACCTAAAGGAGAGTAAAAATGCGAAATATTATTTCTAAACCAGGACATGTCAAAATCCTAAAAGAACTGATGGACAGATGCTATAATCGGACTTGGTCACTACCAAGCTTAACCATCGAGTCTTCATTACAACGTGAGTTGTTTGGTTATAACTTGGGCTGTTGTGTACTTACTGAATACAATGAGATTATCGCGCCTGTCGATGTCTGTACTTACGATGAAGAAATTGAAGGTTACAAGTTCGCGGTTTACACAAATTGTGGACTAAATTACCGTAAACTCGTTGTTAGGGAAAAGAGTAGCAGCCGGAAGATTATGTTTAAGGTCTTCCCAAGTGGTAAAGTCAGTAATTTATGTTTTCAGCTTGAGAAAGTGCCCTTTCACGGTGCGGACATTTTAACTAAACCGGAGCTCGCGTTATTAAGCGGGTTAATTGGCTTTGAAGCAAAAACCATCAAAGTTGAGCAGGAACTTACACGAAACGATTTCGGGTCAACTTGGTACGAAAGTTTCTTCCGCTACGAAATGTTAAGTGATAAAGCTATCAAACTCACTTACCGTTCTACCGACGACATCGTTTACCACATTTTAATTAGCGGCGAACCCCACCAGATTATTGAAGTCGAAGGAGAAAAATCCGTGCGTACCTTAAAAGATGAATTAACTGATTTTGTTAACAAAATTGATAACGTGGGTATCAGTGAATTATTATTCCCGATTCAACATCCAGAGTTGCTTGACGAGAAATGTGAAAACATGATTATGGCGGTGCATTTACTTCCTGACCATCTTGCTATCTACCGTACACTTTCTAAGAACCAACTTAAAGTGTGGTGTCTGTTAAAAGGTCTTTTAACAGAGGCGGGGTGGTCGTGTAGTGTAGATGTTAACTGTGAAGGAGTTGCGTTCTTCATCACAATAGGCAATCGTAGTTTTTCTGTCGATTTACCTACTCGCAGCTATTACGATTTCTTCCCGACCGCAGAAGGACGTACTGAAAAAGAACCCGCATTACTGCTCAGTGCTGAGGAGTCCAATGCGTTAATGGCGAAACTGAAGGCGAAAGACGAGAAGCTGGATGCTTTACATCTACCTATAATCGGGAAAGACTACGGTTGGGCTGACGTGCAAAAATACGGCAGTCAGCTGTTGTTTGTTGCTGACCTCTAATAAGTGAAAATACACTTTCTCTAACTGCCGCGCTTTAGTCGCGGCTTTTGTTAAGAAGGAAATAGAAATGAAAGTCCATTTAGACGACATCTTTAAAACCGAACCGTATATGATCGAAGGCCCGCTATCATCACTACTATTTGCCGATAGATTAGATCGTACGCTGCAATTACAATCGGTCGAAACTGCACCCGTTGACGATGTAGAGCGTTACGAGCGCATCAACTATACGCGTGGTGAGTATCGTCGCTATAAGCCAAATTCACTAAGCATCAAGCTTTGGAATGTGAGCACAGGTAAAGTATTAACTTATCGCGCTGTTGGTAGTTATTACATTCAACAAGCCAAAGAGTGGTTAGAAAAAGTTAAAGAACTGAACTTCGATCTACTGAGCAAAAAACTGCGCGATCATAACGCCAGTTTGCCGATACGTAATTATTTCTCCACGATTGAAAATAGTCGTTGTTTCGTTTCACGTGAAACCACGATATTACCTGGGGATGATGTTCAGACAACACTAAAAGATGTGGTTGTGAAGAAAATCTTTCATGAATCTGAACACGTTGGATTTCGTATCTATTTAACGCATAAGAGACCATTTACCGTGATTCACGTTGTTACCGCACCCGAAGGCTCAGCGATTATTCGTGAACTTCCTGATGCTCGAGACCGTTGCCCTAATGAGCCGCTTTATTTAATGTCAGGAACAAAATCAACCGCGTTGATGTCCCGTTACAGCATGTTAGATGTTGTTGACGCTGCTATGAAACTAGGTTGGAAAGAAGTGCAGCAACATGGTAAACAATTGCTGTTTATTGCCGATGTAAAACTTAATCAATAGTGAGGTGGTACCGTGTACCGATTAATAGAAATGCGAAAAGACGTTTGGTTGGAAAACCTCGTCGATGGGGAGCTTGAGGGAATAGAGCTTTCCTTACCAGAAAGAGCGGACACGGTATTGGTCTTTCTGATAAAACAGGCAGCGAAGGAACCGGTAGGAATCTTCAGCGTGGACTATAAAGACCCACGAGGGATTCATTTACGGAACATTTGCAGTGGTTTAGAAAGCTTACCGGCTAATCCGTTCTTAAACTACGCAAAACGTAAACTCCAGCCAGGGCAACATCTCTGGGTAGTTCTAGCGCCTGATACACGCATTATACGTGACGACCAGACTGCGTTTGTCCAAGCAACGAAAGTCAGTTTGTACAATCCTAATGCGGATCGTACCGATATGCCGTTTACAATCACCTTAGAAGACGATGGAACGCAAGAGGGTATTGAGGCAATTACGGAATTAGTAAACTCTTATCCGGTAGCATCTATTGAGTTAGAAAACCCAAACCGATTACCGTTGGGTGATTTACTCGAATGGATTGAGCTGAATACCGAGTTCCTCATTAACTCCCGGCAGTACCGGTTCGATGTATAACATCGGTGGGGGTAAACCCCCACCTTTTATTTTTTTGTTCGTTAATATTAAAAATAATTTCAGATATATATTACTTAAGTGAGAGTACAAAAGCACTCACTTAACGAAAACCATTTTAGGAGAACTAAAGATGAAAAACGAATTATTCAAAGACCCGTTTGTTGTATTAATGATCGTTACTCGCGCTGCCACTAACCCAGAAAACCTGAAACGTTTACTTACTAACGAAGCATACCTTATCGAACAGCGTGACGCGCAGTTAGCCAAACCACACGCTGAAGGCCAGGCGAAAGACCTTATCTCTATTTTCCGTAACGAAGAATGGCGTAAAAACAACGAGCTGTCCGACAACCTGACGGTTGCAATTGCAAAACTCTTGACACTGTTCAATCTTGACAAAGACATTAACCAAAGCCTTTCTACAGAAGAGCGTCTGGAAATGATAAGAGGTATCGGAGATAGTTATACACAGATTAAAGCATTACCCAACACAGTTATTTAATTTCATAATTTGTGGGAACTTCCCCATAACCCGAAGGAGCATTTCAATGAAAACCTTTATCACTTTCTTAATAACTATTTTAACTTTCGGCCTCAATACTGCACACGCCGCTATCAACAGCTGGGAACAAATACAAAACCCTGGCCAGGCAGTTTACGAAATTGAAGACACCGCCGGAAACGGACTGTCTATCAACTGTGACACTGAAACTGCGAATCGCAAATTTTACGGTCGCATGGTTTGGTATTACGGGGAACCCGTAGGTGCAACTAACGCTGAAGATAACACGATGGATATTGTCGTAAACGGCAAGACCTATAACATCCCTACCGTGGACGGTAGTGACAAAGCAGAACACGCTTGGGTTGCTTTCGTTAATGCTATCGGTAATGCCAAAACTTTCAGTGTGAGTATCAATGGTAACGATGCCGCTAACTTTACCGTAGAAGGCGAACGTCTGTCTGAAACTTTCTTCCAGAACTGTGGACACACCCGTCCTAACAAATAAGTATTAATCTTTTTTAGAGTGCGTGAAAATGAATATCAGAACTATACTTTATACTATCATTATTTTCTGTGCGGTCGGAATTACTGGCACTTATGCTTTCGGTGATTCAGATGTCCGTTATTACGAACCGGCTCCTGACTCACCGATTATCAACCCGGATGAGACGCCTACGTTAATGCGCAGTTTCGGTAAACTGCAAGTTTATCGTTTAGTGCGTGGTGAAACCTGTACGGGTTTACTCATTGCTGACACCCGTGCACAAGTCTACCAACGTCTAACCGATATCGCCTGCGAACAACCAAAAGTAATGTCAGTTAGTATCCATCCGCTATCAGTTGGTAACTATACCGCTGTGGACTTCTTTCACAACGCCGAATTAATCGGACGCGTTACCTTAAATCGTCCTGCCGAATAATCTAAAGGAGTAGTTACAATGAAACGTTTACATACACTGATGTTCTTTCTGGTTTTCTTGTTTATCGGTGCCACGCCAACTGTAGATGCGGCCTCCGTAGACGAATTGCTTACCTGCGATGGAAACGCTTGGGAAGGTCAGCCAAATGCGTGCCCAAACATCAACGACTTGTACGATACCGATAAGTCGTTTAAAGCCGTTGTTGATAAAACACTAGACCCCGTAGGGCTGGATGGTATGTTCGGCTCTAAAGGTTACATGGATGGCCCTGGCGGTAACATGTATCCGGTAAACATCAACAACAAAATCTGGATTGAAAGCGGCGGTTGTAAAGCTAACGCTTGTGGTTGGGAATACATCGTAACGCTATACAACCCACACACTAAGAAACTCGTCGGCTATTACTACAACATCGACCCCGGTTACCTGATTTGGTTCGGTGATATCGGTGTTGCCGAATTCGCTTACCTGGTTAAGAAATACGTAGAACAATCTAAATACTAAGGACTTTTATCATGAAAACTATCATTAATACTCTTCTCATTGCAATGGCTGTTCTGTTCTCTGTCAACGCTACAGCAAAAACAATACAGTTGCCAGACAATATTAAGTACGTCAATAGCACCGATGATTTCTATTGTACGGAAATTGACGGCTTGTACTGTCAGGCAAAGAGCCTGTTTAAATACAAAGGTAGCAGATACGTATTCATCGTTGAGCAAGGTGGTGCCTGGTGCTACGACAGCCCAATGTCCGTACTCAACCTCGAAACGTGGAAGGCTCAGCGTCTCGAATACAACGACAAACGTCTGTGCTCTGGTAATAACAAACCATTCTTCGAAGTCGTAGATGGTGTGCCAATGGTAGGGATATTAGACACTTCGGAAAAACCTATCGTTGTAGCTATGGATAAACTTAAAATTTAAGGAGTAACTCATGCGTCTCGTCTGCGTTTTAGCATTCTTCTTCTCCCTGAGTGTAGCAGCATCTACCCAAGTTAACGATTTACTGCTAACCCCAAACAACAATACCGATTATCAGTACAATCCTCCGGGGTTTGAAGTTTGCGAAGTCGGTGAAACAATCTGCCAAGAAGTCGGCGCAGACGGGCGCTATATTCTGGTAAAAGCTGACGGTGGCACAATGTGTCCCGCAGGTTATTACTTTCTGCTCGATTCCGTCGCAAGAGAGGTTCTTCCTATCACCACGAAAACGTGCGACCCTACCGTTGTCTTAACTCTCGCTAAAAGTAAATCTCGCGACCGTTATCTGATCGTTATCGAAGAACGGGGCAAGATGGCGGGTGCTATTGAATTAGATCATTGAGTGTAGTCTTGACCCCGGTACGTCCGGGGTCCTTTTTACGACATGTTTACCTAAAGGAGTATTAAAATGCAATTATCTAACGTTTACCAAGCTGCGCAATTTCATCATGACCTGTCGGCTAAACCTGAACAAATTCGCCACAACTTAACGGTGGCCTGGAAACTGCTACGTATCGCCGAAGCCTCGCGCCTTAACGATCAGTCGACGATTATCGAAACGGTGCGCACACTACATCCAGTCGACCTGGAAACAATCTGGACCTTTGATTTAACCCGAATTTATCACCGTCGTTTTAATGCGGCAGTTGATGCAATCCGTCCTTACTTTCACCACCTGCGAACAACACGCGAAAATGATACCGCACTTGAGTGGGTGTTGGTACAAAGCGTATGGAGCGACTACATTTATCTCCTTTCTTTAGAGACGGGTGAATGTATCGTTGCTAACGAAGTTTTTTCAAGTAACGCAGAAATGTATCGTTCCTACGCGACGATTAAAGGTGAAACACAACCTATTTTATCACTCACGCACTTAGGGCTGTAATTAGCCCGGCCCCGTTTACTCGGGGCTTCTTTTTTTGATCTAAAAGGAAAGACCAGATGAACGAAATTACATTAGTTCGTTTTCTTGAAGCGATGCAAAATGCAGAGCGCTTTTCGCACGCGCCTTTATTCATTGACTTAATGGAAGAAGAAGTAGAGGGCTTCCTGGCATACCCTCGCTTACGGGAGTATTTTAAACGTAAAACACCGACTGCTTACGAAAAGTTGGTTTACGCGCTTGAGAACAGTACAACATTGTTAACGTCGCCTTTTAAGGCGTTGGAGGCTTTAGACCCGGCTGGTACCACAAGTATCCCACAACGTGTTGTGTTCTACTATATCGACCACGATCGAATTAAAGCCGATGTTGTTAACTGGATCTCTGAAAACGCAGTTCCTGAAACACGCACTTTTAATCTCTGTCCTGTAGAAGAAGGATGGAAGGTCGGTAGCCACTATTCTTACCCGTACCAATCCATTAAATCGCCGTTTTTATACCCGGTTTATCTGGATGATGTTACACCTGGAAATTGTATCCCGGTAACAAATCTGATCTGTACATTGACGATGGAAGTCTTAGCCACAAAGGCGGGACAGGTTTGGGTAGAAAACACGAAGAACGTCGATTATTGGACTTCAATGGGTTATCACCTGTACACCAAATAACGTTTGGGAGAACCTTCGGGTTCTCCCTTTCTTTATTTTTTTCTTTTTACACCACACTCCGTCTTTATGGAGGTGGGTATGCTAAAAGTTGAACGCATTATACTCAAAGGTTTTACGGGGATGGGATTACATGAAATTGAAACTTTCGATTTCACTATCCAGTCTCCAACAACAATTATCCTAGGTGGGAACGGTTGCGGGAAAACCAGTCTACTGTCTGTATTCTTACCCTTAGCACCGGCTAAAACTGAATTCAGAGACGGCGGTTCTTACACGAACTACTGTTTAGTTGGCGATCAACGCTATCGTTTCAAAGTTGCCCGTAAAGGCAACTCTTTGGTTTGCGATATTGAGAACCTGACCACGGGGACAAAGATCGTCGAACAAGGCAATGCGAAAGTCTACAACTCCCGTGTTGAAGAAATCACGGGTATTACGAAAGAGATTAAAGAATTATTAAATGGTGAGGTGTTGTTAACTGATGCGGGAACCGAACTACGTCGCAAGTGGTTTTACCGTTTAAGTACCTCTGACCTCACTTACGCGTTAGGGTTTTATCAACGTTTACGTAAAAACCTTACTGCCTTAAATGGGGGGATTGAAATCACCAGCCGTAAGATCGCCGAATTACGGACGCGTGTTATTGAGAACGAGGAAGAACGTCAGCAATTAGCGACGAGATTAAAAGGTTTGGAATCGGATTTACGTGAACTGAACCGAGAAATCGAACAGTTGCCAGGATTAAATCGCGGCGTCACCATCGAAACAATCCAAGCGTCATTAAACAGCTTGGGTCCAACCATCGACGCAATATTACAACATCGTGGTGGTCTGCCTACTGATGAACAGATACAGGTCGCACGACAAAACGAGGCGACCGCCCGCGAAGCCGTCGTGTCTACTGAAACAGAGGTATCGATGTTGAATAAAGACTTGTCGCTATTGATGGATGAGTCGACACGACAAGACTACCTGATGCGGAATCACGAAGGTCTCAAGAATACACTGGCACGTTTACGTGAGTTACTTACCAAATGGGACACCGAGCATCTCTTTCCGGGTTTATTTAACGACAACGTCAATTTAGACCAACTTCGTGCGGCTACCGATGCGCGTGTCTGGGGGCAACGGTTAGGAACAACACTGGACGCAATTCATTCAACCGAAAAACTCAATGTTTTGGAAGAACGGCTTCTGGTGATGGATCAAAAAACCGCAGGGTTGCGGGATAGACTCCAGCGAGTGGAGAACGTTTTACAGAATTTAAATCACGAACGTAATCACTACTTAGAAACAGCGGAAGTGGATTGCCCGCAGTGTCGGTTTAAGTTCCGTCCTGGTGTTACGCGTTCTTTACCTGAACTTGAGTCTTCGATTCGCGGACAACAACAGCAGCGCACGGAACTGCAAACGCAGTTAGAGACCTTATTACGCGATCGTGTTGAATTAGAATCTGATGTAACTTATATGCGGCAGGTTCGTGAGATTGTACTGACGTATTCAAAGGACCCGGTATTGAGCATGTTCTTTAAGCGTTTGCAAGAACGTAACGTTTTCACAGAATCACGCGAGCAGTTCGGGAGTCTATGCGCAGCGTTTGACAGCGAGTTGTACTCTGCTATTGAGTACCATGAAACCCGTCAACGGTTAGTGAAGGCGGAAAAAGAATGGCAGGATGCCGTGGCGGCCGTTGGTAACGTCGATGGTGCTTTACAACAAAAAATCGCTTTCCAACAGTCACGATTAGGTAAAGCCACAGAGATGCTCTCAATGCGTCGTAGAGAGCACGAACTGGCTAACACGACACTTACCTATCTGGTGAATGTTAAACGTGCTGTAGATGATTTCAGTGCGTTATTCGAACGGTTAGAGAGTGATGTTAAGGTTACGTTGACAAATACAGTCGTCGAGGAACTCTTACGTACACGAGAAGGGAAGCTGGATGCTTTTACAACCGCACGCGAACGTTATCGTCAAATGGAAAATGAATTGAACCAGCTCAACAGTTTGGAACGCGAACTTGCTGACTTACAAGCCCAGCAGTTCAATAACAAACTGATGATTCAAGCCTTCTCGCCAGAAAAGGGTGTACTTAGAAAGTATTTTTACAACGCTATCGTTAGAATCACAGAGTTAATGACGCGTTATATCGAACAGGTCTGGACGTACCCCATGCGTGTTATGCCTTGTGATCTCACTGACGGCGATTTGGATTATACTTTTCCTGTCCAGCTAAAAACGCATCCTGAGCCTGTTCCTGACGTGCGTAAAGGGTCAAAGGCGCAGCGTGCGATATTTAATCTGATGTTCAGACTGACTGCGTACAAAGCGCTGAAGTTGCATCAGTTTCCGTTGCTTTTGGACGAGCCTTCGGAGGGTATGGATGAGGAGCACCGTAACAACCTGGTCGGCTTTATTAAAACGTTAGCAAACTCAGGAGATTTTTCACAACTGTTGGTAGTCTCCCACGAAGCTGAGGTTCATTCTAAACTTAATGAAGCATCGTACTGTGTCATCGAACCGGAAGGGGTGACATTACCTGCGGTGTATAACGAAGGAGTAAAAATTGTTTATGCAAACTGATTGGTTCCGTCGTTTTATGGACGCGGCGGGGTTTGGTTTCATGTCCATTCTAGCGGTTCTTTATGTCATGTTTTGCGTGGTGATGATTTTATGGGTAGTTTCATCTTATCTGATTAAACTATCGTGGGGTTCAATTTGGCGTCAACGCGAATGCGAATGGCGGAATTAGGAGAGGGAATATGGTTGTAGGGGTTCTGTTAACACTTGGCTCGTTGTGGTTAATTGGTAAAGGTTTAAACTGGCTGATTAAACGTCACCGTTGGGCATTCGAAGATTAACCACCCAAATAATCCAGAAGATACCCTCCGGTGTGAGGGTATTGATAGGAGCAGAAAATGACCACGATAAACGCTACGAATGTAGCGATATCCGCACTATACGACGCGGAACTTTCATGGGGTGGGTTAATAATCACCACAGCCATATTAGCCGCTGCGGCTTTCGTCATCGCGCGTTGGTTTTAATTTTACTTTTTTGCGTCTCTAAGGTTTGCAAATGGAAATTTATTTGTTGAACGCATCTTCTAAAGTCGGCGAACGACAAGCTGCCGATTTACTCAAACTGCACTACCGTTACTTAGACCACCAGGCCACGTTACTGAAAATCAAAATGTCGGTGCCGAAGTTAAATGCGCGACAGCTGATCGAAGGTAACTGCATAGTTCTGGTGTATCAGGATGATGTCGCGGTAGGATACTGTAGTTATCGGAATCGTAACGGTTCACTTAAGATACGTTCGGTATACGTGCTCCCAGACTATCGTCAACGGGGTGTAATGAAAGAGATTTTCAAAGCAATTGCAGCTGATGAGGTTTTCGGCGAGATTGTTACTGGCATGTATGCGAAATGTAAAGAAGCAAAAGAGTATTTCATCCGACGCGGCTATCAAGCGGTTTACTCACGCGATCGTGAGTGGGTCGATTTTAGCAAAACATTCTAAAAACAATAAAGCTCTCTTGGCGTACCTCACTATGAGTGTGAGAAATTTACGTCAGGAGAGCTAATTATGTTAAAATCGTACGGAGTGGGTGGTTTGGATACGAGTATTTGTTGGAAGGAATACGAACGTGCGAAAGCGTTCTTACAGCATCCCAATGTAGGGACAATAGGTAAGGTCTGTTTCGGCAAACCTTCACTGACGGCTTGTATCCAAGGGGCTTTAGGGACGTTGCCACCCGAATCACATTTCGAGCCTGAGGAGAATATGAATGTTCACAGAGAACCCATCAATTTACGGTATACCGTTGAATGAAATTGATATTCTACAAATTTGTTATCAGTGTGGTGACTTCGGTAAGACGCAGGTAACGCCGTTAGTTAAGCTTTTAGGTTACTTGCCTGAAATCGAGTTGCCTTTTGTTAAACCTAGCTTAGTTCGTCGTGCATCGTGTCGTGAAGCTTATTTGCTCTGGAAACACAATATTGCGGTAGAGAAGGTCTGGGATCGTATGAACGATCATCAGTTCCGTGAGCAGGTCGTACATACGCTTAACTTGGCACTGACTATGCAGCGCCTGGGCTTACAACACGAAGGTTTAGAAGCGGCGGTCAAGCAATGGATTACGAAAAATCGATAATGGGTAAAACATATATCGCTATACTTGTCGAGCTATCAATCGGCGGTACACGTTTTAATGCTACACATCAGCTCCGGGCGTTTCGTTATGTTAACGGTACGTAAAGAATCTGAAATTGGTAACGATCTTTTTAATGCACCCGAAGACTATAAAGTCGTTACCATTAACTGCGTAGGAGCGATGGGTCGCGGTATTGCACTCGCGTGTCGTGAACGCTACCCCAACCTTTACCAGGATTATCGTAAGCGGTGTCGTGAAGACGAAATTAAGATTGGTAGCGTTTACGTTTACTCTGACGAAAAGTGTATCTTGCTCCCCACGAAAACCCATTGGCGCTTAAAGTCCCAGGTTTCTTATGTTACTGCGGGCATTACCGCACTAGCAGACTGTGCTGAGGATCTAGATACCAGCGTTGCTATCCCTCCACTGGGAATGGCAAATGGGTGGTTAGATTCCTGGGAAAGACAAGAAATCTTTTTGTGGCTTTACAAAAAACTTGAACCGAGGAGACAACACTACACGTTATACTTACCCGATAGTTTGTACCGAGAAGCAGAGTCATTAATTCCAAACTCTTTTAAATAGATATTATCATTAGGGCACACAACAAAGGAGTATTAGCTGTCCGCGCCGTCATTTCGTCTTACGGAATACGGAAATGTATAAATCCAACTGGAGAAACAAAATGTTTCGTATCTTCTTTCTTTTACTGGTAACACTTTTCGCGTTTAACGCACAGGCGTCAACGTCAACGCCACATTCTAAACATCAGCGTGAGTTTACACAAATCCAACATCGGTTCGAAAAAGTCAGTCCGTTAATTGTGGAAATCTCACGAAAGCAAGGCGTTGATCCTAAGCTGATGATTACGCTGATTTATCGTGAATCGCGTTTTGATCCCAAGGCTTACAACAAAAGCTCACGAGCACACAGCCTGGTACAGATGCTTCCAAGTACCAAGCGTAATCTGCTAAGGCTTTATGGAAAAGAATTAGGTCTTAGTCAGAACGCCGATTTGTATAATCCGCGTAATGCTGTTTTGCTGGCTGCCGCGTATGTTAAACATCTTGAAAAGGGGTTAACCAAACGACTCAAACGCAAGCCCACCATGGCTGAAGTTGCGTTAGCTTACCACTGGGGTGAAAGTGGCGCTCACACGCGAATCAAAAGCAAATCTCGAGCAGCACAACGAGAAATGGCAGGCTTTATGAAAGACGCCTCGTTCTATAGCGCGAAAATCGATGTGCCTGTTGTTGTGGGCTCGGCCCCACGTCAGCTTGCGTTTGCGAAGAAAACACCACGTCAGATTCAATTGGCGGAAGTTAGTAAAATTTGGGATACGATAAACACGAGTTTTCCAATCAATAGAGGAGTTACCCTTTGAGCATCGTAGTAACCGATTGGTATAAAGGCATTACAAAAGCCGCACAATTGACCGCGAAAGACGTTTACAGTATCGTCCGAAGCAGCATCGAAGACGAGATTAAGTCGGATGAAGAATTCGCAGAGAAACACGAATTTTACGATGCTTTACCCACAGCATTCGGTGATGACGAAGAAGAAGGTTTAGAGTTTGACTGGAACGTCAACCTTGCCTTGTTGTGGATTTGTGGTTTACGACCAACGGTAAAAGAAACCGAAGAAGGGAAAGTCTTGCTTTGGAATTTTACCGGACAGTATAATCGTAGTTTAGTCTTTAAACAGGCGTATATGGACGCTACTGTAGAACTTCAAAATCTACTGCTTGGTGAAAACACATACTGCCAGCGTAGTTTTTTAACGATTCTGGAAAAACTTGTGACGACGCACAAAGTCTGGCGTAAAGAAGACGCCCCAGAACACATGTTCATTTTAGAGTACGCTGTCATTCCAAATCAGCCGTTCTTCTAACCTCTACCCCTTACCCTATACGGAGTAAGGGGTACTTTTATTTTCATTCCCTAAAGGAGCAGAGTTATGATAAAATTCATTTGGCGTTATCCAACGCGTTTTTGGTTTGTGGTACTTGAACTGTGTATGGTTCTTGTAGCAGTTACTTTTGTCGATGCACCTGCCTCACAGTTGACCATTTTCTGTCTATTCGTGACTGTTCCTGTATGGGTTATTGCGAAGGCTATTAAGTTCCTCATGGTGAGTTGGGCGAATTATACGTGTCCGTATAAGCCCAGACAAATCATGAACTGGCTAATGTATATTGAAGAACGTTTACCGGCGCAACGTAAATTACTGGGCTGGTCGTCAATGTTGGATATTGCGCTAGAAACCAATGCAAAGTTCCCCGGTGCGAAAAATCCGTATTTGTTGATGGCGGTAATTGTTGCACAACAAAAACTGGTAGGCGATCGTTGGTTGCCAGAAGAAGCGAAAGCGTATATCCGTAAACATCCAAAAGCTTTTTACTCGGTAGGGCAATGGCGTAACTTGCCATTATTTTAACTTTTTACATAACCCTTAGTTGATTTGAACAAACCTAAAAGAGGACTATTAAAATGACTTTTCCATCTGAAGTAATTCACGAACTGGCTAACACGCTACGTCGTTACCATAGCAGCAAGACGATGCAAACCAATGTGGGCGCGACCGCCGACTTTTTACGTGGTTATTTCCTAGGCAGAAATCCAACGTCGATTACACAGGAAACGGTTTTCTCTATCGAACGTACCTCCTTAATCCTTCCAATTGATAATTTCACTGCGTTTCAAGAAAGGAATACGTTCAACTTCTCTATGGGAATGCTGTATTCGACCATCGCCATTAATCCCATCATGAGAGATGACCCATCTTTCGTGCCTTACCAACATACAACGGATCACGGTAATTGGTTCGTTGTGGTAGAACAAGGTGCGAATCAGTATGATGTTGTTGCGGCTCGTGACGAAGCTTTCTTTGATTTAGGACAGATTTATCGCCGTCAAGAAATTGCGTTTGACCTACGTCAAGGTAATATCGGATTAAGTGGGTCTGCTGTCTATTTCATCCTGAGCAGTTGGTCACATGTAGGTTTTGTGTTGATGAAAAAAGGACCGTTGTTCAACTCACCGTTGGTAAAATACCATAACCCTGAGGAAGGAGATCATGACGAAAAAGAAACGGTACCTGGCACAGAAGTCGCCGTTTGTGAAAACTACGATGATCTGAAATCTGTGCTCGTTAAACGTGATGTTTTCGAATCGTTAAACCTGGATTTCCCTGGTGACGAAAAAGAAATATCCGTAGCTGACCTGGTAGAAGCATTGTGTCAGAAAGACCAAGCTAATGAGATCAGTGACGAAGAAGCGGAACTCTTCCAAGTTCAACAACTCGTCAGCAAGGTTATCGGCGGCCAGGAAATCGTTGACACCCTTATGGCTTTACCACCGAAGAAACGTACTCAAAAGTACATTCGTGAACTGGTTCTTAAAAACCTGGGTCAAGTCAAAAAGTAATTTAAGTCCCCTACTCCTCCGGGAGTAGGGTTAATTCTTTCTCCATCTTAGGAATATTAAAATGTTTCCATCGTCTGAATATTTAACTCATCTGGCTTACGGTATTCGCCGTGGTTCTGTTTTCCGCTCACGTTTAAAGGATATAAATTTCCTGGCTAATTTCTTATATAACCATTTTGGAGATGGCAATAGCGTTTACAAAAAGATCACCACAACACAACTTTATTCCCTTATAGCAGCGTCTGAAATTGTACCTACAGATATTTGCCGATTCAAACGGTATTGCGAGGAAATTACGATCATTTTTCTTGATCATTCTACGATTACCGTTGAAATCGTCGATCGCGTTGATATTAATAGTGAAGTATCAGGTTGGAAGATTCTGTTCGATTGTGGCAATCGTTACGCGGTACTCGGTTCCTCTGATGAACGTGACTTCCCATTCGACAAACCCTACTACTACCTTAGCGAGGATGATTTCCCGGATAAAGAATCCAATATCTATTTAAACGGGGATACCGTTTACTTCATTTTTCGTACTTGGAACGATGTTGCTGCTATGATTGCTCAAGGCGTCATCGATTACCGTAAACTAGAAGTCGACATTTAAAATAAAAGCTACCCTACTCCTTCGGGAGTAGGGTAATCTTTTTTAGTTAACTAACCCGTTAGCTTTAAGAATCTCTAACATTTGGTTGTTTAACTCTTTTAATTTTTTGTTTTCTTCTGTCAACGCAGCAACTTTCTCACCCAACGGAATAGACTCACGAATTTTATTTTTTCGTGCCGCTTCCATCTGCAAGTGTTGTTCCTCCGTTACCTTCCCCTCATACTCGAGTGTTGTAATCTCAACTTTCGGCTCAATCCCCAGTGTATGCGTGAGAATATCTGAAACGTCTTTTGTTATAGACGACACTTTCACGTAATCTGGTACCAGTGCCAAATCTACCACTAACACATTTCGTTGATACGTGATACCGGATAAACCCGGGTACGATTCCAGGTAGGTGTCGGGTATGTATACAACCTGACCATCGCGTGATTTAAATGTCAGTATCGACGCACTAACATTCGCATCTGCTAAATATTCTTCACGTCCTAGCCCTACTGGCTGGTAATACGAGTTATAAACATCGATATTCTGACGTACTAAATCTGGGAAGGTGCGCGATGCCTCTACCGTATAAATGACGGTCTCGGCTAAAGTAAAAGGCGTTTTTACTCTAAACAGACCCGTGGTGTTGACTGGTACCTGAAGTGGTAAACGCGTAGCCATTCATTACTCCTCGTCTAACTCGGTGTACCATTTCGCTTTCCGAGACAGGATTCGATATTCTACGTTGTCGTATTCGAACACCCAGAAGTAGTTGTCAGGGTCAGCCTCGTCGACCAGTTTTACAACATCTAAACTGGTTTGATACGGGTGGTATTCTTCCGCAGCAATAAGTGCCTGGAAGAATAACGCCAACCATTCGGTTGTTGATTTCGACATACGCGCAATATCAGGGTTAGTCGTCGCAATTAACGCATAATCCGGGATAGTTTCGTGTAAGGTCGCTTTCCGTGTATCGTTTTCCGGCCCACTGATTACAACACAGTTTAATGATTTATAAACTGTTGGTAAGTCAGTTACGTCTGTTGTAGGTTTACTGATCGTTTTAGTATTTCTTTCTGCTACCGTCTGGTCTGCCCATTCTCCAAACCGACTGATAGCTTTGACCCAGAAATCATATGGAAGGATGGGGGAATAAAGCGCCGCCACATCTTCCTCATTGGGTATCCCACGAATTTTCCATCCAGGGACAATTGTAAATTTCGTGGTAGTGAAAATTTCGGGAAATACTTTTACCCCGATAGGGACAGTAAAGCTAGAATTAGCGAGAATGTGTTCTCGCAACGCTTGCTTTATTTTCGTTGGGTTTTTTCCCGCACGTCCGTAGATAATAACCGACATTGGGACAACTAGGGTAGACTCGTAGTTTTCTTGATCGTGCCAAGTATAGTAGTTGGTTTGGATAGCGGTATAAGGAAACCCTGCCATTAACTCATTGATTTTCTTATGGTGTTCGGTAAGGTTAAACCCTTCCATCGCCTTTTCAACGACTGACTTGGTCGACAAAAATGTGTCGATTGGTGAAATCGGCATCTGTACTTCGATTTCGTACCCTGTGTAATCTTGATCGAAGTCTTCATCCGAGAACCAAACAATGATCTGATTATCTACATCAGTGTCATCTTGTACTTGATCTGCCGTTACTTCATATTTCCAGCTCACCCAACGTGGGAACCAGTTACTGTTCGTCTGGATCATCGCACCGGACTGAACGCCAGAAATGGTTGATTGGAATTGGCCTAGTAATAGGCGCTGGAATTCAAGTTCGTCATTTCTCAGATTACCCAAGATGGCTTGCTGGTAAATCCATTGAGAAACGGTTAGAATATGATCAGAAAATTCGGCTGGTACAACAACCGTCTGTTTTTCTCGTTTAGACGTAAAAGTCACCAATTGAACTTGCAAATTGGTTTTAGTAAACGTCTGTTTACTCTTCGCGTACGAGAGTGTCAAATCCGACAGCTCGCCCACCGGAGCGGTGACGCCGTCCTGATTGTCAAACAGTGCCGGTATCTGAATAAAACCTTGTAAGTCTAACATAATTAAAAATACTCCGAGGTGAGCAATGGGTTCATTTTTTAAAGTGCTTCCGTTCTTCCTTCAGATGTTAATGGAAGCATTTAAACCAGGAGAAGGAGAAAACGTATCAAGAGCAAGCAAGATAATGACTTTAATCATCACGATCTTGTTGTCGTATTCTGGCTTTGTCTCCTACGCCTATGTACAACAGTTTCACGCGCTCGTTGCGGTGCAGTCTCATGACACGTATATGTCGCAGTCTTACCAAGAGATGAAACAAGATCGAGATAAACTAAAAGAAGATAATGGGAAGTTATACGACAGACTCTTCGTTTGCCTCGGCCAGAAACCGCCATATGAAAGCACGTTTAATTCATCGAAAGTGAGCGGTACAACGAAGGATCTGTCCTCGACAAAACCAGAAACTCCTGTTAATCCAGCTTCAACACCAGAACAACGTAAAGAGGCTTCGGCGAGACCTGTTGGTAATTTAAACGCGAACAGTTTTCGACAGGAGATCATAAAGACGCTATCGTCTTCTAAGGAGTGATTGATGAAAATGCTATTATTCATCATGGTAGTGTTCGTGGGGTTGGTGAGTAATAGCTACGGTGACGAAGTTAAACGTCCAGCTTATAGACCACTGGAACTTCCTCCTGAACCGCCAATAATGGTGAATTGGAAAATTGACAAAAATGCAATGCGTGAGTATGTTGCAGATGTCAACACCTATGCTTATTACGTTTATGTCTACACTCGAAATTTAAACCAGCAAGCCGTTAAACGTGGCTGGAGTCCACCGATGTTGGCTCCGCTTTGTGAACGCTATGAGTTACCGAAATTACACGTTGTGCCTGAGCGCATGTCTCTTGATGAGGGTTCTTTAACAGCCCAAGAGATTAGCCGTGATTTATCGCGTAAACTCAATAATTTGTTATGGAATTACCGTTCCGACCGTCAGGCACTGCTCGATTCGTATAACCAATACTTGACATCGTGTTTGTACTGACACTCCCTCCTGTACCCTTCGAGGTACAGGAGGGCCTTTCTTTTTAACGTTTACGACTATTTTAATGTAGACTAACAGGAGAATTCAACATGACCTACCCAAAAATTATCACCCCGTACACACCGACGTTGGTTATTGGTGCCGATGCAGAAACCAAATCGTTACGCCCCGATGCTTATCTGTTGAGTGCAGGTTTAGTGGCTTTTGACGTTCCTACATTGAAAATGGTTGGTTCCTCATACATCCGTATCGACCCTAACGATCCTAAAGCAAAAGCTATTTTCCACGAAGACCCACAAACCGTTGGTTGGTGGGAAGGTAAAGGCGAGCCTGAATACGCACCATCTCGTGAAGCGTATGAAGAAGCCTGGGGTGGAACAACAGCATTGCCTGATGCTCTGTGGGCGATGCAAAAATGGCTCGGGGAGATTACCGCAAAACATGAGTTTGTTATTACCATGCGTGGTCCTGACTTCGATGCGCCGATTTTCATGAACGCTTTCGCACAGTGCGATATTCCGCCCGGGAAGTTCCGTAAATTTAGTGCGTTGGATAGCGATCGTACCGCAGAGCGTTTAGCCTTTGCGTTTGGTTTCGAACCTGACTTAACTGTAGAGCAAATTTACTGGACGCGCGGTAAGCCCGCGTTTGAGCACCACGCTATGTGGGATGCAGCAAAAGAAGCCTACACTACGGCACGTATCTATCATCTCGCTTTGGTCACTCGCCAATACGGGTTTGAACGCGCCAAAGCCTGTCACGAAGAACTGAAAACTGGCGAGTATGTTGCGCCGCAGATTCGTGATCAATTAACCAGGGATTAAGAATGAAGAACGTTGATGTTGCAGTAATTTACACGGATGGTAGCCATTTGACCTCCCCGCTCGGTACAGGAGCGGGGATTCATGGATACTTATTTAATCGTGAAACGATTGAGGATGGTCGGGTTTACCGCCATCCTTCTATTCCTGAGGGGATTACGACGTCAGGATACCGCCAGATAAACAAGGATGAAAAACTTCCACCTTTACCAGAAACCGTGGAATTTATCGACGGTGTTGTTCCTGTACCAAAAATGTCACACTCTGATGTTGCAGAACTCGTGGCTTTCCTGACCGTCTTCGAACACGCCCCCTTCGTTGCTAAAAACTATGTTATCTATATCGACGCATCTTACGTTGTCAACACGTATAACGATTGGATTGATGGTTGGGCAGCACGCGGCTGGCGTCGTGCGGACGGTACACCCATTGCGAATTTGGAATTAATCCAACGGATGTGGGAGGTTAAACAGCGGTTAAAGAAAGAAGGGAAAGGTGTTCGTGTCCTTAAAATTAAAGGTCACTCTGGACGTTATGGAAACGAGCGTGCTGACGAGTTAGCACGGAAAGGTTCAAGTATTTCGGCTCGAGGTGAGGGGCTAGACTATACACCGTATTGGTCAAAAGACGAGATGCCTGAGGAAGATCAGCAACCAGAAGTTGTTGGTGAAGGTCTCAATTTGTCCGCTTTTCCCGATATCTGTGTTACGAAGTTCTGTTACCCGATGGTGAACGAACCCCACCCCACCGTTACGGTTAACGGTAATAAACTTTATTACATGTTCGGTGGGAACCATGCAAAACAGAAGGACGATATTGTCTTCGTTGGTAAGTACATTCCAGACGCACAATTCTGCGTAATGTTTACCAAAGAACCATGGGATAACGTATACGAGTTGGTAAATACCCACTCTGCGAAAGCGTGGGAAGGGGTGCCCCGTTTACGTCAATTTGATCCCATCGCCGTTGTTTTTAACTTATTCGTAAAGCGTAAAAAGTTCGCAGAAGCCGCAGCTAATGGCATTCCTATCGATCGGATGCATTTTAGCGAAGACAAAAACCTGTGGATGTTTGAAGATCTTTCGATTACACGAATTCTTCGTCCTGCACTATTGTCTTATCGATGCATTACGATTCGTGATGAGCTTGCGGGTTGGTTACGCGATGCCATGGAGGGGAAAAACTCAGTAGTGATGAACGACATTACTGACATGCTTTACGATGAGAAAGGTAAGCCGAAGAAAGATTTTTATCGTAACGTAGATAAAGGTTTTGACGTAACCATCCAGATCCCTGGTAGCAAAAACAAGGTTAAAACTATCCTTACTCGAGGTATCGACATACCGACGCGTACGGAAATCAACCGTATGAAAGAACCAGAAGGGCGATTCTACGTGGCGGTACGGCGTCCAGAACGGCAGTATATCGAATATGCGTTGGTTTATATCGGGGAAAAATATCATGGGTTGTGGTGCGGCTATTATTCAAACAAACGAATACTGACGGATAAGGAGCTTGAATGCTGATCGTTTATAGTGAGGTCTTGTCAAAAGCCCCTCGGTTTTTACAAACTCACTTTATGTATAACGCACGACACTATTGGGGCTTTAAAGCCCCTTACTCCGAAGATTGGGAAGTTGTGGAAAAGTTAGCATTTGTGTTTTCTCTTTCGTTGTTGTGGGAGATCATTGCACTATACAACGCAGGTTGTGATATCCCGGAGAACGGCTTTTTCCAACAACACCTATTCCAAAAATTCACAGCATCGGTAGAAAATCATGAAGTACGCAAGGAGTGTCTCGGCTACGCAGAGCATTCTGAAGAGTTGAAAAAGATTTCCAAATTAGTTATCACGCGGGCATGGGCTGAATTCGAAACTTACCCCGAAAAAATAATTTGGTTTAATCGTGAACAGTTTATTAAAGAGGCAGCCAGTCAACATCCCGTTCGATTAATCGTGTTAAAGCCATCCGATCTTGCCTTACGCCACATCTATTCCTCTCCAGAGGAAATCGTTTTTTCCTCTGGAACAACAGATTACGGTATTTTTAAACAAGGCGATTCTTGGATTCTTCCACACGATTTAGACGGGTATTTGCTCAGCAGCGATCAAATACATTCGGGTTATGACTCACAGGTGAAGGAGTTTACACTCGATCCTTTTTTCGCTAAAAATATTCTTAGATAGATATTATCCAGGTGTAACACCATTGGAGTTATTAAAATGCTAAAAGTTTATGTCCCTCAATTACAACGTATCAATCCCTCGTTGTTCGAGGGAATCTTTTATAAAATTTGGCCACAATACTTCAATGAACATTTGAAGGACCAGAAGTGGTCAACCGTACAAGGAGAATTCTTTTATACCGCACAGACGGCCTGCACAATCGTCTTTACTCGTCTCATCTCCGAAGTTATCGAGGCTGTCAATACCAACCGAAACTTTGACCTTCGCGGCGTAGTCGAAATAGATCTCTCAGGGATCTTCGATAACTACGATTGTGATGACGCCGTATTCGAGCATTTCTCTTCTGAAGATGTCTGGGAAGCCGTTTATCAATGGCTAGAATACTACATGAATTTTCTATTCTCTCCAGAGATGTTAGAAAGTTTCAATAAAGCACTCTACCCCATTTATAACGACTTACTCAACGTTAAACAAACAAAGAACCTCGTTGGTTTCTGGTTTTCGATTTACGACGCCGAATGTACGTTGTGGGAAAAAGAAATGATTGCTTACGGGATAGAACGGGGAGACTATGTTGAGCTTCATTGTGGTTTCTGGCCATTCAGTGACTACGAGAACGCACGGCTTGGTATCTCACGATTGTGGTCGTTTTACCTCTGTGAAGCTACGGGCGTTATTTACCTTGAAGACAGCGGAGCACAAATCCCTAATGGTGCTGTTGTAACTTACTGCCAGATTCGAGAAGATCGGGGTCGGGCAATTTATCAGGAATATGCATAATGAAAATACTTATCGATTTCTCACTCAGCGAGTCACGGGGTAAATTAAACAAACTGTTAAGTGAGATGCGTAGCCGCGTTGCGTTTGAACTGCACGACGCGATAGCAGTACATGAGAATAAGATTTCTGAAGAACACAGTGGGGCCGAAATTACTATCCTGGATTCAGAAGCGATGGTGAATAATCTCATTGAACAGTTAGAACGAAAAATCCATTCAGCCATGACATACCCACATTTAGTGCGGGTAACTGATCCTGATACGGATATTCACCTGATTCTTGAGAAAGCCTTTCTACATGCCGCGCATTACTTACAGAATAATGCTCCAGATACCCTCGACGAAGTGTACGTCGCCATATTGCAGCGACAATCTTCAACGACGGATATAATAGACACAACGTGTTGGAGCGATATTCTTACCAACGAAACAATGTCCCGTATCCGGGATATTTTCCTTGAGACACTCGGGTTAGTTGAGAAAATCTGCCATGCTGAGCTCATCTACCTGTCATCAAAATACGGTCAACCTAAAGGAGTATAATCGTGGATATTTTAATTCAGCTTCGTAAGAAAACAACCATTGCCACACCGATAGCGTTAGAGGAGAAAATCTCCGGCGCAGTTGCACGCAAGCTCTGTGGTGCTCACGGCTTTAGCGACCATCAGGAGCGGGTCGTTACTGTCGCCACATTACACAACTTACGACACACAGTTCATTACTGTTTAGTTGACAACGTCACCATCACTCTTGATGATAACGTAAATGTCGACCAACTGCGACGCGAAATTGTCCACAAGATCGAGGCTTACAATAGACGTTTCGATCGGGCATGTACGCGTTTAACTGATGACGAGGTACTACGAAAACGTTTGAAGCTTGAAATTGAGTATGCAGCGCAACGTTACGGGATTGGCGGTACCGAACCGTGTCTGACTGAACAAGAAATCACGTTAGCAATCGAGGTTTATACCACTCTCTGCTGCGTCATCCTAAAAGAGACCAACCACGAAATTACAAAAGCGTTGTTAAACACCGCAGACAAACTCTCCCCAATTTTAGGACAGTAAAATGAACTTAAATCATAACTTCGATATTCGTGACACCGATTTCGTACATGAATTTCTCAATAACGGAACGCGTGTAAGAAAAGAAATTGAAGAAAAGTTGACTCCGTTAGTTGTAGACACTCCCTGGATGGCGGACTACGCCGCGTCCTACTTTTCTTCTCAGAGCTTATTTGGATACATATTTATCATACTTGACTTCTTCGATCCATCAAGCAAGCGCATAACAGAAACAGGCGTGCGGCAACGCCTACGCCATGGTCGCAACGAGTTCTTAAAGAAAGTTTCTGATGCGTACCACATGGGACGATTCCCTACCCCGCTAGTCCCTTATACAGAACCGGAATGGGAAAAATTTTATACCCGGATTTGGGTTGAAGACTCTCTCTTGAACGAAATCGTAGAAATCATCAAGCGTAACGAAAACCAACTTGCTCTGCAACTATGGGAGTGGCTAAAAGCTAACTATCCCGATTACGTCAAAATAGATTAATAGACACCCTAGCTTCGGCTAGGGTTACTTTATTTTTAACCATTTTAGGAGAATAAACCATGTATTTGTACAAAAGTAAAAAAGTAAAAGGTATTAAAGACTGCCTTAGACAAATGGGGTCTCAGCATCTTGAAAATGTCATGGAAGAAAACCGAATAAAGGAAAATCCTGTCTCGAAATGGATAAAAAAGAATCGTAAGCATTTAACTAATGCCTTTATACCCTACGACGCTGAGTTAGGTCTTAAAGATCCCCGTTCCCTTCACGCTCAAACATTGGCAATTGGATGGCTATACGGTGGTGCTTCCTTAATATCCGATCGAGCACTTAGAGAACTTGTTTTCGAGACTGAGATGCCCAGTAAATTCCCTGAAGAATGGTTAGACTTTATACCAACTTGGACTGTAGCAATCGATGTAGGTAAAGAAGATGAGACTTTCTTTCTCGGTTATCGAAAAAATGGGAATAGAAGGTTTATTATAATTGCTACAAATACTGATTACGGGTTAACAGAAGGTGTTACCACGATCGCCACCTGCTCGTTAGAGATATGTAGTGTTGGAAACGGGCTTGTTGAAATCGATTATACAACTGGCGTACGGACCGAACAAGAGAAGACGTTATGGCTATCATTGGCCAAAACCGCCATATCGTTGATATTTCTCTGTACGCTAATCCCGCCCAATCTCAGAGGGTCTTTCAATGACATTAAGTTCAAAGAAATCAAAAAGAATGGTAGCATAAGTCACGAAATCAAACCTCGTGAACGTGACGTTAAAATAGACATCACGCCAGGACAAGTGAAATATCTAAAGGGATTTAACACCGACTTGAAAACCATGGAAGGTATCAAACACGCCAAGGCTGCACATATCCGTCGCGCACACTGGCGCAGATATTGGGTCGGTCCAAGAGATGGGGAAAGGAAGAGAAAACTTTACTGGATTCCGCCTACATTTGTCCGTGGCTACGTACCCCACAATTAAGCTAAAAGTGTTTAGGAGTATTAAAATGACAACGAATAATAGACTTTACGGGAAAGCGCTAAGACGCATGAGCGAACAAATAGAAAAGGCGTACCAAACAATTCACGGATTAGATCAGTGCCGTTTTATTCGGTTCATTAACGAGCATAAACGTCAAATACCCGTAACGTTTATGCCAGTTAAAGATCCGACCTATCGTGAGTATGGCGTTACCGAACAGATTCCCAGACTGATTAAGCAGTCCCTGGGACTAGGATGGCAATACGCTGCTGTTGAAATCATCTCGGATGAAGAACTGATGGCACTCTTAGCAAAAACTGAGAGACTAAAAAATATCCCGTACTTCTGGATAGAAACCATCCCTTCATTTACTTTCTCGGTTACCGTAAATCTCGACGAATGCCCAATCACGTTATTTATCGGAAGACGTCTTTACGAAGGTGAAGAAGTTCTCTTTGTGATGTCATGCGAAGAACATGACGAGACGGTATACATGGAGTTTGAGATTTACACGATCGATAAAAGTAATGATGATTTCGTGGAGTTAAAGCCGCTCCTTACTTCGGTTAAGGAGAATCAACGACTACTCGACGCGGTCTACATCGGGCTATATCTTTCGTCACGAATTAAACGAACTGAGCGCGAGAAGAAAGAATTTCGCGGAAGGTCCATTCGTTATGTTCCTGATACAGAGATTCGCCCACGTAGTGAAGCGGTCGTTTTAGACGTAAGTCCGGTACAATGGGAAGATATAGAACAACAACGCAAGGAAGGACACGAGGTTTGTTTGGCGATTTATTGCTCAGCACATATCCGTCGTGCTCATTGGAAGCGTGTATGGTGTGGTAAAATGTCAGAAATGCGTTGGCGCGAATGGCGATGGATAGCGCCGAGTTACATCTCTGGATTTTATCGTGGAAAATAAATAGTTTACCCCTAGACCGTGTGGTCTAGGGGTAACTTTACTTTTTTATTTTTTGTTTGCCTTAAGCGCTTTTAAGCGTTCGGCAGTAACGTTCAGGCATTCGATTAACTCGTTGACCTGTTTCATGAACAAACCGAACAGCTCCACCCAATCAGAAGCAAAATCCAACATCATCGTCAGTTCTTTTGCTACATTCGGATGAATGTTTTGTTCGGACAAGATTTCTGACGTAGTACGAATAGACTCGATTGACTTGTCGATGTTCGTCCGTAGACGTTTTGTGATTTCAACGTTCAGTGCCTTAGCACGATTGAACGCAACATCAATTTCAGACGCACTGTGATACGTCTTCTCAATTGGACGCTGGTCAATAACGTTGTTGGTGTACGATTTCGCTAATAAGTTAACCAGGTCTTTCGGGTTAACATTACGTAACGGTAAATTAACATTTTTGTAACGGAAACCAATCGGTAATGACAGTACCCCCACATCATGTGTAAGGGCCGAAAGTTGTTTATCGACCGGCAGCAGAATACCCGTATAGATGTTTTGCAGTGAACTCCATACAGATTCTAAGCGGTTCAAGTGATCCATCACGTAGGTATTAAACCCAGGTGGAACGATAACCAACATTCCCGCAAAGTGTAGGAATTTTTCTTGTTGCATCCACTTGGAAACGTCCGACATCTCGTCATAAGTGGTTAATGCAATCTCTTGTTGAGGGCCACTGAACCCTTTCGGTAAGATTGCAGACGCTTTAGCGGCGAAGCTAGATAACGCTGCAAGTGGATTTACATTCATTCTAAAACCTCGGATTATAAGTCAGGGTTACATAGTAAAGTCTTTTTACAGTTCACCCAAACCTTATGACCGAGACAATTCCATAAAGGTAAAGCTCGATGAAAATCAAATTACTGACTCGAAACACCACACCGCGTTTAGAACCGGAAATTTATCTGACCCCAGTTAAAAAAGGTCAGAACGGTAAACCTATTCAAGTTGGAAAAGTCTTGAGCGTAACGTCGTGCCCGAGCGGTAAACGTGTTATGGAACTGGAAATTGACGAGCGTAACAAACGCCGTTTCGAGTCTATTGAAAACCCTTATCCTGAAAATGCGGAAGAAGTTACTGAGTGGGTAGAGACCTACTTTGAATTCTGGCACAACCGCCGTCTCCTTCTTCCGACCAAGAATCGTTAATTATCGGAGCGCTAAATGGCAGGCCCAACTAAGCAAGTTATCGGTGAAGTAATTCGTCCACGTTTTAACGTTTACACCATCATGGATCATGCCTTAGGTAACTACGAAAAAGGTGAAGATGGTTTGTACTACCTTAACGGTGGTTTTGCCCACATCATGGGTTTCGCAGGTCGCGGTAACACTTTTAAATCCACCTTGTTAGATTTCTGTATTTTCCAAATCCTGCAACGTTATAAAGCAGAGTGGGGTTCTAAGTACGATACAGAAGTGTCAGCCGCCCTCGATCGTTTAGAAACTGGGTACATCTCTGCCATGAACGCCAACGGTATCGACGACGGAACGTCCGTACTGGAGCTTATCCACGAAGGTCGTTATAACCTGGTCGGTTCTGACGTAATGCCTGGGGAACAGTATTACAGCGATTATATTCGTGATGAAGTTGAAAAACGCTTCAAGCAGTATATGTCTGGTAAAACCCGCGTAACGCCGTTCCCCGATCCGGTTCGTCGTAAGTTAAAAGAAATCCTGGACCCCTGGCTTTATTCTATCGACTCCCTGTCAGAGTGGCATTCCAGTTCGCTGGAAGACAAACACGCAAAAACTGATATTGGGGATTCTGATCAGAACATCCTGAATGCCCACGATGCCCTGCAAAAGTCGAACATGATGAGCCGCTGGCCGTCTGCGTTTGCACGCGGTGGTTTTTACATGGGCTTCGTGGCACAGATGGCCGATGACTCTGGGAAAGCGATGGCAGGTGGCCGTCAGGCACAAAAAGCAAATGCGAAAATTCTTGACGATGCCAACGACGATTTAAAATTCGCAGGTATTCCTCGCCGTCAGCTTAGCTTTTTAACAAACTCTTTTATCGTCGCGACGAAATCAGGGGAACTGAAGAAAGACCAGAGCTATAACGCGCAGACCGGTGTTAACGAAGAACTTTATCCGACGTCACGCTCTAAGGCGATGAATGCTTCGGTAAACGACTTGAAGATTATCACCTTTACTCAGTATCGTGCGAAGGGCGGTCACACTGGTGTGAAATTCCAGATGATCTTCTCTCAGGAAATGGGTCTGTTATATCACCTGAGCCTGTGGCACTATTTAAGCGACACACTGAAGAAGTCAGACTTTGGTTTCACGTCAAGCGGTAGCGGCGGCTCCATCAAAGAACTGGACATTCTACCTGGTGTGAAATTCCAACGCACGACAATCCGTGATATGATTTCTGATAACGCGCGCTTACGTCGCGCTTTAGAAATCACGGCGGCAATCGCGTATATGCAAAACAACTACCATCGTCTTGAAATGAAGTATCATCTCAGCATGGGTGAGATTTACAAAATGATTGACGAGAAGTGGGACTGGAATGAAATTCTGGACAACACGGTAGAATACTGGATGTTTAAAGACCAGGAAACCAAAGGTGGTAAACGTACATTGACTGCACGTACTATTCTGGGTATGGCTGTCGATGGGCTAGAACCGAAGTTCCTGACGAAAAAGAAATAAATAGGCTCGGGTAGGGTAATCCCTACCCGACCTAAGGAGTCATCATGCGTTATCAAACGGAGATTGTGGAACGCTTAAGTGAAGGATTGGCAAGTGTTAATTTAGAAACAGCGGCCGAATTTCGTGAAGCCTTCACTCTTCCGTTTCCCGATCTGGAATCCTTTTGTTTAAAGGTCGCTGAGTATTACTCGAATCTATTAGTACGTTACGGGTATGCGCCAGTACGTTCCGAACTTCCTGAAAACACGGAAGCTATCAGCTACTGGATTGACCTGCTTGAAGCAGAAACGTTATCCAATTTACGTAAGGCGGTAGACAATGAAACTCGAACCAGCACGGCGTAAAAAGGCGGAAGCCTACGCCTTACAAATCTTAAAGTTGGTAGACCCTTCTGGCATTAATGCCGAAGCCGCGAAGAAAGCCTTCGCACGAATGACCGACGAACAGTTTAACCGACTTCGTGACGGTTTACCTATTTACAACCCGGTGGGAAGTAAAGTCGAAATTGACCACCTGCGCAATATCGAGGTGTGCAAAATCCTCGGGGTAAACCTGGAGCAACGACTGTGGCTAACAGAACCAAAAACGGGCGTTTATCATCGTACCCGTTACCCTCACTTAGTCTTACGCTTGCCTGTCCGTCGTCAGACACAGATGCAAGAAAAGAAAATGGCGGTTGCGAAAAACGACAAAGTCCGCGATAAACTCTCCGGCCAAGTCGTCGGCCCTTCCAAAGCATCCGGGGTATCCTTCCCAGAAGCATACATCATGTATTCCGATGGTCACGACTGGACGCTGAAAGAGTTCCTGTGGGCGCGTGGTGGTAACGACGCACTACAACGTGCTTTCTATCAGTCGTTACGCCAAACCGGTAAAGGTCGTATTGATTTGCCTGGAGCGGAGCGAACGAGTTCTAAAGCAACGCGTACGTGGTCAGCGTACCTAAAAGCGATGCATATCGGTAACAACATAGGCCATCCGTCATGAGATTATCTCGACGTTTCTTAATCGATATTGATACGTTATTTGATACGCGTTTAGGTTGGGTAAAAGCCATTAAGCCTGAAAGCTTAGCCTTGCTAGACTACGATGTTTATCGCCGTCGCTACACAGAAGCTTGGGCTGGCGTACTCGGATTTGAAAAATGGGATGAAGAGTGGCGGAAGCGGGATAAGCGCGCGTTGATTAATGCGCAGCCTACTGAATTATTGGCAACAATGAAAAACGAATTCGAGTGTATGCTGCTTGAAATCGAAATGCATTCGCCAATTGAAAAACCCACACTGACCATCAATACGTGGCCTTATACGGATTTAACGGGCGAAGAACTTCAAGCCTTTTTGAATCTGTTTCGGATGTACTACAATAACGTACAAGTTGAATTAGTGTCTTGGTCGTTAGAAGATCTCACACCGGGGAGATTGTCATTGGCGTGGGATTGCTGGATAATGTACGATTGGTTCGAGTGGATTAAGCTTAACGCCACACACTTGAAAAAACCGATTCCGAGCTTTACCATCACACACCCTGCCATGCTCACACCAGAATTGACCGGGAAGTTGGTTGAACAAATCAAACAAGACGGGGTTAACCCGTTTAAGGAACATATCCGGTTTATGGCGGAGTGGGTCGGTGTCGACCCACGAGATGCCGCTTTATTTAGTCTTGCTCGCCCTGCTCAGGACGTGCAAACGCCGCCGTCATAATGGACCTAACATCGATTTGTTCACCTACTGGTGCCAGCTCCCCTTCTGTTACCTCAACATTGGGAATAGCAGGAACGGGGGGCTGGTAGCCCTGGGTTTCGTCGATTTCCTCATCATGACGCCGTATTTTGATATTGCCACGTTGCATGAGGATGCTATTAAGTGCATTCGCCAAATCTTGGTTAGCTTCGCTGTTTTTCTGTGCAGCGGCGACGCGACGTTTGGAAATGATTTGTTTATCAACGTCGTTAAGCAAAGACCCTAACCGGTCTACCGTTTTCAAGTCTTTGTGTGCTTGTGGATCGTCTAAGATGAGATTCACAATCCGTACACGGGCTTGTTGCGTTTGGCGGAGAAGCGATTCTTCGTCGTCCACATCTCCATCAAACGCCTGATATTTCACTTCTTCGTCAGCCATTCTTACTACCTCAATTTCAAAAAGAAGTCAGACAGATATTATCTACGTGAGACATTCTTTAGGAGTGAATTATGTTAACAGGAATAATAACTCGTTTTAAACAACGGTTAGAGAATAATCGTTTAAAAGCCCTCAGAGAGTCTCTGAAGCAGGAGTTCCATAAGAACACCCACAACCCCTATGTCAGAGTCTTTACCGGCTTACAATTGCTTACGTTGCCTTTAAACATAAACGAAGAACCTTTTCGTCCCAGCCTTCGCGGTTTCCTCGAATTGCGTATTAATAACATTGATCTCGTTTATCAACGTTTGGCATTTCTCATTAATGAATACCAACGAGCAATTAACAGGAGTTCAATCGAATGGCTGCCATTACCTGACGCTTTAAATAAACGAAACGACTTGGCGGAATACCGATGGCTAGACACTTATTTTGGGACGTCCAGTCCTGAGGTTGCCGCTTATAAGCTGGGTAAATTACTCGCGCTAATTCAACCCTATGAATCGGCGTTCCTTAAACCGGAGTCCGACGAAGACAAAGCGCTGGTAAATCAAACTGCGCATTTATTCCGGGAGTTGGAAACGTTGATTGAACACTACCTTTTAGAACGTCCTATTTAATAAACCAGTAACCCCTTGTAACAAGGTGATGTGATGGATAGCAAAAAAGTAAGTGTGGTCGTGGACGCTGAAGACGAACGTGCAGGCGGACCACTTCAAACGCTTTATTGGAATTATAAAGAATTGATCGGATGGAAGCCTTCGGATTACAAACTCGCCGTCGCCAAACATATTCTGTCTCCAGAATTTAAAACACGTTCAAAAGCAACGATGGACGATCGAATACAACGTATCTCCACGAAGCTGAGTTCAGGTAACATCCCCGCACTACCTGTCGATCTTACCTGGCGAGGTTTTACAGAAGGGTTGGTGATTACCGGAGTGGAAACACTGCGGATTTGTGTGACCACTTACCGAGGACACTTCAAAACAAAAACCGTATCTGAAATTACCACACGCGTGCGTGAAGATCTCGCTCGGGATTTGTTCGAAGATAACGACGAACGACCTAAAGAGTCTGCAACTGCGCAATTGAACCGTTATTTCCAGAACTGTGGTGAGACCGCAAAGATGATGGTGCATCCGTTATCTCGGCTAACTTGGACTATCTTCGCAAACATGAAAATGAATGCGGATTGGTGGTATCGTCTTTCCACAAACTTCGTTAACGATCCTGCTAACTGTGAGCAGACACCGTCGAAACGAAATGATTTGCGGCACAACATGCAGCACAATCTAAGGTTAAAAAAGAAGTTTTCCTGGAAATGGTTTATGAGGGTACTCAAGGCAATTGATGTTCGTAGTTTCGAAATCCTTCTGACCTTAAGGCGTCAGAAAGACAATAAAATCTACGAAGTTCAGGTCACGGTAAACCTTGACGAATACCAAATTGGAGACCAGAATGAAAATCGACCAAATAACCAGTCAGATAAATAAAGGTCAGTCAGCAATCGATAATTCCGTTAATACGGCAAAGAACGCCGCAAACCGCGTACAATCGACGGTGGAGAATGCGGAGCGTGGCATTAAAAACACGGTCGATAGCGTCAACCGATTATCAGAACGTGCTGGTGAAACATTCAACAAACTGATTAGCGGCGGCAACGAACTGACCAGCAAAATTGGTAACCTTTTTGGCGGTAGCGATACCGCCAGTGTTGGAGGTAGTAAGACTGCTGGGAGTTCGGCCTCCGGTGTATCTCCGGGACAAAAGGTTCCCGGTTTTGCATCTAATACCAAAGAAACGCTTCCTGTCCTCGACCCGCAAAAGCGTGACGTTTCTGAACCCTTTAAGAAAAAGGACGAAGATGGTCTAAAGGCGTTAGACTACCTAAGTCCAGGCGGAATGGGGAAGCTGTTAGGTAAAGGGTGGGACAGCATCGGCAGCTTAACCGACTCTGTTTTATCAGGTATCGGCACTGACTTTAACTCGGTGAAAAAACGTCTCGAAGGGACGATGAACATTGCTGGGCAACTGGCTAAACTCCCCTCGGAAGTTAGCCAAGAAGTCAACGGGTTTATGTCTGAAGTCAACAGTATGCGTTATCAGATCACCTCGATCGTTGATGACGTACAACATACTTTCGACAGCTACAAAGACTTAGACGACTTCTTAGCCATCGATAACCTGATTAACAGCTTTAAAGGCAGCGACAGTTTCTCCACGTTAGACATTAATACCTCTTCAGCGCTGATTTATGGCCTATCTACCAAACTGAACAGTTATGGTTTACCGGCTAAAATTGAGCCGATGCTTCAAGCGATTACCGACACACAAGCAAAAGAGGTACTGTACGGCGAGTTGATGATTCAGGCGGCAGCGACAGGTAATCTGGATTCAACAGAATACTATCTGGATAAACTGCAACCGGGACAAGGGACCCAGATCGCAGCCACCGTTATCCAAAATCTCATGGCTAACCTACGGGTTGAACCTGGTGTCAGTTTCAAAACGTATGGTACTCGTCTATTAACGCTATTTAAAGGATTAGATGCAAAGTGGGACAAAGCGAAGAATATCACGCCGGAAATGACTGAACTTAAACTTTACACCTATGCAGGCGTAAATGCGATTCAGGCGCTACTGACCACCGAGAAACGTAATTACGTGATTGCTGCAGGCAGTGTAAGTTACCAGTCTACCGATAAAATCGTGGAAGACTATTTTGCAATTTAAGAGGCCGGTTATGTCCGAACCACAATTACTGCGTTCCGTATTAAAGAAGATCAAAAGTCAGGGCGAAGACAATCACGCTCTGGCATTAACGCTGGGTTATCAACCTGGGCGAAATAATCCTAATGGATACGTTAACGCGTCAAACATCGTGCTTACTCCTGATGAGCGCTTTGTTTATGTCCTATACCTTCGTCGTTTAGGCTACGTTTGTGCGTTACCCGAAAAACTCCCTTTTACCGATGGTATCAACCATCTTAACCTTTACTCTAACGGTCGTACTACCGTAGGGAAAATGATCAGTAACTTCTACGCACAACCTAACGGTGCGAAATTCGACACAATTCACGGTCAGTTTTTAACGCTAGAAGGCTACTATCATTATTTAAGGATCGTAGACTATCTGTTCTACAAAGGCTACGGAATAAACGCTTTGGGTCGTTTGGAAACTGAATATCCTGACATCCGTTTATTACGCACCCTGACTGGGGCTGAATGTATACAACGCGGTCGGCGATTAAAGGCGAGTATTTACGGGGGCACGGATTATCGGCCTGGCGAGTTTAGCGATTACGCGAACGGTGCATTTCAAAACGCATTACTGCGTAAACTCCGACTCTTGAAGTTTGACGGAAGCTGCTTAGGTAATGTGTTATCGTACTGTCATTCGATGGGATTACCGTTCTTGCATTACTACGTTATGAACGGCCGGGTTATTACACCACCCCATTCGGAATGGCTTCCTAATCTGGTGGTTTCTATTGTAGAAAACATCGACTTTAACGACACAACGTTCGACATTACGAGCGTCAGTGAAAGTATGGGATTAATCTAATGGGATTATTCGATACCCTTGCGCAATTGGAAAAAGCGCAGGAAGAAGAGGTTATTCGCGTTGTGGGCGAATCCATTAAACGCGAAGTGGAAAAGGAATATTGCGTCTGGGTTAAACCTACGGAAGCGGGATGGGATTGGCTCCACGCACAGTCCGCTAAGATGTTCATGGACATTCTCATGCCGATAGAAGGCGGGCGTCGTCGTATCCGTATTAAAGAAGACGGTACAGCACAGCTAACGCTTAAGCGTAAATTCCTGGATGGAAAAGTTGAAGAGAATTCGGATATCGGTATTAGTTCTGCACTCTCTTTTTACAAGGACGGTTATTTGGCACACCTGGTGAAACGTATTCACTTAGAACCGGGTGAATTAGCCGATAAAGGTGCTAAGCATTGGGATATTGATATTTTCAGTATCACCACCGGACACCCCGCAATTGAAGTTTCGGGTGACTTTAACGATCTCCTCACTGAAATGCGTAGCAGTACCAGCGTCGGTGACTGGGTGAAAGTTGAACTGGAAGTCGAACGTTACGAGATTGCGGATGTTCTGTCTGTGATTCCGTTTGAGTTTGACGGCCATATTCCGGCTACGCCAAAAGATCCTGAAGACCAAGAATATCTTCGTGATTACTGGGATTCAGTTACCCGTATGTAACACCTACCCTACTCCTGACTAGGAGTAGGGTATTTTCATTTTTTACCCTAAAGGAGAATTACCATGCAAGCTCAGTTTTTTAGTACACCCAAAGGTTTCGGTTTTAAATTCCCTGAATTTGTTTTACCAAAACAAGTTATTGAGGTACCCTTCCCCCGTTATGTGCAATTAGGACTGCGCACTGTACTTGCCAACTTTTCGGGAAAGACTGTGGAATTTCGTGTGTGGGAAGGTTCGGGAAGTCCTGGCGGTGTTATGTTTGTTGATTACAATTGGATTAAAAGAACAGGTTTTCCGCTTGTACGAACAGTTGAGGCTGCTCGTGGATTACCCTTCCACGCTCTACTGGAAGATATAACGTTACCTGTAACTGGCGATTATTCTTCTCCTGCGGATGACGAATACCAAATTCATCTTGTTTTGTTGAAATGATTTTTACAGTTGGGAACAGACTTATGTCTCCCAAGACTGCGTTTAAGTGGAGAAACAATTATGCGTGGATATATTCTCGATCTTGCAATTTCTGTAGAAGAACTTGTGGAAAAACTCGGCGGTACCGGTCATGGGCTTCATGGGAAGACCAAAAGCATAGCTCATCTTCTCGAACCAAAATACGAACGGAAACTCCACATGATTGCTTCCGTTCGCAACAAAGCCGCTCACAGGAGAGTTCTTCCCGATCGCATAGACGTCTATGAACAAGCTGTGGAAGAAACGAGGCTCTATTTAGAAGAACTGATTGGGGAAGAAGAACGGAAACGTCGTTGTGAAGAGGAAATAAATCCCAGCTGTCTGGAACGCGAAGCGATGTGGAGAGAACGGGCAGAAGAGGCCAAACGACGTAACGAAAAGAAAAGATGGGACGATATGAGTGTAATAGAAAAGATAGGTTGGGGTGCCGGGATTGCAATCGTGGGAGCTGCGGTTGCGTACCTTAAAATAAAGTCTCGTGACTAAATCGGGTATCGGAAATGAAACAAATACAGTTAACTGATCACGTTAATGCGTTTAAACACTTTCTGGATAACGCGGGTATAAAACCTGGCGAACAGACAGACGCATGGACTGCACGTGTTTATGGAAGTATTGGCAAAGTCTGTGAATCCACAACAACACACGATGGGTTGTTTGTTGCTAAAGCAGTAGGTATTGCCTTGTGGGATCTTGCTGCCTTGGTTTACGTGATGAATAACGGGGATTTACGCCCCCTTGAAAAATCGTTACACAGACTACTAGCCATTAAGAAATGGAAAAACGAACATCCTGAAACAATCGCGGTGACGTTGATGCCAGAAGCGGTACTTGCCATCAAAGCGGTACGCAGTTGTACCGCACGCGCACAAATGGAGCGTCGACTACACCTCACGACGCTCTTTTATCAGTTGGCTAGAATTGTAAAGATGAACGGCCTAATCTTCGACCGGGTTCTACAAAACGGACGTATAAGTTGGACAGAAGAACTAAGCAGTTCTCCGTTCTATACAAAACTAAAGCTTAAAGACATTTTGAAGGATTAACATGGAAAACTATTCGGGTTGGGCAATTTCGCAGTGCATTGGTTATTCTTTACGTTCTTTAGTGCGTACACTTTATAACAAAAACTCAGGCGAAGCTATTACACCACAGTTACTGGGCAAATTGGAAGTCGAAGTTAACCACAAATTAAAGCAGTTACTCGACAGCCACGTAAGAACAATGCGTTGGGAGTTCTTGCTACGTGGTAAGAAGCCAACAATTACCGTTGTAGCAGAAGGCAGTGAAATCGTACTGCAATCCAACGCAGACCTATTTGAAATTTTAACTGAACTCGAAAGGGACAAAATCTGATGGTTACGAACGACAATATCAAGAAAAAGATTGACGAAATTATAAGCGTCAGTTTAGATAGAATCGAATTAATTCCCGAAACTAAGGAGATCAAATATTACGTTCCTGCGGACGAACTATTTCCAGGTCTTCTTAGAATCTCACCAAAAAAGGTTGAAGAGGCTAAACGGCAATTCGAAGTTCGTGGCCTTAAGGTTGACATTGTTAACAAAAAACATTTCCATGTAACGTATAGCCAGGAAAACATTATATTTAGTCCTGAACAAGCGCAACGTAATTTAGATATTTTAACGAAACGAATGGGGAATAATAACAAATGAAACAGTATTTAGCGTTAATGCAAGACATTCTGGATAACGGTGTTGTCAAGAAAGACCGCACAGGTGTAGGGACACTATCTGTATTTGGTCGTCAACTACGTTTTGATCTGAAAGAAGGTTTCCCATTAGTTACTACGAAGAAGGTTCACCTGAAAAGTATCATTCATGAACTGTTGTGGTTCTTAAACGGTGACACTAACGTGAAGTACCTGCAAGAGAACGGGGTAAAAATCTGGAACGAATGGAGTGATGAAGAGGGGAACTTAGGGCCAGTTTATGGTAAACAATGGCGCGAATGGCGCGACTGTAAAGTTGTGGAGTGTCATGACGTAAGACGTACACAACAACTAATGCAACGGGGTTACAAGTATATTGGGAATATGAAGGAAGATGGTACGACGTATTTGGTTTATGAAAAACCACATGACCAGATCAGCAAAGTTATCCAACAACTTCGTGAAGACCCTGACTCCCGCCGTATTATCGTTAGCGCCTGGAATGTAGGTGACCTGGACGATATGGCACTTAATCCATGCCACAACTATTTCCAATTCTACACAACAGAAATGACGTTGCTTGAACGACTGGATTGGTACGAAGCAAATGAACCGGAAAAATTTGCGAACGCGCCACTTATTAATCACGAAGATATTGATGATGAAGAACGACTTCATGAAACTTTAGATCGTGAAGGTATCCCTCGTCGTAAGCTTTCATGTTTTTACATGATGCGCAGCAACGATGTCGCATTAGGAAAACCGTTCAACATCGCGTCATACGCTCTGTTAACTCATATAGTTGCCCAACAAGTGAATATGGTTCCCGATGAGTTAGTTTATAGTGGGGTCGATGTGCATTTATATCTGAACCACATCGATCAAATAAAACTCCAGTTGACTCGTGAGCCGTACCCGTTACCTAAATTGGTTATTAAACGTAAACCCGAATCTATCTTCGACTACAAATACGAGGACTTTGAAGTAGTCGGTTACCAATCACACCCACACATCGCCATGCCTGTCGCGGTGTAAACTACCACTTAACTAAAAGGAATGATGAAATGTCTAAAACTCATGTTAACTATAACATCGTAGTAGAAGAATTATCAAAAGGTTTAACTGATCTGGATTCTAAAGATAATCCGTTTACCGATCGTTATGGAGCCAAAGCTTTATCTGAGTTCCGTACTATCCGCTACGGTACAGGCAGACAGACAGGACTTACAGACTTTGCTGTCGAGTTAGCTAAGAACCATAAAGGGAAGGTATTATTCGTTAATCCAAAAGGGTTCTTAGAAGACGATGTGCTGTTCCGTTTGGGTCTCGAAGACTTGCCGGAGAATATCACGCAAATCATCGGTTACCAAATGGGTACAGAAAAAGAAAAATACAGCCTTGTTATTGTAGATAACGCTGGGGTTTTCTTTAGCATTTTCCGTTACATGAAGTTCTTTCGCTTACTGGCAAACTCAGTAACTAAAGACGTTGTAATCCATTTAATGGGTTAATTAATGATGTGGGAATTCTTTATGACGAATGATGTCATTAAAGTTACTATAAAGTATATCAATCTGAATAAGAGAATCCGTTGCAAAGTAAATCGTAAAGCTATCGCTAGTCGCTGGCGTAAAGGACCACACAAGGGTCGTAAACGCTTTCTGGCTTTTGGGGATGTCTGATGAAAAAACCACGATTTCACAGCCTGAGATTCTTTACAGGTGCTCTATATTTTGTTGGCTACAACCGTGTACGTAAGGGTCCTGGTAAATCGAAGATGCGCATCGTGCGATATAAAGAAACGCCACCAGGTCTAGCACCGATGGCGAAACTTCTGTCGCCGTTCGCTAACCTTAAAATCAAAACTGTTAACCCCTTTGTAAGAAATTTGGGAACTAAAATGTCTGAAGAAGTTAAAGTAGAAACCGTTAAAGAAACTGATGAATTTGCAATCCCTGGGTTAGACCCGGAAGCTACCGTAGAGAAGGGTGCTGACCCAACTACGGAAGACGATAACTGCTCAGGCGGGGCTTGCAAAATTTAACAGTTCCTGGGGTGCTTATGTAGCACCCCTAATCCTTATTCTTTTTGTTTAATCTAATGGAGTTTTAAAATGGGCGAACGTTTTGACATCAACACTATTTACAACATCGTAGTTAATCCTGGTCAGCACCTGGAAGAAGTTAACGCACAACTGCGCGCTCTGAATGAGAATGCAGTACAGTTCGATGCTATTTACACAATTGGTGTAAACCCTGGCACCAACCGTATTCGTGTAGAAGGTAAACGTCACACCGGTAATCAAGAACTGGACATCGAAACAATTGTAGCGCCTATTAAGCTTACCGATGCTGTTTACAACGGCACGGTAATGCATACAGAATCTGTTCCGGTCTACTCTATTGAAAACTGTGTAGAACGTGTTAAAGGTTGGTCTAAAGAACGTGGTATTCTCGACAACGGTAAACTGGAAACTCAAATCACAAAGTTCTATGAAGAATTTGGTGAGATTGCAACAGGTATCAGCAAAAACAAACCTGAACTGATCATGGACGGCATCGGCGATGCGTTGGTGGTTCTGGTAAACATCCTGGAACTGGATAAGGACAGAGTGACTGGCGGAATGACAACCGCTGAAGTCATCGAACGCGGTTTACAATTGCAGGTAGATGATGTCGCTGACGTTGAAGAACGTTTAAACGATACCAAATATCCACACCAGTTGTATTTAGAGGCTACCGAAATCTTCGCTACTGCGTTCTTACGTACTGAACTGGGTACTGTTACGTTAGGTTGGGCTTTACATCGTCTTGCGCGACTCGCTCTCTATTATCGTCTTAACATTCGTCATTGTTTCTCTTTGGCCTGGCACGAAATCAAAGACCGTAAAGGTTATCTGAACGCCGACGGTATCTTTGTAAAAGAAGCAGACCTGGCGAAATAAATAAAAGTACCTACCTCCTTTCGGAGGTAGGTTAACTTTCTTATTTTTTTTCTTTTTTTAAGCGCCTGGAACAATCCCAGAAGAGATATACGTCAAACCGTCAAGTTCAGTGACTTTAATCAACTTCGAAATATCCTTACCGTCGGACGGCAGCTCTGTTAAGTACACCTCCAGCCGTCCTGTCCACGCCAAAGATGTCCCATTCATGGTAATGATGGTTTTATCTTTGCTGTCTGGTGCAGCTGTTGGGTTCTCAACTTCGTCGTCAGTAATCTGTAAATTGTACTTATTGCGGAAAAGCTGTAGTACCTCAGATACCGTAGCCGCATTAACACCCGCAACAGAAACTACAAAGTCACCTAAGAGGTGCTCTAAATCCAAACGACGATAAATAACGTCAATTTTACCAAACGTTTTCTGTTCAATAATTCCCTGGACGCTAAGTTGGGTATTTAATCGCGTAAATTGAGTTTCTGGTGTTTCTACCGCAGGAATATGTGACGGTGTACCAAAATTCAACTTATCGATTGTAATACCTTTCTCTACCAAACCAGGATTCTTTTTTACTAATAACTCATAAACCAGTTGTTTTCCTGATTTACCTAATAGCGTATTAGCCATTATTTCCTCTCAAACATTAACGTGCTTGCGGCAAGAAGATGTTCGCGATCTGGCGTGCTGGGATAACATCCAGTGCAGAGTTAATAAAACTACCCTGTGACCACGCGGATGCCCAGTTTTGTGCCCAGATGCTCGCATTAATCTTGGCACGCGCAATGCCGTTAGTACGCTCGTACAACGTAGCACCACCTAAACACGCCATAAATTCACTAAATTTATTATCGTCATCCCACACACCTGTGTCGGTAACAATGGGCATGTACATAACGCGAGTCAAATCACGAATAGTAACAGAGATATCGCAAGACAGCGGAACGGAATCACCTGGCCGCCAACCTAAACCACCCACACCGAATTGCAATGACATTGACGTCACCATCGCATTACGGAAAGAAAAGCGTCCTTGTGAGTAACACTCTAAATAGAACGGGTGAGTAAAAGATTGTTTACCTGTAGCCAGCGGACAAACCGCAGCGATCCAGAATGACAGTGGAACGAGCAAGTCTTGGAAGATATCCAAATCGTTGCCAGACCAACAGCGTAACGGTATCGTTAACGTAATGTCATCACCCGACGCATCCGAACTGTCCCACACTTCTGGAAAGTCAATTACCGAAGAATTGTACAACGACATGATCCCTGTCAAATGTAAGGTGTCGGCAACGCCACGCATCGCGGACTTAATCCCGGAAACTAAAGCATCTACAGCGCTGAAACCCGTTTGACCACCGGATAAGTTGACTTCTAACGAACGTGCTTTCGCGGTTAACGAGTTAACGGTACCAGAAATCTCTGGCTCTTTAGTAGAGTTAGAGAACGAACGAGAAACCGTGTCTTTAGCATCGATACGCCACGATACCCATTGTGAACCATTACGGATTTCAGAAAGCGCATTTTCCTTAATACCGTCGATATAGTTTTTACCCATTTCGACGAAATCTTTAAAGAAACTACCTACATTTTCTTTAGAACCCGCATCTGCCCATTCTTGTATCTTAGCTATATCAGGGACATCCTCACCACCGATTTCGCTTTCAGCTTTTTCCGCAGCAGCCATGTTTGCTGCCATTGATTCTCGAAGTTTCTTTGTGTTCGCATCAATTTCATCTGCGGTACCGCCAGCGGTTAGTGTGCCAGTGATCCCTTCAACCAACTTAGACTCTTGATCGTTAATATTTTCAAAAGGCGCTTTATAAGCGTTGTCTTTTTGAGCAACCGTTTCTAAGTCATGCAACGAAACTTCGAAACTACCCGCATCATTAATAACGCGTTTGGAGTACATCCCTTCGTTATAAAACGCACGTAGTTTTCTTGCAAATGCTTCTTCATCTCCACCGCTTTCAACACGCATTTGCTCTATGGCTTTGGTCTGATAATCCGCTAACGTTTGATAGCGGTTTATCATTCGATAAACGTCAAACTCCCCGTTATCTTTCCAGATAGTAGGCAACGAAGCATACCAGTCTTGTTTATCATTGCTGTATGAATTTGTGCCATCGTCGGTATTTTCTTGTAGTTTGAAATTACCGAGCACGCCTGTGGGAACCAAACGACGATAAATAAGTTGCGTATTCAAGATGTTCTGTACAGCACGCAAATACAAATGCATCGTTGGCTTGACGTAATAGTAACGCGATGTTTGTTTGTTCAACACCGCTTTTAGAATTCGTGGTGTAATAAGAATAACCGCAAAGGCAACGGTACCTACAGTGGCCCATATTGCTGCTGCACCTAAATACGAAACCATCGTTCTCATCATACCTGGATAGTCACCAGTACGAGCCAAGTACGCTAGGTTGGAGTCGTACATGTTCGCAAAGAATGCGGCCATACCCAGATATTTCGGTTTACCGAACCGACAGTGAACATAAAACGAATTCTGATTAATACTTTCGTAGAAATAAGTACCGAGTTTATACGAACCTGTTTCTCGGTTATTAGAGAATGTTTTGGTTTCGGCTCTCGGGTTGTCGGGTTGTGCAAATGCGCCAGTCGATGGCGGATCTGCAAACCATGTAAATTGGGGTGGTGTGTTAATCGCTTTACTGCCACCTAACGTGGTGTCCTCGAACGATAACATACCGTTGGAGTAGCGTCGCAAGGCCAGGAAACGTTCATCTCGGCCATCCAACACGCCGTTAAAGAGGCTTTTGACCCAGCTTGAGTCGTTAGCTGTTCTAGCGTCCACTTTATACCTCTAAAAAAGTAGGGGGTAGGTAACTACCCCCGATTACTGTTACGCCCGTTTACGACCAACGTCGAGTTGGCGGGCAGGTTGTTCAACCGCGATGTTACGTGATGCTGATCCCGGAGCAGAAGCTGCCGAGGTCGCTGGGGATGGCTGCATAGCCTGTGGTCTCTGACGAAGAATTGTTACAATCTCTCTCAGATAGCCCGCAGACTCTTTTGCAACCGCCAGCTGCTGTACGCTGATCGGATCACCACTGTTCACTGTTGGTGTAGTCTGTGCATCAGACGTTACCGTTGGTGCAGGACGTGCGGATTTCTCCATTTGCTGTCTAGCACCTTCTTTTACTTTGGCAACTTCCTCTTCGCCCAGACCGTCAGCACGCGCATTTTGACCCACCGTTTCAACAACGACAGACGCATCACTTGGCGTGACGTCACCGCCAGGGCTCGGCACAGCCGGACCACCACCCGTTGCAGCTTTAATATCTTCAGCGCCCATCGCACCTTTGTCTGCTAAAGCGGAGTCACGATTCGCCTCGTTCGCGGCTGGCAGGTTATCTGCCGGACCAGCAATAGACGGATCGTTAGCTGCGCCAGCAGCAATTGCAGGAGACGATGGAACTGGTGATAACCCTTTCGTCATGTTTTTCGCAGACGCAGGATTTGCTGCAATCTCGTTGGTTCCAACCGCACCCATACGGCGGTTCAGTTCCTCGACAACCTCACCGATCGTACGCATCCTAACGCGTTTCTTCCCGTTCATGATATAGAAAACACCTTCATTACCGTTAAGAACGGCAGGTGTGATGTACTTCACTTTGTCGGGCGACCCGTTAGGATTGGTTTTCCAGGCTTTAAGGAACTCAGCACCACCACCTGGACCTAAGAAGTGGTACAGGTACGCTACTGCCGGAGGTGGGGCAATTCCACCCAGATCCTTTTGTGCGGTCTTGATGTTGTCTCTAATGAAGTTAACACCTAAGATTGCGTTAGCCCACGGGTCGAACTGGTCGGTTTGTGGAATACCGTATCTTCGGGCGTACTGCTTCATAACCCCATTCCAAGTGCCATTGGTAAATTGGAACAGGCCAGCGGCAGACATCTTATTACTTCTCGGTCTACCAGAGGATGCGCCAGGATAGTTGCCATACTGTAAGCCAGATTCTGCTTGTGCCATTGCAATCGCAACAGATGGTGGAACACCCACCATGTTTGCCGCGTCAATAATCAATGACTTGATGGCTTCAGTATTTGACTGCATCGGTTTACCGAGCATTTCCCTTGGGTATTTAGTCACTAAGGATTTGTAATCGCCGTCTTGTAACTCACCGAGGGTGATACCAGATTGTCCAGTGGAATACTTCGCATAGTTCCCTATACCCATATCGCCAACAACTTGTGATAAGTCACCTGGCGTTCCGTAGGACTGACCACCTTTCGGTAAGTATCCGTCGTTTGAAGCTTCGCCGTAGCTGTTAATTCCCTTATAACGCTCTTTGCTATCTTCATTCGTCTGATGGACACTGGAGTTTGTCGCTGGTGATTTCCATGTCATACGCTTAGGCGTGCTCGGTGTTTCTTTGAGCATGTTCCTTACAGCCAGATCGGGTTCTTTAGACAACTCTTTCAACGTTGCTAATTCTTCCCTCACTGAACCTGCATCGGTATTCGCATCGCCTCCTAACGGGTTAAATGCGATTTCCCACACAGACTGACGGATACCCCCTTTCATGTTGTAAGCACCACGCATCATCAGTGCCAGCTCATAGAGGAAACCCCCTGTGAGTTTCAAATCCAACGGATCGGCATGAGGTACGTAGCGTTTTACACCATAAACGTAGGTCATGAATACAGGTAAGAAACGATTATAGAACCAGTTCTTGTAACGCTCCTCTTTTGGACCGCCAATTGCATCAGGCGCAATCGCAGAAATTGCTTTCTTCCAATCGCCCTTATAAATGCAATTTTTGATATCCGTGTCTTTCAACACTTCTTTCTCAAGCAATCTAAAGAGGGTACGTGTTGTCTCATTGACAGATTTCACACCGTAAGATTTCCAACGGACGGATTCCATCGCGTCCAAATCTTTCTTCTCAGGTAATGCTCTCCAGTCAACTTGAATTTGAACCTGTTCAGTACCGTCTTCCCAACCCTCAGCTTTAGCAACAGTTTCGTTACGCTCGGTATCGTTCTTCGCGAGTACCTGCGAAGATTCTGCCACAGAAGCAACCTTATGCCCTTCAGGCACAGCACCGGCTCCAGTTGTTTCCTTACGCTTATCATCACGACGCATGTTGATCGAACGGAAAACGCGATCTTGCGCCTCAACAACTTCTTCGCCTGACAAAAATTCTGCCGGTGTGAAGGTCACGAAATCCCACGCTTTAGAGAACCAACCTTGGTTAACTTTACGGGGATCTGTCAGCGATTTAAAAGCAGGTGCATCTTTTGTCATCTTCATTTTGTTAAAGATGGTCAGCATGTCTGCTTTTGATACCTTCGACGGATTACCAACATCAGCTAACGCGATATCGTTATCCATTGAACGTAGCGCTGTAATCCAACGTAAATAGATCGGCACAAAACGTTGTAGCATAAACGCGGTAAACGCCAGCATTTCGCCTTTGTCTTCTACGTTAGTACCAAACCCTTCGGCCAGTTTCTTCACGTCGTCACCGGACAAACCACGCAACTGTGCTTGACCATTCTCTGTATAAGAGATGTACGGTTTCAAGTTGTCTTCTAAATAACGCGCTTTTGCGCCGTCGTCGGAAGACCATTCATCATGATCTCTAAATCCGTACTGCGCCAATCGCATGTTATCCAGATACTGGGCATTTTCACGGGTTGCAGTTTTATACGCAAACCAAGACAGCGCAGCGCCTGCAGCGACCAAGCCAATAATCGGCCAGCCAACCGCAGTTACCACTGCAGAAGCCGCTGTTGCAACAGCACTCACCGCAGGGACAGCCAAACGGGTCACAGCAAACTTACCAACGTTCCACAACGCTTTGCCTGCAAACCCAACCGGCTTAAAGATTCCCCATTTTGCGACTTTACCTAAGATTGAACCCACTGTGCCTAAAATACTCACAATTGGTCCTACCAACGGCAGTCCTTTAAGGAAATCCATTACCCCACGTTTACCGCCTTTCTTCTCAGCCTCTTTCTTAGCCTTTTCCTCTTCCTTAGAACGACGACGGCGTCGGAAGAACTGGAAGTAATCGCGTTTTTCATCACTGGCAGGCGGTTTATTGCGTTGGCCGAACTTACTGAACATGGTTCTTAACAAACCATCCGAAGCACCTGCTTTTTCTGCAGAATCACGCATGGTATTAAACCACGACATTTCCTGAAGATTAACCATTCGGTTCAGGCGTTCCAATAAAGCTGACCCAACGCTACGGGCTTTCTGCTTCCCTTTATTAATCACACGTCCAGCGCTATCCGTTACGGTGTCTAAGTCTTCTTTTGCCGCATCGACAATACGTGTTTTAGACACCTTACCTCTTGCGTAGATGTGCTGACGATAAAACTCAGCAACGTCGTCATCGCGTCCTGCTAAACGACTCTCCATTCGATAACGTGTTCCAATATCGTAACGCGGATCACGGAAGGTATCGACCATATCGCTTGCACGGCCACGGAAACGGTCAAACCAACCTCGTGCTGCACCTCCCCAACGAGAAAGATGACCACCTACCGCACTGCGGTAACGGGATATCCTGTCACGCATCCGACCACGCCAATCCCGGAACCCTTGAAAATGTTCACGGAACCCTTCGCGTATGTCCTTAGCACGCTGGAATAATCCTTTAACTGAACTGGCCCCCGTATTCCGCTCCATCTGTTCTGTCCAGGTGTCATCTTCAGCTTCACCTGGCAATCTCCGGTTAAGGAGTTTGTAGATACGGATTAAGATGTGGTTAGTTTTACGGCCGTTCGACCATGAAAACACACTAAACCCACCGCCAGAACCCCCTTCCTTACGGTTCTGCCACCAACGTGTCAACGGGTTATCAGAAGCCAACTCTTTGAGTTTCTCAAACCCGCGTTTTGCATTGTTCCACAGACGAGCTGGCATTCCCGTTACACGGGAAATCATGCTCTGTAAACGGGTTTTCTCTGCGCCCTCTGGAACCTCATTTAGCCACTCACGTGCTTTCTCGAACAGGGAAGCCGCTTTAGGTGAAATGAAACCCAGAAGTTTCTTCGGTAAGGTCACAGCTTTATTTACTGCCGTTCCTGCTTTCCCAGAAATATACTGGAATAGCGCTTGAACTTTACCGCCTTTGTAGAAGCGTAGTTTACCTGCGGCAGCCAAATCAGCAGCCGCTAAGATTAAATTACCCGCTTCGTCGACAATATCACGTCCCAGTTTAATATCGTCGAGAGTTTTAAGTTGAACCAGCTTCTCAGTTTTCGGGTCAGCCTGGTAATATTCCCCAGCTTCTAAACGGCTTCCTTGTAATACGACGTTGCCGCGTTCATCGTAAATATCACGAACGCCTAAAACGCCTTTACCGAAAGCTACGGCAGAATTCCAACCCGTCGATAAAGTACCTGTTACTAACCCTTTCAGTCGGCTAAATACACCAGGACCTTCAGAGGAACCGCCTGAGAATTTCCCACGAATAAAACCACCTAATGCTTGTAGGCGATCTTTCCCGCGCAGGAACAGATTCTTACCAAACCGCCCTACGCCTGAACCGGTATCCCAAAGCACCCCGGCCCAGCGACGTAACAAACCTGTCTCACCCAGTACAATACGTTTGCGTTTACGACGACGTTTACGACCCGAGTCACTCGAGCTTTCAGATTCGTCACCGCCATCGCGACTACCGCCTAAACTGGCTAGGAGAATGCCTTCCTCATCCATGTTCTTAACGTGTTTGAGGATGTCTTGCACTGTACTAGATTCTGGCTGTTTGCGTACGGCATCAATCAAACGGTCGAATTGCTGCTCCAGCCCAGCGTTCGTATCTGGACGACTGCTTAAAAGTTCAACAAAGTTAGTGGATTTCTCTCCATAAAGTACCGCAGCGAGTTGACGTGCGCTTAAACCACGACCGCGACCACCTTTTCCACCACCACGTACGTTGGACAGTTCTTTGTCTTCAAAGCTCGGCTCTGCACCTGCACCCATTCGACGCAAGTAATCGCCCAACGCAGAACCGTTTTGCAACTTACGCTGAATCTCTTGCTCACGGGTTAACGAACGTCCAGAACGGGTCTTACCCATCGACAGGTCGTTAAATAGCGTATAGGGATCGTTAATGTCCTTATCGACTTCGAAGATATCGTTCTTCGCATCGTATTTAAAAATGCCGGAATCACGAAGTGCGTTCTCGCCGTAAATCACAGACGCAGCATCAACCGTGTCCTGACGTGCACGAATCGTTGACTGGATAGCGGCGATTTTGTTTGAAATCGCGTTGCTCAGTTCATGGTGCCCACCAACCAGTTCCGCAGAACGGGCTTCTAAAACACCCTGAATCGCTTCCACAGCGTTTGCGTTCATGTAGCGATACATGTGCATCGGGTCTTTCAATAAAGACCCTACATCGAACGCTTTCCCTTCTGAGGCACGAGATTCGATGTAGTCCGCTAATGCTTGACGTGTTTTCCGATCGAGCGTTTTATCTTTATCGATAAAGTCAACAGTATCGTTGATGTAAGTCTGTAAACGTTTACGCTGGTCGTCATTAGCAACGGCCTTACGTACACGGTTGCCAATAACTTTACGATCCACCATACCGCGCGTGGTCAGGTCATAAACCTGATCGTGGTGTTCACCATATCCACGACGAATAGATTTGTTAATCTCGGACAGTAACGTCGGAATAACTTCGGTGATGCTAAGGTAAGCTTTACGATCGAATTTCGCTGCGGCAGAAAGAGATTCCGCAGAACGATCGTCTAATGCTAACGTTTCGCGACGTAGCGGGTTAACTAGCCCCAAATCGTGCATTAGTCGAAACAGATCAGCTAACGGGCCGCTTGTTTCTCCTGCTATTGCCGAGTTAGAAATAGACGACAAATTACCAAAACCATACTTCGCCAACTGTAGGCGTTTCATGACTTCTGGATTTTTCTCTAACTCGCCACGAGTCCAGTTTTGAAGACGTTCGATCTGTGGCTGTAAGAGACGTTTTGCTAACCAACCACCTGCAAAACTTGCCGCTTTATTACGCGAGTTTGTGTTACGACGGTCAGGAGACAACGATGAGCTGTCCGACATGCCAAAGTCATCTTCCTGAGCCATCCCTAGAACTTGTTCTAGAATCCCACGGCCATCGCTAAAGACGTTCGAGATTTTCTTCTTCGCATTTTCGCGAATCTGGTCAATGAAATTATCCGCGTAGTGTAAGGGGTTCATCCACTCCGCAGCTTTACGTTTTACATTAGCCCAACGAATTTCAGAAAACTCTTCCTTCGCGTAGTCTGGCAGCGCTGTGTTCTTAACGATGGCTTCTAATGCTGGTGTATTGCGTGCAAACTCGTCTTGTTTGAGTTTCGCAATATCTTGCAAAGCAAACAGCGTTCGATACTGCAGCTCTAACTGCTTACGCTGAACATTTAACAACACGCCACGACTTAAGCTAGTCGTTAAGTTGACGTCTTTTGCAATACCGATTACTGTCTGGAACAGTGCGTCGGACTTCATGTCCTTAATCGTGTCACGCAAGCGGTCTTCAACCATCCCTTCTTGCGTTTCGCGTTGCTGGTCCGCTGTTTGCGGTGCGCCTGAGAACACGCTGTCCAGCTCACGATCCATCATCGCTTGTTTAGGATCGTAATTCCCATAGTCGATTTGATCGTTACGTGCCCACTTGTCGATTTTCCGTGTTACGGATTCCGGTAAATACCGTTTCAGTGTTGGACCTAACTGTCTCGCTTGCATCTTAACGACGCGAGACGTCTTTTCAATCTCGTCTTTCGTATGGGCCAGAATGTCTTGACCTGCAGCTTTAACGTTTTGATAGCCTTCGTAGGCTTCTGCCGCAGGTTTAGGCATCCCTTTTAAAATAACCTGATCACGTTTGTTTTCGGGCCAGATAGTCGACAACGCCGACTTACGGGCAGCACGAAATGTGTCCATGACCGGGTTACGCGATTGGTCTTGTTGACGAGGGGGCTCATCAAAATCGTCCCAGTCGTCCATGTTATCAAGATCGATTTCATCGAAATCATCTTTACCTTTTTTAGCCATAACGTTTAATCCGTATCAGGAGATTTAGCGTGAATAAACTTAATTGGGTTGACTTTTATCTGCTCAATGTAAACAAGTCTCTTGTGTCGCGATTACGACCCGTCACGACCACGGATACTTTCCAGGGGTTAACAAAAAACTTTCACCCCGAAGGTCTTTACTCTACAGAGATTTTTGGACTCACGGGTAGTGAAGCGCGAGACTCTACATTCTCTTATATCGATATTAAGCTCGATATCATTTCGCCGACAGTGTGTTTGGCGTTATTCCAACTCAAACAACTCTACGAAGAAATTTGTTCTGGAAAACGCTACGCAACGTGGAGCGAAAAAGAAAAAGATTTCGAACCGGCCTTGCCGGGAGACCCAGGCGCAGATACCGGTTTTAACTTCTTCCTCAGTCACTATAACGATTTAAAACCTAAGCGTAACGAGTCTCTACAACGTGACGAAACCGTGGATTTCTTTTTGAAATTCCGTCCCGTTAGTCTTAGTCGATACGTTCTCGTGTTACCCGCGGGTTTACGCGATTTAGTAATTCGACAAGATGGTAGAGAGCAAGAAGAAGAAATCGGCGGGATGTATCGTCGGTTGGTATCTCTCGCCAGAGCGATCCCTGACCGGGCAACCCGTGTCGAGTTAACTAACCCCGTACGCTGGAAACTTCAACAAACCTTCAATGATATCTGGATGTATTTCTTTAACATCCAGGACGGTAAAGGGGGTTTCCAACGTCGTAAAGTGACGTCTCGTAAGTTAATGAACGGGACACGTAACGTACTGTCCTCGTTCTCGACGGGGTCTAAATGCATGGGTCGTGAAGACGCTATTCGTCCCACCGACACCAAAATTGGTTTATACCAGGGTTTAAAAGCATTACTCCCCGTTGCGCAGTACCAGATACGAGAACGTTACCTCGGTAACATCCGTGCCGGTGATGGCAACCTTTACGGCGTAAACACCAAAACCCTTAAACGTGAATTCTTGGAAGTAGGTGGTCGTGTATACGACACCTTTACCACCGACGATGGGATTGAATCCTTAATCAACCGAATGGAAGCTCGCGAGCTTCGCCATCAACCGATTATGTTGGACGACACCCACTACGTTGCGTTGGTTTACCAAGACACCAAACATTTTAAGGTGTTCTACGATATTGAAGAACTTCCTAAAACGTTTGACCGAAAATTCGTCCACGGTATGACGCTCGTCGAATTGCTTTATTTGTCGGGCTACGAACTTTGGAACGATTATTTCGGTTTCGTTACACGTTATCCCGTTACAGGCCGAGGCTCGACGTATTCATCGACCATAAGATTGGAGACCACCACGTCATCTTTATACTTAAAAGAACTGGAAGATGACTGGGAAACTGAAAAACCCCGAGGGGCTATCAGCTACCCTGACCGGTCGGTTCCTACCTTCGTTGAGTCTATGGCACCACACCCTTCACGCCTAGGTGGGTTAGGGGGTGACTACGACGGCGATACCGGGTCGTTTAACGCGCCTATGTCCCAGGAAGCGCTCGAGGAAAACCGGAACTGGATACACTCGAAAAACTACTGGTTCGATTCTGATGGGAACTTTAAAATCAATCCTATCAACAACGTGATTAAACGTGCAACGCAAGCGTTATTAAAGAACCCATAAGGCTAAGCAATGCTGCTCATTAAACAGTTTAACCAACGCTTCTCGGTGCGTAAAACCGATGAGTTTGGTAATCCGAGGATTATCCCGCTCGAGAAGCTACAGATACCGCGAGGTTCTGTACTCCATGTCATTGATCTCGACCAGGTGGTGTTAGCGCCGCCTGCAACACTCGAGATTATTCAACCGTTAGAAAAACCTGCACAGGTTCGTCACCACTTTAAATTACCGGAAGACGGTATTAGCGGACATCCGCGCAACAAACCTGTTCAGGGGCAAGAACGTGCTATCTTTGCCTACCACCGTGCAAACCGCCCGATGCGTCGTCTTACCTCAGACGAACTGGTTCGCAAAGACTTAAAAGTTCTCCTGATCGAGAACTACACGCCGATGCTATCGCACTACTACTATCCTGATACCCAGTTAGCCTGGTACGATAGATTGCGTAACATCCAACTGCTGATGATTAACCAGTTCAAATACAACACGCAAGAATACATGCGTCAGAACTATTTCGTTATTGAACTGGGTTCGGCATTACCTTCGTTCCAGAAGTTTCAAACAACTTATAACGACCGTGTTAAGAGCAAGATTGAGAAGTTCCAGGACTTCAACTTGCTGTGGTTATTAGAACTGTTTGCTTGGGCTTATGGAAAACAATCCGATTCCTTATTCGCGGGAATGGATTTAACTCAGCTGTCACGAATGAACTTTATCTTCACCCACAACACGGGCTTTACGTCCATGAACATGGGTGTTGTAGAGAAAATGCGTAAGTCCTCCGGCGGTCGTTTAAGTGACGACCAAATGGCCAGGATGTTCTACCGTACGCTGGTGCGTGTAATGACACAAGCACCGTCTAACGCGTACGAAGCGGAATTCCTAACGCCTGAAGGTGACGAACGTGTTTTCCTTAAAGACGTCGAAGAAGAAACCGTTGATGTTGTCGATGATGACGACGTTGTTAATGACGCTGTGGTCGAATCCGATAACACCTTCGATGAAAAAGAAGACGTCGTTATTGAAGAACCGAAGGAAGACGTCAAACCGACGACAATTGTTGTCGAGAAAGTCATTCCGCACGACGAGATTATTAAACAGGAAGCACAACGCTTAGCTGAAGCGGGCCGCTTAAGTTCTAAAGCTTATCAGTTCCTGTCAGAATCGTCTAAACGTTTCGTTCAGCTGCCTAACCCGTATAACCCGAAAGAAACCTACGGGGAAGCGCTTACTGTTCACGAGAAAGACGTCGTCGTTAAAGCCGAGCCGAAAAAGGTTCAGCGACTTGTTACCGACGAAGGGTGGGCCGAGAACGTCACCGACCAGATGGTGAAACAATACAACCAGACCATGATGACCAAAGACGTGCTGGCGGCGGTCGCCAGTTCACAACGTTTGGGTCTGGCGATTCACAATCACACGGTGGAAAAAGAAGTTTCTGTTACAGGGACTATCGAGCACCACACTTTACGTGTTCAACCAGTCGGTGGTGAGCCGACAACCGTTCGCTTCTCTATCCCAGGCTTGACCGAGGACGGTACTTGGGTAGCTAATGGTGTCGAATACACCATGCGCCGACAACGTGTGGACTTACCGATTCGTAAGGTTGCACCGGATACTGTCGCACTGACTACCGCATACGGTAAAAACTTTGTCCGTCGTAGTGATAAGGTCGCAAACGACTACGGTCGTTGGTTAACCAACGCGATTATCACACGCGCTGTTGACCCGACAAACACCGAAGTCACCGATGCACGTTTAGCAAATGTGTTCGATCCTACGCAACATCTGCCTCGTCAGTATACGGAGATTGCACGTCGTATTGCCAGCTTTAATGCGAATGGCTATATGTGGAACTTCGACTACAAAGAAGCCGTTAACTTCTTTAATGACGAGCAACTCAGAGACGCCGATGCTGCCAAACTTTTGCCAGTGGCGAAACGTCCGCGTAGTGAAACAATCCTGGCAATGGATGACAAATCCATGCTTTACGGTGTGAACGGAAACAAAGTTGAGCCGGTGGGAACTATCGCAGAGGTACTGGGCTTTAATAACCAGAAAGTGCCTCGCGAAATGACCGAGCTGTCTTTGATGGGTAAATCTTTGTCGCTTGGTTTTATCTTCTCGTTCTACCTTGGACTCCAGGGAATGTTGAAACATTTCGGTATCCAGTACGAGTTGGTTCCCGCAGGGCAGCGTGTTGATAAGAATGCCTACGACAGTATTATTCGGCTACAAGACTGTAAACTTTTAGTTACATGCGATAACGATCAGCAGAAGATGATTCTGCATGGTTTGGATCGCTATCTCAAACACCTGGTTGCTTATACCGAATCAGAAGCAGACCGCGAAGACATTTACCTGAACTTATTACGTGATGCAGATGGCCTAACACCACGGTACATCAACGAGCTGAAACAGATGCGGTCCGCGTTTGTTGACGACATGCACGCACGTATCCTCAGGAAAATGGGTGAACCGGAAACCTTTATTGGCTTGTTGGAACGTTCTAACGAACTGTTACAAACTGACCACTCTTTACCAGAGATTAACGGCGATGAAATGATGTTCTTAGGCAATCAGAGGATTGCCTACCACATCTATACTGCGATGGTCAGAGCGATGCGTAACTACAATAACGCACCGGGCAGTAACCGTAAGTTCGAACTGACGCAAGACATGGTTTGGGGTGCAATTAACTCCGACCCGTCGGTACTTTTGGCACCAGGCGCTAACCCTATCCAGTCAATTAAAGAAAAAGACGTTATTACGATGGGGGGTACAGGTGGCCGTAATCGTAAAACGATGGTCTACCACACGCGTGAATTCCAACCCAGTGATATCGGGATAGTCTCGGGTAACACCGTAGATAACGGTGACGTAGGTATTACAGCTTTCGTCACCAATAACCCACGTTTTGACACCGTTGACGGTACTACATTTAAACGTGAAGAGAAACCCCCGAAACCAAGCGATACCCTTTCGTTTATTGACGGGTTAGTACCAGATACGTTAATGGACGACGCAAAGCGTCAAAACTTCGTTGGGATTCAGTTAGGTTCTGCCACCAGTTGTAATGGGGCAACCACAACCCCGTATCGTACTGAACAGGAGAAATTCGTCGCACACCGTACGTCGGTGAAACATGCACGCGTTATTGATAAAGCAGGTAAGATTACTGGTCTGTCGAAAGACCACATTGAAATTACGTACGAAGATGGAAGTAAAGAAGCCTTTCCTCTAGGGCGCTGGTTCGGCCCCCACGAAGGTACCTTCTATCCGCACACCTTGGTAACACGCTGGAAAGCCGGTGACAAGCTCCCGGCCGGAGCAGTGATTACGTACAACGAGCAACACTTTGAACCTGATATTTACGATCCTACTCAGGTTTCCTGGAAAAACGGGGTGCTGGCTACCGTTGCTTTATTAGAAGCTGAAGAAGTTATCGAAGACTCCAATGCAATTTCTGAACGGTTCGCGAAGAAAATGGTAGGGCAGGTAACAAAGCTGAAAGAAGTAACGATTAACAGCAACCAAATGCTTTTGGAAATCGTGAATGAGGGCGACCACGTAGACGTCGATACAATCCTATGCACGTTTACTGACGACTTGACAGGCGATATGAGTGCCTTTAGTCAGGAAGCAGCCGCAACGTTGCAAAGTTTAAGTTCGTACGCACCTCGTGCAGGGGTACGTGGTATCGTGGATAAAATCGAAGTGGTGTATCACGGTGAAACCGAAGACATGACACCAAGCCTTGCTGAACTGGTGCGTAAATACGACAGAATTCGTCGTAAAGCCGCACTAGCAGTCGGACGAGGTGATCCGGTTTCAGGCAGTGTAAACGGCGACTACCGTGTCGAAGGTGTACCATTAGCCTTTAACTCACTTTGTGTTCGATTCTTTATTACACACGACGTTGAGATGGCCGCTGCGGATAAGATGGTTATTGCTAACCAGCTAAAAACCACCGTACAAGAAGTCATGTACGGCGACAACAAAACAGAGGATGGTGATGACCTGGACGTGTTGTTCGGTCGTGATTCTGTCGATGCGCGTATCGTAGGTTCAATCCAACGTATCGGTACCGCGAATGCTGTAGGTGAACAAGCCGGGATTCTCATCGGGCGTATACTCGATGGGGAAGCTGTGCCTGATTTACCCGCGACACTTAAATAATCTCGAGGGGTGGGTCGCTCCCACCCTGATAAACTCCGGAGAAGAGAATGTCTATTCTAGATAAAATCAAACAGCGGCACGGTATTCCGACTGGGAAAAATATTACCCAGCAAAACGTGGAGGGATACAGTCCCATTCAACGTACCAACTACGTGTCTTTAGGTAATACCGTTGAATTAGCAACGGAGATTGTACATGGACTGATTCGCGGTAACTCAGGAATGTCTGACCGTATCGGTGATCAGAAACTGCTGAAACGTGATATCGCAGATCTGGTGGGCGCGCGTTTGTACGCGATGCTTCGGGCGAACATCAGCACGAATAAAGAGGTTAAACAATGATCAGTTTATACTCGCTGAATGCGGTTACTAACGCCATGAAACTGTGCAAGCAGCATAATGTTCAGCTTGGCACAGACGTTGACTCTCCGGTTGATTTACTCAACCGTGCGGTCGACCCTACGCGCGTTTTCGATACCACAATCACCGACGAACAGTTCTTCCAGGAACTGCCTGCGATTACGCAGCTTAAACGTCCTGTAGACGGTACGGCGGAAGCTTCGATTATTCGTGACGGCGCTGTTGAAGTTGAAGCACTGCGTGTTGACGATCACGAAACCACGCTATTCGAACTGAAGAACATGGCCATTCAGCGTTGTAACGGGATGCTGGACTTTGCCCGTAACGTTGTTCAACCATTTGTGCAGCTGGTTATCCAAAATAACACGATTGAAGATGTCAAACCGTTGGTCGAAGACTGGAACCTGATTCCGGTAGGTATCGATCCGTGTGTGGATTCCCCAGTTGTCCAGGCGCTGATTCAAGAAATCGCCAACCCGATGGGTAACGGTACGACTTACGACCCAATCAAGTTCGATGTACCGACCGACATCGAGATTCCGGAAACAGGTGTAAAAGCGTACGATGAGATGGTGCGTAAATTACTGAACGACCTGAACCTCAGCATGTACGATGCAGCAAAACTGCTGCTGGCAGGTAACTACACCGTACCTGTTGCAGATAAAGCACCGGAGATGGTAAAAGAACGTGTTCTGGTGCTGCTGTTGTCTTCGTTCTTCATTGAACGTCCGTGGCCTGACTCAGGTGTTGACGCCCTGAAATGGAAAGCGGAAATGGGTCGTGCCTATTACACGTCTATCGGTTGGGTATACGGCTTTGAAAAAGCGGTGGCTAACCGTGTCGCCACAGGTAACATCGTTTACTCTTACGATACCAACGAGAAAAACGTCTATATCTGTCAGGAAACGATGGATGACTACCTGGAAAAAGGTGGTATCGTTGAAGCCCTGTTGGGTGCCATTTACCTGATGGACGAAGGCGACTATAACGTTTCCGCACGCGTGGCGTCTCTGCTGGAAAACCAGAAAGCCTACGTTGAAGCTTACAATCGTCGTGCGATTATCGTTCAGAAACGAAATGAACTCGATTGGGTAAGTCGTAACCGTCAGGCGTTGAAAACAGCGTTCTCGATTGCAATCGACCAACTCGACCAGGGCTACCTGACTGTTGGCGAACTGACGCGTACTCGCGAAGAAGTCAAGCAGGTTGTTATGGGTATTTGTGATGATTTCTTTGTCAACGCAGACGAAGACATTACGTTGTTTATCATCCGGACTGCATGTAACTCCGTATTCTGCGCCTACGAAATTGATCCGCTGATGCGTACGATTCATACAGCAATGATTGAGAACACCGACCCGGCAGAAGCCGCAACCAGTTGGATGATTGACTATGTACTGAACTGGATCGCAGGTTCAGTATTTGTCGATAAACTTTAACGCGCTTAGGAGGTGATCGTGAGTGCGATTGAAACAGCCCGTCGTGACCCTACTAAGGTTCATGCGGACTTGGTAAATAACGGCACGGTCACCACTACCAAAGGGGGATGTTACATTTACATCCCCGTTGGGTTTGTGGCGAAAGAGTTGGCGGTTATTTCTTCTACGGTAACAATTGTAGGTATCTTTGCGATTTCTACCGACCGTAAAACATATGGGGTGTCCAGCGTTACAACGCTTATGGAAATTACCCCAACGGCGTTTGAAGAGATCGACGTCTTTGGTGTTCCTTACTACGAATTTCGTTTTGATCCCGGTACAGTGGTTTTCCCCAACCGCAATTTACAGGTGTTGTCTCACCCTATTTACAACATTGCGTCGTATATTTACGACTTTGGTAATCGTCCTTTCTGGTTTACTGCGGCGGATGATGCTGAACTCTTGGCACCTGATAAAGTCAAGAAATGGAACGGTTTTACTGTATTTGCCGATCAGATTACCGCTGACGTTTACGCAGCACACACGCAGCGTAAAGTAGGTGATCCGAGAACGTTCTTCCGTTATACGCTGAAGAAAGATAGCGATCTTAACAACCCTGTGCAGTTTATTCCGTTGCGCAGTGGTTCACTTAACAAAACGTCGAGACTGGCGAAACTTGCGGACGTAGAACTTAAACGTGGTATTCGTTCTGCGTTACAGGTTGACCCGGTGCGTGCCGAACCGCTCGAAGATTTGTTTATGAGGTAATCCTACCTTTTACTTTTACTCGGGGAAAACAATGGATAATTTAACACTGCGTTACAACTGTGTAGCGTTAGCCGGTGTTAACGCTCCAGCCACACTGGAGAAAGACGCGGATGGTTATTACCGCGTACTATTGGGCGCTTTGAATATCTTTAACTCGGAAGGGATTTTTTACGCCTATAACGAGTCCAAACACGTATTCGAACGCTCGAACATTTTTATGCGTAAAGTGAAAGCAGGGAATCTGTTCGGGGAAGAAGATCACCCAGCACCAGAACCCGGTATGACCGAAGCGCAATGGATTGATCGCAACGAATGGATTGAGACGAAAAACGTCTGTATGCACATTCGCGAAGTTGAAGTGATTCCAACCGACCAAACCTGTAACGGCTTGCCGGTCATGGAAATCTGGGGCTGGGTTAAGCCGAACCGTGAACGTGGTCCGTACTTAGCAGAAGCGCTCGAAAACCCACACCAGAATGTGTGTTTCTCTCTGCGCGCAATCGTACGTGAAGGCTATGTGGGCGGTGTGAAAACACGTCGCTTAGATCGCCTGGTGACGTTCGACTGGGTTATCGAAGACGGGTTGCAGATTTGTAACAAATACTCTGCAATTCAACGCGGTAGTAAAGTGGCGCAAGAATCCACTCGTGTACTGCTGGACCGTCGTGTTTCTCTCCAGGCGCTGGAGGACATTCTGCGAAATCCTAACACTACGTCTGCCATCGCGACAGAATCTCGTCGTGGTGAAGTTCGTGCGTTAGCGCAGGAGTACCTGGCCATCGCTAATAAGAAAACTAACCTACGTGTTATGGGTTTAGGTAACGGGAAGTGGTAAATGGCTGATACTGTTGAACCTTCGTTGGTGAAGTGGTTAGAGCAACAACTGCCACGCACCGCAAAGAAAGTTTCTTTGAAAAAGTTAGATAGCGCCCCGTTACATATCAGCGATCGAAAGATTTCGGTTTTCACGCCTCGGATTCCTTATAGCGTTTACAGAGACGAAGACAAAACGGTACCCCGTATTTGTTGTTCTGTCGATTTAGAACGTTGCCTGCGTGGTGTCCGTCGTTACTTTACACCTGCGGAAACCGCAAACGTTGTGCCACGTTTTTATCTGTATGGGTTCGACGAACGTGATGTCGTGCAACCCTCGATAGAACTGTCTGCTGAACCCTACCGCGCTAATGAAGTGTGGATTGTTCCTCACCGCTTATCAAACTGGGAAATTAAACCTAGTATGATTGGTGAACTGCGTTTAGTTCGACTGGCAAATAACGGATACACTCACACGTTAGCAGTAGCGCTTAACCAAGACGTTCGTTTGAATGCTAACCAGTTATTAAAGAGTGGTTCATTCTACGAACTTACTGTAACGTGTAGTGAACGGGAACCTCAGATTACGATTTCTGATGCAAAGGAAATCTCTCGGGGTATTTTTGACGCTGCGTTAAACGAATACACTGTAACTCCATAATCGCCCAGTTCATGGTCTGCAACCCGAATTTGTCGATTGTGAGGGAAGCATGAAAGTGGTTAACATTGCCATACCTCCGACTTTGCAAACTTTAACGCCTGAGGAATTGAAAGCACTAACAATCTATGCCGTTCAAGAACGTGCTGGAAAGGAAGTGCTTTCTTCGATACTCGCTGAACGTTTTGACACCAAACGTAAAGTCAACAACATTGTCGCAGGTATTTCACAACAAGATATCGCGAAATTTTATTGCGATGTACGTCAAGCAGGTACCGAAATCGATTTTACACGTACTTACCTCTTGTTAACTGAACCGTTTCGGTTCATTCTTTCGATTAAGCAGTCCTAATTTTTTATTTTTACGATTTCTACCGTTATTGTGTCGGAGGAACCTCTACAAAAAAGGATAATCAAAAATGTTCAATTTAGATAGTGACGGCGTGTTCGCGAGTTGGCGTAAATACGTTCTGACTCACCACTTCCAAGGAATGTCCATACAAGAATTTCATGGAATGCCGGAATTGCACCGCCGTGCACTGGTCCGGGAAATGTATTTAAAGGACCCGGATCTTTTTTATAAACTGGACCCTATACCCGAGGCTGCAAAAATCCTCGAAACGGTAGAAAGTCTGGGGGAATGTTGGGCGATATTAACGTCGGGTTCGGAAGACCATTTCGATCACGACCGTGTTGTTGAGTGTAAAAAATTATTCTTCGAGAAACACTTTGGTGTGCCTGGTCACAAAGTTATCGTGACTACAAACTCTGCGGAAAAAGCGACTTACGCTGATAAAGGGAGATTGTTAGTGGATGACTATGGCCGGAATTGCCGTGAGTGGGTGTTAAAGAACGGGACCGCGATTTATACGCGAACGGATGAACCTGACGTCGATGTGGTTTGTCGACAACTCAGAACATTCGCAGAAAATCCCTTCGAATACTCAGGTCAAATTTTGTGCGTGCAGTAAAACCTTTTCGGCTAGTCTATTCGATGAATAGACTAGCCCACTTATATTTTAACCCTATTGAAAATTATCTTAGATATATTTTACTTAGGTGAGCGTTGTAGAATTACACGCTATTCGACTGTTTAACCTAAAGGAGTATTAAAAATGAAAAACGAATTATTTAAAGACCCGTTTGTTGTATTAATGATTTCTACTCGTGCTATCACGCGTCAAGATGACCTGGAACGATTAATTACAGATGAAACTTATCTGTGCGAGCAACGTGACAAACTACTGAACAAAGAATGTCCTTATGAAGATATCGGTCCTCTAGTGACTATCGTCCGTAACCCAGAGTGGCGTAGAAACAACGAATTGTCTGATATCTTGAGTGTTTCGCTTGCAAAACTGGCAATGTTGTTCTCTCTCGATAAAGACCTTAAACAATGTCTTACTACGCCAGACCGCATCAAAATGTTTGAAGGCATTCGGGAATCAGTTAAACAGATTAATGCTATCAAAAGCAATTGGATGCTCTCTAGCGTAGGTAGCTAAGATGAAATGGTCAAAAGAACTTATCAATGCCTGTCGTGATCCCTTTACATTATGGATTCTGTGTAGCTTACGTCGCGATGACAGATTCTATACTTTCGTAACAGACCCTCAAGCGCTCGAACTCCACGTAAAACGCGTTGAGGCGCATTTAGAGACGTTAAAAGAGGAAAGCAATACCATCGTACCTAAAGATGCGTTTCTGTGCCGTATGGCGTCTCCTAAGTGGCGTGAAGCGCATCGGCTAAAAGCACCTACTCTCCCGGATATGGTGCAAGAGCTTGCAAGGGTAGTAAGCGCTGACCATATCCTCTATCGAAACATCATCCAAGAACCTGACGATTGGAAAAACCATCGTATTCTGTTGGCACGCTGTCAGTTCACATTCTCTTAATCGACTTGTAAGGTATTATCAATGGAAGCTACTGAAATTAATAAATTCTGGGAACGTGTACTTAGCCACTTCCGCGATTTCTATCGCTATACCGATAGCGCGCACCGACTAGACCACATTCTTTCTGTGAAGTCGAACGCTGTTCGTATCGCTTACCTGTTGAATGAAACGCAGCACTTAAAGAATGTTCTGGTTGCCGTGGCAGCGCACGATATTTTCTCCACACCTGCTGACCGTGCTTCACACCACATCAAGGCATTCAATTACGTGCTTGATTCTGCACCTATACTCAAGCGTCGTTTTAAACTTAGTTCCGACGATGTGACCGAGGTAGCGTATGCAGTATTAGAACATCGGAGTTCCCACAAAGGTGGTTATAATTCCATTGTTTCTGAAATTGTCGCTGCCGCCGATCGCGGCATCCCTACCGTCGAGGAAGTTAAAAATTACATGCACCGCTCTTACTTATACGCACGTGACCATGGAAAATCTGTTACTGATTCAAAATTCCATGCAATCAGTCACGTGCAAAATAAGTTCGGTCGTAATGGTAAATCTCGTGTTCCTGATTGGTATAACGCATTGTTTGCGAAAGAAATCTTGGAACGCCAAGAGTACGTTGAAATGCTCGACTTAGCGTATTTCACCGACGAAATCATCACTGGCTTAGAAAGCCGTCTTCAACAACAGTAAACCTTAAGGAATAAATCAAATGGCACAAGTAATGTCTACTAAAGAACTGGCTGCAATGATCGATGCGCTGGAAACTCCGGCAATGACTATGGACGAAAGCGCGGTACTTAACGCAGACCCGTTAATCAAAATCTACGAAGAATCACTTCCGGTCATCAAAGTGAACGACACCGATTATCGTCTGACGCTACAGGATGCGGATGCGGTTCGCCAACACGATGCAAACTTCCTGGAAGTCTACGGTAAGGTTGCATCAGAACTTATCGTTGAGAAAGCGAAAGCAGACGACGAATTGGTCGCACTGGACCTTACCACGAATATTGGTAACGCGTCGTTCTCTACGGTGTTCTCACGTCCAACTGGGGAAACAGTAGGGGCGTCTGAATGGGCAGCTTCTATCGGCTTTGGTTACGGTGTACCTAAGTCAAAAGAGCTGGAAGGGAAAATGCGCAAAGTGTTTGCCGATGCGATGATGGCGGGCGATGACGAAGACGACGAATAAGATCGGTATTATTTCAGGAGCCCGACTATATCGGGCTTTTGTTCCTGAAGAGAAAATCAATCCTACGAAATGGCAACAACCTCTTTCTCGGAAGCCAGGGCCACCTAGACCGATTGATGGTCTGGTTTACCTGAGCCACCGACGGAGAAAATAAAATCTAGGGCGGTCTTATGACCGCCCTATTTTTTTTGATTTCAGGAGATAAAACAATGCAAAACTTATTCGATGGTTATCCCATGGCTCAAGAAAAGCCGAATACAGAACGGCCCGTACCGCTTCCTAACGTCATGAACCGTACAGAAGTCATTAGTCATCTTAACCAGATCGGTGAAATCTTTACGTTGTCTATGCAAGCCACTTTAGGTGATGCGTTTCCACACATCGCGGGCTGGCCTGCTGAAACGATCCCACACACTATCAACGGCTACCAGCGTTTCTTAACCGAAATACGTAGCAGTTCTGTCGGTAATGTCGTCGCCGGTTACGTTATCCGTTTCAAACAACTCTTACGGATTGAGTTCGGTGAAGATGTATTAGAAGCGTTAGAATCTGAATTGGTTAGCTTGCACAACAACGAAATTATACGTAACGAAAAAGGAAATGGCGACACAGAACTAACACTGTGGCGTGTTGCTTATCCCAGCGACACCACCAACACACCACCCACCACGTTCGATTTACTCTCTACGTTCCTGCTGCTAATGCAGATGAAAAACTTAATTATTCGTTCTTCTGCCCGTAAACAACTGGCGCAAGAAGAAAAATAAAAGCTACCTACCTCCATGACGGAGGTAGGTAAACTTATTTTTTTTTGCTTAACGAAGCTGATTTGCCATCTGCTCGTCGGACACAGAACGATAACCGCCAGCCGTAGCATCGACGTCTGGGTTGATGCCGTTGGTCTGTTGAGACGGAGTAAGCCACAGTTTGCGTTCGTAAGGACGCAGGCCGTAAAGCTTCATGCGCTCCAGTTCTTTCTGAGCTGCCTGCATCGGACCCCAACCTGTCCATTGCTGGGAGGTGAAGGTGATAGACAGTTCGTTGGTCTGAGGACCGGTGTTCGGGTCACGTTCACCGATATCCTGACCGTTAGACTCAGGAGCCATGTTCGTCAGCCACCAAGCGTTCTGCGGTTTACGCTGATACGCATCCGGTTCGAAATACAGCACGGTCATGCTGTACATATCCGGCAGGTGGTCAGGAACGTTCGGGTTGATTGCCGCCAGACCAGGGTGGCCTGTGTGCGGGTCACAAACACCGTATACCAGCCACGCCCAGAGCATGTTCTGATACACTTTACCCAGTTTATCCGGGGTCGTGTGCGTAACCGAAGACAGTGCTTCGGTTACCAGACCAGCTTCGTACTGAACGCGGTTGTTACGTCCCTGCTGAGTCTGTACGTACTCAGCACTCAGGGATTTGTCCAGGCCGGTAATCGTGGTGTGAACCTCGATGAACGATTTGATTGCCTGACGCCACAGTTGTGGGTTCGGCATGTAATCAACCCAACGAGGGAACTCCATCACACGTGCGATTACGTTACGACGCAGACGGTGGGCGTTGGTAACGAACTTACCAACCTGACCGACCGGACCGTTTTGACCAGACGAGAAGGGGTTAACCATATCGTACTGGCCGCCGTCGACGTGGAGGCCCTGGTCAGGTAAAATCATGCGTTCTTTGATAGACATCTATTAGACCTCCGTACTGTTGCGACGATAAACTTTGATCGTCGTGTTGAACTGCGACAACAGTACACCGCCTTCAGCTTTAATGTCCAGCGTGATAGAGTAGCCATTGGCTTTATCGTCCGCTGTCATATACGCACTCGGGGTAATGTCGGCAATATTATCCAGGCGACCTTCCAAACGCTCGGTGATTTTGTTTTCAATCATTTTCGCGCGTTCGTCGTCCGTCATACGGCTTTCACCGGACATATCTGCCCAAACCTGATCACTGACACGATAAACGTAAGTCAGGATAAAGTTAAACAGTGCATTGTTCAGCACTGAACGTTCTTCGCTATAGATGGACTGGATAGCTGGGATGAACAAACGATAGTAGTCGCGGGAACGTGCGGTAACCAGAGACACATCCCAGTCGGATGCGTAAATCTCGTTACCTTTCCACGGCATACTCAAATCGTACAGATCTTCGATGATCGTCTCTTCACCACGGCTGAAACGATACGCCGGTTTTGCACGTCCTTCACCGGAACCGAGATACTTCGAGAAGAAGTTCGCAATGCTATAACACATCGGAACCGGTTTCTTGTAGCTCGAGTTACGGATGAATGCAGACTGGCCAGTAATCATCCCACGGCACGCCGGGGTACCGTAATAGGACGACTCAGGCACGGACGTAATCATTTCGATCAGCGCTGTCTTCACGTTCTCTTCGGTTTGTAAGTCATTACGACCTTCGTTATAAACGTGAGTACAGAGTGTCAAGAACGTGTTACGAGAACGGCCAATGAAATTGGTCAGCACTTTCTTGGTATCCATGCTAAAACCGGAGTCCCAGAAGCAGCCTAACGAATATTTCAGTTCGTTATCGTAACGGACTTTACCGCCGTCCGGGAACAGGCTCATCTCACGACGCACGAGTTTGTCGTAAGCATCGTTACCCATCGTCCCGTCACTACCGCCCTGCAGATAGTGAATATTAGAAGCAGAAAAGACAACTTTACCCACTTCATCAGATGGGCTAACTTGCAGACCATCGTACATTTGACCGGTTAAATCCAGACCGCCGAAGATATCGACCATATACGGATCGGTAATCGCTGGTTTCGCATTCTGAATTTTAGACTGTGCCAGTTTCAGAACAGTTTCCAGGTTTTCACGGTAAATGTAGAACTCTTCGAAAGGACCGTAGTCCGGCAGACCGCCGATGTCTGGCATCGTCTGACGATAGGCATCTGGAACAACGACTTCGAAGTCCAGTTGAGTAGCCATCGGCTGATAGTATGCATCGGGCTTGAAGCTAACATTGATGCTGCTAAGACCTTTAATGGTCTTCCAAATTACCGGCGATGTAACCCCTGCTAAGGTTTCAAACCATTGCAGTGCGTACATACGTCCACCTACGTTGGTCTGATAAGCAGACGCGATAGATGGGCTGGATTTTTCGTTCAGCGGAACCAGTTTAAAACCGAAACCGTTGACATCAGCACCCGCATACGGGCCTTTAATGTCGAAGATCGGATAAAGCTTTGATTTCGCGCTGGTGGTTTCGTCGGTCATTGTCCCTTCAGTAACCACACCTTTTTTCAGGGTGCTTACATCTTCGACAACTTGCAGACGGAAAACCACTTTCAAGCCATCAACGTCTTCTTTCTTCTTCGGCTTACCGTTAGTTTCATACTGGATAATGCCGTTCACACGCTCGTATGAAGGAACTTTGGTTTCGAGGACGTCAGCCACCAGACGGACAGCTGCGACTTTCGCATCGTCCGGCACCAGACGCTGATACATACACTCGTTACCATTGGCATTAAACATCGCCTGGAAGGGTGTGTTGAACGTCGCGTAATCGCCACGCAGGTCGAACAAATCACGACCAAGCAGAGACAATGCATTATCCCCGGATAACGGGAACGCCTCGTCGTCTACCCCGCGTGATGCAAAGGTGAAGATCAGCGGCTTATGAATCGGATCACCCGTGGGGGTCCGGACAAGCTCAGGGACAGAGTTATCCTGCCACCCTTGCTTGTTATTCAATGGCGCGCCGTTTCGTGGAATAAAACTCATGGAACGTCTCCATATTCAGTCTTTAAGACCTTGAAAAAGGGTCATACTAAGGTATCATACTCATGGCACTCAAAAACGCTTACAACGGTACTCCGTTTAATACCATAGACCTTACCCGCTTACATGCGGATTTGGAACTGGCGCGTAAAGTCAATCAGACTGTTGCACAGTCTGACGAAGTACATTACGTTATCGAAACCGCCGATGTAAAACCGTTCCCGTTACCGATCGTCATCGGTGATGACGTGTACGTTGACGCACGAACTTTCACTACGCTCGATAAAAACGGCGTACTGAAAATCCGTAACCCCATTGAGCACCAATTACGTCTCGACGAAGCACGTTGGGAATTAGTGTGGAAACGGAACAATGATAAGCTCGGTACATTAATGTCACGTATGTCTTATCACCATGAGATCTTCAGCAGGTGGATTAGCGATGCAATTGAACACACCTACGCACTTGCTCCATATCAAAGTGGTCAAGTCAAGGCACTCGCTGCCCTGTTCTCCGTAGGACAGTTCTACAACAACTTCGAAGATGAAGTTAAAATGTTAAGAATGCAGCAGCAGTTAGAACGTGAACTTCGCCTCGGACCACAGATTTTTGAAACTGTTACCGGAAACACAGAGTTCCTGTTCCCACGCAATATCGGTGAATTTGTCGAGATGGTAAAAGCTGCAGACATTACCGCACGCTTAAAAGATCTCAGCGTAGTAAGTTTGCAAGGTATGCTGGCAACGAGCTTGGGTAGCTTTATTAGCTACGATCGTCAACTTGTTACCAGCGCCATCGAATATCCGCCGTCTCTCTTTGTTATTACCCGCACTTGCTTAGAGAACGTGATATTTAACCGCTCCCGTTTAGGTGGACTAATTAAGAAATGTGACGTGGCAAAACGTAAAGACGCTTTTATCATGGCATACGACACATTACTTAACCAAAACACCAAACCGATAAACAACCAGTAAGAGGTCCACTATGGAGAACTGGCTGGTCGCCCACGCCATCCAAAAAGCGTGGCAGCGTCCATATCTTGACGGGGTGCTCAACATCGCACCCTTCCGTCTTTCACCCAAGACCGGGGCGATCGGCTTTTTCAAACACGGTCGGATTCCGGTCGCTTTACCGAAAGAGAATTCGTGGTGGCACGCCTATGCGGTGGACAAACTTCACGTAAACTGGGGGAATCTTGCTATCCCCCTAAACCGTTGGAAGAAACTGTCCACTTGCGTAAACGGCTTTAGCACCTGGATTCAGGTCTACAACGAAAACGGAACGACGATTCCTTCCGAATACGTTTATTTCTACCGTAACAGTGCGGGAATGGTTTACATGGCTATTCCGCAATCCGATCGGTATGCCTGGTTGGACAACGATCCTTGTTACCTGCGAATTTATCCTGGTTACAACGGGGGTGAAAACGCGCCGTACATCAACCCGACGACCGTCGAGTTTTATTCACCGCCGAATCGTGAACAGGTCCAAAGGGTCATCGATCGGTTTAATTACCTGAAACAACAAAACAAAGGGTACGTTGAGTTCTGGTTAAACGGTGAACTTATCGACTCCCCGAAACCTGCGGATATTAAAACGTGGGATGATATCGACATCCGCGTCGACGGTCGTGTTCGTCGTGTTGTAGAGTTTCGCTGTGGCGACTTACAAACGTTTATGTCCAAACTGGATAGCAAACGAAAATACTTACTCCATATCCCGAAAAAAGATGGCATCTGGATTTTTAACAACGATGCGGAGATCCAGCTTTATTGGAAAGGTCGGGGACGTTATTACCATCGTCACCGCCACCAGGCGTTACGCCAGCTAACATGGAACGACTTATCAATCCCGACTGAACGCATTGCAAAATATCGCAACGTTTTTACCGGTTCAATCACCGACCTAGACGATCTGGTCATCAGGCTGATTATTCGCGATGACTATCTGGATATTGCGCCGTTGTTTAACTCATCGCACATACACGATTTATACCGATTATCAGATGACCTGATTATCGACGCGATGATCGGTGCGAATGCGAACGTAACAGAGTGGCAGGCTGCTAATCTGGAACAAGCTGCTTTTAACCGACTGGCAGCGGCTAAGCTTGAGAATATTACGCGCGATTTGTGTACTGATGCCTACGGTTACAACGCTGTAAGTCGTTATGCTGCAGATACCCCTCAGCGTCTTACGTTAACGGAAGGAGGGTACCGCGCCACCTTACCTGCGTTATTGGCAACCAACTCGACTGTGTACGAGTACGACGGCGATGGTTTGCTGTTAGAGGCGCATCAAAACCGTGGTTACGACGTATACCAAGCACGCAACCCCAACACCAGAATTATCGAGGCGATTGAAGGCGACAAAGCCGAGACAGTAACTATCGTTGATAACGCCGACGATTTCGAGATTCAGGAAGGTCAAAACGTTAACTTGTGGCTGCGTAAGGTTATTGATGATATTCCACGAGACGAATATCTGAAGGCAGTGGAAGGGACGGATTACACCCGTGAAGGTAATAGCATTACCTGGACTGTGGACCGTACTCGTCGTCACCCTACGGTGATTTACGACGATCGCCATCTGTATTTCGAAATCGATGTGGCAGTCAGAGAAGGGGAGATTCGTATTCCTATTCTGGCCCGAAACCAAGAAGGTAAACAACGCACACTCTGGATTCCGATGGAAACCGTCGAAGTGTGGTTAAACGGGCACCCTCTGGTACACGGTATCGATTATCATGTCATTTGGCCAGAAATCGTTGTAGTCTGTAAAGCGTGGATGAGTGATTCCGATGAAAACCGCATCGCAGTGCGTTGTCGTGGGGTCACTGGTGAACTTCGTATTCCGAAACACGGTTTCGTCTCGAGTGGCCTGTTATCAAATAACAACCAATTTGATTGTCGCGACGACAAAGTTATTCGTGTCGTTGCTGGCGGTTCCTTGCTATTGCGCGACGAGGTAGTGTTCCGCGAGGACAACACGGTAGGTGTCAAAATTGTTGATGATGGTTATCCCTACTCTGTCGACGACCCTACAATACCGTTGCGTACACTGGTAACGGGGAACACGTATGCGCTCAGGGACGTAGCTCGTGACCTGGATAGCCGTGTAGAAAATTACATGACTAACTGGTTCCCGACACCGCCTCCACAGAACCCGGTGCCTTTACCGCACTTGTATCACCTTTATTCACCTACGTTGAATAAAATCCTGTGGGACTACTTACAGGGTGTTCTCACCCTCGTGGAAGACGATCCAGATTATCGTATTTCAACAACACAGTTGGATGAGATTATGGAGCGGTATAAAGACCTGCTTCCGTTCGACCCCGCGTACATCGGTTACGATAAAGCGTTTGTCAAGCTCCATCCGCATGTGAAATACCAAACCGTGGAAGTTAACGAACTCGGGTTCGCGTTTTTGGATCGCGTTAACGAGCGGTATCTGAATGGTGAAGTTCAGCTGAACCAGTATCTGAAAATCAAGGGTTAATCATGGCCTTAACAACCGACATTATTAATAAGGATCGCGGGTTCCGTGTATGGCGTCCTGAAGAACTCTATGCGCCGGAACGCCCAACCGGATACGTACCGAACCCGAAAGATCTGATCGTTAACGATATCACCTCCGGTTTCGATATCGTCATAAGCGTTAACTACGCCAAACCATCGTGGGAAACCGAACCGTGGGGCGGTGTAGGGGTGGCTAATCAAGACGGTCGTCTGAACGGGCACTACCCACTGCGTAGCGATAAATATCGCGTCTACGTGGATTCTACGAAGCTCCCGGCAACGATGGTGTTAGATAACGCCCTCACCTTTGAAGGACCGGATGTGGACGGGGTGCGCATTTTCCGAGGCAGTAAAGTTGACGACAGTGCGGAAATACTCTCCGGCTACTACAAAGACGGTAAATTGAAATACACTTACTTACCGGTCCAGACGATTTCTGTCGAAGGTGCAGAGCGTGTCGTTAAACAAACGTTACCTGGCGCTTGCTTAGCTGAGGTCGAGAACGGTGAAGAATGTATGTTCGCTGTTTACTCCGACGTCGGTAACGTGGTACAAATCGGTCACGCGCACATTATCAAAACGAACCTGGTAATGCCGCAAGAAACACCAGCTCGTACTGTGTTGGGTATTAAGTTAGTGTCGCCGTTCTTGGTAGACAACGACGGCACCACACTGACGCTGCCGATCAACATGCCAATCGAATCTATACCGCTTTGGTGTGATGTTGTTTACAGCGATGGCACAAAACGTCTACCTATCGACCAAGCTCGTGTGAAATTCAACGGATTACGTAACGCAGGTTCACACGACACGTTCTACATCGCTTCTAACTCAGGCAACACGCTGCCATGCGTACTGAGCTATAAGTTATCCAGAGGTGAAACTTACGGGGGTACCGATGTCGTAGGTGACACCATTGTGAAAAACTATACGGCGGTAACAGAGCAGGTCGACGGTGCCTACAGCATGAAACTTTTCGTTGTGCCGAGATGGCTGGATGCCACACGCGGTTATCGTCTGGACTTCTTGCTGTATAACCTGACACGCGGTAAAGTTTACGATGCAACCGCGCACGTTAACTACACCACGGGCACGACCTTCGATCCGTTACTGATGGGTGTTAAACAACGCCTTAACGTTCAGGTCGATATCAGTAAAGTAGACAGTAAATTCCGTGCGTTTATTCAGTCTCAGTCATTCGCTATTACGCTTGTGAACCCAGGTAACGAACTGAACTCGAACTTCATTCTGGAATACCTCCCAGACGGTATGAAGTATGGGGAAAACGTGTGGGCGGAATTTAAATACTCCAACGTCAATTATTCTGAAATCGACGTCAGTAACAAAGTGGCCTCTAAGGCAGAATGGTTGAAGCTGTTGTACGAACCGATTTATCCGTTGTACGACCGCCGTAATGAATCAGAGCCACCTGAACCAACACACTTCGAAATCCACGTCGGGGGTAAAGTTTACACCTATAGCGTAGATGAGTGGTTGGATAAAAAGGTTATCGACTACCGCGTACCGCTGGACGCTCCGCTAGTGATTCGTTGGATACGTCGCACACCAACAGATACGTTAAACTTAGCCGCGTCGCCAATGTTGGCGCACCACATCGAATAAATATAACAAGCCTCCTACCCGAAAGGGTAGGAGGTGAGGAGTCTGTATGATACTACGTGAATCGGACTGGCGTTATTATCCAGGCGCTATTGTTGACGATAAAACCACAAACAAATCGTTTATCAAGTTTGCAAATATCCTAAAAAAGCTGGGTGTAAAGCACTATTATATTCATCTCGCCTTACATAACCCTTTACTGCAAGGGGTCGATCCTTTTGACGAAAACCTAACGGACGAACAGAAAGCGTACATCGCCATCGAGTGTGCTGAAAACCCTTGGTACTGGTTTCGAGAGTGCGTCAGGGTACCTGCGGACGGTATGAAATACGGGTCGCCGTTCCGTATCGACCGTGGTAACTTTTCGATGTATTGGATTTTCTTCAACAACATCGACGCCGCCGTCGAATTCCTCCGTCAGCACGGTAAAACCGTCGGGATGAGCGGATTACTGCTGTGGTTAATTCGGTTTCTGGAAAACTCTCGTACGATTCTTATCACAAAAGGACCGGCACTGCGTGAAGAAACCATTAACAAACTTAAGCAACTACGTAACGGTCTACCGTCGTACTTGTGGCCAGCACATCCAGACGATCCAGATAACCGCGAAACTTTTGCGTGTTTAGCCCAGGGTAACAAACTGATTACGGGCATCGGCCAAAACGACCCAGAATCAGCTAACGGTATCGGTCGTGGACTCACCGCTGGTCGTCTGTTCTCGGACGAAGGACCCTTTACCAAAAACGTACACCACATTCTACCGGCAGCGCTGGCATCCGGTACAGCTGCACGTCGTATTAACGAAGCGGAAGGTGTTCCTTACGGCAACGTATTCGCAACAACCCCGGGTGACTTAGCGACGGAAGAAGGCAAGTACATGTACGAGCTGATGACGTCAGGGATTATGTGGGATGAGCGCTATATCGACATTCCAACCCGTAAACAGCTCATTGACATCATCCGTTCTAACTCCACGGCAGAAGTCCCACGTATCATGTTCTACGTGAAGTACAACCACCGCCAGCTCGGTACCAGCGATGAGCAATTAGCGGCAATGATTGCGAACGCCAAAGGTACTCCTGACCAGATCCGTCGTGACTTCGGGGGTGAATGGACGACCGGTGGCTTGAACAAGCCGTTCTCAGCGGAAGATGCAGATCGTATGAATGCTTCCCGTATGCGTGCTGTGTTTAAAGATATTTCACCACAAAACTACGTTACCGACTGGTACTACACCGAAGAGGAGATGATGACGAAGCTCAAAGACCGACACGTCATCGGGTTGGATACCTCTGAGGCTGTGGGTCGAGACGCGATCGCCATGTCTATTGTTAACTCTGTGACCGCAGAGTACGCAGGTAAATTAACCGTTAACGAATCTAACGTTATCTCTTTCGCGATTCATTTAGCGGATTTTATGGTGCGATATCCTAACACGGTACTAATCCTGGAACGGCGGTCTACTGGCTCGTCTGTGGCTGATGCGATTATCCTGCAGTTACAGTCTCGTGTCACGGACTTACATCGTCGTTTATTTGTGAGAATCACTCAGGACTACTCACGTACGGACGATCTCTACAAAGAGTATCACCGTGGGCCTATTGGTAACGCTGAGAAGTTCTGGAATAAATTCCGTAAATATATCGGTTTCTCAACCGACCAGGAAAAACGTCGTAAACTGTACGGTGAGGTATTCACCACGGCGTTGCGCTTATCCGCGGATAAACTCCGTTGCGGAGAACTCATCGACCAGATACTTAACCTCGTGGAGAAAAATGGTCGTATTGACCACAAAGCTTCAGGTCATGACGACCTCGTGATTTCTTGGTTACTTGCGATGTGGTTATTGCTGCTTGGGAATAACCTGGGGCATTATGAAATCAACAACAGTCGATTGATGATGCGCAATCGTAATTTAGTCGAAAATCGTGAAGGGGTGGATGAGGAATTACAACTCGAGGAGGAGGCGCGACAGCAGGAACTGATGGGGGAAATTGAGCGTCTTGTGCGAACCACAAACGGGTTATTAGACCCGGTTCAAGCAATGGCTGCTCGTAACCGTCTCCAGTCCCTCATTGCTCAACTTAACACTGATACACAAAACGTGGCGTCAATGGAAAGCTTGAGAGAGCTTATCCAACGCCAGAGGATGAAGTGATGGCTCCAATTTACTATTTACTTGTGTTCTTTTCGTGGATAGCGACGTATAAAATGATCCGCGAGAGTTACCAAGCGATAAAACAATACGGACGTTCGCAAGGTTTCCCACTACGAAAAACACGGTATGTACAGGCATTTGCAGTATTTGGCCTGATGGTAGCAGGTTCGTCAGCTACCTATGCGCTAAATATGGTCTACTCTATACACCTCGTGGTAATGTCAGGGCCCCATTGAACCCAGCTAAAATAAACTAGCCAGTAACCCTAACGGGTTACTGGCTAACTCTTTTTTATTTCTGTAACGACCGGATTAAGAAATATAACAGCAACGCATTACGCAAAGCTGCTAACGCGGATTCGTGACGGATGTGTGTTTCCTTCGCCGCCAGTTTCTCAATTCTCGACCGCAAGGATAACACGTACGGGTTCGGTGATTTCGATGCCTGATACAACGCACGCATACGCTGCAACACCGTCACCGCATCGTTGAAGTTGATACGGTTGGTAACAATCTCATCAAAAGCGTGTGAGAGTGTATCCTCCATAATGCTATTGATTTCATCACGCTTCTTACCGATTGGTAAACTGGCGATATAGGTCAGTAACGTTTTCAGCGCAGCAGGAGATGCTTTGGGCACCATTTCTAGCACCACACGAGCCAACTCTTCCTTGTACAGATTGTTAATGTCGTAAGACGCATCAAACAGATTCTGTTTTGCAATCTCTAGTGCACCGACTTTATCACGAATCACAGACTGCCCATCTAACTCGATGCGTGCAGACTGACTAACCACGCGAGTATTCTCACGACGTACACGATCGAGCACCGCGTAGTAGTCTTTCACGGTTTGTTTCGTACGTGTATTTAAATCGGTGATATAACGCAGTACCAAGTCGGGAGTATCGAAACGTTTTACGGCGTCGTAGTTCGGGTATTCGGGCGAGCAGAAATACGTTGCACGTTCTGCCATGTGCAGCCCCCAGTTACCCAAACGACGAATATCGAATTTCATTGAGAGCATCGAATACGCCGCTTCTGCTGCGGGAAGATCAACCGGTTTCGGAAAGAAGTGATAGTAAATACTCGAGTAGAATTTAAACTGGAGTATCGTCACCAGATCGATGGCTGCAGCGAGGATTTCTTTGTCGCCAAACTTTGGAATCATCAGGTGCAGCAAATACACGATGGTCAGGTTATACGTATCACCCGCGACCTGCCAATCGGTATTAATCGACTGAGACTCTTTAATCAGTTCCGACAGATAATCTTCGTCAACGTTAATAACTTCATCGAACAGACGATTACGGTCTGAATCGAAAAAACGGATGCTGTGAACACCGAGGAGGTTCGACCCTAACCACTCCACGTTACCTTCACGAGAGAGTATTCCGCTTACGTAGTGGCGCAACTTAGACGCCAATTTGCGATCAATCACGAGTTTATTAAACACGCCGTCAAACGCTTTACGTAAACGGTCGTCGCGACGGGCTTCGTGTGCAACAGAGAATCCCATCGGGACGTAGCCACCAAAACCGTAGTCGTAGTACAAACCCGATGAGGTTTCCGCGCCATCGAAGAACGGATCACGGCCGAACGATTCCTGAGCGACGCGAGTTCCAGCTTTCTGGTAGCAGCCGGATGTAAAATCATAAACCAGTTCAGCCATTAGTGAACCTCGAAATAATTACGGATAGATATTATCCTAGTGAGAGTCTTATTCTACCTAAAGGAGTTTTAAAATGAGAAATTACTTACGTAAACCCGTTTGGCACAGAATGCTGCGCGAAGGTACCATCGACCGAAATCAAAACGTCAAAATGTGGGTTCTTCCACACGGCGTAATTTGTGATTTAGTTCGTGTCGGTGGTATGGACATTTTGCGCAACGGTACCTACGATGCGGTCAACTCGTTTCTTGCACGCGAATTGGCAGAGGCAGGTTTACATGGCGAAATTCTGTTTTACACCACACGCGTTATTCCACAAACCCTGTCGAAATGGTTAACGTACTGGTTGTCTGGTGATCCTGACGCATCGGACCCAGAACTCAACTCAGTAACAATTACAACGTTGGGACAATACCCAACGAAACCGCTACCATTTCAGGTAAACGTAGTAGAGCCGTTAATTGTAAAAGCAGGTGACGTCTTCGACACGATTAAAGCTAAATCCAGAAACCAAGCGGTTTCACAGTTCCTCGTAGAAACTGAAAATGAGGTGTTTCGCCTGGAACCCGTCCGTAAAACGGATGCCACGTTACTGGCAGTCACCGACTACGGTGTGGTGTGCCGTTCTACAGAAGGTCACACTTTCCTGTGTACAATTTTGTCTCGTCGTATACAAGCCCAGTTAGCGCACTACAAACTGAGTTTGAACGACATCATCGGTACTACGTTACGCATCGAATACACGATGTACACCGATGGCAACAGGTTGTGTAACTACAAGTCACCTATCGCGTATCGAGCACTGGCGTTAGACAGTCTCGGTGATTGGGTTTCAACGACATACGATGGGCCTTCACCGTTTAAAACAATCCCGACACAACGGCCTGCGTTGCTGACGGTTACACGCTGCAATCGTGCTGAAATCTACGAGGAAAATGGGGTGATTTATGGCTTAGAACGTGAGACAGGATTAACGCTGTTTCGTTTCCGCCGAGGCCCAGAATACGGGCGTTACGCTGCCGTTTTCGAACGGGAAGGGGAACAAGAAACCTGGCTATTCGATTCCGATTTCTCGGTTGACGTTATCGACCCTGAAGGGTTTATTGCTTCGGTCGGAAATCAGGTGTTCTACGCCACCGGTTACAGTTTGGTCGATGTGAAACTGTACTATCCGTCAAAAGAACTGACGACTCTGTAAAAAATATTCTGGGGAGACTTCGGTCTCCCCCGTTTTTATTTTTTTTTGCCCAAAATCAAAAAACGCGATGAGAGCGATTCTAACGCATTTTTCTTCCAGGTGGTACGTTCGTACCCCTTACCCACGTTTATCTCTCCAGAGAGCTTCCTACGAAGAATTTGAGGGTGTTTTGGTTGTGGGTTTTGAATTTATTTTCACTCAACGCCATGAAACCGCGATTTTGTCGTTCGTGCTGTCACGCCAACCCCTATCCCTGGGTGGGACGAAAACCCACCCCATCGTAAAACGCTCTAAAACGCTTTTTGACGCAAAAATCTTCTCAAGGGGTACACTTGGGTACCCGAACCCCGTTTAATTCGTTACAGCTCGATTGAGAGCGTCTGAGGGGCATTCCCCTCGACCAGTTCCACCCCACCCTCGGGTCGGCGAACCGGCCGCCGCGACGATCAAAAAAACATTCACGCTTCGCGTACTAGCGGATCAGCTGGATTGATCAACTTACTGAATCTTCACACACTGAAGATTCAGGTTGAGTAGTTCTCTAGCTTTGGTTTTTTGATCTTTTAAAATTTTTAATACTCTTCGAGAGACTTAGTGTCTCTCGAATCGATCTTAAATTTTTAACTCTTTCAAAAATCTGATCTCAAGATCTCTTCCTTATACGCGTGTGCGCACGCACACGTATAGTATAATATATTTATTTATAAATATATTATTCCTTTAGGATCAAAATAATAATACCTTTAGGTATTATTTAATTATATATTTTAATATATATTATATATAAATATATATAAAACGCGCGCGATCCTTATTATGAGATCTGATCTCGCTATGACCCCCCTGAGGGGGTAGGGATCGGTGAGCGGTATTTTCCAGAAAAAACCGAAAATCGTACCCGGGGTAATTCGCCAGGGTAAAATCCCCACCTGGGGGATCGGGTAGGGGTCTACCCCGAACACCTGACCGAGGGGTGTAAAACCCATTCCCCTTTTTCGAACGTTAAAACCCTATGGTATGTTCGGAGGATTTGCGTGGGATGATTTACAAATCCAACCACGAAGATTTTTCGGAGTTCAGGAGTTTACTGCTCACAGCTCAAACACGATTTCTGTCTGCGAAGATTCAGCAGAGCTCGAAGCCCCCTGACCGGATGTTGGTTTGGGGGTTGTTTTTTCGAGTGCATGGAATTTATTTCGCCGTGTACTGGGAAAAACAAAACGTTCAGCCTAACACTGGAGTTTGTTTTACTATGGGGTTTGAAAATCGATTTGCCAATCGAACTTACCCCGAGGGATTTTTGGAATCCCCAGAGTTCAGGTGCTCGGTACCGTTTCCCCGACTTACGAGTGTTGGGGAGCCCGCGCTATCAGTGACGCGTGGACCACATGAGAAAATCCGAGGGAACCGTGGCAGCCTCTGGGAGCGACGTTGGCGAAAGGTCCGTAGAACTTACCTGCGGGCAGCCGACGGTGGGATACGCTCCCAGAGGTGCGGCCAGAATGCGAATTACGACGTTGCGTCGAATGACCCTGCTCCAGGTAGCGCTGGCAGTGTGATGTCCTCTAGCTTGACGGCTCGCAAAGACGAGAGGGGTGCGTACTCCCGTTGAGAAACGCCGGTACGCAGCTGAATTATTTTTTTTTACAGCGTTTCCTGTTGGTGTGACACAAACCACGGCAGGAGATTTTAATATGGATTCCAAAAACACCACTAACGTGGAATTGGATGTTCAGTACAGGCTCGATGAGTTGGCAGCTCTGTTAAAAGCCCCGGAGGACTGGGGATGCACGGAGCCAGCGTTACTTGATTTGATCAAGAGCGTGCGGATTTACCAACCCGTCGAGATTTACATCACGGTAGTTGTGGAAGTTCACGATGGTTATTGCGTGGAACACATCCCTAGCCCTATTGCGCATTATCCGAGCTATCGAGAGTGTCTCCTGGTAGCCGTTCGTGAAGGCTTGGCTCGTGCGATTCGTGAACATGTTACGCGATGCACGAACCCGATGGCAGCTGTTGATCAGGTGGACAGCAATGAGTTAGGAATTCTGTGATGACCACGATTGTTTTTGACGGAAAGACGTTAGCTTGCGACGGTCAAGTCACCGTGGAAGAGCGTAGTGCTGCCACGCAATACCGTAAGATCCACACGCCGCCCGAGGGTACGACGTGGAATCTTTTGGGTGAAGACGTAAAAGCGTTTGGTTTGGCAGGCGATGTCGCCGCATTGCAATCTGTGCGTCAAGAACTCACGCTTGAACGTTTCGGTGGTATCGAACGGGGTGGGGTTCGTTTTGAAACGACGTATCCCGAACAGATTGATTTTATCGTACTTGCTGTTTTGACAGACGGGCGCGTTATCGACGCCTCGAAATGCAAAGACAACAAATACGCCAGTTACGTGTTTGTAGAGCCACCGTATGCGATAGGCTCAGGTGCACACTATGCCCTGGGTGCGTTAGGCGCAGGCGTTGACGCCCCCACTGCGGTGGAAGTGGCGAAACGTTACGACCTGTACAGCGGTGGACAAACGCAATCACTTAAGCTGTTTTGATGTATTAGGGGGTGTAGCACAATTGGTAGTGCAGCGGTCTCCAAAACCGAAGGTTGGGAGTTCGAAACTTCCCGCCCCCGCCAGATTTTAGCCACTAAGTTCATTCTCAACACAGAAAACGATATGTGTTATCTGTGGGAGAAAATTATGAACTTGTATCTAGTAGAAAGAACCGACAGCGTTGGTTGGGATGAATGTTCCGCAATGATTGTTGCAGCCCCTACGGAAGAAGCTGCATGTGCAATTCTTCCTTGCGAGTCTGGCTGGACTGGTGAGTTGTTATTGGATGGAGATGTGGAAGAGGTTACCCTCAAAGCCACACTCCTCGGTACGACACACTACCCAGAGGGGGAGGTTCTTTACACTGATTACCTATACGGCTAAAACAGTGGGCTTCGGCCCACTAACCTAATTAGAACAATCGAACAAGAGTCACAAACTCGTCAGCCTTCAACTGAGGGTCGGTTGTTCTGATAACTTCTGCTCTTGCTCACGGGTAGAAAGCTCCTTAAAAACGTGTAAACACCTACCGATTAAGTTCGGACTTACGTTAGGGTCGTGAGACCCTGGTGGTTAGACCACCTAAACGGTTGTACGGTGGGAGGATAAAACCTCCCACCTGCACCCACCAAGAATTTAATTATTGGGTATTTCCCCTAAGTGTAACGTGAATACCCTGTAATGTGAATTGAGAGTTACGTGTTAACTCGACGGTACTGGTCGATGATCACCTGTAAACCTTCATCGTCCCATGTCATGCTGTGTTTGACCAGTACCGAACTTTGTCGCTATGCCTGGTGACGTGGCTACACACCGAGGCTGGGGCTCGACACCCGTTAGCGACACCCTTTTTGCGTTATTGTCAGTATTCTGAAGCTGTGTTCAGTGACAGTAGCGTTTTTTATTCGCGTTGGCGTTTGTACCATTGCTGCCCTTGCTGTCATTGCTGCCACTGCCTGCTGCGCCTCAACAGACGTTCAACGCGTCCCATTAACCCACACGTCGGGGTATAGCGACGTACAACAGAACGAGTAGTAGTAACAGAACGAGGTAACAGAAATGCTTACAGTAAAACGCATTATTAACGGTGACCGTGTCATCACTGTGCACGAACGTGTACGTTTAGGTGACAAAATGTCCCGTGTTTACAAAGAAGCACTTAAAGTCGCCAATGGCGAAGATAATGAATTGTGTTTTGATAACGCGATTGATTTGCCGAGAAAACCGAAATCGGTGGGTTATACAGCTTTAACTGATATGTCCGTAGAGGAACAGAAAAGCACCTTAGCCAACCTGCATCCGTTTTTGCACAATGTGTCAGATTGGACCGTTGTCATTGGTGGTCGACCTATTCCAGAGGATGTACCACGTGTGGTGATCGTTAACCCGCGTATGCCGTCCTTCGAAGAAAAGAATTCGCCAGTCGACGAAATTTATATCCCTGGCAATAATTTCTATTGCCGGTTTTGTGGCTTTACACAGCGTGAAATGACGTATGTGATGCCACCTCAAGAAATCCAATTAGTCCGCGAGTTGATTAACGAAGATGGTGATACCTTCTATCAGAATCAGCTCCGTAGCGGTAAGCACTCAGTTGACGAGGCTATCGGCGTTTTACTCGTCGATGATGCTTACGAATTTTTCTATCCAGGGGATGTGGTTTACATCATGAACAATGAAGGTAAAACCATTGATACCCTGCGATAACCAGTTTAGCTCCGCCGAAAGCTAAAAGCCCACCCTTCGAGAACGCCCATTCTCATGCCCTGAAGGGTTTTAATCCTGTAGTTTCATTGCCGATGACAGGGAACGTACCTACCTCCGAAAGGGGGTAGGTATATTCTTTTTTATCGCAAATTTTTAGAGATAGATGTTACCTGTATGAACGTTGGTACTAAGCGTTTTAATTCGACTTTTTAGGAGCAGGTAAAATGAAAATAGATGCCATTGAAGGTTTGATGTGTTTGGGGTATACGTTTGATGAAGCGGCTGTTATTCGACCGTTTTTGTCACGCCGTTTCTCAGTGTGGCAAGCACTACCCAAAGATGGACCGACTGGTAAGTTAGTAGAACGATTTGTTGAGCGGGTGCTGAATCGTAATCGGAATGAATTTAGTTTACGGTGGGCGGATGGGAAAGAACGCAAACACTTAAACCCAAGCCCGTGGTGTATGTTGGTGTTTCGTTGTGATGGCGAAGAATTTACGTTCCCAGCTATTGAATTTGTAAGGCGGTACGGGTTAGCAATTTACACAGAGTTAGGAACAAACGGCGCAGGTCGAGTATTAGTTTACGACCGGGGCGAGTTACGGATTAAAACGAAACAGTTGGCGGAGCTTTACCACGAGCGTCACGCCGTAGAATTAGTATAACTATAGAGGGTGATTAGGGGACTATACGTCCCCTTTTTTTTGATTTTTACGGTACTGGTATGTATTTATAGGAGGTGGTACCGTGAACGTCGAAGAACCACATTACGATTTTTATAGTTTGTTAGAGAACAACATCTTTCCAGAACGGATTTTAGTTCGCAGTCGTTTAGACGATTTGATTCTGTATACGCTCTTGCCTATATTGGCAAATCACCCTGAGTTTAAAGCATGGCTTAGTGAAATGAAATCCATTGACGAACCTGCTTTGCTACTAAACGATGAGGTTCCGGTAATACGCACGAATTACCACCTTACGAGAACGGAGGTCCATGCGATTACCCCGAAACTAGTTAATTCGTTTATGTGTGAATTAGCCAACGGGATAAAACGTCAACAGATACCGTTAGTTGAAGCTTTCTCTGTGTTATTGGATGCGGTATATAGTTTCCAGTACCAGGCAACCAATAAGCTGTCAAATATCCATTGAGTTATAGTGGGAGAGAAAAATGAATACTACACTGCGTCCACTGGACGTGATTTTGGTGCATCCGGACGCATTGAGTAAAATTAAGATTCGGAGCCAGCTCGACGAGAAGCTGCTTTCGTCTCTGGAATGGGGTTTTGTGATGCACCCCGGTGAGTATAAAAACACACGATACAATGATGTTCCAGAAGGTAGTGTGATTGATTGGTCTGTGCCGGAAGGGTTTGAAGATGTCGTTCAGTACATGGCTGAAATGACGGTGCCCTACACGTTACCGATTGCGGGACCTGCGGAGAATATCATTAGCCTACGCAGATTGGTGAATGCACAACCTGAAAACATCCGTAATGGGGTGGCGTGGACGACAGGAACGGCATGTCATTTGAAGAATATGTTGCAGTGAAAGAATAGTACCCACTACTCGTTTCTGAGTAGTGGGTAGGTTTTCTTTTTTTTGTTACGATTTGAAACGACCGCCTGACATGTAGTTGTAACGGTTGCCCGAGTCGTCGTTGTGCACCATCGCGCGTTGTAGACGTGGTAAATTGTCGTTGAACATTTCACCCGCATCGGAATAGCCTTCGATGACATTTTTAAACGCACCGAACTCCATACCGTTTTCGAGACGACCAGAATCCATATCGAAAATCATTTTGTTGTAGATATACTGTTTTGTGGCGTAAAGTGCCATATCTGCAACAACCGGATAGAAGGCCGGTTTGATTTCGTTTAAGTCTTCAGACATTTCGAATTTAACCTGGAGTTTGGTCGCATAAACGAACATGCCAGGGTCTTTGATTTTAATCGTGTTAGGTCCAAGCTTTTTCACCTCAGGTGAAGAAATGCGTGGCATTGCAGATTGACTATCCACAACAAATTGGGTAGAGGCTAGTACACCGGACGTTGCACCATCTAAATAAGACCCAGCAGGCGGTAAAGTATAGGCTTGCCCTGCTACGGGTGTGACGGCCATATGGACATCAAGTATTGGACGTCCACCAGTTTTCATGTCGTCCAGGTAATAGATGCGTGAGTAGTAATCCTGGGTGTCGTTTTCAAAAGGGAGACCCTGTAAATCGATCTCTGTGTACTGACCTAAACGAGAGACTTCAGGAATTAAGTATTCCCGAAAAACCTTTTGAGTGATTTCATTGTCCAGCGAACTGGCAACACCAAAGTTGCGAAGATTTTGAGGTACAAAAGCCGCACGAAGAATCGGTTCGGGAATTTCGCGACGTATTCTCCGTAGACAGTAGTCGATGACGCTCATTGCGTGCTCCTAATAGGCTCTGTAAAACGGTTCATAGGATCGGGTAATAGTCCAACCCTGCCTTACTAAAAAATACACTCTGTGCCCTTCCTGTGCGCACTATACTCGAATAATTTTTGTATAGATATTATCTTAATGATGTTCCCTTAAAGGAGTATTAACGTTAATGACGCGCGTGCTATTTGGTTTTCTGCTAGACTCTAGCCATTCAGTTCGCTATCGTCCTGAGGAGATTTTAGAAGCGATACAAGAACTGATTTTTCCGGGTGTTCACAATTTACCTGGAGATCGGTTGAAGGTGGCAGAAAGATATTTTGGTTCGGATGCGTGGTTTATGATCAGTGCGTTGGGTCGTGACCACAGTAGTCCTTTCTCTTATAAAAATGGAGTTGTGCAAACGTGGTCAAAATACACTTCAATCCAGCTACAGTTTATCATAACTTCTGGGCAGCGATGGAAAAAACATCCTACGCTTCCGCTTTGCGGATGACAGTAAAAGAAAAACAGGCCGTTACTGTACAACTGATACACACAGCATTAGAGGATATTTTTCACTCAATCCCCAGAATGCCGAATAGTCGGCTGCCGGATTTTTTAGACCAGTTCACGGATGCTTACACCCTAACGAATTTACTGGTTGCAGATGGTCGTGTAAAACCACCTAAAACCATGAAGTGTCGTCAGGTTCTTGTCCATCGTTCAGCGTTTGGTGAAGTTGCAACAGAACAAGAACGTGAGGTTTGTGTCCTACGTTCGAAGACATATCTCCTGGGGTTGGCGTTTGATGACTGTTACGACGGTTTGTTGTGTGATGTCGAATCTTTAGTTAGGGAAGGGTTTGAGGCTGTCGGGGAAGTTTTCAATCCTTATTTAACGGTTGAGATTGAACCACACCTTACACCGAGAGGTCAAATTGCGATGATGGAGCTTCGTCTTGGAGAAGATATCCGATTTATCCACTACCGGAACTGTTTCCCGGATAAAAGATACGATCCGGATTACCTTACTCGATCACGTGACGTATAAGGCGTACCAGCGTATACTCGCGGACGAAAGGTTGTCATCGTATTCAGGGACAGATGCTGAACAGTTAAAATATGTCATACTGTCCCTACTGGAGTATCTCATTCCTAATTTTACGGAATCGGGAATGTGGGATGCTAACTGTGCTGCAACGATAGTACGGTCTTATCGACCTCGGTCTACAGAGGAAGATGTTCGTCTGATAACATCTTACGTCCGTGGTGCACTATGTGAGGAAATGGGCATTCCTCCCAAAGGGTGGCGTTTTTATTATCGGATAGACGGACATTTTCTTCGTTTTATTCCAAAGAAGGTAACGGATGTTTATGACGATCTTTATTGAGTTTCCGTGGACAACTGCAGAAATTCTGAAGGTAATAAAACGCGCCGCGTATCTTCAATACCTGGATGTTTCGGATACAGTAGATTATTACGTAGAACAGCTCGTTAGGCTGGAGGTATTACGTCGAAAGTATTGCATCGACGAACTTACAGTACGTGAGCTGTTTGCGGACATTATTCGGCGGTATCCGATTGTAGAATCGGAGAGTCCGAACAGTTACTGTATTAATCATGTTATTGAAGTTGAGCTTCTGAATTCAGTGTCGTTATGGGCGCGACTTGAAGAAGAAGTGGTGGTTTTACCGAATGAAGGTTTTCTTCTGTTCCACACAGGTTCTGGCGTTTGGCGAATGTTTACAACAGGAGGGGTAGCGTATGGTGCGTGAGAGTTATTTTATCATACCTGACTATCAATTTATTTGCGGACCGCTGACGGAGTTTGATCCGAACGCGATATTGCGCGAAGTCTGTACCGATTTAAATACGGTACTGAATTATGTTTGGGAGTATGCGTTAACGGGGCACTTCCCGAAGTTAAATCGTTACGCGTTACAAGGAACGTTTGATTTTATTGGACGGGAACTTAACAGCCACGGCGTCTTGTTGGAGGGTGAGCGTGCGTTAGAGTATGTAAGAGCGACGCAGGAGGTAGCGAAGGCTTTTGTGACAGCGGTGTCGACAGAGCCGTACTGGTTTACACGATACGGCCAGTGGATAGGTGCACGTTATTGTGCACAAAAGCCTGGCGCGGTAGAGTTCCTTGTAAGGTACGAAGAGGTGAAGTATCCTGAATACGAGGAACCCGCTTTGTTACAACAACTCACCCCAAAAATACAAACGCTTACAGAAATGTTGCTGGGTAATCTGGCTGGGAAGGTCTTATAATGCAGTATGTTTATTACGTCGCGCAAGAGGTACAAAGTTACGGTAGAACCCGTTTTTACGAAGCAGTACGTGATGTGTTGGTGGACGTTTTAGAAACGAATCGTTTAGACGTTTTCGAACACGATATTCGTCGACTCTATGAAGACTTCGGTACCGCATACATTATCGCGGCGAAGTCCCATAATCCCGAGTTGTTAAAAGAACTGCTTACTGTTACTGCATACGACGAAAATGCTATTCCTGGCGAAACCGTAGAAAGTATCACCTTCCTTTCTACGATAGGTGATGAAGACAGTCATCTTGCGGCAATTTGTCACGCGGCGGATATTCTACAGCGTGAGCTCCAGTCGCAGACAGGATTGGCTGCGTTAATTAATTCTATGTTTCCTGGTTCATTGACGCGTTGGATTGGGGAAACATTCAGCGATCTGGTGTTGGTCTGCTATGAAACTGTTTATGGAAATTTCGGAAGTGTATCTCCCGGAACGCCTACATTCGCGGGTTGAGAATGCGGATATTGGTTCGGTAGCACCGTATATGGCGTACTGGTTCCTGGCGAAGTATGCAGAAGAATCTGTACGTTCAGTGGTACGTCGTTTGGGTGAGGGTGAAACGTTTCTGACGTTCATCCCACCCAACCATCAATTTATTTTCACACAACTAGCACAACTGTTCTCAGTCGATGAAGTGCGTATATTCTCCCATTCTTTGTTGCAGTTTGAAATAGAAAAGGATGTGGACTATTTTCGTATCCGTAATTTGGTGGAAACACTCTGGCGACAGTCTGGGTTAACGCCGGAAGAAGGATCGAAGAAAACCAAAGTATCTTTGTTTATGAATGAGATTGGGAGTGGTTTTATTTGCATAGAGGTTTGAATGTACAAAGTACGGGGTGATCATTTCATCCGTCCGAACTTAGGGTTACTGGAATACGCCACAGGTGGCGATTTCTATAAAGATAAGTTAGTAAGAACCCTAATGCGCTTTCGCTGTATGCGAGTGTCTTTTCCTGCAACGATAGAGACGACGGATGAAGCAACGCGATATATCAATACCGCGATTAGCGAGTTATCGAAAGCGTGTAACTTTCCTGGCAATAAAAGGGAACTGAAAGAGTTAGACAGTTACCTGAAACGGTTAAACGATGAATACCGGCAGTGGGAATTTAACTCAATGATGGAAACCAGTTATACGGAAGACATGATTGAGGATATGCGACCCCTCCTGGAAATCTATGAGTTATGTAAAATACAAGGCGGGTCTTCTTGGGATGTGTTGCGTGAACACGCGATAGAAATTCTTCGCGATAATATTCTCCAGATTTACGAGAATGATTGCGAACCCGTTATCCAGCTCTTTCGTACCGCACACAAATGTGGTATTGAGGGCCTGTGTTTAAACTTATCGTTACACGATGACTTAGGTACCGTTTCAGGTGTTTACGCTACGTTCCATCTGGACATCACAATGTTGAGGAGTGATAATGTTTGATTTTAGTAACATTGAACCAGGGTCTATCGTAAATATTGTTTACGATACCCCGTTAAAAGGTAATGAAACGCGAGTGCGTGTACTCGCGTCTAAAGTCGGCTATGAGTTTGCAAAAACCGCAGGCGAAGATCTGGCTGCTATCCAGAAGAACATTTATTCGTCGTTAGTAGCACAACCTTCAAATGACCTCACTGCGTATAACTATATGCTGTTCCGCGATTCTACAGGTAAAGTAGGCGTTGCGGCAGATGCATGGGTACGCGAAGTAAGGGTAATTACCAGTTTGACAGCACGTTTTGTTGTACAGCTCGATAACAAGCAGGAGAAAGAAGACCTGGAAGCTGCGTTGGCAGCACGTGGGTTTAATGATGTGGAAATCGAGATCATTGAAAACGCGGCAGGTTAATCGAAAATGTCCTCTCTTCGGAGAGGACATTCTTCTTTCTTTTTTTTCACGTTACCCACCCTCCTTATAGCCGAGTTAAACTGCCTTTTTAGAGGACAGCCGTGGAATACATTTCTCCTTTTCGTTTAACGGTAGATGAATACCATCGTGATATCGATGTCAACGATGCCTACCGCGAACAAGTCGCGTTATACATTCATAACGTGACAGCACAAAAATACCCTTTAGAGTTTTGTCGTCAGGAAGTTGATGCTCTTATTGCACCTGGCGGTGAGTTAGCAACTGAATCTCCTGTGTGTAAGATGTGGGTGCGTAATCAGAAAACGGGCGATCGTGAGGAAAAATACACAACCGTCGATAAGTTATTTAAAACCGTCATTGACAAACAGATTATCTCCGCACCTTCGTTAACTTTTTATTTGCCCGAACACGTCAAACGTTCTAAGTTATCTGAATTCACAGCAGCTAACGTAGCGAAACGTGCCGCGGTAAAAAAGGAAATGTTTGCTGCTGCAGCAGCAGGCAATGAAGTATTAAAGATCAACAAAAAGAACGAACAGAACGCGGTCAAGACGCTGAATAACGGAATGTCGGGTGCATTTTCCTCTCCGTACACGATTATTTTCAACCAGTCTTCACACTCCGTACTAACGTCCACTTGTCGTACTGCAACTTCGTTCGGCAATGCTGGTAATGAACGTTTATTAGGCGGTAATCGGCATTACGATACCCCGTCGCGTATTATCGATCATTTCTTATCTATCGGTACCTTAACCGATTGGAATAGCTTTAAGAAATGTATGGAGACGTATGAGCTTCATTACCCGTCGGTAGAAGAGGTGATGGAAGTTATTCATTATTCTGCCGATTTCTACTTTAAGAGCGAAGCGGGGATGGAGTTCGTTGAGCATTACGTTAGTAATGTATCGCCGTTGACGCGTGCCGCGTTTGTTTACATGGGTGATTTTTTCCACCTGGCGAAATACAACGATAAGTTCATGCGCGACTTTATTGGCGCATTGATTACCCCTGATGTGCGTGTTGATACTGAGGGCTGGACTGATACGGACTGGGTTGCTGCTGAGAAGACCATCGATGGTGATATGCAGATTATTATCTCACAGTTCCGTACCGACGTAGTACCGATGGGTAAGGCGTTCAGTGACGTTAAGAAATTTGACGGTAATAAAAAACCCTTGCCGTGGGATCAGCAGGACGGTTATAAAGAACTAATTCGTTCCGCGTTGTTCTTACAGAAAACGATCGGTAAATACGCACTACTGATTCGCAATATTCTTACCACGAAAAATTTACCGATCAATATTGCCCGAATGCCGGATGTGGTTCGTCGTGTAGGTGTAGTGTCTGATACTGACTCTACAATGATGACTGCGCAATGGTGGGCAATCTGGTACACCGGTAAACATTACGGTGAAGTAGCGACCCGTGTTTCCAATGCGATGATCTATATTGCGACACAGCACTTACGACATTTGATGGCGAGCATGTCAGCAAACATCGGTGTGGCGAAGGAGCGTTTGTTCCTGTATGCAATGAAGAACGAATTTAAGTTTGATTCGTTTGCACTGACTACCAAAGCAAAACATTACTTCTCGTTGATTACCGGACAGGAAGGCCAGCTGAAAAAAGATCCCGAGCTGGAAGTAAAAGGTGTGTCTTTACGTACATCTAACATTCCTCCGATTATCATGAAGGAGTTTAAGAACACCATCAAAGGGTTATGTGAAGTTGTTGCCCGTGGTGATCAGATCGAAATCATTCCGTTGCTGGAAAAGGTTGCCCAAATCGAACACACGATTATGGATTCTATTCGTTCTGGGAATCCAGGGTATTTGAAAACGACTAACATTAAGGAACGTAGCGCTTATAACGAGAAGGATGAAAAGAACTACCATTACCACCGAATGTATAATGCTATCTTTGGTCCGAAGTTTGGTTATTTGGAAGAACCGCCCTACGATGCTGTGAAACTTCCGGTAACGTTGGAAAACAAAACGAAGATTAAAGAATGGATTGACAGTATCGAAGATCCGATTATCAAGAACGGTGCATCGGCGTGGTTTGAGGAGACAAATTTCCGTAAATATAAAACGTTGATTCTACCAGAGCATTTGGTGGAAAACTACGGTATTCCTAAAGAACTGATCGATATCGCAGATATCCGTCGTACTGCTTTCTCTACGGTTGAACCGTATTATCACATTCTTGAATGCTTAGGTGTGTTCATGATGGATAAGAATAGGATGAGACTGTTATCAGATTTCTACGATAGAGTCGAGGAAGAAGACGAGCTGTACAAGGAATTAGCAGAAGTACAATACGTTAAGAAATCGGAGAGGGCAGGAGATGACGAAGAAGATGAAGACGAAGAAGAGGTTTTTGACGACGAGTGAGATTAATTCGATCCCGTGTAACGAACGTTGGTTCCGACTAAAGCCTGTTGTCAGTTTCGAAATCTACTACGACGATCCGTTAAACGGGTGGTTAGCACACGTAACCGGGCAGAATGTTTTTGTCATGGGATACGGATTACGGTAAAAAGAAAGTAAACGTTGCACCAAAGTGCAACGTTTTAACTCTATTATATGGGGATTCGAAAGAATCCTCAGCGGGGGAGAGTAAGTCTTAATTTTCTAATGCCTGATATAATGGTAAAATTAACTCGTGTCGATAGTAATTTCTAGCCGACCGTGTAAGTTTTTCCAATATCTTCGCATCTTCGAATCTGGCTATACGCACCATTAAATTGGATTTGTATTTGCTCATACTCGAGTTGTCGAACTGTAAGCAGAACAACGCCCAATACCAGTTCACGATGTTTCGATGCCAACTACCCTGAATGGTTGAGCCTGGGTCTTTAAAAAGGATGCGGTCTACCGCAGTGGTAGGGTGTGCCGGATCATCAAAGAACTGTGGAATGTGTGCCATGACCACACCAGGTAAAGGTTTACCTGCACGAAGTGCTTTACACACTTGCGTTGCGTGTTTAATTGAAAGTTCACGTAAAGGCGGTGTAGGGACAACACGAAGTGGTGTTTCGGGTTCGACTTCTTTACCTGTTGCGACAGCGCGATGAATATTTAAAAATGCGATATTCATGTAGCTGGGTAGCATACGGTAAATGATGTGTCGCTGCGCGTAAACTACACGGTTAATCGGTTCGGATTGCGTTCGGTAATATTGTTCTGCAAGAACGTATTGCCATAGCAGTGCAACCAGATTAATTTCAATAATACTGATGCCACGGGGTTTGCCGTTCCCGAGACTCCAGTTAAGATTCGTGTACTCGTGATAAAGATAAACTGCAGGTGTGTAGTCACGAAAAGACAGTTCAGGATCAATAGGACGTGCGACGAGTGAAATAATCTCATCTTGCCCTTCGATAAAGATCCCATTGAAAACTTGACCATACTCCCCCACAGAAGTTAGGTGTAGTGCATTACCGATATCGGAAAGTTTGCGTCGACATGCCCACTCGATCTCTTCGTAGCTGGGTTCACCCGCATATCCGATAGCCGCTAAGATTTTGAGTACCAGATGGCCTGAAACAACACGGGTTTGAATGGACTCTAAATAGTTGCGAATGCGCTGATTATTATTTTTTACGGCACTGACCAATTGTATAGCGGAAGGGTCTTCGAATTTACCCTTTATGGCTGCTTGGTTTAACTCGGCTTGACTGAACATGACTTACTCCTTGGGGTTACACATAGGAAACGGTCACAGTCTCACTCACATTGAAAAATATCTGAGAAAGATATTATCTATGTGATGGTTCGGTAGTTAATCATTTTAAGCTATGTGTGTTTTACGTGTATTCTAAAATATCTTAGCTAGATATTATCTACGTGAACCAACACTACAATTGTATTAAACCTTATAAGGATTAAGTAAAATGGCTAAAGAGTTTATTGACAATCAAAACGACGTTGTGACTGGTGCTGCTGGTTCCGCTGCAGATCCAATTCCGTCTTTCGGTGGCGCGGGAGCTGCTACTGTGGATAATACCAATGCGGCCAACGCTTTTGGTGGGATGTCTAAAAACATCTCTACTTTCGATAAAGCTTTCGGATACATGTCTTTCGTGTCCACTGCTTCTCAGTTCACCAGCCTGATTGAGAAGATGGCGGAGAAGAATACATACCTGCGTAACTTCCGTTGGGGTGTTATTGACGGCATCAACTCTGAAATGGGTTCTGCTGCATACGTGGCTGGTCCGTCTGGCGATAACCATAACGAATGGCTCTACGGCATCCTGTTCTTTGAACATGGCCAGTCCATCCGTTTCTACGAAATCAACGGTAAAGAAAACTACTACACCCTGGCGCAGCTGTTCAGCCAAGAAGGTGTGATGAACAACATCACTAACCAGATTGCAACTCAGCACAACCTGCCAAGCGTACAGTTCATGGTAATGAACTGCGTACCGGAACTGGGTAAAACCATGAACGAAGAATGGGCTAACCAGCTCATGGGCCAGATTGCACTGGGTATCTTCGGTCGTCATTCCGGCTACCTGGGCTACCTGAAAATGACCCGTTCTGATCGCTTCACCGCGCAAGTCAGCGTAGTTGAAGAAGGTTCTGTAACTGATGTTAACGGTTCTGCACAACGTGCTGACCTGATGGTTGTGGTTGACCATACTCGCACCGGCAACAACGATAATAACCCGACGCTGTTCTCTTCTGAACGCCTCCAGAATTATCCGAGCGTTGCAGGTGTTGGTTACATCAACCTCCGCCATAAAGGTAAACCTCAGACCCTGACTAACGGTACTCAGGACCTGCGTCAGCTGGAAGCCGAAGTGGTTGTTTCCCTGATGGATTCTCAGTCCTCTGGGGCAATGGCACCTATCGAGCGTCAGCTGATTGAACTGGCCGCGTTCGCACAAATCGCCACTATCGGTGGCTGGCGTGAACGTTTCATGCAGTCGCTGAACAAAACCGATCGCCGCTTCTCCCGCGTTCTGGAGTATGTAGAATGGGGCAGCGAAAAACCTGACCTGAGCAAAATCGACGGTAACCGTGAAGTTATCGAGAAATGCCTGGACACCTTCGCTAACCCGACTGCGGCCCTGGTGGTGAACCATCGTGCAGGTAACGGTATCGGTGGTCTGTCTACTCTCCTGAGCGAAATCGGGATGGGTAACACCAACGCACTGTACACCCTGTTCAATATCCTGGATAACATGGCCAGCAACGGCGCGACTAAGTTCAGCACTCGCTTCAAAGCACTGCTGGGCAATGTCACCAACTTCGAGTGCAAACACGTTGTTATTGCCGGTTGCCCGACCATCTCTGGCCAGTATTTCAGCAACAGCCAGAAACGCAGCTTCCAGGATATGGACTTGGTTTCCGCTCTGACTAAAGTGGGTGATAACCAACGCGATGCGATCGACTACATCAGTGCACAGTCCTACTCTCACCGCTATCTGAATGCGCGTGACCAGCGTCTGTACCTGCTGAAAATGGCTGCGTCCATGTTCGGTAGCAAACAGCCGCAGGTAACGGGTGAAGCGTCTGACCTGGCGATCAATCCGCTGTTTGGTAAAGCACTGGTGGAATACATTACTGAAAACTGCAACTTCCAGGTGAATGGTGTTACCGCAGCGAACAGCCTCACTCACTCTGTGTTTGTTAACACGGGTAATGAGAACTTCGCGCTGTCTGGTAGCGGTCCTAACGCATTTGGTAGCGATTTCGGTATGTCCTTCGCTGCAACTGACTGGCGTCCGACTTTCTAATAAGTTGGTAAGTAGTAAGCAGTAGTTGAGGGACAGGGGAAAACCCCCTGTCCCTTCCCTCTCTTTTTTTGTTGAGGATTCGGCGTGGAACATAAACTAGAATATTACGGGATTTCGGGGCGACTAATTAGTCACGACAAGATGTTACGTGACTGTATACAAGAAGCGGAGGAAAAAGGCTACAAACCACCGATTATTATCAATGACGTTGCTGCAACGATGGATACCATCGAAGCGTCGGAGATGATTAACCAAATACTCCAAAACCGAATCGTTGATGAAACACTCAACTCGGCTCCTATTTGCAGTCTGACCTGCGAATCACCTATTACCCATCGTTATAATCTTGGGCTACGTTGCCCACATTGCGGACATGTTGTTTCTGAACATCGGATTACGTCCGATGTCTGGTTACGCGCCCCCGATGAGATGGGTAACTTTATCAATCCACGTTTTTGGTCTCTCTTTAATGCCTTCTTTGGCTCTAAGCTGAAAAAATTTAATCGTAACAAAGTGACGGTAGAGCGCGGGTCTGATTTACTGCTGTGGCTAATCGATCCGTACTACCATCCAGAAAAGGACGAAGGAACACGTGCTCGCGTGGTGAAAAGAATACTCGGCGAACATGGCTTCGAACGGGGAATTCGAAACTTTATCGACCACCATCGAACCGTCTTTAATATCCTTACGTCCCCGGAAGCTTGGAAGGAGATTTATCCGCCAACGAAAAATAACCGTTATGAGAGTGAGCGCGTACGCTTAGAATGGCGTGAGTTCTTTCAGGAACAATCGTTCTCATTCTTTCCAAGACACCTTCCGATTATTTCATCAAAACTGATCGTTACGGAGGAACGTCGACAAGGTATTTTTATCGATCCGGTTTATACCAGCGCTATCGACGCAGTAAAAAATGTGGCGTTGTTGTACACGAATGCACGTCGTATCGAACCACGATTTATTATTCGTCGCGCAATCAAAGCGAATCGACAGCTTGCGTATTTCTATATTGACCATCGTCAGGAAGTGATGGAAGGTAAACCTGGGTTCTATCGGGCAAAACTCGGGTCAACACACGTACCGTGGGGCGGACGTGTGACTATCTCTCCTATCTCTGAACCTCACGATGCGTTGAAAGTTATTGCGCCTTGGCGTTGGTTGGTTCCGTTGGCGAGTGTTCACATCGAGAACAAGTTAGGTCGTCGTGATTATACACCTCGACAATGTGAGCGCATTATTGCATTTGCGGCAATGCAGTATGTACCGCTGGTACATGAAATTATTAATGAGTTGATTAAAGAATCCCCCGGCGGATTCGGCTTAATGTTGGAAGTTCTGCGTAACCCAACATTGGTTCAACTTTCTATTCAGACATTGTTCATCTCAGCGGTACTGACAGATGTAACACAATGTTCTCTGCGTATTTCTGATCGTGTCATCAAAGCGCCTAACGCTGATTTCGATGGCGACCAGTTACAATGCAGATTGGCAATCGACCAGATTGAAATGGAACTGGGCATGGCTTATCGCCCAGACAACGGGTTTATGTCAAGCACGAATGTGGACGAGGTTTCGAGTTGTATGATTCTCCATAACGAGAATATCAGCAACATAAACAGTTTCTTCCAGGATACTGAAGAGGACTTGGAAGCCGGTATCGCGCTTGACTCTGAATTATTAAAATTGGCGGGGTAATGAAACATGGGCATGTGGAACTTAGGCGGAACCATCTGGACGCGACAAACTGAAAATAGCGGGATGTATCGCTATTTCAGAGACAATTTCGATATTAACGCCTTTGCTCCCGACATGATCGAAAGCGTTAAACGAAAATGTAATGAGTTAATTTCATTAGAGCGTTTCCGTGAGATGTATGCAGCCGCACGCAAAGTACAGCACAGCGATGCGACTGACGTTGTACGACAATTGGAGAAGATAGGACAATTCCAGTTTGCAAACGCAACTTTACAGCCGTTGCTGATGGCATTGCCAGAATATCGACAATTGTACAATAACAACATGGCGACCGGTTACGAGAACGGGTATTCGAAAATCGATAACTTCCGTGGTTCGGCGTATATGCATACGGACGATAACTTCCGCGAAGTAACGTCGGGTATGTCCAACGAGTACGATGAAGATCGTATTTGGAACTGGGTATCCAACGAAGATCGATCCAACAAACTCACGCGTGTAGAGCAAGTTGACATGCAAATCAACTGGGCACGTATGCGGAGTTTTGATTGGGAAGACGAAGATCCGTGTTCTGAACTCGGCGCTTCGTGTTAATCGAAAAGAAGGGGATTGGGCACCCCCTTCTTTTTTCTTATTTACAGCAGCAGCTATCAATGTGATAGGAGTAGAGAATGGCGATTGCAGTAGGCACGGTTTCTACACGCGGCTGGGCAAAAACTCCCCGTGAACGTATTCGTGAGATGATGAATCATTACACGGAAGCGGGGTATAGCCAATCGCAAATTTATCAAGGCAATGTCCGGTCACTTGCGAAAGCAAAGCAAATGTTTGCTCAAGATCCCGACGGCTTAGCCAATCGGGTGAAAACAGACTTAACCACGCTTTACGAACATATTTTTCCTGAGGGGGTTGAAGTAGAGACAACCTGGGAATATTTGCCGGATACCGATGTACGCTACCGTATCATCATTCAAGCTCGCGTTATGTCGGGTGGGGTGTGGTATGATGTGGAACGTTACGTTGAAACTGAATCATCAGTCATTGAGGATGAGTAAGGATGGATCAAGAACCGGGAAAATTTAATGGTGTACCCATTGAAGAACTTTCTGGCCGTGCTAAGTTTGAGTTTGAGAAACTTCTTGAAATGGAAGAGATGCTTAAACAGGGCCAGGGTGTGTGCAGCGTGTTTACTGAATCGATGTTCCGTCGACAAGGTTTGCCGTTGTTGTCGGGGATGTTGGACGGTACGTTTAACGAAGATACCTGGACGGATTATGTAGGTAGTGCTTTCGTTCCGTTACAGATTGTTTCGGATTCGGATAATTCAAAACTACTCTTTACGATCCCGCCTCTGCTTAATACTGGTCGGTCACTCCAACACGTCGATGGCCAACCGTCGCTCACTGAAGAAACAGAGATGATTCGGCAACAAGCCGATATCATTTCCGAGGTCGGTGAACGGCAGATGTATCAGATGATCGACTATACGTTGGACGGTATCGAACAGTTGTCGTACGAAGAAAATGCACTTCGTGCGAAACAGACTATCGATCTGTTAAACTGGATCTTCCGTCGTTATAACGTGTCAGGACAATTACCTTATCCTGAAGGACTTGAAGAATTGTGCAATCGTATCCAGGGACAAAAGAAACCTATAACGGCGGCACAACCTGAACAGTCCTCCCCTGCTAAGGGAAGAAGAATCATCGATGAAGAGGATTACTAATCCGCCACCGAAACCAGTTGGCGTTAAGCGCATTTTCTCAACGGGCGATGTACATTTATTGCACCGTCGTGTACCGACGTGGCATATTGTTAACGTGCTCAAGGAAACCTTAGAACGGTTCGATAATACGATTGACGCTATTTATATAGCTGGTGATTTATTTGATGATTCCCGGCATTTGCGGCAAGAAGATTCTCAGGAAGCCATAGGGTTTTTAACTTGGTTATTGCTCTGGGCCAAACAGACGAATACTGCTATTCGTGTCTTGGAAGGAACACCCTCCCACGATCACAAACAATCGAAAATCGTCGAAGAGTTAAATCAGGCGGTGGGTGCAGATTGTTTGTATCTGGATAAGATTGGCGTGTTTTACGACGAGGCGTTAGAAGCGACAGTCGGTTGGGTCCAGGACGAGTATAAAGCCCTGGGTTCCGAATCCATTGATGCTGCCGCAACAGAACAGGAAATGGCTGAATTATTAGCCACGCGTGGTATACAGCAGATGGATTTCTGCTTTATGCATGGCTGCTTTCAGTTCCAAGTTCCCGTTGAGTCTACCCGCTTTTTCCATACGGATTTTTGGGAACCGTTAGTCAAGCATTTGATTATCATCCATCACGATCATCGTAGGAAACAATTGGGTAAGATTCGTGTACCAGGCAGCCCTGATCGCCTGGCAATGGGTGAAGAAGAGGACAAAGGCTTTGCTATTGTCGATTTCACTCCTGATTTAGCCAGAGATTATTTCTTGGTTAATGAACGCGCTTGCCCGCAGATTAAAATTGCTGCGGAGGAGGACTATGAATCGCAGTACGCGAAATGTCTCTCTGCGCTTGAGTACATCGATACTCATCCGTCCTCAGTGATAGGACGATTGGAAATTGAATATTACCCTGATTCTCCATTGGCGGAAGCCATCACTCGTTGGAAATCACAATATTCATTCCATATTTCAGGTACGCGTATACGTACGCCTGAAGAGGAGCAAATTCTCGCAGCCGGTTTTGCCATCGACGCAGAGGTCGAGGAAACCATCTCTGAAGAGAATGTTGAAGCGATTTTGTTAGAAGCATTAGTGCCGTTTAAATACGATGCACAAATTGTCACTGACATTATCAGGAGCATCAAATGACCCCAATCAGTGTTGATCGCACGTTTGGGTTTTATCAAATGTCAATTGCTACATCGTTGGCTTTTGAAGGGCTTCTCCATGAAGGAGAATATGCCGATTGGAAGGGTCCAGTCCCTATCCACAAGTATCAGGATATTTACCTGAATCTACGGACGTTGTTCCGTAACGCGTTTTACGCGTTTGAAACGAATCGTGAACGATTAACACCTGAAGTGTTGCTGGCATCGATTGAAGAAGATATTGCTTCTATTAACGCTACCGCGAAAGCGGTAGCGCCTTCGGTGCTATGTGTCCCCTATATCTGTACGTATAAAAGTGCGAACAGAATCTTCCCCGAAGCAGCGTTCCGTACGATTGCGGGAGGGCAGGAAAAGATGACACCTAACCAGCACCACTTTAATGCGTTAGAACATGATACGTTAAAGTTATACGGTGAAAAATACCCTGAGCAATTCAAAAGCTTTGATGTGTTTCCGAAAGGGCAGCATGACACATTGATTTTAACCCATTACCCCGCCGATCTGTTGGCCTACAAAGATTTCCCGCTGTTGAATCTGTTAGAATCACACACGGGCAAGATTAAAGGTCGGTTAGAATGGTACACGAAGCTTTACGGTAAACCCGAACAGATCCCGTTTAACAAGGCGTTTCTAACGCTATTTGGCGATGGGTATATGTTCTCCCCACTTGACAGAAAGGTTCGTAAGGTGGTGTTGAATACCGCCGAGAAATACCACTGGCGACAAGATACGACCATGGATCGTATTTACAGTTGCTTGAAGTTGGTTAACGAGCCCTTTGTCATTGAGTTCCTTCGTAGATTGTCTCGCTAATTTTACAGATCGTTTTGTTAGTTTGAGCACTCCGAAAATGTAAAAATAGGATAAGTAAATGGTCAATAAAAACTTCCTTAAAGAGAAATGGCTTTACCCGCAGACTGAGCCGGATCAACAGGGCCGTACTCGTAAACTGGGCATTGAATTGAACGAGTTCAATGGTGATGTGGAACTGATGAAATTCCACTATTCCTTTGGTAAAGGCGAAGGTCTTTATTTCACCGCAGGCTATACTGTCTGTGTTGATATCTTTGAAACCCTGCGTACGGTGATGCAGAAACCCGAAAAAGTTGTTTTCAAATGGGAAGATACAAAAGGTAAGAAGGCACCGGTTAGCTTACACGTAGGTCGTGATGAAAATCTGACACCGTTCTTTGCACTGAGCGGTGAGATCCCAGGGGTTGGTGCGCGTCAGAAGAAATTCTATTTCACCTATCCGAAAGGTTATCGTGTTTTCCGTAATGGACAACTGGTCTCCGATCTGGAACTGGCAGAGCGTCAGCTACGCGCGTTCCTGAAAAATGCAGATGTATTCCTGGAAGATTTCCGTGACAACTACAAACCGCGTGAGTTTAATAATGCGGCTGGTGGTAGTTACGGTCGCGGCGGTTACAATAACGGCGGCAACGGCGGCGGTTATAACAACCAATCTGCCGCAAAAGCCCCAACACCAACTAACGATTTTGACGATATTATCTAAATAATGTAAAACTATAACATAGCCCCAGGATATCCTGGGGCTCTTTATCGTGTATGTGTGTAGAATACAGTCGAAGTTATCTGAGATAGATTTTATCTTAGTGGACGACTATGTTATTCCTGGAGATTTTAAAATGCGCATTGAAAAGAATCGTGACCGTTTAGTGATAAAGTACGGCGAAAAAGAGGTCGCGTTTAATGGTTTCCGAAATGGACGTAAAGACGTGAATGTGCCAGACGTACGCGATAGTTTCGGACAGATCGTAACGCACGATAAAATTATGTTCATGGAAATCGAGCGTTATTGGTCAACTTTAACACCCGAAGAGAAAAGCGAACTGTTTTCAGTTTACGAAGAATTAGAGTTGTTAGCTAATGAACCCCCAGAAGTTATTCGTGAACACGTCCCCACGCTCGTCGCGAGAATTGCTAAATTTCATCACGCAGATAGATTCCGCCAGCTTTATCCACACGGTTCGGTGTGGATTCCTCAAAACGTCCACGAAACGTACGAAGAGATGTCGTCGAATTATCCAAAAGAGATGACGTATATCGTACAAGATTATTACGAATTGGTGATTTTGTCTTTGATGACAAAACCGTTTATTCCCGTATTCTTGATTTTGGACGCTTTTCCTGCAACACGTGCTTCTGTTGAGTCGAAGCGCAAAAGTGTTTATAACCTGACCTACTGCATGGAACTGTTGTCCGATACCGAGATTGCTACACTGCCAGCCATTACAAAGTTGCGTGAGTTTTTAGTGTCGGTGATTTCGAAAGTTCAGGACGGGGGGAGTAAAGGACCCAATACTGCAAACCTTACCGTCCTGGCATCTATCTGTGGCTACGGTACGGATATGGTAGAGGAATACATCATAGCGTTCGCTGTTATCCGATTAATTGCGATGAAGTTAATCGGTGCCGAACTACCACCAGGTACGATGGTTGAAAACAACATCGTGGCGGGGATGTATTTCAATATTCGACAAGAAATTGAAACGGGCTTCGCGGGAAAAATTTCCGGTCAAAACGTGATGCTAAAAGCGAATCCTGAGAAAATCATGTTCAACGGCGAGAAGGGGAAAACTTCGTCGATTGACCTGGTTCAAGCTCGGACTAAAGCACCAATGAAGGAATTCGTTCGTACTCAAGAATTCTTTAATGACTATCGTCGTGCGGTGCGTGCTTTGAATCTCGATATTGCTCCCGCTGATGTGAAAGTGTTGATAGATTCCATCAACATTAACCATCAATATCCTTTCTACGAACTCTACGAATGGTTGGTGGCGGCAGTGATGCACCGATTTGCAGATCGTCGTACATACAAGGAAATCGACGCAGAAGCGTTTAAGAATGCGATGGGTATATCCCAAGCCGTTTACATCTATTACGGAATGGCTGAGATTGCACAGTTGTTAAGTTGTGAAATGATCCGGGCACCGCTAAATGGCGGGTATCCCATCGAGCCAATCGATAATGAGATTAAAATAAAAACGGATAGATATTATCCACAAGCATACCGTAAGCATCGTAATACTTACGAACAATCAACATTGAAGGATTCTCTCAGCTTGTTGGTTCGTGAACATATCGCGCCGTTCAACTTCAATCTCAGGGCAACACCGGAAGCAGCCAGAATGTTACGGTGTGGGACAGTGATGTTGGACTATTCACCTCATCCGCGACTTCAGAACATGTTAGCAGAATTTCTGTTAATTCAAAACAGAAAGAAATGCGAAGAAGTAGCATGGTTTAATCAATAATTTTCGGCTTGACCTAAAGGAGCATTTACAATGGCAATGAAACTTTTGAAACTACAAATGTATCCAGTGTACGAAATCCCAGAGCAGATTCGTCGTCGCATTGGGTTCTTTGAATCGCAGCACGCTTTGGATGAGTTAGTGGATGTGGTTGCAGAACACGGTGATAAAGCAACAGGTTCTCGGGCTTATCAAGAAGCCTTGGGGCAGATTGTGGGTTTCGACAACACCCCAACTGGCATTGAACGTCCATTCATTAACGTGAGTGATAACGAATCGCAACCAATCCATTTTGCGTATAATTCTCGCGATACTGGTGTGTATAACTTCGTGGCGATTATTGTTTCGAACTCGTTAAATGACACACGGACTCAAGAAACACGTTATGTTGTTTCCGGGTATACGTCCCAGGCAGAACGATCCATGTTTAATCACCTGCCGGATGACATGGTTCTGTATATCAACGAAATATACGGGTTACAATGTACGTATATCACCGATGCGTTTGGTGGACGTCGTATCAACCCGGATTCCTTCCGTTTGATAGACAACTATGTGTTGTCCAAGACATTAACCGCAGACAGTTATGTAGAGCACACCATTGACGTTATTTCTACCGCGAAAGCAGCTGATATGGTGCGTAAAGTGGTGAAAGCTGGTGAGCAGATTGAGCTGGATAACAACACTGTTATCTCTGCTAATTGCCAGCGTGCACCACAGTTGATGTCTAGTCAATTAACACGACCAGAATCTTTCGTGACAGCTATCTCCAATTCCTTCATTAATACCATGGGGATTGAAACGGAGTTGAGTGCAGTGGACAGTTTCTTCGCAGGAGATCATTCTCTTGGGGTAGAATCTGAACTTAGCCAGATCGGGGTGATGCGTAATTTCAATAGTTACGAATTGGTGAAGGCTTTTAGAACCGCCATATCCAACGCCACGTCCGATATGACTAGCGGTTGGAACGTTGCGAACCGTGCAGCATTCAAACTGTGCGACCTGCGTAACGCGGTGATTAATCCCGAAGACGTAGATGCTGCAATTGCGCACTCACTGGCTGTCGCAGCCCGTCGCGGTTTTGGTGAAATTGAACGCACCGATGATTGGGTAGGACGTAACAACTATTCTACTCAGGGTTCGTTGGTGGCATTTGATTTAGCCATGTTACTGGGGCCTGTGGTCACTCGTAACCTTATCGGCGAAGTGACTTTCTTCTACGATAACCGTATGGCGGATATTGCAACACCTCCTCTGCTGCAAGTGTCAAAACACAACGTTGGGGCATTAACTGAAGACGGATTACCGGATGTGTTAGCACGTCGCTTCTTAAGTGACTTACAAGGCGTATTCTTGCAAGTGACTAAACACAACCGTATTCGTTGTAAGATGACCGTAACGTGTATCGTTGGGGTGGTTTCACGTATTGAAATCGAAATCGATGGTGAGCTGCCTGAGTATTATACTCATGCGTCGTTCATGAAAGCACGTCTGCATTGTGGTACAACGACTGACCTTCAGTACACGAACCAGTTAGCTGCAGAAACAGCGCAGCTGATGAACAAAGTGGAAGAAGGGTACCAAGAATTCAACCGTGGTCAGAACCGTTCGAATATCCTGTCGAATATTCCAACTGCCCCTGTGTCTGCACCTACGAGCCTGGGTAGCTTCGGTAGCTTTGGTGGTGGCGATATGTCAACCTCTGCGCCAGTGTCTGGCTTTGGTGCATTCGGCGAGTAAAAGATTAATCAAGGACTCTTAAATGAAAATTATTGAATTCTACAAATCGTTTCTTAAATCACAAGGATTCGATTTTGAAAACGATTTACTCACTCGTGACGGTGGTGAACCGGCAGAGTTTACGTATAACAAAGTGAAGCGCCGTTTGGCGCTTCCTACCCCAGCGATGATTAAGCGTGGCATGGAAGACGACGATGGTCGTGAATGTCAAGCATTTCATCCACTGTGTGAATCGGTACTGGCAGGTGAATCAGGGACAATTCGTTTCCTGAAGAAATCCATTAATGCGAACCTGTTCATTCGTTCCTTTGCATTAATCGACGCGATTCTGGAAACGGGGGCAAGTGGTAAAGCAGTACGTTCAGCTTCCTACAAGAAGTTCTTAACAGAACAGATTTGCGAAGGGATGAAAGATCCGACGTTCGATGAGCGTTTGGTAAAATCCTGGGAAGCGGTTAAGGCGTTCGTTTACGCACAATTGGAAAAAGATAAAAAGCACAAGATCACCCAGCTTTTTATCGCATCTGATTTAGTTATCGATGGTGTGAAGTTTAACCGCGTAGCTAATTATCGGAATATGTTCGAAGAAGAATCGTTAGATGGTACCGCAATGTACTTCTCTGCGAAGCTTCAACGTAAACAAGACAAAATCATTATCCACCGTTTACTGACCACCGTGTTCGGTTGGTATCCGAGCGTAACGGGGTCTAATGATTCGCGTCCGTATTTCGGTTGCTTAGCGCGTGGTTGGGCGCAGTACGTTGTGAATTATAACAACGTCGTTAAGGGATTGCGCGACCACACTTCTTTACGTCCGTTGGAAGATGAATGGATTTCTCAGCTGGACAATATGGATATTTACGATAACGTCATTCAGACCTTACCGTATAACACCGGCCCACGTTCTGACAGCCCTGAACGTGATACCACGGCGCATGACTTCCGTATTGATCGTGCACAGGCACCGCAGCAGATCCCACAAAAACGTGCATCGGATGCAGATAAAGCAGATAAGTCCGATCCGATGGAATTCTTCCGCGCTCGTGAACGTAACATGGCCGCGCATAGTCCTTATGGGAATTTGACGCCAGCGATGCAACGTTACGCTGAGCAGCACGGAACAACTAACCCCGCCAACGGTATGGTAAGTCGAATTTCTGTTGTGGATGCGTTTGGTGGTGAGCGCAAGGTTTCACCTTTCGGTGGTCAGAGTAACTTCGGTGTAGGGAATACTGGAGGTTCTTTGGCAAGCACCTTTGGCGGAGGGAATAATTCTTTCGGCGGGAATGTAGGGGGGACTAGCGCATTTAGCACAAGTTCAGCATTTGCATCGAATAGCAGTTTTGGCGGGCAGCCGCAAAGCAGCTTCGGCGGATTTGCAACTTCGGCATTTACGCGTTAAGTGAAGTATAAAAGAAGGGACCGTGTCCCTTCTTTTTTTAATCATTACCGATGGTGCTAATAATCTCACTGACCGTTCCGACGTCGGGTACGATTAGTTGCGTGATTTCAGGGGTGAAATTCATGGGGTCTTCTAGCCCGTTTAATAGCATCATCGGATAGATAATGATATCGGCGTAACCTTTGAGTTTACAGTAGGCGTAGAAATTGTGGACCTCAGGCCAACTGTAGCGTGGGTCAACATTTTCTATTTTAGTTTTCGGGTGTTTACGCAGATAGTCTGTGTAATCGTGCATCACTTTCCATGTCGTGGTGTAAGGCGCAGGTATGAATTCTTCTAGGGTAATAAAATTGTCTAACATAATCGTTCCTAAAATAAGTGAGATAGATATTATCCTACTGAATCAACCTAAAGGAGCATTAAAATGAAAACGCCAGTAGAGCTAATGAGCAGTGTGGCTGACCGTGAGATTAATATCACCGAAGTATCAGGTGCAAGGGCATCGATGGTAGGCAACCATATGAAGTCTGCGGTCCCTATCGACAATCCTGAACCATCGCCACATTTTACAGGGGCAGATATAAACTACCACGATTTTCTGTTCAATGACGTTGTAGAAGATCCCGGTAGCATCTGCCACTATATGACCAAAGACGGTCGTCAGCGCCGCGCGACGTTTACACGTTATGGTCGTCGTGGGGATTCTAAAGCGTTGGAACATGCTATCTTCTTCCGCCGTGCAGAAATGAAGGGCGGTAAAACCATGATAGATGTGCTGGAGATTAACTTCTATACTAACCACGACAACATCTTCTCATCTGAGAAACGTGAGTCGATGAAACTGCGTAGTATTTTACGTGGCGAAACCGATCAGTTGGAAAAGGATGAAATCCTTACAACGATGTCGTGTATGGTGGAAGGCGAGTACGCCGATAGCGTCGTGTTACCAACCGTTACGATTTCGCATCCTGATATCATCGAGGATTCTTACACCATCTCTGAGTACGCCGCCCAAAAACTCCACGGTTATGGTTTGAAAATCGTTGAAAAGACGCTACGTGAAGACGAGTTTTTACTGGATACTTACGGTTATATCGATCCGAACGGTAATCGCGTCCCACGGTATTTCCCGGATGTGGGGGAGGCTATTCGTGACGATGGGTTGGTCATTGCATCGCGTCGTTTCGATGAGCTTTACGGTGCAATTGATGCGTCGCTTGGGGAAACCCAACACGTCTCTCCGTTCTTTGATAGTTGCGAATATGTGGATGCCGATCCCGTCCATTATAAAGCACGTCTTGCAGGCGACAAAGAACTGATGGAACGTAGCGGTACACGTATCGTCGATATCCAGGTGTGGCGTGATGAAACGTCTTGCGCGAATGGTGCTAACAATATTTCTTGTACCGAAGAGAACAAACGAGAACTGGATAAATACGCATTAGCATTGAAAGACTATTACAATGCCATCGTACGATTCTATTTCTCAATGTCCCGTGACAAAAATATTATCTGGTCGCCGAAAGCGTGCGTGTTGTTGGAAAAAGCGTTCGCTTCTGAAACATACGAGGTCTATCACGAGTTTCGTGAAGAGATACGCGTGGTGATTGATGAAGCAATTCGTCGTGGTGAATACGGTAAAGAAAATGTCAGTCAGCAGATTCTTTCTAAGTTGACCTCGCCAGTACAACGTGGACTCAGCGATCCCATCAACACGTATACCATTCGTATTGCTGTTCGTTATCCGATCCCGGTAACGGTGTCGTCTAAGATTACCGACCGCTCGGGTACGAAAGGGATTGTTGGGCGTGTATTGCCCGTTGAGCAGATGCCGATTAACGAATTCGGTGAACGTGTTCACGTTTTACGTTCGATGAACGCTGTAATTCGTCGCTCGACTTATGCAGCATTATTCCACATGTATTGGTCAGCTGCGTCTGAACAGTTGAAAATGCGTCTTAAACCATTGCTGGATGAAGGACGTATCAGCGAGAGCTGGGAAATCCTGATGGATTATCTATCACGCTATAATCCAGAATGGGCCAATACACTACAGGCAACGCATCCTACGGAGGATTTACAACGCGAACTTTTCAAAGAGATTTACGATTTTACAATCCGTATTTACTTACCACATGAACTTGACGACACGCCAGTCGATATCAGTGAACGGTTGGGTGAATTTAAACCGCGTAAATCCAAACTCCTGATTACTAATTTCGATGGTAAACAGGAATGGACAAAAAATGAGTTTTACGTAGGTGGTGTGGAAACATTACGTCTGGATAAAACAGGTCGTGAGTTTTCCAGCATCTCGTCAATGTATCTGAATTATCTGGGTACGATAGATGCGTCTAACCAAGGCCGTGGTTCGTATCCGATAAACTATAAAACGCTAAAATGGGCTGGTCCTTCGGAAGAACGACTGTTAGCGGGTTATGGTCCAGGTAACTACGAAGAAGTTCACGACAGGGCAAATAACCCTGCGGTGCATCGTGAGATTTTAGTAGGGCTTTATCGATCTCAAACCCCGTCTAATCCGGGTCCACTGGTAGACCGGAATAAATTCCCGTTAGGGGATTCACAGATTGACAGGATGATGAAAAACATCCACAGCTGTGAAGGGTTTGAATTGGTGAAAATGAAAAGGGGCGATGAATAATGAAGGGCACTCCAGTTCACGTGCGTGATCTGTGTAAACTGAACTCGGATCAGGTGTGGCTATTGCGCGGCAGATATGAAGTGACGTTCGATGACGGGATAACCTTAAACATGTCAGGACGCCACATTAAAATCAGTTGGCCTTATTGGGGGCTAACACGATTTTATCCGCAGATCCCAATCAGTTCGCAAATGGCGTATAAACATGGCGACACCGCTACAGATGACGCACATCTGAAGTTTATGTCATTGGCAGCTGTGGCAGCACGTAAAGCGGGTGTGGATTTAGCAGATACCCGCTATTTATTGCAGCAGCACGTCTATGCGGATGCGTTTAACTTATCGGTGAAAAATCTGTTGTCGTATTGTGTCACGATTGACTACGATACGATGATGGAAATTTACCAACACCGAAATTTTACGCAGATTCATCAGTGGGCACAAATGTATCCTACTGGGTACGACGAAGAAGGTCGGGATATGATCGAAGAAGCGTATCTTCTTATCGAAGATATCTTCAAAGACCCACAACTTCGTTTAAACCCTGTGGTGATGTCGGTCTTGGATAAAACCATCAAAATGAACCAGGTTCTCCAGGCGTATATACGCGGGAAAACGTCAGAGATTGATTCTCGCGTTTATTCTAACCAGGTATGGGAAGGTTTCTTTACGGGCCTACATTCTGTAATTAGCCGTCTGAAAGAAGCGGGAGCGACGTCACGTTCTCACCTGTATAATACCGATAAAATCGCCGATGCGGAATATGCGTCACGTAAGCTACAGTTAGCAGCCAACGTGTTAATGTATTTCGAATACGACGATTGCGGTACGCATCATGTTCACCGCCACACGTTTACAGAAAGTAAACTGGAGCGTAAGAAGTACGATGCGATGGTAGGGATGCGTTATCGTTTTGAAGGCGTGGGAGGCCCGTGGCTACGATTCGAGAAAGGGGAGTTTGAGAAAGTCTTAGGTAAACCTATTGAGTTTCGTACCGCGATGTGCTGTAAGGGGATGGCACGTCAAAGCATTTGTGCAACGTGCATGGGTGATTTGATTTATAACCTTTCGCCGGGAACGTCCCCAGGTCACTTGGCTTCAACCTCGATATCTGAAAAGGGTACGCAGGGGATTCTCTCAACGAAGCACTTGGACTTCTTACGTTATCTGCTGAATCTGGTACTGACTCCGAGAATGCGGGATTATCTTGGGGAGTATAAACACAACTCCGTAAAAGGGTTGAGTTTACGGGAGAAACCGCAGTACGGTAATTGGGATGAATACCAACTCGTTATTTCTGATGAAGTCTATTCTGAAATCAGCCAAATCGCGTATCATGACGATTTGGAAGTGATCGACGAAACGGCATTGCCGGAGATTAACGAACTGACCTTTTTGCGGTTGGATGAAGCTGGGAATGTGTTGGCTGAAGATCCCATTGACGTCCGTATGGGGGTTTGTGGTAACTTCTCGAAAGCCTTCTTGCATTTCTTCCTGAAACAGCGCGATAACATTACCTTCCCGTCGAAGAAGCTGGTACGGATTCCCCTGAAAGGATGGAAACCGAGTTGGCCGATACTAATTTATACGAATCGGTCTGAATCTATGGCGGAGTTTGTAGCAGGGTTAGAATTGAAACTTCGTTCGGTTGCGTCTGATAAATCGGATACTTTCGAACAGTTCTCTGATGACTCAATGCGTTTGAGCAAGAAGTCGGGTAAGGTAAAACCAACGACTCTGGTTCAGATGCGCGGTGCTACGGAGAAACAATGTACGCACGCGTTATTTGATGTGTTTAAATATATCCAACGTAAGCTCGGTGGTATTCCGATGACACACATCGCGATTATGCTGGCGATATCACGCGTTGAATCACCGACCAATCCTTTCCCGGCGGTTGGGTTTGATAGTGAAGATGCTGATGTGATGGATGGCAAACGTTTCGAGGATCACAATACGTTGATTGCGATGCGTTCAGCTGTACCGATGTTGTTATTCGAAGGCCAACAGAAAAACCTGGACAACGTGCGTTTCTACACGTCGCGTAAACGTCCGGCGTCGTTATACGACAATACGGTGGCCGCGACTATCATTGAGTAAACGAGAGGGGCCTGCGCCCCTCTTTTTTTGTAAGAGGGGAGCATGTACGAATTCCACATGACCTTTACGAGTATGGGCGTGAGGGTCGAAGTCCCTTGTCGACCTATAGAGTCGGCGATCCTAAAGTGGGCAGAAGAGAATATGCACGCCCCGAAAATGGGTAAACAATACGGAAGAATCATCACCGAACGTGGCGATCCGTATTACGCGCATATACCTTCTATCCGTACCTTTATATTCCACCGGAATTTTTCCGAACGTTTACGAATCATTATTAACCGAACTGCCGCTGAGTTTGCGATTGACTTTAAACTCTACGAGCATCACTTAACCCAGGGAACACCTTACCGCTGTACGTTTGAAAACTACGGCTTTAACATGATAGAAGAAGATGAGTCGTCACGCTTCTTTTATCAGAATGGCGTTGTAGAAACAGCGTGCCAGCCTAACCGCTTACAAACCATCTTTGAGATTGGTACAGGGATGGGTAAGTCGAAGACGAACATGAAAGTGATGGTTCGTAAAGGGGTAAGAACGTTATTGATTCATCGACCCACGTACATCTCTAAATGGTTATTCGACTTAACGGAAGACCCTACTGGACTTCGTGAATCGAAAGAGGACGTCTTGGTTATACAGGGCGTACAAGCGGTCTACGAAGCGCTAGAAATGGGTGAAAGTGGTGAGTTGGATAAACGTGGCATCAAAGTTATTATCGTCTCTACAGTGACGTTACAGCGGTTTTTGAAAGAATATATCAACACCGCTGCGACTAACCCGGTGAACATCGATGATTTCTATAACACGCTAGGTGTTGGGTTTTTATCGATGGATGAAGTGCACGAACATTTCCACTTGGTGTACATGGCTGGAATTATGTTGAATCCGCCGCCCTCTGTTGAAATGTCAGCCACACTCCAACCGGGTGAATCGAAAGCGTTCTTGGCAGAACGGTATAAAGAACGTTTCCCACAAGAGGCACGCATCACCATTCCGATTATTCCTGCGGTACACGTGAAAGCGTTGTATTACCGAATTGAGAATAAACGGTTTGCGTGGTGGGCAACGAAGATGACCCCGTATAACCACAAACTGTTTGAAGGGAAGCTGATTAGCGAAAACCTTCATCAGTCGTACGCGGATATGGTCTGGGATGTAATAGAACGGACGTATCTGGCAGGTTATCAACCTGGTCAGAAAGTGTTGGTGTTGTTTGCAACCGTCGCAATGTGTGAGTTCTTTACGGATTATGTGCGAGAGAAGCTTGCACAATCTGATAAGTTCCACGCTTTGATGGTTGCGAAATATAACGCAGGAGATTCGTATGACGACTTCATTCAAGCGGATTTCTCTATTTCAACACCAGGGAAAGCGGGTACTGCGGTTGACAAACCGGGGTTGGTTCACATGTACATTACCACCCCTGTGGAAGACCAGCAGTTAAACCGTCAGATGGCCGGACGCCCACGTAAGATCCTCCACAACGACTGGGGTGAACTCGATCCCGTTGTGTGGTTATTCCATTCTTATTCGATACCGAAGCATTGCAATTACTTGAATGCGCGTCAAAAATCACTGAGTGATTCTGTGTTGTCGTTTAAGATAGCCACCTCACCGTATATTGTAAGGAAAGCTGATGTTACTACCGCCGCAGCCAACAGAGCCAACCGCGCCGTATGCCGGTCTGAACTTAGCAAGTTTTCTCGAAAAAGTTTTAAAGGCGTATCCCGACGTTTTAGACGTCGTAAATAAACTCTGTACCGATCCTGTGATGGGCGTTGCATTTCACTATTACATGGTGAATGAACACTATGCAGGAATGCAGATTTTCCAACGTGGTAAATGCTATTATATCACACGTAACTCCAGTATTCGTAATACTTCGTCTTATGAATTGTACAGTTGGGTTCTGTGGTCTGAAAACCCCGCAGGTAATGTAGACCAAAACCCGAAAGTGGCCTATCGGTTATACTCCGAGAAATGGCACAGTTGGGTAACCGTTCCTCATGATAACGGTTAAAAAGAACAGAACGGGTGTATATTGTGTACACCCTTTCTTTTTTTGCTAAAGGAATATAAAAATGTCACGTCGTAAAAAGAAACCCGCTTATAATCCACGTGCTCTGGCGAAGAAAACCCTTCGTGATAGCGTGAAGAACGTGTATAAACTGGTCATTCTGTTCGAAGACCAAATGAAGATTTTGGCTGAGCGTATCGACAAAGAACGCGAGATTCTGGACGCGCTGCAAGAACCAGAATACAAAGAGTTTGCCATTAACGCGTTAGACGAAGCGAAAGCGGCTTTCGTGGGACTGATGGCAGAGGGGAAAGAAAAGCTGGGTGCTAAATTGATTGCGATCGATGAAGTGGCAACCAAAACCAAAACGATGTTGGAAAGCACAAATTGGGCCAATGTCAAAGAGCAATACGAGCTGGATACTCTGCTGGTGACTAACCTGGAAACCGATGCGATCTTCCTGGGCAAAGATATTCAGGGTGCCGCGATTGAAATCTTGTCATTGTACAATAGTCGCGCGGATTTTGTAAAACGTGCAATGCAGCAAGGCAGCACGTTCGCCGAAGCGTACGAACTTCTACAGCAGGCTGAGCAGGCTGTAAAACAACCAGACACCGTCGTTGAAGCAGAGGGTTAATTAATGTCAGATACTTTAGACCAACGCCCAGGCAATGGGCGTCGTCGGGTTCAGGAAGACACACCTCATGTCGTCGTGCCTGAGGCTGACTTGTCTACGATGTCCGCCGACGATGGGATTATGGCAATCAAACGCAGTAATCCCCATTTTTCATTTGCTCAAGCAGAAGAGATGTATCACAACCTCGTAAAAGCGAAACCTGCTGAAGAACCCGTTTTACCTAAACCGGTTTATGAGGAAGAACCTGCTCCGGTAGTAACGATTGCTGAGCCAGAACCCGTTGTCGTTGAGCCGGTTATTCAGCAACCTGATCCTGCCCCTGTCGCAGACAAACCTGCGCCGGTGGTAGAGAAGAAAGCCGAAGAACCTTACGTTCCTCAAGCGATCGAAGGTTCACAGATTGCCGCTGATCATGAACCTGAAGCATCCCCGGCAGTGAAAGAACAACCAGCTGAGCACCATGTGAATTTTGGTACGCAAGCACCACATGAGGAAATCAGCGAATTGCCCGAAGACGATCCAGGTCGAGTTCTGACGGAGTTCAACACACTGATTGGTTTACGTGAAGACCCGAACCTCATTGGTAGCGAACTGAAGAAATTCTTTTCCAGTGTTCCGCGCGGTAGTGACGGTCGGCTCCTGTTTAAATCGGAAGAACAGCGTGACCTGTACGAGCGTTTGTATCGTGCCCTGAACATGATGCCACCGCGTTTACAAAACCAGCAGCAAGCATTCGATGGTGCATTGTCTCGTGAAGATACCGCCTGGGAACAGCGTGTACAGTTGCCGGGAATGTCTAAGCCGGTTGGCTTCATTACACCACGTAACAGTCAGCACACCGGTGCTATTGCGGCACTTCGTCGTCGCCGTAAGTCAGGTATCCCTAACTGGGTATGGTTACCCGCAACGGGTATCTTTGTAGGCTTCCGTGCACCGTTAGAACGCGAAATCTGTGATTTTGATATTCAGCTGACCCTGGAAACTGCAAAAATCGGTATGCAGACCTACGGTCTGATGTTATCCGCATCTTCGGGTATCTATTTAAGCCATATGGTTGAATTTGCGTTACGCTTCGTTACTGACTGCACGTTGGATTGCGAAGGGAACGACATGAAGACCGTGCTGTTGGATACTATCGATCTTGCGGATTATTGGCTGTTGCTGATTGGTGTGATGCAAGCGAAATATCCCGGCGGTTTGCCGTGGACGTTAATCTGTGGCCATGAGGGATGTGGTTATCAAGAAGATATTCGTCTGAACCTGGCCCGTTGTATCCGTATGGGGACGTCACTTTACACCGATATGCAGCGTAGCCTGTGGGCTCAGCAGCGTGGTAAAGAAGACGTTACGATCAGTCGTTTGGAACAACGTAAGTTTGTTGAAGAACACCTGAAAGATCCGTCTGCGACATTCGTAAGCGACGGGATTACCGTTAAATTCGGTCGTTCGACGTTAGGTAAGTTCTTTGATAATACAGAACGTTGGGTGGAAGAGAACAACACCGCGTCTACATCTGCGTTGGCTGAGAAAGGCACCGAGCGGGAGCGTGAAGATCACCTTCGTCTCATTACCGAAGCACGTCGCTTAACACGTTATGCGTATATGGTGGAATCCATTACGGTAACTGAAGAAGTTATGCAGGACGATGAAATTCGTGAGGTAAGCACCACAGAAACGGATACCGATAAGATTATCCAGATTCTGGAGGAGCTGTCTTCCGATCGTCACTATGTGTACGAGTTTGAGGCGGCTGCGGCGAACTATAACGAACGTAGTCGTTTGGCGGTGTTCGGATATATGGGTCAGAAATGTCCGTCTTGCGGTAAAACCCATGAGGGCGAAAAAGAAGGTACTTACCGTGGTATCGTGACGATCTCACCGGACCGCGTTTTTTTCGAGCTATCTCGAGTGGTGTCCGAGATTCAGCGGTATCTGAGGGATCAATACGCCGTTATTGGCTAGACCCGAACGAGATCCCTTCGGATCATGTCATTAATACGCTTAAGCTTGATACCACCTCTCTGTTCAAACAACGTAGCACGCGCCCGATAACTTATCAGGAAGCTCACGATGAGCTTTTGGGTGCGTACGATTTATCGGTCGGTCTAGACACCGGGACGAGACATGTTGGCTTATCAGATTTCGAAAACCCCGAATATGGGAGTCTGTATGAAATCTGGATGGAAGTGTATCTGCGTGAGCAGATAGGCGAGCATTTCAGAATGACCTTCGACGAGTGGTTAAATCGACCACGGTGGGAGATTATGATGATGCTCCGTGTGCTTAATCGTCGTAAAGCTGCGATTAAGAAAGTCATGAGTGATGTTACTTCCGGTGACCCAGAGCTACAAGGTTTGGAGAAAGAACTTAAGCTGAAAAATTAAGTGTAAGGGAGTCGTAAAGACTCCCTTAGCTTTTTTCTTTTTTTTTCGCTTTGGTATGAACCCCCTGTATTGGAAAAGGCTATGATTGACATTTATACCGATTACGCCGCCGTTCTTACCGTCAATCGTGCGGAAGAACGTGCTGCGCCTTTCCTGGACTTAGTAACGCTGTGCATGGATTACGGTTACGATGTTGCGTTAAGCGATGTGTATTGGCAACCGTCGTCTGATCCTGCCGACGAAACAGTAAGACTGGAAGGGATTATTGTAAAATGCGCCGTGGCGTTAGGCAACCGTTTAGGCGTTGCTTTAAACCCACAAGAAGTTTTCCGTAAACCGAAAGAGACCGTACGTATTCTAGATGGTATTACGTCTAAATTCGAAGAGTTCGAAGACACTGATACGTTATACGGTCTCGTGATGTCTGGAGAAACGCCAGAGTTTATCCTGGAAAGTATCTGCCGTTACGTATACGGTGATGACAATATCCATTTTGAAGATTTGGTCATTCGTGTTTCACCCCGTGTAATGACGGTGATGCGCAACTATCTTTCAGCTATGGTTGTGGATGAACAGCTTGCTGTAGGTAACGATGCGCGTCTGACGCGTATTGCAGAATACTTGCGTCTTTATCCGCAAAACCCTTCTGCGTTCGTATTCCTAAACCTACCTGAAGATCCCGATTTGACGGTTGTCCAACAATCGTTAGTGTTTGACGTCGAAGATTACAGCGAAACAGAATTACTCGAGATGTATACGGTAGGGCTTTCGATTATCGATAACGATGACTTCGATGACGCGTATGCCGATCTTTCGACGAACTTAGAGAAACTTAATAATGATGGGTTACAACCCATTACTGTTTTACAACCTGCATTAAAAAGCCTACGGCTGATTTATCAGGTTGAGGAGGCAGAGCACGATGACGAGGTTTGAGTTCTTAGTAGCGGCATGTAAAGCAGAGGCATGGCGACGTCTGGTCTGGCGCATTGCTATTTTTAACATGTCGGTATTTCCAACAGGGCGCGAAGAACCCGAAGCGTTTGATATAACGTATATCGACGGCTTACCGCATTATTACGCTGTAGAAGACGGCAAGGGCAGTTGGGAACCGATTACTGACGGCGTAAAGGACCAGGAGCTGTTTGTCCCTGAAGAACAGTTCGAGCTACGCCCTGACGATTATCCCGGTTTAGACGGTCCTATTCCCACGACAGTAGGACGATACGTTTTTAACTGGATTGTTATCTGGTATGCATTTGGTACACGCTTACCCTATCTGGCGATTTCACAAAACCCGTTGGAATATCGCAAAGAGATGCATCGGCGTTGTTTAGACCATGAAACCGATGAGCCAGAAAACGAAGGTGCAATTCGACCGAGTATGATTGAGCGCTTTGTAAGCGGTTTACACGAACTCGCGCCACTTACGTCAGGGATTGCACCAACCGGTACGTTACGAAGTCTCACAGTGCATCCTGATGCGTATAAAATCCGCGATGCGTTACTGTTGAAGCACAAAGACGAGTTAGACGATCCTGCCGTTATCGTTAAGATTGAAAAAGCGTTGGATGAGTTAGACAAAGAATGGTTGTCGGGTGACCAATCTATTGAGTTTTATAACTCGCCGAAATCGCGGATGCGTCGACGTAAATTAATGCTGATGTACGGTATCGAATCGTCTTTTCAGGAAGGGGGTCATTACACGCTCATTCCGAACGCGTTAGTTGAAGTTGATAAGGCGGGGATGGAAAACCTGGTTGCGAAATTCAACTCTATCCGTGAAGGTTCATTCTCTCGTGGTGCGGAAACAGCGAAAGGGGGTGAGCAGGTACGTATTATCCAGATGATTTTCCAGAACCACCGAATCGTCCCTGGTGACTGCGGAACGAAACTAACGTACCCGGTTGTGATTACCGAAGATAACGTAAAACGTTACGTTGGGATGAATGCGATGGTTAATGGTAAACTGACACCATTGACTGAGGAATATTTAAAACAACAGTTAGGTAAGGTGGTGCGGTTACGCCGACCCATCTTATGTCAGTATGGCCACATCGACACCTGCACAGCGTGTTCGTCTGCGAATAAAGGGGAAGAACCTCGCGCAATCGCTGCGGATATATCCTCGGCGTTCTCTAACGTTATGTCCGTGGCAATGGCCGCGATGCATGGTAAAGAGACAGTGGTACACGAATTTAATCCATCGATCCACATTACGTAAGGATTATTAGCCAATGGCAACTAAAGATATTTCGACACAAGATGAGCGCCCGGCAGCTGTAAGACGCGCTGAGGAAAATGCGGTAAATTACAGCCAAGATGACGCGTACCAGGTGCGACTTATTGCTACTCAGCTCGATGAGGCTGGCGGGGCAATTAGCCAAAATAAACCGAAAGATACCCCAGAAGCTGACGACGCTTTCCGTAAGTTACATCAATCGTTCCGTACGTTGTTTGAACTTCGTGGTCAGGCATTCATTGATGCGTTCAATGTGTTCGTTGAGGCTGCAATTAAACACAAGCGTGGTATCTTCTACTATCCTAATGTGAACTACCATTTAGATTGGTTTTACGATTCTGCTGAACGTGAAACATATGTCGTGTTTATCAACATGTTAGTACGCTTCGCAAATTCTCAGGATAAAGCAAACTTTGCTCAGCGTGACAACGTTGGACGTTTGGTACAACGTGTGACCGATCCAGAGCTGCAACACTTGCTGGCTTACTGCTTCAACGCGGCATAAAAGTATTACCCTACTCCCGAAGGAGTAGGGTAACGTTTATTTTTTTACCGTGCAGCTTTGATGTATTCAAAAGGATCGGTAATCGTTTCTCCTTGTCTACGTAGAAAAGCTTCTAAGACGACATTTTTATCGGGCAATAGGAAGAAATCTGTCGCGATTTCCATTGCATTGACGCGCCCCGCAGTAAGGTTAATACCGACACGACGCCGTACCTCTTCAGGAACACCGTGAATGCTCAGTAGCTCGATTAACGTTGTTTCACGAGACTGGTTCATCATGTTCGTTGCAGATGGGTATGCCTGGGTTAAGTCAGCATCCGCAGTTTGCCCACGGAAAGCCGTGTAGAAATCATCAACTTCTTTGATGATGTTTCGTAGCCCATTCTCTGCGTTCATACACGCAGTCAATGTAACAATCCAACCATCCGTCCCAATGACTTCATTGTCGAAATCGTTACGCATCGCGCTACCCACACAACCGATAACCAGGCCCTGTTCATAGAGGTAATACGTGTATGCAATACAGATTCGCTTCGGCAGAGAAGGGAAAATATCATACATCGAATAACCCGCCAAAACTGAAATAGCAGAAGACAGATCGTTCGTCTTTTTATCGAGCAGAACAATCATCAAGTTATCGAAGATGTTATAAACGCAGTATTCTAACGGGAAATCTTTCTGCGCCTTTAAGTGCCATTCCAACTTCTCCTCGTAGGGCAGTTCCGGTAAGTCCAACTTGTTTAAACCCAACTCGGTTTCCAGTATCGCGTTAAGTTTGTAAGAGGGGCGTTGTCCCTCGTGTACACGCAATGAACGGAATAGACACATTGCATCTACACAGTAGAATGACGCCGTACAATAAAGAATGTGCCACTGTTGCGAAGGCGCTTTTGTTAATGACTTTGATTCCGTTTTCTTCGATGCTTCGTCTTTCTTAAAGTAGACACGACGGTACTGTTTTGGCACGTCAGGATGACAGAAGACGTCTTCCGGTGGAATCCCCGCAGCTTCTAAAGCTTCCAACATACGTGAAATATCGAACTCGTGGTTCCATGCGACGAGTAAGTCAGGAAGCCGAGGATGGATTTCCTCAAACATCCGTTGAATGCAACAACCTGAATTGAGGCATTCGTAAACGAAGATTTTGTAACCATCGATAACGTTTTTGTATTTAACGATAGGATTGTCGTTCTCGTCTTTTCCACGAAAAGCGATTTTAGAAAGCAATTCCTGAGCACGTTTGACGAGTCGCGCTTCAAAGTTTTCACGCCCACAACGGGTGACGTAGTCTTTCGTAGCAAAGAAATGAATTTCGTCGTCTAAAACAAAACTCATAATCCAGGGGTCTCGAGACTTGTCTTCTTCTCGAGTTTCCACGTCGTATACACAGATGCGGTTAGGTGAAACAGCATTAGGCCATTTACGTATGTACTTTTCTTTAATCCAGCTAGTAATGGGCAAATCAGCCCAGTAAACATACGGTGAAGTACAAACCTGACGGAGTGGTTTCTTTTTATCGGGAAAACGAATCCCCAGACCCATCTGTATGGTTGAGGACATCATTACGTCCGTTGTTAAATATTCCTGGCACTTACTACGTTCTTCGTATTCTTTCTTTTCCTTGTGATTACGATGTTGTGGTAAAGTAATGTAGATGGGCCGTTTCAGATTTTCACGCATGACAATTCGTGGGATATATCTGCCATCTTTAGTATGGACGACCTCCTTTATGAGCACGAAGTCGTTTTCTTTCTGCTGATCGGTTGCGTAAGAAACAAACTTGCACTCCTTGGCAATAACGTCTTCCGGTGCGTAATAGTTATTCATGATTTCACTCTCAAATCTAGCGGCTGCTATACTGATTTGTGGGTAATGTAATTTCTCAAAAGGAAACACAAATGGGATATTGGCAAAATCACATTGCATCAGTTGCGGATGCAAAGGTTGTAGCCGCAGAATCGATTAAATTCCAAGACAAAAAGAAGCTGGCAGAATTGGCTGATATTATTGCTAAGTTTCGTGGAGCAGGCGATTTCAGTCCTGCTGGCTACGAAAGTGCCGGGGTTTCGGATTGGGTATTTAAGAATATCGGCATTACGATTCACTTTAAGAACGGTGGTGAACTGGGTCTTGCTGACGTTGCTTTTGCAGGTGTGGAACCACCGAAATTGGATGCAAACAGTCCAATCATCGCATCGATGACTCGTGCGCTGTACGCAGGTAACAAAGACCTGGATATGTACAGTAAGTTCATCAAAGAAAACGAGCTAAACTCAACAATCGATGACAGCAGTGCAAAAATCAGTGGCGATCTGAGCAAAGTGGGTTCTCCGCTTTATCTTACCCCGGTGCTGTTGGAAAAATTAAATTTGACCGATCTGGAAATCGCCTCGGTGATTCTTCACGAAGTCGGGCACATCTACTATTATTTCCGCACTCTGATGCGCACTGTGGTGACTGATTTGCTGGCGGATGCTGCGGCTAACCGCATCATGGAAACGGAAGACCAGAATGTCCGCTTGCGTATCGTTAAAGACGTAGAGAAGATGCTGAACACGAAAGTGAATCAGCCAGAAACGATTTGTACTGAGTACAAAAAAGAAAACGTCTACATGCACTTGGTCACACAGCTGTTATTAGATCGTCCGTTTATTAGTGGCAGTCAAGGCTTTGCTAACAGAACGTGGGAACGTGCTGCGGACGATTTTGCTTCCCGTTTCGGAGGCGCTCCTTATCTGGCTTCCGCACTGTATAAAATGGAAACCAGTTCGTTCTATTTGCTGCGGAACTCAGCGTATATGAACATGGGTGTCCATTTGACAGTAGAACTTTTCCGCGTGACTGCGCTGATAGTCTCTTCTACGATTCCAATCATTCCGGTGATCTCCGTGACGTTCGGAATGATCTTAAATGACCCGGATAACACCATTTACGATCCGCCACAGCAGCGTTTTGAGGCAATGCGACGTACACTCGTTGAAGAACTCAATACGATTAAAGACAAAAATACGAAAGCTGCTAACGAGCAACGTAAACGTATTTTAGATGGTATTGCGGTTATCGACAAGTTATTAGAAACCGTAAAAGATAAAGATAACTTGTACCAGTTTATCTGGAATACTTTAACGCCGAAGGGTCGTCGCTCACGTGCTGCAGTTGATTACCAGCGCGCGATTGGGAAGTATATGTCGAACGATCTTCGTATTGCTTCAGCCATGTTTAATGTCGAATAAGTAAAGGTAAAATCATGACGCATAAAGTTTCTTTAAATTCCCTGGTTCTGGACTTTAAACGTACGAACGAGGGTAAAGGTGTACAGGCACAACGCGCACTGACTGGCCTGGTCGCATTCGCATTGGCTTATAATACCGATATGCCCGATAATGGTCCGTTTGGGTCGAATGAAGTGTCGCAGCTAAAGCTTCGCCCGCTGATGAAAAATGTTGTTTCGGACGTAAACGAGCTTTATTGTGTCGATCTGGGCAGTATTGAAGATTTGACAGTGGCACTGTTTTGTAACCGCTACGATAGCGCTTGGGGTGGTCGTCGCGCTATTGAAAACTTCTCTGTCCGTGAGATTTTCAATGAAGCCTTGGGCGACGATGTATGGGATACCGTTAATCTGTGGCTGGAACGTTTCATGGAAACGGTGAAATTCTATATGGAAGAAACGCGAGGCGAGCTGGTATGAGTATGGAGATGACAGCAAACATTGCGCAACCGCAGTGGAAACTCGATGAACTTCCTGCACTGTTAGAACAGCGTATGGAAGAACGCATCGATTCTGTTAGCCAACTCAATCTCTACATGCAACGTAATGAAGCAGACCTGATTTACGGTTCTCGCCTTATCGCGCAAATTGAAGCGATCTTACGGGAAATACGTAATGCAGGGTTGAACCGTGATGTTGCTGTGGCGACTGAATCGTTGCGTCCTGGCACAATCCCGAAGGCGGTACAAAGTGTTCTGACGTCGAATTATTCCAAAACACACCAGAAAGAAACGGTGGTGGCATTAGAGTCTTACGCTAATTTTGGTAAGATTAGCCTTATCGTGATGGTGATGATGGGGATAATGAAAATCCTCAGTTGGATTATCAGCAACGCCGTTCCTTTTGCAGGTGCTGCGAATATTGACGGGAACGACTATCGTGAGAAACTGGAAGAGAAGTTGGCCGATGTTCCTTTCACAGAGCGCCTGAAAACAACCGTACTGAAAGAAGTTTATCTGGTACTGTCAAAAGGTTTGAAAGACAGCGAGTTAAGCAACCTGGAGTTATCTCTTTCGCTGGCCGACGACGTTTTCGTGAACATGGAAGCTGAAGAGTTTCTAAATAAACTCGCCGCTGCGTTAGGTAAATCACCGTTTATCGATACGTTTAAGAACCATCTTAAACGTCGGCAGAATGAGTTGCAGGTTATTCAGGATCTGCTCGATACGCTGCTTCGGACGAATATCGGTTACGGTGTATTTGACTTCGGGGTTGCTGAGGAAGTCTATAACGGTTTGCCGCCTGATGTGAAACGTGCTGGAGTGAACATTCCGTCAGATATTCAGTTCAACTTAATGAGCACGCTTCTTGACAGTTTTGCCGGTGCGCTTCAGGACTTAGACCAGTCGCTGAAAGACATCAAAACGTATTACCTGTCGAATAATCCGAAGGTAGGCACATCGCAAGAGAACCAAGTCGCCGCTGTGCATCTGGTTCGTGCGTTAGGCGAGATCAATGGCCGAATTGAATATACTGCCACGGAATTTGGACGACAGAAAGGTAGCCCGGGTCCAATTTTGCGTGTAAAAGACAAGGTTGAGCTTCTCGGCTATACCACACGTGAATTAGACAACGGTTGGATGATTGCGTCGATCGGTGCTAACTCTTTCTTTGGCTCCACAACAAATCTGGAGATGATGCGCCAGGAGTTGAGCTTAAGTAACGGGGATTACCGTGAGCTGTTGGCATGTCTGATTACACTGGCACGTAGTGGTATCTCGGATGGTGTGGCGAACACCGCACTAGACAAGTATAAGGTGTTGGAGAAACGTGTCGATCAGGTTGTAAAAACCTTGAAAGATATGGCGCGCCAATCACGTTCTGGCGTCGACAGTCAGAAATGGCAGGCGATGGAACAGGCGTTTAAAGACCAGGTGACGCGAGGGGAGAACTTTAACCTTCATGGTCGTGAGCTGACCACGATGATGGTGTTAAACCCTGACCGTAATGTCTGGGATTCTGTTGCGCACAGTGCAAACATGATTAACATGTGGTGCAAGGCCGCAGGGTCTATGGCAACGGTGTTGAAGCGTGCCAAGTCCAACCCACTTGTGAAAGGCGGGAAGTTCAATAAATTGATTGATTAAAAAAGATTACCCTACTCCCGGAGGAGTAGGGTAACTTTTATTATTTTTTCTTAATCGGCGGTAGTATCGTGACGGTTATAGACAATAACGATATCGTCTTTAAGTCCGATGTCACCGCTGGCCTCAATGTCCAGCTTTTTACCTATAGTTGCTCTTGATGCTTCCGAAACAACGGTAAAGAGACGCATGTCTTTATCTGGTCCCATAGCATCGAGTTCAACACCGATAATAGACGCATCGAGGGTTTCACTCAACGCATTACCGATTTCTGTTGCAGAGATTGTTAGATGACTACCCAAGTAATCATTGATAACCTGAGACGTTTTCTTACGAATCTGCGTTAAGAGCTCGGTGTTATTACGGTTAGCAGCTGTTAGGTAATAACGCACGGTGAACTGGTTTTCCGCAGGGACAGGCGTCACTACCCCGTCCTCGGTACGGGCGTCGATATACCCCATTGTTGTAATCGGCACAAAGTAACCTTCGGTACGTTCTAACAACATAGGCTTCAAAGTTGGCAATATTACCGTAACGTAGTTAACGATGTTTTCGATAACTTCATTCAGATACGATTTTGCAGAAGGTGTCGTCGCGAATTTATATCGCGCATCGAATACCGCCATCTCACTACGGAATTTGATAGAACGCGATTTCGCAATCTTCGGATTGCCGAATTCGTCTTTAACTAAGTCTCCTTCACGATGTAGGACGATCTGTTGTCCAGCCTCGTCGAGTTTTGGATCACCTTTACGATGCTCGTACGTAATCTGAAGTGGTGGCGTGCGACCTGCGTCGTAGGTGTAGATTGGTACACCGTTCTCATCGCGTTTAACCACATCGATTTCCCACGTTGCCATCACGTCTTTTTCGTAATACTGGTAGTTAATGCTGTCAGTAACAGCACGCGCTTTACGCCAGTAGTACGTCATTGCTTTACCCAATTCGATTTTGAAAATCTCGTGAGTAATACCAATCGCATCGCGTGACGGGGCAGTGATTAACGCATCCATTTCCGCACGTTCGTAATTACCAGGATAATAACCGGTGCAGCCGTAGAACAGGTTGAAGTCCGTCATCAACGGTACAGGCGTTTCCGTGGGTGTGCTACTACTAATGCGTGTATTCGTTAGCATTAATTCGTCGTTACGGTCAACGTCTAGGTTGGTTTCCAGCAGGAATTCCCATACGCGCTCACTACCCTGTTTACCGACTAACGTACCGTTGATATACGCTAAAGTGTTGTCTGCGTTACGTGGACGGAACGATAGCTGTGCAAAAACTTGATCGTCAGTCAGTGCTTGATAAGGTGCCTCTGACTTCGTTACGGTACGCAATACATAACCGGCCTCGGTCTTTTCGATAGTGTAGTCGGCTGTTACCACACTGAGTTCCGTGCTTACGTTAGTGGCAATAAAGCGTTTGGAGTTTAACGTCGGTTTATCTAATTGATAAATACGAACGTCAATGGCTTTATTGTTGATATCCACAACGTAATGGAATGGTGTAAAGAGATAACGATTAGCGTTGGCCGCGTTAATCAAATCTTCTTTACGCATGGTTTTTGCCAAGACCGTCATCTCCGCATCAACCGTCAGGCTGGTGTCGGTGAACCGATAAAGTGTGTCAGGAAGAATCGTCAGGCGATTACCGTTAACCTTTACCGTCGGTAGATTAACCAATTCATTCCAGGAGAAATAGAACGGTGCCGTGATCGTCCCGATGGGAGAACTGACATTGGGAATTGTCGATTCGAGCATCGGTGCCGTTAAGAAGTATGTACGGCTAGTAACATAGTCGTTTGGCTTCGACAACGTTAGACCGTAATCAGAAACCGTTGCTTCTAATTGTTTCTCCGTTACAGGGAGTTTTCGTGCACCTACAGCGTTATTGACTACACGTGTACGCAAATCTTCGAACGTGAGCTGGCTACGACCACCTGACAACATTTTACCTGCTTTTGCAGCCATCTGTTTGATGGAAAAACTCTTAATCGGGTTAACGTAGTTTTCGTCGTATTCACCGTTTAAATCACGCAATGTAAACGTGTATTCGTCAGACGGATAAGCCGAGATATCGACACTTAAAGGTCCTAAGGTCGTGTAGATATCCATACGAATTTCACCACTGACCAAATTCTTCGCCATGTAGATCGAGGGGATAGTACACCGTATAACACCGTCACCGACCTGGATTAACGCGGTTGGGGTGTTGGGGTCGTAAACGTCACGACTGTGCGTATGCTGAATTTCAACCCACTTGTTATCGTTGGTTGATTTCATCCACACCCTTACGTAGAAAAATTTGTTAGTGTAATGGCGGGTCATGACAAAGGTATTTTTCCCTGCAACGGTGTCACTTTCGTTCTTCACCGCATACTGCATGACCGGGATATGGATTGCCAGTAGTTGCGAGGCCGTGGTGTTAGACGACGTCAACTCCCAATCCAGCGCATTCGTCGACACAGGAGAAATCGGTGACTGTGTTTCGGTAATCCAAAGAACTTGAAACGCTGGGTTTTCATTGGTACCGTAAGGAAGTACCCTGATTTCAATCGGGTACTGGATGGCAAAGGTGTAACCTGACACCGTGAAAACTGTGTCACGTGGGATAACAACCTTACGCACACCCGCAATCTGTAAAGGGTACGCCTTGGAGATTAAACTATCAACATCGATTAATAACAACAACTCGGTGGTTGAAGGTTGGGCGAACACATCAACGTAGTCCACATCGGACATATGTCGGAACAGGTCATCGTACGTTTGCGCCATCGATGGAAATGTCTTTGGCACTGATTCTTGCAACCCCATAAGCGTTGCATGGCCCAACATTGTCCCCATTTCCGCCAAATAAACAACAGGGTCTGTTGGGTCACGTAACACTATTTGGCCTTCGGCGTCTTCTACATCCAGAAGCTGATTCAAGAGCAGTGTTTGCATCGCTGCCGGATGGTGGGCAAACAACAATATGTTCTTTGCCAAAGTATCGTAAGTCGTAGAACTCATCAGTTATTACCTGTCGGTAGTGAAGCGGCATTAGCGTTATCCAGTAATCCCGCTTTCTTGAGAATATGTTGGTAGTCTGCCTGGTAAACATACCAGGTAAGTTTGCGTCGTACGGAATCGATGTGTGGATAACCGTAATAGTTAAACAACGGTAGCAATTGTGGCGCGATGGGTACTAATTGGTCACTAGCAATCGGGATGAAGTTGCCCGATTGAATAGAGCCTGGTTGCGGGAGCATATCGGGATTAAAAATGGAAACGGTGCGGTTAAACATTTCCATGTATAATGGATCGTTAAACCGCGCACCGATAGCTTGCCAGTTAATAGTAATCGTAACATCGTCGTTTAACTGCGGTTTGGAGTTATCAACGTTCGCCATTTGTCCCGCGTTATCGTTCATCGGCCATGCGACACAAATCGTCCAGAAACGGGTGATGTTCCCTAAGGCATCGTAACGCATCCCGTAGATTCGCGATTGATAATCGATTCTGCGTTGAATGGAGTTACGCATTTTCGGACGGAACTTACCCATCTTCACACCAGACATATACTCCAGCCACACCCCCATCATTTTCATTAATGGGTCGCCATAGGGGTTGTTTAATGACATGCTGATGGAAAAGCTGTTGTTAACTTCATGGGTAGAGTCAACCATCCCCCACTGTTCACGCATTAAACCTTCACTTGCCATCCAGTTATCAATAGATTGATCGGGTGCACCACTAAGGCTAATCAGCTGCGTACTGAGTATTGGTATGAACGCTTGTAGATTATCGAATTTTACTTGAGGCATAAACGGCGTACCTAAGCGATTCTTCCGCCTACCGTTTTCCATAGGTGCGTCTGTAAACCCGAGTTCAAAATCAGGGTCAAGCGCAGCTAAAATCGAATAATCTATAGAGTCCTTTGGCTGCATTGCCATGTTCGACATTTTACGAGACTTAGCAATGTTGTCGTAACACAGGTTAAAATCGGGCCGGGTAATAAAAGTTAGTCCACCGTATTCTCGGTTGATTGGCGTGGGGTTAGACGCCATCATATGGTTGAACCCCATGTAGGGGTTGGTCAAACGCTGCGCAGCAAGACCCAAACCTACAGTAAGACGGATACGATCGTTCCATGCCGTAAGTTCAGTATTAGCGTCGTAAGGTGTCGGGGGGTTAGCATTACTAATCCGTCCGTCGAAATACCCTGCGACCGAAGGCACTGCGTCCGCATTATTCGGATTGTGGAGAGAATCGTCGTAATCAGTATTCGGGTCATACCCCGGATCGTTCTTATCTGTCTCGTCACTCATCTTTAACTCCGGAGTTCATTAGGAAAATGTTAGAAAAAACGTTTGAGACAAGCGTTGTCTCTTTCCTCTCCAGACTTCCCATGCTGTTTCGTTCGCGTGCGGAGTCGATGGAGGAATTTAACTCAGTGCTCTATAACGAGCACATTACCTTAGTCGAACAAAGCCTGCTGGGTTTAGATTACCTTCCGGGAATTCTGGAGAAAATCCAAATTTTGCTGGCAGGAAACCAATTAACGGCTATCTCACTGTTAACCGGTGTACCGGATGTTGACATTATCGGTACCCTGGATCAGGTCAGCACACGTCGTAGTGCGCTTGATAACGCAGTCCGCACCGGTTCCCGCTTAGCAGCGCTTGCAGTCGGCGAATCTGCCCGTTATGGTTTACCATCATACGATAAAATCGGCATTGCAGTCGGCGAATCTGCCCGACGGGTCGCCCAGGAATCAAAAGGTTCGGTCAGTGGCGGGAAAGGTGATCCGATTAAACAGCTTTTCGATCAAGAAGGGTTGTCCAACGGGAAAATGTTCTCAGTAACATTCGAACGTGACGGTAATAAAGTCGAACTCCCAATGCGTTTACGTTTGGATGTGAAATCCTTACCGACCGAACAAATTGAAACACTGATTGCGTTCAGTGACCAGACGAAAACATTCTGGGAACGTTGGCTGCGTGCACGCGTTGGCGCGTTGAGTTACGTAAAAGACATTGCGTTCTGTAACGACCTGGTAGAAGAATATCGTAAGAACCGTTATCGCGATAAGTCCGGTTATTACCGTAAGATGATGGAGAAGAAGAACGGTAACTGGTTGTCTGGCCTGCTGTCTTTGGCACCGTCTATCAATAACGCCTCTTCCGTTATGGTGGTTTCTCAAGACACCATTGACGGCTTGACCGCACAACTAGGTGGTGAATTTGACGATTTCAATATCCGTCAGCGTGTGTTCAAAGACACCTTGACTGTCTACTATGTTGTTGTGGACACCACCTGGAATCGTGTCACTATTTATACCCGTGGTCAGAACGGCTCTCAGGAACTCGATAAATCTGACTTTAGTAAATCGAAGTCTGGTAGCGCCGATGTAAATAAAATCATCGAAGCGTATCGCTCTGGCGCTCAGCCAGTTCTTTAAGGGGTAAGGCATGGCAATCCCGAATATGCTCGCTATGTTGTTGCCGAGCTTTGAAGCAACAAACTTGAAAAACCAACTCTCATCAAACTGCGATGCGATTGGTGAACAACTTTTACCGCGTTTCCAGTCTCTGCAAGAGCTGGTAGCGTCGAAAGAAGGCAAGCCGTTTAAATCGAAAACGGTGCAGGACATGTCGGATGATTTGGTTAAATACCTGCGGAATTCCGGTCTGGAAGCCAAAGGTCTCCGTAATCCTTCGATGCTGGAATACATCGTTGCCTCGATGGAAAACACGCTACAATTGCGTTCTTTCTTAGACCAATGTATTACGCGTGACATTGGTAAAGCGTTAGTCACGTCTTCAATGACGTTTAATAAATTAACGGTGCTCAGACTGCTTGACCTGATTGACTTCTTTACAGGTTACAGTGCCACCTTACTTAACTACGTAACCGCAGAAGAAATAGCCGCCGTAGAAGGCTCGAATATTGAAGTAAAAGGCGTCGGTCCGAATGACCTTCAATACCTCAATACTCGTTCTATTTCTTACTGCATTGCTGTCCGTGTGCTGGCAACGCCGCTGAATAAACTGAAAGCGGATTATGCGGAAATTCCTGAAGCGATCTTTAACGACGAAACTTACGGTGAGTTGGCGCAACAGTTCGGTTCGAGCTCCGTTGACCCACTGGGAATGAGCAGTGTACCGTTCCCAATCTCACTGATATTGCGCGTACGTTTGAATATCGCTGAACGGCAGATGGATAAGTACGACGAGTGTGTAGAAGCGGCGAAAGCGGCGGAACTGCGTATCTTACTTTACAAAAAGCAAGTCGCAGAAGGTAAGGGTGATGCCCACATTGAGAAACTGATTGAAATCAGTGAAAAGCATCTGATGGAACTCAAGCACAAGCGTGAGCGTCTTGAAAAGAAATACGGTTTAGCGTAAACCGTTAGGAGAGGCGAATGTTTGAGCACGATAGTCCTGAATTTAATGTTGCTGTAGAGCGCATTAAATCCTACATGTCGATTTTATCGAAAAACCCAATCGACACACACGATGACGAGGTTATTCACAAAACACTGGAAGCCGCCGCCGTTATTTTACCGTACTTTCGTCTGATGGCTGCGGATTCTTTGCAGCAAGTATTATATGACGAATATCCGCAGGTCGGATTTACCTTTAATACGTTTTATAACGAAAGTGTAGATTTCTTGCTGGATGGTAAGCGACGTAATGTGACGTTAGGGCAGTGGTCGACTTTGCTGTCGTCGTATATGAACGATGTTCGTAACACGAAGAATGTTGAACAGACGGGTGCATTAGGCTCGCGTCTATTAGCTGCTGCGTTTGGTCGCCGAGGTACTGTACGTAATATGGGCTCTGCTCACCAATCCGTTGAGTGTAGCAAACGTCTTTTATCTTATGCAGACCATGAACTGCTGGCACGCTGGATGACGCGCCCGAACGGGTTGTCCGACATGATCTCGTCGTTAGCAGTGTTTTTGAAAATCGCACGTCCCTAAGGGGGCCCCTCATTCTAGGGGCGTGTAATTGGGTTATATAACCAAAGGAAATAAACGAAATGGCAAATTTCGCAAAAACTCGCGCCGCTCGTGAATCGATGGAAGCGGCCGATGAAGTAATCGACGGTATCAGCAACGTTGAACCGGCAGAAGAGAACCTGGACGTCCAACTTGCGGACGTAGCATCTATCGACGGTCAGCTCGATCAGCTGGAAACCGACGGTGAAACCCTGGCTGCCGATACCGAGCGTACTGAAGACGCTATCGAACAGGCGGAAGAAGCCGTTGCTAACGGTGAAGAAATGCCGGAAGAAGCGGTTGCCCTGCACGAAGTGGCACAGGAATCCATCGCACGTCGTTGGTGCCTGGAACGTACTAAACTGGCACGCGAATCCTATCGCCGTGGTCGTGGTATGACTGCTGCTGCCCAGGAAGGTTGGAAAGAAACCCTGAAAGATCTTTACGATCGTTTCATTCAGTTCTGTAAAGAAGTGATTGCGAAGATCAAAGACCTGAAACTGAAATATTTCAACGTCGGTAAGACCGCACAGAAACGTGCGAAGAAATATCAGGAAATGCTGCGTAAGCTGGGCAAACAGAAGAAAGATGAGATCTCTGGTGGCTTTATCACCAAGCTGTCTATCGAAGGTAAATTCGATGCCGCTGGCTCTATCGCTATTGCGAAAGAAGTTACCGCAGGTAAAGCTAAAGGTTCCATCGCTGTTCTGGAAAAACAAGCTGGTGAAGCTGTGACTGCCGTTACCAAAGGTGACGATGACGCATTCAAAGCAATGCGTGGCGATCAGCCGGTAGAACTGTTTGGTAAAGCTGCTTCTAAACTGCACACTCTGCCGAACTTTGAAAAAGGTGATGCGTCTAAACTCCTGGCTCTGCCGGGCAACGCTTACGTTCAGGCTGGTACTAAAGAACTGGCTGGCGGCCACAAGTTCACCGCAATTGCTTTCATGAGCACCGGTGACGCTTCTGACGATAAAGACGTGAAAACTCCGTCTGTTTCTGAAATGGCTGGTGCTGCTTCTGCTCTGGAAGCGATCGGTAAAGGTTTCGAAGCCGTACTGAAAGATTTCCGTGCTTACGATTCTGAAATCGTGAAGCTGCAACAGGCTGCTGAGAATGCTGCTAAGGCGCTGAACAACGAAAAAGACGATAGCAAGTGGGATGGCCTGCGTAACGCACGTCAAGCTGCCGATTGGTCTGTTAAGAACTACCAGACCCTGAACCGCGCAGTTAGCTATGTTGCTAACACCGTTATTAGCGGTCTGAATGGCTACCTGGGTGCTGGTATCGGTGCTTACGAAAAATCTAAATAATCATTTAGATTCGTAGTTCCGTACAGTTCTTGAAATAAATCATCAGGGGAACAATACGTTCCCCTTAGAGGAAAAGCTTAAAATGGCGAATTTCTACAAAAACAAAATTGCTCGTGAGTCTATGGAGTCTACTTCTACTGTAGTTCCAGACGGCATCGAACTGCCAGCAGAATCCGTAGAAGGCACTCTGGCCGATATCGAGCATGACACCAAACCGATCGAAGCTCTGGACGCTGACGCTGAACTGCTGGCAGAAGACGGCGACGAAACTGACGCTCAGCTGGATGTTCTGGATGAAGCTCAGGCTGCTGCTGACGGTGAAGGTGCAGGCGAAGACGGTGAAGAACCGATGGATGCCGAAGAAGATATGCCGGACGACGCTGCGACTGCGCTGGACGTTGCTCAGGAATCTATCCGTTCTCGTTGGAACTTCGAACACCGTTCTTCTGTTGCACACGAATCCTACGGTTCTCGTAACCGTCGTCAGGTTGCTCGTGAATCCCTGTGGGAAGACATCAAAGCCTTCCTGGGCCGTATTCTCGATTGGCTGAAAGAACAAGGCCGCAAACTGAAAGATCGCTGGCTGAAATTCCACAACCAGGGTAAATCTATTCAGGCACGTGCTAAGAAATACGATGAAGTTATTCGTAAGCTTGGCAAACAGAAGAAAGATGAGATCTCTGGTGGCTTTATCAAGTCTCTGTCTATCGACGGCAAGTTCGTCGGTGATAATATTCCGAAACTGAAAGGTATCCTTAACCAGGTCTCCTCGTTCTATAGCGCTAAGATGCCTGCCATGGCCGCTAAAGCTGCTGAAGTGGTTTCCGATGTTACCAAAGGTAATGGCGTTAAAGTTGAAAAACTGAAAGCCGACTTTACCGAACTGTCCAAACAAGACAGTCTCCAAAACTTCAAGCTCGGTAACATGGCGGTGAAAACCGAGTATGACAACGAAGGCGGCTTCAGCTCCACCTTTGTTGAAGCTGAAAACAGCGTTGAAACTAGCGTGAAAACTCCGTCTGTTGGCGAACTGGCCAAAATCAATGCTCTCTTCAACGAAGTGGGTAAACAGATTGAGAAGAACGTTCAGGATTATCGTAAAGTCGAAAGCGCGCGGAAAACCTTTGAAGATAATATCGATAAGCTCCTGAAAGAAGTCGATAAAGTTAAGATCGACGAAAAACCGGAACTGACCGAAGGTGTACGTGCTGCCCGTCGTTTCATCACCAGCGTTAACCAGGGTCTGTCTCTGGGTGAGAAGGTTATTGCTTCTACTCAGAAACACCTGGCCGGTGGTCTGAACGGTTACCTGAGTGCCGGTATCGGCGCTTACGAAAAATCTAAATAATCCCTGATTGTTTAGTAAGAGAACCACCCTGTAATGGGGTGGTTCTCTCTTTTCTTTTTTTTTCGATTAAAATAATTTTCAGATATATATTACCTAGGTGAGATTACACAGTAATCTCTTTACGACTTGTTTATTACGTTTAGGAGAAATATCATGAGCCGCATTAATTTAACTGATTTTGTTGATGGTGTTGTGTCTACGGATAAAGGTGTTGTTACGATGGTGGCACCGAATAGTAAAGTTGTTACTTTAAATCCGGTAGAACTGATTTCTATTTCTACCTGGTTGCGCTTACTTTCTGGTAAGAAACCTAAAGACCAAGCGAAGGGTGGCCTATTAGTTGGTACACGTGAGTTTGTTTTCAAAGACATAACCCAAGATAAACTGGACAGCATTGCTAAAGAACTGAACGGCAAGCATAAAACTCGCGACATCGGGTGTGCCGAATATGACGGAGTAACGTACCATGCGTTTCTTGATAGTCACGTAGCATTGCGTGAAAAAGAAAATGGGATGTACGATTCAGTTTGTTTCTTTCACTTAATCGCACCAACAGAAAACGAAGCTGTGTATGAAACCGTTGAAAAATCGGCGGAAGCTGTTATGGAAACGGTGTCAGAACTTATAGAAGGGATGAAAAGAATCCCACGTGTGTTGAAAGTTACTGATGGGGCTTTCGATTGTTTTAAATTATTACCCCTAATAGCTAGTAAAGAATACGAAGATGAGAACACCTTCGGACTATTCGAAATTAGTCTTTCGGAAGCAGTTGTTACTTTCTTTGAAGATTTATGAGATAAAAAACCCTCTACGGAGGGTTTTATTTTTTCGACCTTTAGGAGAATAGAAATGAATAAATTTAATATCTTAGACGCTGAAGTCGTATCTGAAACCAGTTTACAGCAGGAAATCTTTCGTATTCAGTTTGGCGATAAAACCATTATCGTCCCACGTCCGGTAATGATTGGACTGGCTATTTTTATTAACTGTGCGCATTGTAATGGTTCTCAACTCTCCACGCTCACTTACAACAATTACGAATTCTATATTCCAGAACACCTGGAATACGATCGCTTCATTGCTTCACGTCCGTTCTACAAGTTTATGTTAGACGCAGGTTATTCTACGCTGACGAAAACGTACATTCGTGATTATTCGAAGCTGGAAACCTTTTACCGTCGTCGTGGTTATCGCGTTCCTGAGCCTATTGACGGTTTTCAAACCCGCGTTGTATTACTTAAACCGCTAGAAAAAGAACTGGCTTGTTATAAACTTGATATCGAGCAGAAGTTACTGCGTGAAGATTTGTTGAATTTATACAACCAGCTTTCAGTTGTACCGAAAAACACAGTAGAAAACATTCTACCTGATTACGGAATTAGACAATACCAGGAAGGTTAAAAATGAAACTCAAAGCCGATGCGATATGTGTTGTTAAGTTGCCGGAAAGTAATGTGGTGTACTGCGTAAAACGGCTAGACATTCGATTACTGATACCGAGACTTAATGAACCTGGTTGGAATGGGGATTTGATGATTCCTCTGATCAGACCACTCCCTACGAACGATGGCAATATAACGCATTTGCATATGGAAGCCAAAGGGCGGTACGTTACCGTTTACCATTTAGCCGATCAGTACAAAACGAGTCGGTATACCCGAAAAGATTTTATACGCCATTTAAGAGGCTCACTGGAGATAAAGAAATGACAATTACAGTTTCGATGATAGCTGCTGCTGGGTTGAATAACGAAATTGGGAAAGACAATAAACTACCGTGGCGTATTCCTGATGACTTAAAGAATTTTAAGGCACTTACATCAGGTAAGGTTATCGTGATGGGAAGCAAGACATGGGAATCGTTAGGGTATAAACCCCTGCCTAATCGTCACCATGTCGTGTTGACGAGAAGACCTGGCGGTGTGCCCGAAATCGATGGGGTGCTTAACCTTAAGGGTGAAATGGGGTCGATTATTGAGTTCCTCAAAACTGAGGTTGAGAAAAAGGGTTATCCTAAAGAAATCTTTATTATCGGTGGTGCAGAAATTTACCATCAGGCGTTACCTTACGTGGATAAGATTTACTTGTCACGCGTAGAAGTTAAAGTCGATGGTGCAGATGCGTTCTTTCCTGAAATCGATCGTAACAAGTTTAGACTGGTTTATAACTTAACGCACGCTTCCAAACCGGATAGTGATGTTCCACGTTGGCATTATCAAATTTGGAAAAGAGATGGGCACTGAGTTTGTAACCTTAGAAAAGCTCTTTTTAGGTAGAGTTGCGAAAGGGAAAATAGCGCGCTTCACCTGGTGTCCTTCCCCTGTAAAGCACGCGTTTATACGCCGTTTACATCAAGAGAAAAGCGTCAGGTTGGTCTTGATAGTGTTGTTCGAAAACGACCGTGGGCTGTTGATTAACAATCAGCGTTTTGCGGCAGAGATTTGGGCAACCACATCTGGGGGTGAGGAAGCGTCTGTTGGCTTCGCTAACGATGAGATTATCTTTGAAGGTATACCTTATCTGTTATAGGTAGGTTAAACGTAAAAGGGGACTTCGGTTCCCTTTTATTTTTTTTTCATTTCGCGCCTGTGATATGACTATAACGAAGGAACAAGCCAATGCAACAGTATTTTGAAATTCCGTCGTTAGACGCGACCATTCGCAAACCAATAATCGATGGCGTTATACAACGTGTACTTAATGAGTCCGGTATTGATACAGCAGCGGTTGTTTTCCTCGATGAATTCAATAGCGCCCATCAACCGGATTCTACTCTAGGTGACGGTACTGAAGTAGAGTACAGTTCACCTGAAAAGGTTTACGTTGAAGTAGAAGAAGAACGTGATGAGTGGGCAAGAATCAACCGTCAGGTTGGTCAGCAGGCTGAACCGTACTTCTTTGAAAACTCCGTCGATCAGGTACGCGCCTGGCCCGTTAGAACGATGTATAACGTAACAGTAACGTTACGACGTACCAGTGCCTCACGTGATGAGTTATTGCGCTGGACGAACCGTTTAGACTCATTAGTGGACATGGGCCGTTATTCGACCATGACAGAGTCAGAAGCGTTCTATTATATCCCTAAACCCGCGTTAAAGTTGTTGAATGCCTGCTACGTTGCTGCAGGAACACGAGTACCAACGTTTGACGATTTTAAAGCCTATTTGAAAGCGTATTTTACGCCCGACGTATTTCGTGCAGCCAATGTTGCCGGGGGGCAGGAAACCATTGCGGTACGTTACGCACCTACGCGTTTAGAAACGGTATATGACGTTCAAACACCGGCCTGGGATAAAGATGAAAACCACTGGGAGGCAACGTTCGTTATCCGTTTCTCTTATCAGCGCCCTGAAGAGATTGTGGTTTCGTATCCGTATATCATCAATCAGACACCACTGCCTGATGAATATTGGCCGGAGATAGACCCACCGTGGGTATCTAACGAGGAGTTAGTTTACCGCCACCCACAACAGAAGAATCTCGATTCAACCTGGTGGATTAACGAAACTCGTCAGTATATTCGTCTCCCGTATTTGTTATCTCCCACGGAACAGTTCCATCGTACGCACTCCCCGCTTAAAGATAAGCTCTTACCGATTTTCGGTACAGATGTTGTTTTTGAACCGGACAACATGTTATCGCCGAAGGTGATGTCTACGGAAGATTTACCTTACGAATGGAACGAAGCGTTGCTACCGTATATCGAACATTGTCGTGCGATTGACCCGACAGGACAGACGGGTGTTTTCCGTATCGAGTTGTTCGAAGAGGGACAGATTATCGAACCGCGTTTCTACCATTGGGAAGGAAATACGTTTTCGCTTAAAGGTCGTGACCTGAAAGTAAATAAGGGTTATTACTTAACCGAATCGGTCATGTTTGACTGGCGTGGAATGAACCTCTGGCCATTACAGTTATATCCACAGGCAGCGAAAGTATTAATTGAGTGGTTGTTCCCGAAATGGGACGTTCCTGATTGGTGGTGGGATAAGCCGGTGTTACCGCCGAGTGTTATCGATGACATTAATAAACTGATTCCGAACGTAGAAGCCCGTGTGTTATTGACGGTGCTGAACTCGACCATTATTACCATGCGAGGAACAGAGAATGCTCAAAGCGAAGCGTGATAAACCGTCTTCTTTCGAACCGGTGGAACGCCCGATACCTGAGTTGAATAAACCGCAAGACGGTGTGAAGGAAACCACGAACGTGGTGACACAACCGACACGTACAACGGTGACGGATTTAGAACGTATACCGAAACAGTACCTGATGAAATACCTGGAAGGGTCTTCCTGGACAGTGGATTTCTTTAATTTCCTGAAAGGGCGTAACGACGCGAAGAAATTCTTCGATTCGAAGGTACTTACGCCTGACCAGCAAGTAGAGAAAATCATCGGGTTAGAATTGCGGGTTACCACACCGCTAGATCGTTCTCAGGATACAACGAACAAAACATTCACCATGTCCGGTGCCGCAACAATGGCGAACTCGGTGATTCCCAACGAAGGGTGTTTTTTCGTTGCCCCGATTGGAGACGGACGGTTCGCGTTGTTCAATGTCACGAACGTCGTACGGATGTCCAATAACAAAATTGCAACGTATAACATTGAATATACGCTGTTGTTTGAAGTTGATCCAGAAGTTGCAGAAACCATTCGCCGGTGTACGGTCCGTGAGTATTATTACGTTTCTGAACGTGCCTGGACGGGCGGTGATACGTTACTGACACCGAAAGAATACCGTGCGTTTTTGAAGGTTGTTGATGCGATTGCCGACATTGAACAGACTTACGTAAAACGGTTTTACGATGGGGAAACGGCAACGTTGCTTTTCCCGCACGATCGGCACAGCGATGGGCTGCGTAGTCGCGCGTACTACGACGTGTTCTTAGCACAGTTCGTACGCTCTGTAGGCTTACGGACCGTCGGCAAAGATATTCAAATCTATCCGCACCCACCAACGCGTGTGGAAGATATTGAAACGGTCTGGACAGCGTTGTTAAATCAATCGCCAACGTTCTTAGCGGATTACAAACGCGATTCCAGTGTCTGGCAGGTAAAAACCTTCCGTACGATGCAGCATCGGAATTCTGTGACCTGGTCATTAATTTCGGATACCCGTTTCTTTACCGATGAATTAAAACCGGGCTATGGGATGGCGCAACGTTTCCCTGGACAGTGGCCGAAGTGGACGGAGTTTGAACCGGTTGAAGTGGAGAACTATCGGGGTAATGAAGGTGAATCTATCCCTGCATTTCTACCACTGACCTACGAACCGTATTTGTTAAGCCCAACGTTCTACGAGGGCTCGTACAGTTCGTTATTAGAATACGGTTTATATCTCTATCTGAATAAACGCCCACTGTCAACGGTAATTGCATTACGGTTGTTTGAAGAAGTTTACCGTTTACCGAAGGATGCGCAATTCTATTATATTCCGATGGTGTATTTGTTGTTACGGTATGCGAGGGATTAACGTGGCTGAAAAACGTAGCGCAGCATTTATGCTGTTTCACAAGTGGGTGGGATGGCGTGTTCCTGAATGGACGACGATTTCAACGTACATGTCCCAGGAACATGGGCTGTTCTTACCGGAAGACGAGAAAAAAGCACGCGCGATACTACTCAATAAAAAGACTGTATACATGCGACCTTTCGAAGTTGCGGTTTATGCAGAATCGGGCGCGGCGTTAGACGTCCACGACCCACATGACGGGATCATTGTGTACGGGTATATCATGGAACACTTAGCTGATTGGCTAAATTACATGCAGACCCCACACCTGACAACACGTAAAGTCCCTATGGAGGGCTTGCGTCAGTTTAATGCGTTAGCGCGTAAACTGTTCCCGGTAGCGAACCGTTACGGTTACTTTAAGAAACCCGAAGTAACAATGGCGGTTTCCGTACAAGCGTTATTTGGCGAAGTTCGATTGGAAACAGAACGGCATCAGTTCAACGATACGATTATGCACCGTATTGAACAGATATACCGTAGACGTGGAGGAATTCTGTAATGTCGTTTGGTCGGTTACAGAACATAGCAAACGTGCACATTGCACAGGCGGCGGGATTACCGGCCATCGACTACGTACCCCTTATCACGGTTCGTGGGGTGACGATTGACGTTTACAAAACCATGTCGATAATCCATGCCAGTAATTTCGCTCAGGATTTAACGACCATCACGCACCTCAGTGTGGTGATTCCACTGAGCCAGCAACGTATTCTTACGTCGTCGGCAGAAGGGGATTTATCAGTTAAAATCCTGATGCGGACAATGAACAAGAAAACCATTGCGCAACTGAACTACCGAGGAATTGTGGTTAACAACCACGATCCTGATATGGAATCACCTACAATGTTTTTGGGTGAATCTGACCAAAAAGGGTTGGGTGTGGTAACGTTGGAACTGATGGACGAATCGATGTGGTTCCTTCGTTGTCGCCAGGTAGGCGGGATTTACCACGAAACTGACGGGTTAAGTGTCGTTCGTGCATTACTTGCTGACACATTACCTACCGGGGATGCACCAGAAGGTCAGTTGGTTGGTGTTGAATACGAGGAAGAGGAACAACAACCTTATCGCGACATTTTGATTCCCGATTCGCAAAGTTTTCTTTCGGTTTTCGATTTCATTCAGAACCGCTACGGTGTGTATAGCCAAGGATTAGGTGTCTTCTTGTATAAACACCGTTGGCATATCTTTCAACCGTGGGATTCTAAGAAATTCTCTACGGCAAAAAAGAAACTGGTGGTAATTAACCTTCCAAGAGAGAAAGTTGCCTATTTAGATAAAACGTGTCACATTGCAGGTGACGTCATTTATCTGATTTGTGGTGGCGATGTTCACACCTTCGAAGACAAAGACGCTCTTGCGCTAAATCAGGGAACGGGTTACCGCGTGGGTTCAATCCGTGCCTTAGATGGACGTGCAAGTTCTTTCTCTCCAGGCGACGTTTCAGCAACGACGTCAGATTCGTTTGTTTCGGCAGCAGACCCTACACAGTACCCCGGCGGTGTTGTTAATGCACCTATTGATCCAAACGAGCACTTCAGCGACACGGATAAGCCTCGTCGTTCTAAGTTGGCTGCCGCCAGAGGGACACTGACCGCAACGACCTGGAACCGTTCAGCGTACGGTTTATTGCAGCCGGGTATGGCAGTAAAATATCTGTATGCGAATAATTACGGTGTATACACTCGTTATGGGACGTTGGTTGGTGAAGTTTTCCAAGCTGCCGTTGACGGTGGTTCGATGGCGTCCCCACAATTTAATACCATTAGTCAATTGACGTTGTGGTTGACTAATGAAAAATTTACAACCGCTACGTAAATTATGTCGTCCGTAACCTAAAGGATTTGTTAATGAGTAATCTACTTACTTTCAGAATGTCTGGTCAAACGTTAATCCAAATCGACAAGTTCGAAGAAGAGAATTTTTCGAAACCGTCGAAGTTGTTAGAACGTTGCCTTAATGTTATTCCTGGTGGCGAACAACGCCAGTTGGACTACATCATGGCGTCCAGTGCTGACAAAACGATTTCTGTTATCTATACCGTAGACGGTGTACAGAATTGTCGCTTATTACCAATCGAAGAAAAAGGGACGTTAGGTCATTTGTTGTTCCTGCACGCGATCACAACCGCCGTGGTGTCTGGTGCTTTAGAAGCGCAATACGGCTTTGCTTATTGTTACTTCTATGCTCAGAAATTAGCTGCAGCGGTTGTTCCAGGGCAACAAGAAACCTATCCTCAGTATATTGAACGTATTCTCCCTTCACACTTTAGTGAGTCGGAAGACTACGACTTCAATGCGTTTCGTTTTACCGTGGTGGGTGAAGCCCGCGATCCTGAATACACAACAGCGGTTCGTGCGGTGGTGCGCTATTCTGTTATTTCTACAGACAGCGGTACATCAAATAACTTTAATGAAGTGTATCCGGTCTTGCAGTTAGGTCCTTATGTGACTTTCAACAGCTATGTGCCATTCAGTTGCCAGCTTGTGGGTCCGCAGGATAACGATTCTATTCTCCCTGTTGCGGAAGAAAAGTCATTGTTTATTCGCGAATCTGTAGAAGCTATTAGCGATAAGCGCTTTATGATTTCTTCGAAGACGGGCATTAACGATCCTGAAATCGCTGTAATGGATAAGATGCAAGGTCTGTAAAAACTTCCCGTTACCTCTATGGGTAACGGGAATACCTTTTATTTATTCCTAAACGACACGCAGAAGTCATTTAACCGTTAAGACGACTAATTACCCTTTAAAAAGAAAATTGCGTCAGAATGCGTTTTAGAGCGTTCTAGAGGGTATATGGATTCAAAAAGATTTCAGATATATATTACCTAGGTGAGAGTTTACGTAATACTCATTTATCGAATACCTAATTAGGAGTTATATCATGATTTCTGTAAAACACAAAAAAGCTATCTTCGCTGTTGTTATCGCTGTTGTTCTGGGTTGCCTGTATCTGGACATCGACAAAGGCTACGACACTTGCATCGACAACGGTAATTCCGTTGCACAGTGCACTGGTCGTGGTTAATGTATAAGGCACCTTCGGGTGCCCTTAATTTTTTTATTAATTGGAGCATAAAAGATGATTACCATTAAAGATTATTTTCCGCGTGGACTGAGCAATGAAAACTTCGTTCCAACTGAAGACATTGCCATCGTAACAGAGTCTAGTGATAAGTCTTTTAAACTCTACTTGAGTACGGCAGCAGGAAAATCCACTCTTATCCTTCGCGAACCTGAAGTGATAAGCATCTGCTCGTTTGGGGGTGGTGTAGAAGGAACGATTAATTGGTTGAAATCCAGAATGCATCGTTTGCTTATCGTGAACACCGATCCTGTGATTCGTTTACAGCAATTGAAATCGTTGAATGAAGTTATCGTCGGATTATTGGAACATGAAACGTTCGGTAATGCAGCGATTGCGGAAGAGATTAAATCTGTAGAACTAATCGAGTGGAGTGATATCGAATACGAACGTGCTGCGTTATTCGCAATGTACGGTGACGATAATCCTGTTGTGTTTGCACAAACATTAGATAACGTTACAGTAACAGCGCGCGTATTGTTTGGCTTACAGCGTGTTGAGTTTGAACTGAAACACGTTTATGTAAGTAATACTCCAGAGATGGTGGAAACGTTGACTCGTGCGTTCGCTTACCCGTTAGACGGAGAATGGGAACAGCAGATTAATGAAGCGTTAGGCGCGATGCTGTTCTTAGCAGGCACACTAAGGAAAGAAGAGAAATTAGAAGGTCGTGTTTATCCAGAATACGATTTTGTTTGTGAAGAATGTGGAGCACAGTATCAAATACGTGTTCCTTTAACCGGCCTGACAATCCCGAAAGCCAACGTGCAATGTAAGGAATGTGGCCATGTTCAATACGTAGCGACTAAATAAAAGCAACCCCTAATCCCGAAAAGGATTAGGGGTACACTTTATTTATTTTCGCAAATTCAACAACTTGGATTAAATAAAAGGCTTAAAGCCACTAACAATCATCGAGTACAGATCTTCACCGAAAGGAGAAGTAACTACTAAATAAAATAAAGGGGTGTGACAGCACCCCTTATCAAAGCTTTAACTTTTCGAAAAGAGAAGTTAAAGCAGGGTACGCTGTAGCACCAGCGTACCCTTTACAGCACCACCACGTTTCCGTAGTGGATTTCTTTAATCACCCTACAAAGAGGGCTTACCATGAACAATGGTTACTACTTTACTGACAAAATGCTTGCAGAACAGAGTGCAGCAAAGACCAATTTACAGCAACGTATCTACAAGTATAGTCAGCTCGGCATGGATAAACGGTTAAAACCGTCTACCAACCGTTTCACGCAGATATTCACCGAAAAGAGGAGTGAACACTACTAACAAATAAAGAGGAGGCGTGTCAGCGCCTCCCCTCCTCGTACAGTAACCTGCCGAGATGGTGGTCGTAGGTATAATAAAAAGGGGTGCACCACCACCCCTTTTCTTAGCTTTAACTTTTCCGAAGAGAAGTTAAAGCAGTAGAGACTGTTCCATCAGTCTCTACTGTACGGTGACAACGCATAAAGTTGTTGACGTTTTTACAACATTACAAAAGGTAATGAAAAATGAACGAATATCAAATACAGATGTTCAATACCGCGATGCGAAATCGTGAAAAACAAATTCAGTTTAACCAACGCATGGACGAATATGTTCGTCTCGGCCTCGTTGCGGCACCGAAAACGGTTAACAATCACAATGTTCACCAACCACCTGTAAGGAGATAAGTTACTAACTAATAAAGGGGGTGGCAGCAACACCCCCTACTTAGTTCAGTAGTTGTTTCCCGTTCATAATTAATAGCCTTCTGTTTTTTTTTGTTTTTCGAGACGCATAAGGGGTCATAAGGGGGAGCCGAAGCTCCCCAGACTCAAAAGAGTTCGTCACCCATGCCGCCGGTAAATACGTTAATCGACGAGGCTGTTACAGTTTCTTCTTTATCACAATCCCATGGCAAAATGCCAACATCACGGAAAGGTATTACAGTATAATGATAAGCTTCTTTGGTATCAATAATGGTACGGTGTTTACCGCGTTGTACTTCTAAATAGCTGTGTCCGCTGACGACACGTTTGTTAAAATACATCTCACCGTCAGCTTCGTTGTCTAAGCTAGAGCAGTTGTCGTAAAGACCACGACCAGGTAAGCTCTTACAGAAACTTGCTGGGTCGAGTGCTTTTAATTTTTTGCCTTCTGGTGAGATTTGGTGTGGTGCTAAGAGGAAACCACGATTACGTACCACTTGGATGTTTCGCGCGATACGATAAATTTCTTTAATGTCACTACCCGCAATACCGTTACCGTGCCCTGCTTTGCTGATAGTACCGAAATAGTCTCCGCGTATTCCAGCTACATGATAACCTCGACGTTTTAGATCTAAAATCAAATCATTCAAATAGTGAATTTTAAAATCGGAGTTTGTGTGTTTTTGGAAAATATACTCCCAACCGTTTGCCCGCATTTTACTACAGAGGTAATCTGACATTTGTGCATTGTGTAGCGCTTTTTCTTCGTCAGTTGCCGTTTCAGGTGCAACCATTACCGGAGCTGTACCTTCAAAGTGTCCGTAAAGTGCTTGATACGCGTAAGCCAAGTTAACATCTAATTCGTTTTCTAAACTTAAATCCAGAATAACCGGTTGTAAGTCACCTTTAACATTTGCCATCACCTTTTCTGGGGTGTTGAATACAGGAATGCTAATAGAGAGCAATAAACTGAATAATGACTTACAGTTAAAGGGTAGTGCGGGCATTAGCCAGAGTTCTTCGGTGATCCCTTTGTTACAGCCAAGCATTTGGTTAATTGCTTTCCACCCCGTACGTAACCCATTACCTGCCGCTTTCTTACTGATAGAGTCGAATACATGTACGAAGGGTGCTTTATTGTCAGTAATCAATTCCCCTACCAGAGAAGGAATCTTATTATGAGAGCGTTCACTGAACGTGGATAAGGTATCCTTAAGGTCGTTGAGCGCCGTTTGTAAATCAACACGCGTTTCAGTGCCGTTCAGTGCGCCTAACGTACGACCCAATTTTTGTTTCAGTTGTACGCCTTGAATAGCTTGACGTAACTGAAAGTAGTATTGTGCTACTTGGCGATTAAGATGCTCGATGCGTGCTTCTGGTTCTTCTGGAATATCATCTTCCAGGAATTTGGTAATCGTATCGTATAGAGGACGTATTTGCGTAGTGGCCAGTTTCAAACGTTTCATGACGTTTGTGTGGTCGTAAGGCATACCGCCGTCTATGATGGATGTGATGATATCCTTGATTTCGACGAGGGCGGCACGTTCGTCACCTTCTTCTGCGTAATCAGGAAGCTTAGCCTCTAACAGCACTTTTCTTATGATGTCGTGGTCCTTTTCAGGATCGGTCAGAAGACTTTCAGCGTATAATGTGGCTAAGGCGGTTATCAACATCATTTTGTTATTCATGGAGCATCCTTAAATGCAAATTCGTTTTAGTCCACCGTGGGAAGTTCAACCTAACATAGATAAAGGCGCTGCCGTTAAAAGTATAGAATTGCTCCAGGCAGGGTTCTTTAACTGGTTATATGACTGTCCGAATGGTTTCAGTTCTATTATCTTACCTGAAGTAAGTCGTTCTGCTATTTATAAAGCGTTAATGGCTCCGCCTGTGCTTCCAGGTAAATATTATGATCAGGTGTTACGTCTGGTCGAATCAGGCGAAAAGGTTTCCCTTGACGATTTATATGGGGAAACAATTCCTTGTCGCGTACGTTGGGTGTTTACTCAACGTGGTGATACGATTGTGGCGTCATTTGCAGAAGCGAAGTCCGGTTCGGGTTTTTCTTCGGGTGAAGACCACGCTGCGAAAAAGATGTTCTGCGCAGAACTTTTTAAATATATGCGTACCAAGACTCGCGTCGTGGATGACTGCTTCAGTACCTCAACGCAGTTTGCCGCTAACGAAGTGCTGACGCAATTATACGCATGTCATTTATCTCATTAAGGTATTAAACAAATGAAAGATACCCGAATCTCTAATCTGGAGAAACTCGTACAAGCTGGTAACTCGCTGGTACAAAGCGTCATTAGTAACAACAGTGCTGGCGAAATGTGGAACACCATCGTTGCTGGTGAGTCTGTACGTAGCAACACGAAAGTTTTTGGTACCCTGCGTGACGATGCTGCACAGCACTACGCAAACGCGTTTGCTGGCGGTAAGAAAATGTCCCACGCTGCGGAAGTTGCTTCTGCAATGATTCTGGGTGCTGCTGGTCACGGTATGGACCTGCAAGAAAAAGTAGCGCAAGAATACGCTAAGCCAGAATTCCATAGCCGTTTTAACCTGGACGTTGCGATTCCTGGTTCCCAAGCTGGTAACGGCGACTGGGGCAAAGAGCGTATGGTTGTTGCTCAGGAATACTACACCAACAAAGATTACGACAAAAACCTGGGTCTGACCTGGACGCTGAACGTACGTGCTCTGGAAACTCAGTCTCGTTTTGCTGAGACTCTGTTCCCGACCATCACCGTTGACACCAACGATGTTGGTATTACCGTACGTACCAAAGTGACCACCGTTTCTCGTGGTGTCATGCACGCGTTACTGACCAAAGACGTTGTTGAAGATCATCGTCGTAACCTGCACGAAGCGCTGACTGACCACACCGTTCTTCAGGACGAAGCGATCAACATCGTTCCTTACGTAATGGAAACCGGTGAAAACGCTGAATACTTCGTAAGCGAAGATCTGGTACCGAACGAATCTGTTCGTCTGGGCCGCGTACCTCCGTACCCGACTAACTACCTGAGCTTTGCTAAAGACACTCTGAACCTGTTCCAGCTGTCTGCGCATCCGGGTATCGTTCAGGAAGGTTACGACGAAACTGATGAAATCGCACCGGGTTGTGCTCTGGGCAGCCTGCTGATTTCCGTACGTAAACCGACCGAAGAAGCGAAAGCAGGTAAATTCATCAAACTGCACGTTCGTGACATGCAGTTCGCAACCTTCCAGCGTCCTGCTGAAGGTGATGGTCGTGAGCTGGTACTGCAATTCCGTCGTACTGCGTTCTCTCTGAATGCGAAAACTACCGACTGGAAAGGCGAAGCTATTCCGGCACTGAAATCACTGGAACAGAACTCCTACACCCTGCGTTATGTGATCACCATCAACATGTCTCTGTTCACTACCGGTCAGTTCGGTGGCAAAGTTGACATCGCTGGTCACAAACTGGAAATCGAAGGTCTGTACGACGCTACCGGTAACAAAGTTGATACCAAATCTGGTACCGGCAAAGTTATCCTGGACGGTCTGAAACTTGAACTGATGGGCTGGCGCTTCGATGGTACTCGTACCAACGAAAACCGTCGTACCCAGGGTCTGCTGCTCGACCCAATCTGGGAACAAGAAAACTACAAGCTGCAATACGGTTCTCCGATTCTGACCAAGTCTCCGGTTGGCGTTGAATACGACGATACCGAACGTCTGGACGACCTGATTTCCGCAGTTAACATCCGTAACGAACAGCTGGCTATCACTCAGACGCTGTCTTACACCGAAGCGGTACGTAACGCTGCTGCAAGCATGATCACTCCGTGGGACAAACCGGCCATTCGTGGTCTGGGCCGTCACTGGGTTGCTCCGTGGTTCAAAGAGTCTGACTACAACGTTGATGAAGTTGTACAGTCCCTGGATACCAAAGATGCACTGATCAACGCTCGTCAGGGCCTGGTACAGCGTATCGGTAATCAGGTAACTCAGGCTATCCAGGAATCTCGCTTCATTCCTGCGCTGCGTCTGTACACTGCCGATCCGGACATTCTGCCGAAAGTTGTTATTGCAACTGACGAACCGACTGCATCTATGCTGCTGCTGGTACAGGGCGACCAACGTCTGCTGGGCGATCGCTACGAATACGAAGTGATCACCACCAACGATGACCGCTGGCGTATCTACAACGCAGCTGACGGTTCCTGGACTCGTCGTCTGCAATGGTTCCTGAAAGTTCCGACTGCGGACGATGGTTCCTACAACGTGCTGAACTGGGGTAACCACTTCTGGTCTCCGATCATGGTTACCAACATCAACATTCAGCGTAACGGTTCTACCTCTAAAGAGCTGGCCGTACAGCCGCGTAACGCGCACATCTGCCACTGCCCGATCACTGGTCTGATCTGGGTTAAAGGCATCACCAAACTGGTTGAAGAAAAACTGGCTTACAATGTTTCTGTTGAACAGAACGGTCAGAAACAAACCGAAGGTGGTGTAGCAGGTAACGTTGCTGGCGAAGGCAAAGCTGCTGCTGGTAAGTAATCTTGCTTAAAAAGAGTCTAAGCCCTTCGGGGCTTAGACCTTTTATTTTTTTTTCTTTCTATTATTTTTTGGATAGATATTATTAAAGGGAGACGGCCAGTTGGTTTTAAAGGAGTATGTATGGAAAAAATACAGTTTAAACTAAAGATATGTGTCATCATTAAAATTTAGCTTGGGTTCCCATGAAACGTCTTGATATTGATGTGGTGCCCAGTATCTCTGAACGCTCGTTATGTCAAACGTCTGGATTGAGGAAACTTGTTACGTTTGAAAATAACACTGGCGTGCCTATCCACGTCACTGAAACCAGTGGCGGTAGCTTTATTTTAAATGCTTCGAAAAACCCCGCTGATGAGCATGGGGTTATCGTTTACGTGACGTATCAATCATACGGAAGATGCGCGAATCTCAATGGGTTTGCTGAACTGATGCCGGGAAAACAGTTTTCTCGCTTTTGCGACCAATTGAAAGAAAAAGGGGAGGTAACGTTAGAGTATGCAGTAAACGACGTTGGTGCGTTGCTGCGAGGAGATTTGGTTGTACTAAAGCAGTTAGGCTTTGCTTTCTCAACAACACCGATACGCTTAGATAGTAAACCCCCAACTATGCGCCCTGGAGGTGAGCGCACTGAATTTACATTGGGTGTTGTTGTTGTGCAACGCTACGACGAGCCCGACAATTATCGGTGGCTACGTTTCTACGGTACGAAAATGAAAATCGAACCAATAACGTCACGCTATTATGAACCGGGCGTTTACATGATAATAGGAGGTGGAACGAGGGTGGAAGGGAGTCGAATGATTCATTTTGAATTTGACGACATTACTTCACCGTTTAGATTATTTAAGGATGAGGCAGCGGCGGACGCGTTTCGATGGCAAGAAGCAGTTCCCGGTCTCTTTGAGATTAAGCAGCGTTTAGAAGAGCAGTACAAAGAAAAATTAGAAAGCTTGGATTCGGCAAAAGACAAGTTAGAATTGGAACACAAGAAACAACTACAGAGCATGGCTTTAGAAAAGGAGCGATTGACTTTAGCATTCAAGCAACAGGAATTGGAAGCGAAGTCACGGGCTGAGGCGCGTAAAGAATTCTACGAGACGCGTTCTTACATTCGTAAGGACGGCTCAGACCTATTTAAATCTGTCCCTGCGTATTTGGCGGCGGGTGTCGCATTTATAGGGATGCTAACGTAAGGAGCATGGCGTGTTTAAAGATGCAATCAAAAAGCTTAAAGAGAATGGTAAAATAGTACCCTTTAACCGTGCGATTGCGGAAGGAGTCGGTTATACACAAGCCAAAGATGGTATTCACGATCGTGTACATCGTATCTTGAAACGTGAGCTAGATTACCATCCTGTAGAGAACCCTCGTGTTCCTGAAGGTTTGGCCGTGTTGGGTGTTCGTTTAATGTCGCCGTTCGAAACTTTTATCTATAAGCTGTCTCGTTCAGAGAGCAGCAGGATGGATAAGCGTCGTGGGGTGATGTCAATCGCGAATACAGATGCGTATATGGTCATGTCGTCGTTCCGTATTCCTGGAGACTCAAGACCAATCTCAAGACCGATTAACTTGCCATTCATTCGTCGTGGTGGGTTGATGAACTATTACGGAACAACGTATCATGTTGCACCTGTTATTCATCAGCCGGGTATCTGTCGTGAGCACGGCGGGGTGTTTGTTAATTTTGACTTTAAACGTAAAGCGTCATTAAAATTCTGTAAGCACCCGGTACGGATTTTAGTGAATGGGAAGAAAGAAGAGTTGTTCTTACCCGGAACAAACAATTTGTTTAAAGCCAAAAACGCCACACATCCTGATACGGACGAAAAGCCGTTAATGTACTGGCTATTCGGACGTTATGGATTTAAGGAAGCCATCAAACGTTATACCGGCGTGGATGTAGAGATATATCCTGCATTCAAAGTACCTGAAATCGATCTCGATAAAAAAGTAGTAATCAGTTCAGGTGAGCCTAAACATAATCGGTCGATTATGTACGTAGTGACGGTTCCTGCAGAGGCTTTACCAAATCTCGATAAAGCGGGATGGGATCAAAACGAGCACTTATTACTCGTGGCGATTTCTGCATTCTTTAAAGCAGCGCACTATTATTGCGGAAAGCAAGCGATTAAAAACGGCAACGTTGTTCCTTTACCGCCGTTGTTTACCGCGATTAACGAACTTGCAATGGAGGACGATGTTGTAAACCTGAATTCCTCCGCAATTTGGCGGGAGATTTTGGGGAGAAGTATTGTTGGACTTAAACCGTCCGATATTGAACTGGCGCACAGCATGACGAAACACTATACGGAGTGTGAACGCTACGTTAACTCAACATTCCGTGGTGAGTTAATGATGTCAGATCCCGATATCCCGGACGATATGGATATGTTTGATTTCTTCTGGTACGCGACGAAGTTGATGGTGAGAACGCGCCTTACGAAACAAGGTGATATTCCGTCAATGTATGGAAAACGTCTGACCGTAACAGATTACCTGTTATTGGGTGAACGTGGCTTTACACCTACCATCGCTGCGATTCGTTTCCACTTGGGACAAACGGAAAATCGAACACCGGAGTCTTGTGCGAACATGATACGCAGTGCGTTGAATAAAGACATTGTAACCAGCCTGGTATTACGCAACATTACCGGCAATGGCGGTGTAAGTTATTTCAACGCTTCTACTGAGTCTATGGTGCTGGGGGTTTCAACCCATGCTATCAGCCAGACAGAAACAGAATCAAAACGTAACAGCAAGGGCGGTAAGACGGTTAACCTTAATGACCGGACAAAACATGCCTCTGCATCTCATCTGGAATGTGGTAACGTGTATTACATTCCGAAGTCATCACCGTTCAAATCGGGTATTCTCAATCCGTATATGAAGACGAACACCCAACTGGTGATGGTACGTAATCCAAAACTCAACGAGTTGATCCAAGCAACCGAAGAAGACATTGCGAAGATTGGCCGTTAACGAATTAAATTATAGAAAAGACGTAACAGGAGTATAATAATGGCAACTGTCAATAAAGACGTAATTCGTAACCACATCTATAGCACGATCTCCAGTGGTCGTGATGAACTTTTATCGTATCTTTGTAATCAAGCACGTGCTGCTGGATTGAATGACGACAAATACATGGATAATGCCGTTACCGTCGCCACGTGGTTTGTATACAACCGTCGTCCAGATAACGAAACTGCATCGGCGATTCTGGCAACTTTTAAATCGACGCTGTATAGTGACTTACTGGGGCGTGGTATGCAGCCATTGGACCCGCGTATTCACAGCCAGCTGGAACAGGAATTCCGTACGGCAAATCAGTATGCGGTACAAGCTAAACAGCTTATGGCGCAATCGAGCACTTTTGGTGGCCCAGCAATGGGTGGGTCTCCGAGCTTAGCGATGCCTGCGTCTGGCTTCCCAGGCAACGGCTATGGTAGTCCACAACCAGCACCAGCGGTACAAGGGGGTTCTATCCCAATGTCAACTTACGATCCGCGCACAGCGGCACAGAAGCAAACAGCGCAACCGCAAGGTAACTTCGGCCAGCCAGCACAACAACCAGCACAACAACCCGTGCAACAGGTACAGCCTAAACCGACTGTTTCGCAGTCTATGGTGGAAGCTAACAAGCCGCGTGAGCTCGACGAGAAAACTATCGAAGAACTTGTCGAACGTTACAATAAACCTATCATCGATCATTTCCGGGTGGAAATTGTGGAAGACTATTTAGATCACGAACTTAGAGAACAGATTAAGAAAAATATTCTTACGCCGAAAGAACTCAATGAACGCATCAAAAATTCACCGTATTCTAGCCATCACAATTGGTCAGAAAAGGTTGACGAAATCATCGATAATGAAGACGTCGATTATTGCGTTTATGATGAAGCGGATGTGATGGTGAAAACCGAAAGCGAGTATAAATTGTTCCCGATGGTGAGTACGGATTCGAGCAAAACTTACCTTCAAGAATTTTATACTGCCGCCCGCCAGGCAATCGACGGTATCGAAGATATTCGCGATATTGACGATCCGGAAGAAATGCTGAAGCGTACGATCGATGAGGTGTTCCGCATCCGTAAAATGTCTGAACGCCTACTGCAATATTTCAATACTCAGGCAGAAGAGCCGGATACATTGAAACAAAGCTGTGTGGAGTTTTGTCAGCAGTTTAACGCAACGCTCACTGTTTTGGTTCATAACGCGATTTCTGTTGCGACAAACTACGGTAAAGGAATCCCAGGTACGAAATTTGTACAATTCGATTGTAACTTAAGCGATCTCGAATACTTCCGTGACACGCTGTTCCCGCGCACTATCGGTGAAAATGGTGTAACCACGGCTGCGGATTTCTTCCGCGAACTGTGCTTGCTGGTTGCACGTTCTGTTCGTAAGCTGCATTTCCGTCTGAAATCTAACGATCGTGCTATTGAAATTTGCCGCGTAACTTACACTATCCAACTACCTGCGGATTACCCGTCTGCAAAAGGTCGCAATATCGTAGAGATTTCCTCCTTCGGTAATGCGTTTGAACCTATTGTCGGTATCTATGAAGCAATTAACCAACGCGCACCTGAAGCTATTGTGAAGCTGGCTACCCCGTCGGCATCCTATACACTGCTTAGCAATGGTGAAATTACCGCACCGGTGCGTTACTAAGGGGCTTCGTGCCCCCTAATCTATAGACACCACAGGACAGTATCATGGCAGCCTATGTTGATTACAGTAATACAAAAATTGAGTTAAAGGAGATTGATACCGCCGCTCGTTTAAAGCAACAGCTTAATCTGGAGTTATACCAACTCCAAGTTCGGATGCACGAACGCGAACAGTTCATTGAAAAACGCCCAATTTTCATTGACGATCGCCAAGTGAAACTGATCACTGCGGAACTGGAGGTAATGGCCGCAGAGAAGTTGTTGTTAGAAGAACGTATTGCCGCTATTGTCTAATCGCCCCACAGGAGAGCTTCGGCTCTCCTCCTTTATTTTTATTCCCCAATTTATTATAGCCGCCCACTATAGTGAGGGAATGAGGAAATGATTAAATATGTCGTTATTAATGTAGACTACGAACGTAGCCCACGTTTTCGTTTTGAGTTACCTGAAACCAAAGCAACCATGGAGTTTAATCGCTACTTATTAGAGCATTCAAACACCAAAATCAATCACGGTAGATACTGGCTTATCTACTATAATGCCCGCAATGAGCTACTGAAAGCCGTCAAGAAATCAGGTCAGTCGGAACTGTTAGCGAAACTGACGGCGTTTGATAACGATCCCTTAGCAATAGGAGTGATGCTAGACCTTGCTATTAAGAAAGACGAGATAGCGTGGTGAAAAAAAGAAAAGCCACTCCGACCCCAGAAGGGTCGGAGTAAGCTCGAATTATTTTTTTTTGCTATTTAGAGAGTTTCGTCGGCGTTGTCGTCTGTACCGGTATCCGTCTCGTCTGTGTCTTCAGCAGAAACGTCTTCTTCCGTTGTCGTATCGGTTTCCGTCGTTTCATCATCAGACATGTCCAAGTCTTCATCACCGCCCATATCGTCACCACCTAAGTCCTCATCGCCCCCTAAGCCACCGTCGTCTTCAGAGCCGCCATCGAAGACGCTGCCCCCGCCGAAGTTATTGGCGTCTTCAGGATTCAAATCAGCCGCTTTTGCTAAGGTTTCAACTTTACCTGTTGTGCGTTTAGCTAACTGAATCAGCGTCTTCGATGCTGCTGCGATTTCATCAGAAATCATCTTGACGTTTTCACCACGTTTATCTTCGTCGTAGATCAAATCAAACAGATCGGTTTCGATGCCTTGATTGCGTAGCCAGTTACGCGTATAGAACGATTTAATCATCGTCTTGAGATCATCAGGCTGCATTTCGATACCTTCATTCTGAAGCATATTCGAAATATCGTCGGTAACAACCAGATCCGCCAGTTTCTCAATGAACTCATAGCGTTTATCAAACAGATCCGCTTGTGAAGAAGAAGCTGATGTGTCTGGTGGTGGTAAGGTGACTTTCATGCCATTGATGAACTTCGCCAGATACTCCGACGTTTGTTTGGTCAAGTCTTCGCCTGTTACATTAGGATTCTGATTGCGAATATATTCAACGATAACACGAATCAGCTCTGCTTGTAACTTAGGAGAGGCTTGCAAACTGTTTGTCACGTAGCGTGTTAACGGCGTAGACAGAATTTCTTGTTTCTTCACGATTTGCTGAGTGACCAGCAGTGACTTGGAATAAATCTGCGAAGCAAATTCCAGGTTTTCCGGCGTCAAAACAAGATCCGGGTCTACACACGCGATGTGACAAGTACGACGGAGTAAGTTTTCATCGATTTGTTGATCAGGCACTTTATACTCAGGCGTTGTGTCCGAAACTGACACTTTATGACTGGCGTAGTATTCATTACCTGTCACGTTAAATGCAATCCCGGCATTAGCCCCCATTGACCAAGCGTCATTGATATCACCCCACATCGGTAAACGACGGTTATAGGAGTTAAGGATATCTGATTTAACTTGGTCAACCGTTTTCTGACCGTTCATGTCATCTGGCGATAACTCGATGTCGTATTGCATGTGACGTGCTGAGTTCAACACTGAAGAGTTCATCGTTGCGAACAACAGCGCCATCCTGACCGTAGAGATGATAAAGGAACGTTCAGTGATAGACACCCCAATACCATCTTCGTTAAAGTCCGTTGCAAAGTAGCACAAGTTATTAGCCGGGATATAGACAACCTGTGTGTGACGTTTTGCGAGGTGACGTGCCAGCAGAATACGACCGAAAGTTTCGGTAATTTTCATGCTGATTTCAGCTCCACCCAATGCCTGGCTTAACGCACGGGTAAATTCGTTCTCAGCAATCTCGCTACAACGGGCACTTAAACGATTGGCGATTTCCGGCGTTATACGAGAGGTATTACCCAAACCCAAATTAGAGCGGTTGATAATACTGTCTGTCATGCCATCGTTGTTAAGGTAGTTCATAAAGTTCGCGTCCCCGTAAAGTGAAGAACGTGAGTTGATGAAGTTACCCATATCGTCAATAATGGTCAGAAACCCAATAGGGTTGCGAACGTCGTCGCCGATAACCAACGGTGCGGTAGACTCAGCAGGGAGTAAACATTCGAAATATTCGATTTGGTTGTTTTCATTCATCGAAATAATCGGAATATCACCATAAGTCTGAGTTTTTGGTGTACCTTTGTACGCTTCGTTCAGATCGCCTAAGTTAATGAAGCCTTTTTCAGCCGCGTCACGCTGACGATCGTTAAACTGTTGATTAACTTCATACGGCGTAGCACCTGTCGGTGTGGCAGGCTTTTCATATGCGGCTTGCTCTAATTGGCCGTAGAGACCAGTACGTGCGTTCTCATGAGCGATTCGACGATAAGCATGGGGTAGTAACGTGATACGTGGGTTGTCAGTGATCGAGATGTCCATTTCGAACTTATCTGAGAACATCTTATCGTGGTTACTGAAATTGATTTTCAGCGACTGCGGTCCTTTAACAGGCCCACGGACACGACTCAGAATAGATTCCACACCCACCCGTTGCCCGTCTTCTTGCCCGTTGATTGGACCGAGAATACCGAGCTGGTCTTCGAAAAAGGCAGCTTGAGAACGACGTACGGATTCGGTAGCGACTTTGGCGTCTAAACCGAACAGCTGGTCAAATCCGTTGTCCGAGATTATCATCACTGGACTTGCGCCTTTTGTTTTTAACGCGTCGTAAATCCACTGATATAATTTCTTAGGTAATTGACGTACGTTATCATGATAATCACGCGTTGGTGCCAGTAGGTCATTACGTAAGTCAATTGGAATGTCTGCGATGTTGTCGTAAATCAACGTGGTGTTGATTAAGTCTTTTGTCGACAGCAAGCTCGAAGTTGCAATGGTAACAATCGTTTCGAGTTCAGGTAACGCATCAAAGATACGTTCCGCATTTTTGATAGTACGAATACGCGAACTTACAATTCCTGCAAGTTCCTGACGTGTTGGCGTAGAACCACCCTCGCTACGCGTACCGCGTTGTTGCTGGGGTGCTGGGCCCGTAGTTTTACGAAGAATTGCAGCTACGGCGGGGTCGCCCGTTAATTTACTAATATCGTCCATTGGGGTCTCCGATGCAGAGATTTAACATATTTCGTGATCAGAACATCGCGTTGGCGAAATCGCTGATTATTAAATCAGAATCAATCGCACAACAGATGAATCTGGCAATAACCGAGAACGGCGGTTTCGTTTCCGATAACCGTAGTACGTGGCGATACTACCTGCATTTAGCAGGACAACGTCACGAAATGGATAAACCCATTTACATCACGTCGCTCGACACGCAAGAGCAGATAGAATTAACGACAGCCAACCTGTCCCGTCATAAAAAGACCTCTAACGTTTTTCGTTCGAATGTCGAGTATATCGAGGCGTTGATCGCAACTTATCCCGAATACGCGGTTTATATTCGCGGCGTCTTTACGCCAATCGATTTAAATTACGCGTTACGTGTAGACGATTGTTCTATTTTGTACTACGACAGCTCGTTAGTAGAATCACAAGAGACGTCATTGATTAGCCGACTGGAAGCGAGAATTCGTGCAGCCCACGTCCGGTATATGGCTGAGGGTTGGAAGGTCCACAACGATGCGTTTGTGTTAGCTTTCTATTGCATGTTGTTTCCGCAGCTACCGGGTATAATTGGTTATATTCGTTCTTCTTTACAGCATACGACAGAAACACACTCTTTCTTCGTTACCGAGTTTTTAGCTTCGCATCAGGAACTGCATGAGTTTATGCCGTATCTGACTCAGAAACAAAAATTCATTCTTTATCGAAATATTCGATACTGGGAACGTAATTCAGGGAAAGAGGAGATCTTCGATTGGCAAATCGATGCGTTACTGACAGGCTGGGGAATGCCTGCGGTTGGGTATAATGTTGCGCAGCAGATTCACGAGCCGAAAGATGATGACGATTCAACCTTAACACCGTTGCCTATCGGTTATCAGCAATCTTTAAACTACACAGAGAAAGACTCTGGACGCGATTTGGATATTGTTACCACTACGGACATAATCCAAAAAGAGGTGGGGTTAGCGTATAACAACCCGGCGTACGAACCAGAGTACCAAGAAGACTTAGACACACGACTGAGGCTGACACAATACCCCAACTTAACGACGAAACTCGTAGAAGTAACCGCCGTTGACCCAGAAGCTATTGAGCGTTTTGAATACACACATAACCTCTTTAATGAATGGGTACATTTGGTAGCGAAAGGAAAGTATAACATCTATCACGAGATTCTTAACCCAACGAACGGCGATACATTAAAGTTAAGTTCGAAAGAACTGTTGGCACTGTTTTTGTACGCGGCGTATAAAGGTTACTCCGATGTTGCCCTTGAAGAAATCCCCGTATTTAACGTTTTTGATGTCTTGATTAAACGTTGGGTGCCCTTCGATGAGATGGAACAACATCTTATCCCGAGTTGGGAGCACCGTTTCGACGCGCTGATTAACTACTATACCGACACCCACACCGAGGTAGTCGGGACCATTCTCAGTGCCGACGAACTTTACGATACGATTAATGAAATTATCTTACAGAAGCGACGCCGTTGGCGTTACAGCCAAAACCGCCGTAAGATTCCCGATCGTGCTGCGGGCTTAATGCTGTTCGATTACCATTATCGTGATTATCGCTGTGATTTAAAGTTAAAGTATCGTAACTACGACGAGTTCTTTAAGACCTTTGGGTTAGACTATACGTTGGTCTCTGCAGAGACGTGGCAAGATATTGCAGTCGATGCATTGAACACCGCAACAAACCTTGAAACGCGTGCAACCATTTCGCAATCTGAAATACAGCGCGCGATGGTTCGATTAATGACCACACTTTCGTCGTATACCGTACATTTTGCTGCGCGAATGGGGTCAGATTCTTACGACGTTATGGACCCGCTTTGTCCAATCTTAGGGGATATCCCTATGAGTGGGGAGGGTACAGTTACCATCATTGAACCTCTCTTAGGCGTACAGTCAGTTACGCGACACCAATACATGACGACGGACAAAGTGCTCCCCGCAGCGCCGGTGATTAAAGAGCTGTCCATGCCGCAACACATCAAACTACGGATGAACATTTACATGGGTATCCGTGTGAGAGTGAATCGGCAAGTCGTGGTGGATATTAATGAACCGACCACCGGGGTTGTTAAGGTCAAGTCTTCACTTGACGACTGGGCGTTAAACGAACAGGTGAAAATTAACGATCTCGAAGGGTTTACGTTAGACCAGCTACCTAAGTGAGAGAATCATGGCATATCGTGTCGATTTAACGAAAGCACCTAAACAAATTTTAGTAGACCGGATTAACTACGTATTTAGTCTATCCTATACTGCTGATAACATCGAGTTTAACGCAAACGGCGTTCAACCACTAACTTTAGCAGAACGTCAACGTTACGGACTAGAATCAAAGGTTGCTGCCGTCTTCCGTAACGGCGTTGTCGGAAACCAGGAATTCATTTTAACTCGCGTTGATTTGGCAACGTTCCTGGCCGATGAACCGGTGAGTGTACCGAAAGGCGCAGTAACGTCCAGCGAAGAGTTGGCTGATTATATCGTTGCACAAACAGGGATTGACCTGCGTGCTGACGACATTATGATTGAGCCGATTTCAGAGGAGCTGGATTCTTATGATGTTCGTCTCGTCCCGAATCATTTGTCTTTTAAAGGAACGATTCCGGTCGTATTTACTGATTCCACCCCACGCAAATTGGCGTCTCTTGTGACGAAATTAGCGTTGGATGGGTTCCGCCCAGGAGAATTAATCAATGTCTAATGTCAAAGTTTACGACGGTAAACTCTCGACGGTAACGCTTAATGCGATGCGCTTGGCTACCGCATTAATTACCGGTGCTGACGTGCAATACCCGCAAAAATCCACACTGAATGAGTTCTATAAACTCATGCAAACACCAGTGCCGGACGGTAAAGCGCGTCCTCATTTGCAGTACATGGCAATTGGTAACCGTGGCCATATGGTCGACACCTCTGATGTGGTGGCTGACGTTGTGCCTGTAGGTAAAGAACCTATTGCTTCCGGGATGTTTTCCCGCGTTCCGTTTGTCCTGCGTACAAAAGACAATGATCTGTCTGACGAACAACGTAAGAACTACGCTTTTCGTACTTTGGAAACGTTTAACAAACGCGAATACTGGGCGTATTATTTAAAACGCATCGACATGCGCGCTGTAAAAACGACGGATTACGATATCAGGCGTGAGAACGGTGTTGAGACCGTCGAAGACTTTGTGTACACAGACACGGAATTAAACCCCGTACCGAAAGTATTGCCGGACTACGATTACGACGACGATGGCACCGTTGCAATCCCAGATGGCCGTTATGTGGAGTCAGGTGCTGACCTGGTTATTCCGTGGACAGACTTTGATGTTCAGGAATATATGAACGTAACGAGCATTATGCGCGGTAGCCCGCGTAGTTCAATTATCTCTGAACTGGCACTCTGCTCAGGGTTAGACCAGGTCGCGTCCGGGGACTCTGCAACTGGGTCTAAATTCAGCTATAACGAGGCGATCGGTGTTCAGGCGTTGTACTATATTTCGATGTTTACCAACCTGGCACAGACGAATGACAAACTGTCTTTGACCATTCGTATCGGACAGCCTGCACCGTTCTTCCTGGGGACAGCTAACTGATGTTGATACCCGAGCCGAGACTTCCAGATAAGATGGTAAGAATCGCGGCAATAGACCCCGGTACGAGCCATCTTGGTATGGCTGTATTGGATTGGGAATACGGCAGCGATCAAGCCGAAGTGGTTTGGGCTGATACCATGCATGTATTAGACCCAACGCATCCAAATGCGTTTGCAGAGTGTGTCGGTAAGCGTGACGATCGTTTAGTTAAGCTCGAAGCTTGTTACCGTGAATTTCTTCGGATTGCCTGCCCAACTTTCGTTGCAACAGAGACACCGTTTATGCGGAGAGCAAAACTCTCCGCTTATGAATCTGGTGTCGAACTACAATTAATGTTGCGACGTACTTTGTGGGACGTTTACCCGGAGAAAATTTTACACGGCTTCAATCCTATCATTGTAAAATCATTCGTTGGGGTGGAAGCGAAGGGGACGGATAAAACCGATATGTTTCGGGCCGTGACCAAGCTCTATCGTGAACATGCTTTGTTTGATATTACGACGTTAGATGAGCACAGTATTGATGCTGTGGCGGTGGGAAATATTTTCGTCAGGGTAAATCTGTTAAACTTAAACAGCCTGCTACCGCCTAAACAAAAGTCGACTAAGACCTCCAGGCGGAGAAGGCGTCGGAGAAAACGATAATGGAACCGAGCACACAAGCACTACCCACTGAAATACTTGACTTATTGATCCAAGCTGGAAACAGAAAGTTAAGTAAAGAACAGTCTGAACAGTTAACGAAACTCTTGAAAGCGGCGTATGGGGATGACGTCGACGTTGACGTTACCCGTTCGGGAACAAAGATTCTTTCCGACTTACGCCCGACGCTAATCGATAACTTAGGCAAACTGTCAGAACAATTCCATCAGCAGGCAACTGACGCTGTGGAATCTCTAGGGGATGAGATTAGCAAAGAAACCATGCTAACCTTATGGCCGAAATTATCTGCTCCCCAGAAGTTCATTATTGCCCTTCTGACGTTAGCGACGGTTGTTGTAACCGGTTTCCTGGGTTACGACACGCATCAACATTTTCCAGAAGACAGTTTAGATGTTCTGATTGTGACGTTGGTACCGTTCTTTGCGTTGGTTGTTTTTGCGACTTGGCCGATTAAAACGTTGGCTTATAAGTCTCTTGAGATAGCCACAAAAGTTGTTGAGAAGAAGCTTGAGAAATCAGGCCAGCTTAAGTCGAAGACAGAAAGCCCGACAACGAAATAACATTAACCTCTACCTTCGGGTAGAGGTTACTTCTTTTTATTTTTACAATTTTTAAACATACTGTGAGACTTAAAAGAAGGAGTGCTATTGTGGAACCATTACGCTTAATGACCAGAACGTTACTGATACCTATTCAGGACCTGAAGGTTGGACCGTTGGTCACCTCCAATGGGGAAATTGTTGATTTCGTTAAAGAGGAAAAAATTGTTACGGCGGCTTTTCAAGAGACGCTCCATCGCCATTATCGTGCAGTACCTTTATCTGGCAGTCTAGATTGTCCGGGTGTAGAGGGGAGTACGTCTGCGTTAATAGCGGAGCATTTAGAAAAGAAAGGGTTTGGGGTCGGGAAAGGACAGGTTTTTGTAGACACTGCCACACTGAACAAATACCAAAACGACCTAATGTTACAGATAAGGAGATTACTTGCCCGTTATGGTCTTTTCTCGATTAATTGTAAGTTTGACGACGTTCGGATGTTAGACCACGGTTTTACTACCAGCCTTAAAATCTGTCGTGGTAAAAGATTCATACAGTTTACCTGGTGGGTGCCATCCCTACGAGGTGAGAGAAAAACGGTGGAAGGGCTGTATGGTTGGGCTTTATGGGCCGAAGTTCCAGTAACGAAACTCGATGCGATTATTCCACAGCATCGAAACGTTCCACTTAGCAGTTTATTTACTTCTGGTGGGAACACCACGTGGGATGAATTTGTTAAAAACGTTTTATCGATAGGGGAACAATAATGCAGCAGTTAGATATTACCGAAGACAAAATTTCCGCTAAATTTCCTGAATTACGTGAATACGTCAAAGACTTAAATTCGATTCGGGAAACGCCAGTTAGAATCACGTTGGCTGTTGAAGACGATATTACACATGGGGTTGCAATCTGGGAGCCGGGGAATCTTATCTATCTGGTAGTGGCCGAAGGTTCTCGTCGTAGCGGTGTAGGTTCCTTTTTACTGAAATACGTTCAACTTAATTCAGATCGTCAAATGGTGATGTGTCGTGTCCATCCCTCAAACATAGACGGGCTGTGTTTCTTTTCCAAAAAAGGCTTCCAAATAGACCGATGGTTTATTGCCAGTGACTCCCGTCGGTATTTTCGTATGACGAACAGTAACGTTGATTCGTCATACGCCCCGCCGGAAGAAGGATATTTGGTGGATTTTATTGAAAACACCCCCATCTTTCTCTCTGTTGCGGATAAGATTTATTAGAAACAGTTGAGAGCCCAAAATGATTCGTGTCGAATATGAGACGCGGTGCTTGGAAGGCAATAAAGCAAAAGTGTTACGTTGCGTTGAAGTTATCCCCGCACACGAGGTTGATTTACGTACAGGTCGTGTTCGGGGAGTTCCTGTAACGATACTACAACATAATCCTTGTTCGCAATTTAAAGGGAAGGCAACTCCAGCAGTACGTTCTCGTCGTCGAGAGGACTTTTCTGATCTCCGCAAATCTTTTACACGGCACTACCGACGCAGTAAATGGAAAGTGTTGGTATTAATTTTAGTGGATGATTTTATTAAAGACTTGGTTTGGGAGGAGGTGCTAAAAGAGCGCGGTTTTACACCCAAACCTTTCTCGTATCACTGGGAACGTTTCAAAAAGAAATATCGTGAAGCGCTATGGTTTTCGCCGAACACACGGAATATGATTCCGCGCTTAGAGTCGATGCCATGGCTACGCGATCATCTTGATGAGGTAGACCGATGAAACGAACTGTCATTACCCTATTTCTAACGTTACTTTCATTTTCCGCGTTCGCGGAATTTAAACCGCACGATATTAGTCGTTTTGAACCTACAGTGCCGGGCGATAAACCCGTCGTTTTTAAATCTACCGACCAGCCAGTTGTTGCAGTTCAAAACGATGAGTTCGCCACGGTAAATTACGGTAAAACCGAATTGTGCCCGGCAGGTGGCTACTATTTGGTAAACATCAAACGGCGTACATATCAGTTTGTTGATCCGGGTAGTTGTTCTGCCAGTGTAAAGGTAACGTTAGAAACTGTACCCTACGCAAATAAAAGTATTAATATCCAACGTTTAACTTTCTATGTTGGTGATGAGATCACCGCACGGTACCCATTATACGGGTATTAGTGATTAACCCCCGCGGAGTTTGTATGTCTTTTGTAATTGATTTTGAAGTTGGTCATAGACAGAACTTACTCAACCTCGTTAGTTACTGTAATAGCGGCAGTGTACGTAAAAAGCTTTCGGCTGAGAAAGTGGATGTTTCTTTAATAGGCGCACCCACACCGGAAGGTCGGTATCGGGTAAAGTTAACTAATCGCAACGATATTAACGACGCGGTGATGATATCTTACACGAAACTTCAATTGAATGACTTTCTTGATATTCCCGGTAAGTATCTGGATTGGTTCGATTTCGAAAACGGCCAACCTAAAAATTACGATAAATGGGCAGAGTCCGCGAAAGTGTCGGTGGAGAAGATGTGTCAAGACCGTGGTATGGTTTTGTCGCGTGCATGGGACACGGGCTCGCAGTGTCATGTTGAGTATGATGAGGATCTCGAGCGCTATGTGGTAATTTACGAATGTGATTCGTTTATTTATAGCGCACGAAATCGATTTATTCTACCGCTTCATATCGGGCAAATTATTACGAATAAAACCCTTGACGGACTTAATTACAACAACGAACTGAATAAACGTCCTTTAGGGGGCTTAGATGGTGAGTTGGACGTCTGGATGGGCAAAGCGTTACTCGAGACCGTCGTTTTAAGTGGTTTAGAAGCGTGATAACATCACCGATAGGAGAGAACCCTGAAAAGGTTCTCTCCTGCTTTCTTTTTTTTTCACTTCACAACTTCAGTATGGAGGTGACAAATGTATAAAATTGCTATTATTGGTTCTCGAGAAACGCCCGAAGACACGATGCAAGAAATGTTGGATGTGTTGCAACGTGGGTTCAAAATTCTTCGTAATAAACAGCACAGTATCGAAACCCGATCAGGGGGTTGTTATAAAGGACCAGACCAACTACAGTTTATGTTAGCACGTACTGAACCAGGTCTACATATTTGCTATTTGCCCGACGATCGTAAGTTGTGGTTACGTAAGTTACATCCGAATGTGGATTTTCGCGTTATTCCACAAGACGTCCGTTATCGTGGGATTGTGGCATCGCTTCACCCTAATCCTGATAAGCTATCGGAAATAGCTTGGGCGTTGCATGGACGAAACTTAAATATTGTATCCGGTGATTCTTTGGACGATCATGTAGACGCCGTCTATTATTACGCCGAGCATGATAAAAAGGGAAATCCAAAAGGGGGTACGGCGATGGGTGTCCGCTACGCACAGTCACTGAACATCCCTTGCTATTATCATGTTACGGATGCATCTAAGTGGTTAGAAGACCTACGCTTATTATGAAGTTAGTCAGGGCGGGCTTCTCCCCGCTTTAGCTTAAAATGGGGTAAAGGATGTCAACATTAGATTCCGATTTAGAAGTCCTTTGCGATGACTACGATCGATTGGTCGCGTTAGAATCGCTTAATGTTAAAGACAACTATCCGGCGGTTGTCGCTATCCGAAAACGGTGGGCTTTAGATGATGTCCACGTTGCGTTGGAGTCCGCAGCGATGATGGAACGCGCGCAATTTGTTGCGGACACCGAGCCTTACGCAGGGGTAGGTAAAGCGGTCGCACGCGCGACCGGCAGAGCGGTTAAGGGAGTTGGACGCGTTGCTGGAAAAGCAGCAGTGGCAGGAGCCAAAGCGTCTGGAAAATTCGCAGGTAAACATTCTAAGCAACTGGCCTTACGTTTTATCGACTTCGCGGAAGCCGCTGGTAAAGAAGTTATTAATGAACTGAAAGAAGCGACGTCCAAAGCATCGTCGTTAGAGCGGAAGCTACAGAAGTTAGAAGCACGTTTAAGTTTACTCGGTATCAAGGACACCTTAAAACCGGTTGACTGTGACACAGGAAGTTGGACAACCAAAGTTTGTTTAGAAGACAAGCCTAACGTAAAAGCATGTATTGAGTTCAGTAAGAACCTGAGCGCAATGGATGCGATGGTCAACGAGTATACTGTTAAAACACGTACGTTAATCGGTAAGAGCAAGAAAGTTACCGAGAGCGGTTTGGAGAAAGTGGGCCGGTCAACGAACTGGGCGATTAAACGAAGCGCAGGACTGTTCGGTATTATCGATCCGTTTAAAACGGTGAAAGCATATCCGTGGCCAGGTAACGTGGTGGTCGTTGAACACGACAGCGGTAAGATTGAGTGGGCGATTGCCCGCGATGGTGATTTTGGCCACACAATTAAATCTCTGAACTTGCACGAAATCGGTTCAGCATTCGACGCCGTTAGAAACATTATCCGAGCGTTACGTCAGCGTGGTGCGAAACGACGTAGTGTTGGGTATACAGGAATTTATGATGAAATTCAACGTATGCGTAAGGAACTTAAGTCGCTTGAAGGGCGGGAGTTACGCGACGCTACCGTACGTTATAAAAACGCACTGCGTTTAGAAGATGCGTTTACTACCTCGTTAGTGCGCGTTGCGGAAGGGTTACTGGAATGGTGCAGGTTGTCGCTGATTGAGGTTAAATAATGCGTATTACTATTATTCTCAAACCCGACAGTAAATACGGAAAGTTATACGGCGACCAGGTACTCAAACTGCACAACATGCTGTTCGCAGAAGAGAAAGTGCGTATTAGTCAGTTAACCGGTCGCGACACGTTCAACCCAATTGAACACTTAGAAGAGATTTGGCCCCAAGATTATCTCTGTGCGTGTGCCGTGGATGTCAACGAACAACTTCTGGGTTTCATGACGTTCTCAATAGGTTCTTGCTCGAAGGACACATTTGTTTATATTGGGAACTACTATGTGATTCCCGAAGCGCGTTCTCAGGGGGTAGGGCGTGCGCTTATGGACAAAGTCCGTGAATACGGAAAGTCCAAAGGTTGCGGTTGGATGAGTTTGGATGTGCTGGACAACAACGTTAAAGCTATCTCCTTGTATGAGAAAATGGGATTCCGTACTGAATGCAGGGAAATGATAAAGGAAATCTAAAATGGCTGCAAGATTAGTACCGTTTCATGACGGGTCTAGATATACTTTTGGTGTAGAGCGTTACGCTGTGGGTTTTCGTCCTGGTTGGAGAGTGGTACGAATCGATAAAGCGTGTTGGTGTTTACCGACCGGCATTTTTGATTACTTTACACCTGAAGCTTTAACGCGGTTTGTTTCTCTGGGTTCACCCACTCAACGTGCGGCGTGGGAAAAGAATATCCGTTGCCGTTATTTGGGTAAAACACGAAACGCGACAGTCCGTGGCGTTTATCACGTAAGAAGTCGTTGGTTACACGTCGAGCCGACACACCCACGATGTGCAGTCACACCCTTTAATGGGGAGTATAAAGGTCAGGTATACACAGGATTGCATTTTGCTTTTCCAGACAACCCCGATCTTAATTACTTTTTAGCCACCCAGAAAAACGTTACGTTGTCTACGTTCTATAAATACCTTTTGTTCTATCCTGCGTATGTCGTTGCAGAATTTGAACACAAAGCATTTCCTCTGCCATACGGTAGAGACAGGAGATTAGCAGGATGTTCTATCGAGAACTTCAGCAATACACCGACGCTCTCCGAAAAGCGACCATCGATGCAGACAACAACCTCAGAGATGTCGTTAGCACTATAGAACAGTGTTCGGATGTATTGTATGCGGAAACGATTGAATCACCAACTCACGACGGTGTGAAATCGCTCCAGCTACACGTTTGTAGTAAACACGGGAGTCTGTCGTTAAACTTCCGTGTAGGTTTAGATTATTACATGGTTCGTAAGAGCTATTTAAGTTGCGACGGCGACCTCTATCCGGTTGTCTGGAACAACGACTATTCTAAGTTTGTTTATCCGCTTGAAGAACACCGACGCACGGTTTACGAATTTGTGAAAGCTGTTCTTGAGGGGTTCTAAGAGAGGGCCTTGTAATGTCAGAGATGATTCTCGATTCATTACTATTGATTACAGTATCGTATATCAACAAAACGGGCAAGTTGCCTAAGCGTGGCGTTACTATCGAACGCGACGGGTTTAAACATCGCTATCCCTTAACGAAAATTTTGGATTTAGCTGCACGTTTAGCCAAGATGCGTCGTCCGAATAGCGAAGCGGCACCGAAATACGTTTTACTAGTTTTACAACGCGCGATTTCTGAGGTGCGTCGTAAACGCCGTCGTGCCGCGTTTCGATTTTATCCCAATTCGACGCAACAAGTGGTGGGGGAATACAACGATATGGTTGTCGATCTTCGTGCAGGTCGGAGTAATGTAACCGGGCTGGCGTATAACCGCCTTAAACGCATTCTGGACGACAGTGATGCTTTAACCACGCCACAGGAGGGACAAGCGGCTCTAACGCTTCTACGTGGCGCTGAGCTCGTTATTGTGGACACTGCCGTGCAGGCAGCAAGAATGCAACACTATCTTGCTAAACAAGGGTTAGTCTTGCTGTGCGTAACGTCTGCACAGGCTGCTAATCTCACCGCACCACAAACGTCAGAAGTGTGGAGTGATCCGATTGTTGATCACCAATAAAACCTTACCCCTACTTAACGGTAGGGGCGGGTTTCTTTTTTTACCCTAAATTTTATTACAGATTGATATTATCAATGTGACAACCGTAGTGAGTCGGTAACTCACCAATTTAAAAAAAGAGAGATAAATTATGGAAATTAAGCGCTTTGAACTCCCTAACAACTACACTTTAGTTGAAGTTGCTGAAAATGAAATTGGCGAAAATAGAAAGAATGCGGGCTTTGTCTCGAAAAATTCGCTTTTGATTTATGAAGGTGAGAAATTAAAGTATACCGTCGGTCATCTCTTCACTGAAAATGGAAAACTCTGGGAATCGCAGTACGAAAGACTGTTGTCGAAATTCCGTTCCCAATTATTGCTGAGATACCTTCGCGATGAGGAAGACTATAAACTCTTTGTAACAAAAGAACAACTATTGGCTGATAAATATCCCGCTTATACTGCATGTTTAGCAGCTCTTAAATTGGTCGGCGGTTATGAGGAGTTCGTGGCGGGCAGTAGCAATTTTGCTATCTCACGACACAGAGATCGCGTCATCATCAAAGATTTTGAGGTGACCCATATACGTACTGTCACGCTCAGCCTCAAGCATCCTGAAAAGGTGAGTATCGATGACCGGTACGTCATTGCAAACAAGGCCATTTCTTTTACAGCGAAATACCATACCGTCGGTTACCCTACGAGTAAGGAAGTGTACGAAGAACGTAACCTTGAGAGCTTAATTTCCACATATTTTGAATTGTAAGTAAAACTAAGGGGTGTTTTTTACACCCCTTTTATCTAAAAGCGCGTAAAGGTAAAACAATAATGCTTAAGACCGTGTCTATTGATGGTCCTGATTTTTCTGGGAAATCAACGTTGTGTAAAATGGTAAAAGCGATGTTGGAGTCCGCAGGATTAAAAGTGTGTATTCGGAACCATCCGACGTCTGAAACCGAGGCGGGTATTCGTGCACGTAGCTTGGTTGTACAGTCTGCTTCGAAAACAAAAATTGCTGAAGCAATGTGTGATGACTTCCTTCACACGTTAGACCATGTTGTTGACGAGTACGATGTTGTTATTTTCGATCGCTTCTGCCCTTCAACGATTGTTTATCAGGGGACAGATGGCAAGGACGTGGTTTTCCAACGTAAGCTAACTCGTCATTTCCACGCACCCGACCTTTATGTTTGGACAGATGTTGATTACCCAACAGCGTTAGCGCGATTTAAGAAACGTGTAGAAGAACAAGGTAAGAATTGGGACGATGAGGTACTTACGGTTAAGTACCTAAAGGACAACCAATCTTGGGATGGCTTACGCGACCATTATCGTTTCGCGCATCACATCTTAACAGAAGGTGGTTGTCTTCACGCATTATTACCAGTAACGCAGAATGACGATTACCGTTTGAAAGCCGCTGAGATTGTTACGCACATTTTAGCAAACTAACCGCTTAGGTACCACCCAACGGTGGTACCTATATTTTATTTTTTCTCAGATATATTTTACTTAGGTGAGAGTTATGATTAACTCTTTACACCGACTTGTTAACCTAAAGGAGTATTTACAATGGCTTACAATCACAATTCCATCGTTCTGGCAAAACGTAAATTCGGTCTTCACTTGTCTTACGTAATTCGTCATTTGACCACAAAAGACATTACCCAGCGTGAACTTGCCCAGCTTGCGAAAGTTTCACAACCTGTTATCTCGTCTATTAAGAACGATCACTCAGAACGTTTAAGTTTACCGATTATGATGAAAGTTGCTGATGCGATTCGTCTGAAATACCAGATTAGTTTTAATTCCGTTAAGGGTCGTTGCTCAGTAACCGTTCACGTAGAGTCCGCGTTAGACTACGTTGCAAACACGTCCATTAAACGCACCACGAAGAATGTGCGTTTTATCACTAACACCGCAACACACTAATCAACCTTAAGGAGTATTATCATGCCACCGAAAATTGGTAAAACTGTAATTGAAGAAACTGTAAAGAACGAGACTAAAGCCAATGAAGTTCAACATGCTGCGAAGGTTGAACTTTTACCCTGCGTTAATGAAATACTCGGGGTGAAATTCTTAACTTTTAGCCCGCATACTGACCTGGTTTTCGATCTTTATCAAGACCAGCCTTTCAACCTATTCACACTTGTCTGTACTTATAATGGCGATGTTCTGGCAGTTGCTCCTGCTCTTAATAGAGACAAGTTACTTACAGGTACGGTTATTACTGAAATTCTTCTGCGGTTAATGCATAAGTTTGAAGGGCCTGAACTTGACAAAATCGCTGTTAAGTTAGCTGACCTACTAGTCAATGCTGCCGTCTGGTTGAGTTTTAACCCTTCTATCTATTTCCATTTCAATACAAATATTCTTCACGCCGTAACAGACGATGGTAAAAAGTATCGCATCTTAATTAAGGGTGGGGTGCAACAACCTTTGTTCTCTAGACAAAACTGCCATATTAAGTTTTCGCCTGACTTGGTAGAAGTTTACGGCCAGCGAGTAGCGGATGGCCACTACGAGGTCCATCTCAGATTTTTCAATTACCTGTATGAAAAATTAGGGAAAGCTGGCTTGACACCCAATCTTGCTTTCACAAGTTCTGCCCCTTTTGCGTGATGTTTAATAATTGGGGAACTTCGGTTCCCCTTTCTTTTTTTGTTTTTACAGCTTTAGCGTATTGTTTTGAGACGACCTTTTAAGGAGTAATTAACATGGCTTTTAGGATGATTATAAAACATACCGCCACAGATTTAACAGTAGGTCGGTTAGCACGTAGAGATATTCGCAACCCTCAACTTCAGGCATGTTTATCGGGCCCTAACGGTGCTGTGATTCGTGAGGCGTTGTGCAATAGTGAACTGAATACGTTCTCTTTACAAAAAGGAAAAACAATTCAAGGGTTTATCATCACAAAACACATTTACGGTGACCCAACGTTACACTGCTTGTATATGCATGAAATTGTACCGGGCTGTTTGAACAAACTGAACCTACTATTGGTACTCGACTATACCGGTTTTACGTATCTTAATCGAATCGCCAGTGGTGTAGAAGAAATCGCCGAACTTAATGACTTAGGATTTAAACACACCCGCACTACGTACCGTTTAGGTACACGCTCGTTGTTGGATATCGCTCTACCAACAAACGTGAAGAACGTCTCCGGCGATTTTTATAAAGAGTTAACCGCCGCACAACGCGAACAGCTTATGTTGCTTTTGGGTACGAGCGTCGTTGAAAACATCAACGCTGACCCTGTGGGCCGCACACGACAAATAATGCCGCAAGTCGAAACGTTGGTGGAGCTAGTACGCCACGTCAACCACCACACTTACGTTTGGATGGACGCTAACGATGTTGTGGGTGTGGTGCAAGTTAAATTGCGTAATCTTAACGAGTGTGAATTAAAAGCCATTGCGGTAAATGAAACACATCGTGGTCGTGGTATCGGACGGACTTTGTTGTATCGTGCTCTACAGATTGCTTCGACAACAGCGGCACCATTAGAGATAGGGTGTTTCAATAACAACGCACCGTTTAGACACTTGGCCGTCGATTTATTTAAATTTCGACCTTTCGAATACGAATTTGTTTTAGTGCGCGACGAAAACGTCGTCAGTTGGGAGCGTCAGAAAAATCATGTCAAGTTGGTGTTAGACGACGAAGTGTCATCGTTACAAGGCGGATATAATGCGGAAACCAATTATTAAGTGGATGGGTGGGAAAACACGCGTTTTAGGGGAATTACAAAAGGTCTTACCTAAACGTACAACCTTTGTAGAACCGTTTGTGGGTGCAGGGTCTGTTTTCCTAAATACGAATTACAGCCGGTATATTTTATCGGATTCTAACCCCGATTTGATACGCTTACTTTGTGTTGCGCGTGAACAGCCTGAAGAACTGATCGCCGCGTCGCAGCCGTTGTTCTTAGACGGTAATACCGCCGTAAAGTATATGGAACGTCGTGAGCTCTTTAATAGCGGTAAATCGATGTCAGAAGTTGAACGGGCAGCGATGTTTTTATACTTAATGCGTCACGGCTATAACGGGATGTGTCGCTATAACAGTAGTGGTGGGTTCAATGTTCCGTTTGGTCGTTACCCGAATGGGGTTTATTACCCATTAGAAGAAATTCGGGATTGGGCTAAACGTTGCGCAGAAGTTGATTATCTGGAAATTGTTTGTGAGGACTTTCGTTCTGTATTAGCGCGGACACCTGAGGATGCTGTGATTTATGCTGATCCTCCTTATATTCCGTTATCGGATACCGCGAAACATGCGCAATACCACCGTAAAGAATTCTCACAAACGGATCATCGAGAATTAGCCAAGTTACTACAGCAGCAGGTGGAACGTGGCAACAGCGTCGTGCTGTCAAATGCAGACACCCTGCTCACCCGAGAAATTTATTACGGTTTTGAGTGGCGCAGTATTGAGGTCGGTCGCTATATGGGTGCGTCTGGTGCCGCTCGGAAAACAGTGACTGAACTACTGGGAGTGCTCTAATGCGCATAGTGGATATCCACGATTATCGTAATGACCATTTAGCAATTGGTGTGGACGGGAAAATGGTTTCACTAACCCGTGTACGGAAAGGGTTATTGGAAAAGGACGTCATACGCGAGTCTGAAGACCCGACCTTTATCATTCTTTCGAACACGAATCAGCTACAAGGAATCTTCTCCGGTCGTGTCGATGGTAAGTTTTTCTACATGTCGGCAATCGTTGTGTTTGCGAAGAAGAAAATTAATTTCGCACAACTCAAACGTTTGTTAAAAGTGGAGATGTTTGATGTCACATACCCTGCCAATGACCTAAAACGTCGTGACCAGTTAATGGTGTATTTGGGTATGCAGCCGACGTCCATCGACTATGACCTGACGTTTACTGAAGAACCCGAAGTTCGCACCGATTTACCTGATGTAGTTGATATTGAATCTCTAACGTTAGAAGAAACGTTTACGATCCCTAAGGTGGTTAATGTCAGTTTGGATACATACTGCCTGGGATTGTTAGCTATTGGGGCTGCTGAGGGGCTGTGCTGTCGTAAAGACGGTAAAGTTGAAGGTATCTTAGTCTATTCGAAAATCAACGAAAAGACGTTTGCAACCGAAGGTTTCTTCTATAACGACTGTACATACGGGATTGCGCTCTTGACCACATACTACCGTATTGCGTATTTAAAGGGTGCATCCGTGCGTCTTACTTTTCCATACTCAGCACCTCCAGCAATGTCTGGTGTTGAAGTAGAAGCATTAACTGGCCATTTTATCTTTTAAGGACATTGAATGGAAATCAAACGTATTGTAACCAAAGACAAAAAGATTACTTATGTTGCAGGCGATAACGAATTCTCGGCGGTTATTAATGACGAGAACGTGCTGATTATCGGTTATCCAGGTAAAGTCATTACTCGTAGCCATCAGCGCGTGATTGACAAACTCATCGCCAAAGCAAAAGCACGCGATGGTGTTGGTTCAGTACAAACCCATACCGGGTTAACGTTGGCACTCTAGCCAGCAGGTAATATGACCTCTTAACTGGAGACTTAGAGATGAAAGAGACTCTGGATTTTAATCAGCTGGAGCAGCACGATTTTGATCTCGGTGTTCGCAACTTAGAAGCTGACTACGAAACACGTTGTAAAGAATTCTTTAATCGCTACGGGCAATTGATTACCGGGGCGTCTGAAGACACCGAATTCTCGTTAGACGATTTCGAAAAGATTCTGTCTTGCTTTATCACCGACAGCTTAGCGAAACAGGCGTTGCTGGTAGAACAGAACCTGCAAATGGTGGAGCCTACGGATGCTCACGCCGTACTAAAAGAATCCATTATTCCGAATGACGAAATTATGGATGCGGTAGCAGGTATTCGCGGTACGTTCGACACAGCTGTGGAAGACTATACCGAACAGCTTCGTGAGTCTGGGTTAACGTTGTGTGCACCTGCGGGCGAACAGTTACCTTCTGAAGAAGAAACGGAAGAAGCACGCAGTCGCTTAGCGCGCTATGTGATTACTTCTATTTTAGTAGACGATCGCGAAGAAAACGTACTGTAAACTTCCCCTCTCTCCGTTTGGAGAGAGGGAGTATTTATTTTTACGCTTTCGTGTCTAATTATGCACACGTAAACAAAATTAATTGAGGAACAGCTTAAATGTGGTTAAGTGCGATTCACCGTGATTTACCAAAACAAGAAATGGTATTTACCGTTGGGGAACCAGCAACTGTAGTAGGTGTTGCTAAGTTCGAAAGGGTAGAAGAAGGTCAATTCGTCGTAGTGGACGACAACGAAAACGAATTCATGCTGTTCCACCCTGAGGTCGATACCTCTGAAATCTGTGAGGGTTCTCTTTTGTTATCCTGGCAAAACCCTGAAACTAAAGAATGGAAGTGGTGCGTTGCTAAACCGACAAATGAAGCCGGAACCGCATACGTGTTTGGGGAAATTTATGTCGAGCCAGAACCACACTAATGCTGATGAGACTAATTTACAGCGTTTGCAACGGGTACTAACTGCACCGCTAGGTGGTGAGATTCACGAACGTTGGGTAATTGCGAGGGTAGTAGAAATTGACTATTCTCGAGATCAGTTGCTGTTAAATAACTGCTCGACGAACGTGCCTTTCACGTTATCGCGTGCTGTATTCCGCCTTACGCCCAACGTTGATGAAATACTGACTATTGACAGGAAGCTTCTATCGATAGAGCTTCAGCATTTCCCGCTACCTGGTAAGTCGGTTAATATTGCGCTGTGTTAATGACAGTCTAAAAAACTTAAGATATATTTCATCTATGTGAGAATTCTCACTTAACTAAATGGAGTAATCTAAAATGGCTAAGATTTACATTGTTGAGAAACGTGCGGCTAATGTTCTTTCTTATTACGAAGAAGGTAAGCCTGAGAAAATCAAAACACTCAAACTCGACGGGTATGATGTGAAGAGTTTACGTAAGGGTGTGAAGATTACCTTTAAAGGTCTGACTCGCGTAAGTAACTTACACATTGTTAAAGCCGATGGTACGATGGTTGCGTTAGCACCTGTCAGTGCTGCGAAAACGACAGCAGGTCGTGGCTGCTACGGTAGCAGTCGTAAGATTTAAGCAGTGCCCCTCTCTCCGTTTGGAGAGAGGGTACTTTTATTTTTATTCGAGGTGTGTGATGACAACAGTTTTAGTAACAAAGGATTACATTTTAGCCGATCGGTTGGTTGACTACGGCGGTACAGTTAAAGCGGCACCTAAATTACACAAGTACAAAAACAAATTCGTTGTTTATACTGGGGAACGCATATTGGACTCGGATCTCTGGAAAAAGACGATAATGGTCGCAGCAGAAAAATATTTGATTGAAGAAAAGCGAGCCAAGATTGAAGGGTTATTTAAAGATCTTATCGAAAAAGAACAGTTTTACGATCAGATTATTATTTTTACAGCCGAGGAAACACACTGGCTCGGGCTGCTAGAGGGTAAATTTGAATCTCGTGTACTGAATAAAAACACGGTTTGGGCAACGGGTTCAGGTCAAGCTTTTGCTCGTGCGGCCTGGGCATCTGGTATAAGCGAAAAGAATATTATTCCTTTAGTAGGATCTATTGATACCGCCACATCGGAGACGTATGACTTATTTTACAGGAAGCACTTACGATGAAGATAAACGCTGTCTTAATTGGCGATGAAATATTCGTTAATACAAAAACACAACATTTGTATTACGAAGGTATTACTGTAATAGACGATTATTACGGTAAGTACGGTTGGTGGATTCCGTCCCCTAATTCTTTACGATTAGAAGAAGCATTAACTGCTGAAGAGAACAAACTGGAAAAGGAGTGGTGCTATATCAGTTCCGTAATTGACGTCAGTGGTCGAATTAAAGATGTTTACTGGGCTAAGGAATCAGGGTGGCGGGTTACACTTCACCAATCTGCACCAGTAAGACTGCTGTACGACCACTCGGACACATCGGAGTTAGCGTTTACCATTGAGACGCTCTCGCTACGTAAAGATTTAGATAACGTGGGTAAAGGGAAGTGGTCTATTGAACGCGTGGAGGAGATTCTCAGTCACTTTAAAGCCAACAACAAATTTAAACCTTGGTGTACATTACCTGAGTTAGTAGAAGAGTTGAAAAAGCGGGATTGCAAACCGCTACCTTTTAACCCGTAGTCTTTTTTACAACTGCGGCTATTTTAATGATTAGGAGAAAAGAAAATGAAATGTTTTGAATCTAAAGAAATTGTTGAGTTGTTTAAGCAGCGTGAGAAAACCGCTTTCCGTGACCTGTACGATTCTGATTATCGTCCACTGTTTGCGGTATTGTTGAAACTGGATAAAGAACCCGAAGTCGCGTTAGCAGAGGTACAGCACCACCACGTCAGTTTCGTATTAACCGAAAACATGAGCCGGTGGGTAGATGCTATGCTGATCCGTATCGGGCTCTTGGAAACGCCGCACCGTTGGGAAGTGGTTATTCAGAAATCATTATTCCCACGGGAAGACATTTTTAACAAATATCGTCCGAAACAGTATTACAACCACGACGGGTCGCCAAAACGTGCTTTTCTGGCACCACAACACTTCGTAACCTACGTAACGTTGCGTTACAAAGACACCGTGGTACCGTTTGACACCTACCTGGAAATGCGTGAGATAATTTTAGGGAAGAATCCGTCATGATTCAATTTTCTGTTGACGCAGAAAGATTGGCGTCATTTAAAGAGCGTGCTCAGTTTGCAGTTAAAAACGGCTATATTGAAAAAGGAGTTCGCGACACCTGTAAACTAATCAACGACCATCCGCACCTGGCGACAATGTGGAGTTGTGAAGGTCACGGTATGTATTCTAAGTCACCTGGAAATTTGCATATCGTTTTTGCAACAGACGCTATTGGAAGTCAGATTCCAATGCAGGTTATGACCGAACTTGCAAAATCAGATTTACCGAATTTCTGGAATCTTAGTTTGTGTCGTCTTTATATACCTGACGCATACACGGATTTGGTATATCTTGAACCTGACTATGGATTGAATACCGACGACACTTCTTACTGGTCTTGGAAAATCGGATACATGTGCTTGATTAATCGCCCTGCGTTAGTTGAGACACGTCAAGCTCTTTATAAAGCATTTCACACCGTATTAGTTGAGAATAAATAATGGCTACCAAACAAAAGAAACCTCGTAACAAAAAGTATAACCCGAAAGCGGCTGCTAACCGTACTGCGCACACCATTGCTGAGAATGCGCTAAACCGCATTACTTTCGTCGGTAGCTCAATTCGTCCTATCGGCCCGTACGCAGGTCGTGGTTTCCAGTTTACAACGTCACCGCGTATGCGCATGGCAGCCACCGACATGTTAATCGGTGGTTTGTTTGACGAACCGCGTAACTGGAAACTTTGGGTTGCACATCTGTACGAAACAGATAACGGTGTACAAGCAGAAACCATCGTTGCAACGCTTGACGACTACACGTTAAGTGATTTCTGTCAACACGGTGACAAAATCATCAAGTCGCTACGTGAGACGGAAGAAAACTATTTCGGTTACGCTTTCGTTGCTGCACCTAACGAACGTTATGATTTCGACCAGGGAGAAGAACGCTTACTGGAAAACTTCATGCATTCGGGTCTGTTAGACAAATCCTTACACTTACCTGAAGAAGAACTGATGGTTTCGCGTAAGGATATGGTAACGTTGCTGTTAGCCGATCGTGGTCGTTTTGATGTTACCGAATCCCATGTACGTAAAGTACAGAAACTCGTGGATAAGGTAGACGAAACTGACCTGGACACTAGCGAAGCCGCAACCCGTATCCAATCGGTAGTCAATCAGGAAGAGGATTACTAAACGTGATAGCGCGACTTGCGAGTTGGTTTAAGCAACGTCGGGCAAAGGCGGTCGAATGGCCGCCTATTACGCACGATGAAAAGGTGATTGCTTTTCTGAATTATAACAAAGACTTGAAGAGATTGGGCGAAATAATGCACCTAAAGGAAACCCAAGTCTTTGCTAAGATTTCAAGTAGTGCTTTACGTAAACAGGTAATTCCCCACCTATCCTTTTCAGGGCAGGTTTATGCAATAACCGCAGAGAAATTTTTATCGATGGCGGGCAATGAAACCCCACACATACGGTTCTCGGTTACAGATTCATCTGATGCGGTCGGTACCGTTGATTTCGGACGATTCTATCGATGCATTAAAGACGTGGGCCATATACATGTTAAACGGGTATCAGAAACTTCTGTAGTGATTTATCACCGTACTGAGAATGATTTGTTAGGGCGTGTTATAACGTTAACAAATTTACATAGTTTTTACGTTGATTTACTCACTGAGTTTTATCCAGAACCATGGTGTTTTATACGATGAACAGAGCTAATGGATATATCATCTCGGCAATTGTTTCAACCGTGCTGATTGTGACGATGTTGATGTTTTATGTCCGAGTGTCAGATGACTCACGCAAAGAAAGTCTTTATCGTGAATGTATGTCGGGAACGTCCGTGGACAATCCGCGTTACAGCGAATTAGTAATAGCGTGCACAGAACATGCTAAGCTAATGGGAGATGGTCGATGAAAATTTGGTTACCGATTGTAGCTTTTATTCTTATCGCAGGGGCACTAGCAAGTGCCGAGTGTGACAATCGTGTTTTAGAAAAGAAAAGCGAATTGTATCTGGATTGCATAAAGGATTACACGCCAGGTACAGAGCTTCATGCGCAGGCTGTAAAAAGTTGTGCGTTGATGGCTGAATCGCAGACCCGTTCCTAATGCGTATCTGGACGTTACAACTCGCTAAGTGGCGGTTAGCTAAGCAGAAAGGATTTCACGCAGTGGATATCACTGTGAAGTCAGGGCGAAAGGAACTCGCCCCCGACTGGGATTTCCTAATGGCGTACAAAGCCTCTGCCCAGGACGCTGTCGCTGAACGTGAGTACACGATAAAGTATTTGTACAAACTCGAACGACTGTTAGATACCGATGCCGAAGTTTTAGTGTCATTACTCAGACACGAAGACTTGGTTTTGATGTGTTATTGTCCCGCAGGTAAGTTTTGTCATCGCCACCTACTGGCAAGTAAACTTCAAGAGGTGGGAATGATGTTCGGTTTTGACGTTGAGTTATGTGGAGAATTAATCGAATGAAAGTAAAAGCAGAAATAACGGTGATACCTGAAAGACAAGATATTAAAGTTAAAGGGTTATTATTGACATTACCTCGTTCAGATTTCTACGATCCTGAAAACCCCGCCGCAGCGTTTGCACGCCTACTAAGATATCACATGAGCGTTTGTGAGGCTATTAAAGATCCTACAAAATTCAATTCTGACTTTCCAAAAACTGTCAGAATTGAATTTTCTGGTGGTCATCTTACTGACATTATGGTGACAGCGGACGATAATAATGTTGAAGTTTATGGTGAGTTTTGTCCGGGTGGTGTGTACGGTGACGATGTTCGAAACTTTATTATTGAACATGGTTACGTAGATCTAAAACCACGCATAGTGTATCGCAACGATAAAATTTTAGAAATCCGATTCTTTGATATCAATCTAGCAAAGTCTGTTAAAGTGTAGTAACTACTTCGATTTTTAGCTGTAAAACGACTGTCTACCGCCCGATTCTATGGGCGGTAGGTGTTTTTATTTTTTTTTTGATCTGGGAGGTTTTAGTGACTACTTACGTACCTGATTTAAGTCTGGCCTCAGCCGAATTAGTGGTCGCTTTAATCAACCACGATAACGGTTCACGGTTGTCTCTAAGCGAAATCCGTATTAGCAACACTATGGCAAACCCGTCCCCGACCACGTCGCGTCGTAACACACTGACAGAGATTACAAAAATCAGGAAACCTGACGGTGCTTCTGTGGTTGTTTATTACGACCGCTTGGATGCGGACGAAGTATTAGCGTCTGAACCTATTTTGATTTCGTTAGACGGTACTGAAGACAACGTTCGCGACATTTTAGGTGTTGTAAATGAATTCTGCGGAACGAACTTACAACCCGAGGATTTACGTGCTTCGGATATCACCTTAGGTAAAGAACCCATTGCTGTTAACGTTGCTGACGATTCTCCCGCGTGGATGAACGCGTTTATGGTGACGTTATTCGATACAACCGAAAGGGCATTAGCAAACGAAGAAGATGCAATCTTCTGTATTGGCGATGACGCCGTTCTTACATTCGAGGTTCCAGATGACGACACAGCTGAGGAAAACCCGGCTACAAAAACTTGACGGTTTTACCGGTAACGGAGGCCAAAACAAACTATTATCAAGACTTAACAATCCCGGATCATGAAAGCGCGGAATTGGACATCACTCTCACGTTAGAAGATGATGGATTAAAACCAGTATAATAGTCCGCTTATAAAAAATATTGGGGGGGGGG